GTAGCGCCCTGTATTTCCGTTTGGTCAGATGAGTTCAGAGTAATCAACGACACATCAGCACTATCGGCGTTGTTTCTTGCGGTAATAGATCCGGCATTAGCAAGTCTCAAACTACCAGCAGTTGCAGTGGTTGCACCAATAGATACATAAGATCCGTCAGTAAACACATTCGTAGCATAAGCAAGATCGCCGCCAGATGCATAAGAAACTTTATTATCATCAGCCGGATCGTTTGGAGGCGTCAATCCTCCCCCTGAACCCAATGTTATAGTCGAGCCTGCATTATTTGTAAATTTTAAAACAGTTGGTGATGTATTTTCAATCCAAATTGAGTTATTGGCCGGTGAAGAACCTTGTGGGTCTAATTGAAGACCGGTAGGATCGATTAGACCAGTAACAGTTAGTTTTCCGTTAATTGTAACATTACCAGAACCGATTTCCATAGTATCGGTGCCGCCATTTTGTATATATACATATCCATCATCATTTGTGCCAGTTCCGGAATTAAGTACTAAATCACCACCATCTGTTCCACCACCAGTAGCATTCTGAGCCTGAATTGTAAATGTATCACCATCACCTGAGCCCGTATTTGCTTGTCTTATCGTTGGATTGTTGGAGCTAGATCCAGAAAATTGCATTAAACTGGTGTTTTGAATTGTTACACCAGCGGATTGAACTCTAAAAATCTCGGAACTATTACTGTAAAGAGACGCCCCAAGGACATTAGAACCATCGCCACCAACTCTTACATAATCATTAGTTCCACTATCTATTAATGTTAAATCCGCACTATCTCCATTATCTCTTGCTGTAATTGTCGCTGTATTTGCTAACCTTAATTGACCACCCGATGCAGGGGTTGCACCAATAGATACATAAGATGATCCATCTGTTAATACATTTGTTGCATAAGCAAGGTCTCCACCTGATGCATAAGCTACTTTATTATCATCGGCTGGATCGTTTGGCGGCGTAAGAGATCCGCCACCTCCTCCACCACCTCCACCACCAATGGCGGTATCTTGAAAACCGAACCCAGCTTCATCAATTATATGAGCATTTGCCGGTATTTCTCCAAAGTTCATTACCTCTGGATAAAGCATTTCTACATCGCCAATGCTACCAGGCAATGTGGTTGAAATTTCTGAACCTCCAGAAATTTTATAATAACTTACAACATAGTTTGGAGCACTATAAGTTAAACGTCCAAATATTAAATCATTGGTATTATCAAAAATATAATATCCGTCACTTTCAGTTCGCAATCGAACGAGGTTTGATGCTCCTGTTGTAACGATACCGCGGGTAGGCGTAGACGTTTCACCACCATCGGTTCCGGTTACACTTGCAGCATTCAACGTTGCGCCGGCAATGTTGTCAGACGAAGCACCACCTGTAGCAGTATATGTGTATTTACTCCAGAAAGCCCTAAGTATATTTATTTGTTCTTTTCTAGTCTGTACCATTTATCACCTAGTACCAGAAGTTATAGTAAAACTTATAGTTAATGGATTGGCTGTTTTACCAGAGCCACCTGTTGAGTTTTGTCCATATCCAAGTACATTTATATACATACCAGTTGCACCCATTGGTATTGGAATTTTTACAACATCATTAGCAGTTGTAACACCATCAGATTTTACAGACGTTGTAACATTTAAACCAACTGGCCTTGGATAAAATATTGCACTTTGAACAGGGTCATTGCCATCTAAAGGATATTGCGTTGTATTTACAATACTATCCCTAAAAGATTCACTCAGATAACCATCGGTAATATAGCCATCGGTTCCGTTTGTCCAATTTACAGAGTAAAATGCTGATTGTTGATATCCGTCCATTTCACCGTCATTATCAGTTACCTGAGACCAAATTGTTAATTCATTCGCTCCGGCCGGTATTTCATATAAATTTGAAAAAGTGTTTAATGCAATGTTAAAAAAACTTGCTATATCTTGATTGTTAGTAGCACATGGTATTTCTGTTATTGGAGAAGTAGAAATATCAACCGATACATTTGGTAACGGCAATATTTGAAACAAATCATTAGTCATTCCACTTACTTCAACTGATTGGTTTGCTACGTCTCTCAAAAATATAGAATCTAATACTTGTGTGCATTGACCAACACCAGCGCCAGCTTGTGAATCTATTTGTGATTGTATGTCTGATGCCAAATCATTAACATCAGAATAAGGAGGGCTCAATGTTACCGTTACCACTCCTCCAGAGGAAAACTCTACGCTAAATGAATCAGCCGGAATGTTAGAATAATCAACATCACCGGAATAGATAATCGCAGTTCTAACTGGGAAATTTAACTGTGTTCTCGGACCCAAAGCCCTAAAAATAGTAGCCATTATGAAAACCTCACTATAACTCTCAAATCTTGTGCACCACCAGTTTCGGCAGTTTCTAATTCTATATCTAAAATATCATTGATTGAAAAAGATGAACTGGTAAATGTGTTTTTTGTACTTATTGACTCATCGCCAGAGGCTGATGTTACTTGTGGTTTCACTGCGTCATTTGCAAAAATGCTTACTCCGTTTTTCAATACATCAACCCTAGTAGTTCCAGAGTCACCAGCAACTCTTCTTATCAAACTAACACTCGAAATAGTTCTAGCTGACAACATGTGATATGGTGACTCGAATGTTCCGGGTACAGCTGCTCCGCTAAAAACACCTACTAGGCTAAATGATATCTCTTGATTAGCTGATTGTTGAATTATTTCAAAATCAGTTCCAGCATCATCTGTAAACATTAGAACATTAGGACTATCATTTCTAACCCAAATGGTTCCCTTTGCAGAGCCTGGTGCTCCTCCCGGAACAGTTGCTTGTTCATCAAAAACCATTCCGGTTGGATCAATCAATCCAGTAACTGTCAGTTTGCCAGAAATAGTTGTATCATTATTCAACAATATTGCTCCAGATGAAGCGCCACTGCCAGCTGTAAGCTGAATATCACCACCATCACCGCCAGAAACTCCATTACCACCATTAAGCAATAAATCTCCACCGGCCCTTGCGCCACCACCACTTCCACCTTGTTGGGCCGTAACCGTCAAGTCACCACCATTTGATGTTCCAGAAGATTGTTCTTGTGTAATACGTGCGGTAACAGCTGAATCAAACTGAAAATGTCCGGCATCTGCCGCGGGAAATGATGCGTGTGTTCCAGCATTTCCATCAACAAAACTGATAGCCCCTGCCGTGCTCGTACCAAATCCAGATGTTATAACTACATCACCACCCGTGCCACTTACAGACAATCCGCCCGTTATGCTTACCTGACCGGCTGTTCCAGAGGCCGCTGAACCACCGATGACGGATGCATCTCCACCCTGAAACGCTCCTGAAGCAGCTCCACCTCTCAAAACAGCATCTGCGCCATTACTTCCAGAACCAGCAGCGGCAACAACTTCATCACCCGATGTTAATGTAATATCTGTTCCACCAGTAATACTACCATTGCTCAAAACATTTGCAAGTGTTGGGCTAAATGCAGATACAAATGCCAGCTCATTATCAGTACCGCTGTCATCAGTAAATATCAAAACATTTGGTGCATCATTTCTTACCCAAATGGTTCCCTTTGCTGCACCTGGCGCGCCGCCAGGTACCGTTGCCTGCTCATCAAAAACCATTCCAGTTGGATCGATGAGACCAGTAACGGTAAGCTTACCAGTAACTTCTAAATTACCATTTACATCAGTATCATCATCTAATGTAATAGTGCTACCAGCAGCATTGATGTTAGAGCCACCATTTAAAATTATATCTGTACCACCCGTTGCATTACCAAGCGTCAATGTGGTGGCTAGGTCTTCACCACCGCCGCCTCCACCGCCGCCACCTCCGGAAACGATGTACCAAAACTCAACAATATCGGTAGTTTGGAGCGTTAAACTGCCAGCATATGTTATCGTAGTTCCAAGTGCCGTATAATCTGAGCCATACTCTTGCTTTTGTCCATTGACATACATTTGCACAGCTGTTGCATCAGCGGGACTTTGGGTAAGTACAAAAATAGTTTGTCCAAGAATGGTAACAGCAATAGTTTCTTGTTCTTGAACGATAGTTCCGCCACCACCGCCAGTACCAGTTATCGTTATATCGACTTGGCCGGCAGTTCCAGATGCGGTTGCAGTAACTGCACTTCCTTTGAAGTTTAAACGGCTAACATTTGTTCTAACAATGGAGCCTTCGTCTAAAACGGCTGCAATTTTACCAGAATCGGTTCCGATTTGCCCTATCAGCCCTTCAAGGGCATCAAGACGTGCGCGAACTGTGGTATAAGTTCCAGATGGCTCTATACCAAGCTCAGATTCAATTGCTATTATGGCATCTCTATATCTATTGACAACTTCAGCTTTTACCGGTGTTACGTTGTCTGTAACAACTGGTAGCTGATCTGAGCCGTCAATAGCGTTTGGATATACAGTGAAGCTCAATTTGTCCTCGAGTTAGTAAGTACACTGTATATCTCGTATTATGCAGCGCCATCAGGGGCTTTTACGAAGACAAAAAAAATCCCGCCAAAGGCGGGATTTTGAGAATGATAAGTATTTTACTTAGACGCTGGATCTAAAAAGAGTTGTTAACTGATCTTTTTTAATCTTTCCAACTGGAATTCTATAAAAGAATTTGTGATTGCCTCCACGTTTAGAAAGCTCCGTTGCTGAGCAACATTCAACCGGGAAATTGCCAAATTGATCCTTGCGCAAATCGCGCACTCTTGCAGCTGGGCTACCAGCTACACGCCCCAAATCTCCTATTGAAACCCACTCACCAGTGGCCTTCAAAAGCTTGAAGGCAACCTTTTGCGTCTGATTCGTAAACTGACGAGCATTAACCCTGCTCAATGTCTTTTGTACCGTCGTTTTGTTCATCTATATCTCCTAATTTATCTTGAAGAATATCTTCTTCGTCTAAATGAATCGAATTCGACACCTTCTCGACTTTTTCTTTTGCCATTTTCTTTGCCGTTGTTTTCTTTTTAGTAGTCTTTTTCCTTGCTGTTTTCTTCTTTGCTTTTTTCTTCGTAGCTTTTTTCTTTACTGGTTCTACGATGATTTTATCAGTAAATTCCGATATGAGCTTCTGAAATTCATCATCTGTTACATCCGCACTGTTAATTTGAACATCACCGCTACTAACATCTTTAGCTGCAACGATAATGAAGTATTTTTTTGGCTCTTTACTGCGGGTAAACTCTATATAGCCACCATCTTCGAAATCAATTCGCATGCAAACCCTCTTTGTAAAACCCCATCAAACGAACGTTTCCACACTTTGTAGTTGGTTCAGAATAAAATATATTATCAAAATTCAAATGGTAACACCCAAAATTTTTCTGAACCTCTTTTATTCTAACAAAAGCATCATGCTCTTTATCAGGTGATGATGTTACAGCTTGCATAACTCTCAGCTTTCTCTTTGTCATATTTATAGCAACATTAATATATATATAATTAATTTCAACATTGCTTAATATGCCACGCTCTGGAAATGAGTTATAAACATCATATGTTCCTACCTTGGTAGAACCATCTAGTATCAGACCCATCAAATAGTTTTCTTTAGAATCATTAATCATATTTCATACCGTGATCGGTTATTATTATAGCTTCATCTTTCCAAACAAAAACTGAATGTTCGAAGTGACAGCTCAAAGAGCTGGCCTTTACCGTCCAATTATCATCCAAAACTTTGGTAGATGTATCTTTAAGAAGAGTTAACATTGGTTCAATTGCAATTGCAAGGCCATTTTGAATACGAATGCCTTCATCGGGCCTACCTTTATTTGCAACAAATGGACTTGCATGTGGTTTATTATAATCGATACCATGTCCACCATATTGAATGATGAGACCATAGGAAGAATTTTTTACGTGAGAATGTATCGCGTGAGATACTTTACCAAGCCTATTACCAACTTTTACAGCATCTATTGCGGCATGAAGCGAACCCTGACACATCTTCAACATATCCACCACAATAGGTGCGGTTTCACCATATACAAATGTATATGCGGCATCAGCTATTGCTCCCTCATACGTTGCACCCAAATCGATAGTTATCAAATCACCATGTTTCAAAACATAATCATTTGGAATACCATGAACAACATTTTCATTTACCGAAGTACAAACGGACCCTGGAAACGGAATGTTGCCACCGCCTTTGTAATTCAAAAATGTCGGTGTGCAATCGCGAGAACGAATGAGAAAATCAGCTTCTTCATTCAGATATTGTAAAGAAAGTTTTGACTCAGAGTTGATTAACTCTCCACATCGTTTCAACACGGCAGCAACAGTTTCACCAGCAACTTTTTGCCGACGAAGCCATTGTTCATCTTTTAGATTTATTAACTCACTTCTTGTTGAAAAATTCATTCTTCTACATGGTGAAGGGGTGAAAACGTGCCCGTTCCCGTGTTTTCCTTACGAGTTGCAACTTCTTTCTTCGCAGCTGCTACTTTTTTAGCTATTTCGTCAAGCTCTTTTTGTTCATCAGTCTTACTCTTCTTCTTTGAAGCTTTCTTTTTTGAAGACTTTTTCTTCGCAGCCTTTTTCGTAGTCTTCTTTGGTGTCTTCTCAGACGCCTTTTTCTCATCAACATTTATGGGTTCTGTGATTTTATCAATTTTAACTAAATCATCAACCTCTGAATCTTCAACGATTTTGTTTATCTTATACTTTCGCATCTTGGTTTGCAATTCTGCAATCGTTTCATGATCGTATTCTAATACACTATCGTCATCGGAGTCATCTTCCATAACTCTTACAGTTGGTGAGACTGTGATATAATTTCTAGAAACATCAGAGAACTGAATTCCCTCATCAACTTCACCAATACAACTTTCAATAATGACTTTATCTGCTTGTCTGATAAACTCACGTATTTGTTTATATTCGTTTGGGTTGGAACGGTTCCTGTTTTGGCCTAACACCTCTAAATGATTTCTAACCAAAACCAATGCGGATATTGATTCTACACTATCAGTTATTTTCATTGTTTTCCTTACTTTTTGTCAGTTACTTTTTTGGAAGTTCGCTTCTTTAACGGTGTCGACTCTTCATCTGAGTCTTTTTGCTGTCTGACAATTTTACCATCCGGCTCGAAAGTATCTCCAAATGACATACCATATTTGATAAATATATGAGATATGAATGACGCTCTTGCCAAATCAGCATTCTTAGCCTGCGCTGCGGCAAGTTCTGCTTGAGTAACCAGTAGTTTTACATCTGATTCCATTTCCTTTAGTTTGAAAAGGTCTTCTGGTTTGATGCGTTCCACATCTTTATCTTCACTATTTTCTTCACTCATCTTCTTCCTCTTGATGGTCTTCGTCAAACATACTTTCGTATTGGACGATCATTTCATAATATATCTGCTTCGATGGTCTGATTTCAGACATGTCTCGACGCAAAATAAATCTAGGTTTATACCACCTGCTAACAACTTCTTTATTATAGTAAATTTCAAAACATCTATCATTATCAGTTATAATTTCTACATCAAACTTTCTCAATACTTTACGAAGTTCTATTTTTTCTTCTACTGACAATGATTCTTCTTCCCATATTTCTTCTATTGGAAGACCCATCTGAATTAGCGTGTCTCGTATGAAACGATCCCTTTCCTCTTCTTCAGCGGCAAAAGCATCTTCTTTATCTATGTAAACACTATATTCAGGCATATCATGAACAACCTGAATATCCACAGGACGAGCAAGTACCACATCCTTCTGAAAGAATATATGTTCTAGCACTGCAACTAGGACACTTCATAGCCCCTGGTAAATCATGCCGTTCCATATCTGTGGAAGTTACGTTTTCTTCAGGTTCATTTATATACTTTCTTAGTATCCTACTTACATTGGTAGGAATAGAGAAAATATATTGGCCACCAACCTTATCCAACTGCTCACAAATATATAGAATTGGCACTCCGTGTCGCAAATTCATACTTGTATTTCTTGCAGTCAGTTCCAATATCTGAAGGTCTTTTTCGTCTGACAAACACTGATGTGGCGCTTGAATAAAAATCTCATATGGGCGTCTAGATTCTGGAAAGAACGAAACGGTAATATATGTGTTTTTCAACTCACCATCGCCAAAATCAACCTTGATTTTGTGAGTTTCGGAAATGAGAGTTTCCGGTCGGCGTGGAGCATTTAACGTGGGAGTATCAACTTGTTCATCTTTTTCATCCTCTTTGGAAATCAAAACACCATCTCTACAACCATCTACATAAACCGTAACACCTTTTAAACCCTTTTTCCAGGCACTTAAGTACAACTCACCAACAACCGCTGAGCTAGTATTTTTCGGCAAGTTGATAGTTGAGCTGATAGAATGATCTATATATTGCTGCTCGGCTGCTTGAATGGCAATTCTTTGTTTCCAATCAATTTGATCACTGGTAACAAAAAACGATGGCAATGTATATTTTCCAGAAACGATATCATCGGGTGTTACATCATGACCTTTGACATCCAAGTAATTTAATACATTGTTATGGAAAACATCAAATTCTTGCCACTTATCACCAAGCTGATCGACAAAGTCAACACGGACATCATCATCTCCAGAATTAATCTTTTTTCTTCGCGTCATCATGAGTCGCCATACTGATTCAACTCCAGACGAAACACTGTATCTATTAAAGCATCCAACTTTACTCAAAAGTGAAATGCTACCAGTAGGAGCTTGTGTTAGAATTGCAATATTTCTGCGCCCATGTTTCTTCATTTGATCCAATATGTGAACGGGCAATCTTTTGATAAAATTACAATTCTTTTCTTTCTCATAATCAAACAAAGGAAATGGCCCTCGGGTTTCAGCTAGAAAGGTACTAGTCTCATATGCAGTATTTCTAAGCCTTTCATATATAGCATCAACCATTTGAACCGCCTGATCAGAATCATATTTTAAACACAACATAGCCAAGCAATCTGCAAGACCATGAGTGCCGAGACCCGTTCTTCTACCATTTGCACCAGCATCTCGTAACTTTTGCCAAAGAGCTTTTTCATCGTCATCTTTACAAATATCTATAATTTTAGAAATTAATCCTAATTCTATGTCAACCAAGTTATCAGCCATTCTCATAGCTAATTGAACATCTTTGACAAAGAGATCCCAATCAAAGCTCGATGATAATTCAAATGGATTTTTAACATATGCGGTTAAATTTAGACTAATTAAACGACAACTATCATATGCGCTCAGAGCAATTTCACTACAAGGATTCGTACTTATAGTTTTGAATTCTGGATAGCAATGCGCAGGCAAATTATTCAGCATATTATCCCAAATAATTAGCCCTGGTTCTGCTGTGTTTGTTGCCGAATCAATGATGGTTTTCCAAACTGTACATGCATCAACTTGTTTACTATAAACAGGTGTCCCTTCGCATGGCCACCTTTGTTCATAAGTACTACCGTTTTCTACAGCCTGTAAGAATTCGTTACTCAAGCGAACTGAAACATTTGCGCCGGTAACTTTCGTCAAGTCTTGTTTCATGGTTGAAAACTTGACAATGTCTGGATGATGTACATCCATAGTGATCATGAGAGCGCCACGCCTGCCGCTGTTATGAACATAAAATCCTTCGCACCAGAAGAGATGCTCTTCTGGAAGCACAAGATCAAACGTCTCCTCTTCTCCATCCTCAACAATTGATTGAATCGAAGCAGTTATTAACAACTCATCATTTGCACAGTTCTCTTCCGCTTTTTTCAACTTATTGTATGCGCTAGCTGATACATATTGTGAGTTATCCGGGATATAAGAATACTTATTGTGACTAACTCCAAGTGTTTTGGCCTTGTAAGGTGTGAGGCAGTTATCCCGCTTGGAAATAAACTTCTCGTATATCTTTACAGCTCCAAATACTCCACCTTCAAGATGTTGAATTAACTCTTCTTGCGCATGTGTTCCGGTAACCATAACTGAATAAAGCGTCTTCCAACCGTTATGGGATCTGTCTTCTTCATGTCGCTTACTAACAATCCCGTTTGCCATTAACAGAACTTGCAGATCACGTGCAAAAGGCAATGAGGTAGTATTAAAAGCATACCCCTTCTTAGACCTTCCATTTGTACCATCTGCATCAAAAAACCCAGCCAAAAAAGACATCTGAACAGATGATGGGCTAGAGATAATACTAGATGGCACGCGAATATCACTAGAAAGACTCTTTAGGATTCCATTGAGCTGTAACCAATGACAGATTACCTTGCTATGAATTTCAACCTTATCTACTGCGCCATCGCCGGGTTTTACGACCGGTTCATACCCAAACAAAGACCTGACTATATTACACACCTTCTCTCTAATCAGAGGGTGACCATGAGAACAAGCAATTGAAATAACAGTTGGTTCTCCAAACTTATCATATTCAACACTACCATCACCATACATTTGTCCGAGAAGATATGCTAAATCATCATTTAGCTTCAGAGGTGTAAATACATCTTCATTAAGTTTGTTGGAATTGTTATGTAACTTCTTTATATATTTTGGTGGAATCAATTCCTGATTGGGCTTTGTAATAAAGTTACCAGGAATCAAAACGATTGAATCCCCTGGTTCAAAATCACCCAACTTCTTCTCAAGAAGAGTTCCGTCATCTTCTGTCAAGAAAACATGATCTTTGGATGCTCGAATGGAGAACCCTTCCGAGGTCTGGAGCTTCAGTATGTTTTTCGTTCCATTATTCACCAAACGAGTGACACTCACCCATCCTTTTTTGGTCCAAACTGAATCCTGGGAAGATACATCTTCAATAGCTTTTAGACCATCTTTGGTTAGGACACGCTCCCCCTTCGCAATACACTGCCCAATCATTCTAGTTACATAACTAAAAAAATCGGCAAAGCTCCATGCACCACTGGTTGTGCGCGCTGCGTTGTTTACCTGCATTCCATCAGGACGTAAAGTGCTGATGTCCGTTCCAACTCCGCAACGTCTTTTGTAAAGCTGAGCAAGTTCTGTAGCTGTACGAAAAATTCCAGCAATACTATCATCTGGACTCTCTACAACAACACAATTACTTGCACTCATCAGTTGATGAGAGTTACCCACGGCAGCCATGGGAGAACCTTGTGGAACTATTCTGGAAAAGTTTTTGATAGCGTTATAGGTATCATTAAAACTTTTTTCATAATCCATACCATAGCTCTCATCGACTCGTGCAAATTCTTGCGCAAGTCTCAAATGCATATCATCGGGAGTTTTCTCTACGAACCGATCGTTTTTATCACGAACCGCATACTTATCAACAAAAACTTTTGCAGCTAAATCATTACCATGAAAATATTCAAGTGAAGCATTATAAGCCTCTGAGTATGAATAATTTGGGGACACCTGTCCCTCAGGATCGCGAGCGTCATCGGTTCCCATACTAAACTCCTATTAAATGTTCTGGTTTTCCATCTCGCAGTAGCGAGCATTTTCCAAGTTGTTCTTTAAATTTTGTTTTGCTTCTTGTAGCAATTTTATGCATGTAGGACGAGCAATTTTCATCTCTCGAGCAATTTTACTTATCGAATATGACTTTATGCCATTAAGTTTGATAATTTGCCTTTGATCTTCTGGCAGCTTATCAATTGCCCTGTTAACAGACTCTTTTAATTGATTATTCTCAATTGTTTCAAAAGCATCAGGTTCATCATCTATGATGACTGGCATATCGCTAACTTTGAACGGTTGAAAATTTTTCGTCTGCTTTATCGGGATCTTTATAGTGCTGTGTCGATTGGCCTCTCGACTGATTTTGGTCTGTATATATTTTTCCGCCCACCAAAAGAAACTTCCCTTTTCCAAATCGAAACTTCTCAATGCCAACATCAATGCAAGCCGACCATCCTGTTGTAAGTCTTTATAATTAGCAAATCTAGAGTATTTTTTTGTTTTGCTTACAACCAAGTAATCAAACTTCTTTAAACAATATCCTTCATATTTCGTATATTGTTCATTGAGCAACTTCCACTTATTGGAAGTCTTACGTTTACAGCTATCACGTTTATTGCGAAGATCAACTAATTTCTGTAGAATTTCATTCGCCTCAGTCTCCGTCAATCTTTTCATTCATATCCTTAGTTTCCAAATCTTGTAACATATCTATGAGAGATTCTATTGCACAATCTTTTATTTCGATATCATCAACGAATAAAATCTCACGCAATATATTGATAATTCTGTCTCTCTCAGAGTTCGTCACTTTTTATTTTTTGCCAATTCTTGTTTGTGATACTTTTCTTCACCAACTAAATTGGCTGCAAGATTTTCATCTTTTTGTGCATCTCTAAGCATCTTTTTTCCTTCTTGCCAGTTTTTGTTGAATAACTCTCGACCAGAAAGTTCAACCTTTACTATACAATCAGAAATCAGTCTTTTGACACAATTGTTTTTCTTGCACTTTGGACACTTGGATGGAACTGGGTCAGACATTTTATAAATGTCTTCCCATGTATAATTGCATTTGCTACAACCGTGTTCGTATATGGGCATGTTTCTCCTTAGGTAGAATCAATTTCTTCGAGAGTTTTTCTTCCCGTAACTTTCAACTCTATAGAATCATCCAACCAGTGATCTCGTATTTTTTGTTTGAAGTGATTATCAACAACCTTAAAAACTATGAACATGTCATCAGTTTCCTCATTCACTTCAACCCTAATTGCTTCTGCAACATCTTTGTTATTCGGGTTCTTGCTCATCTTTATCTATCTTTACTTTTACTTTTTTGAAACTTTCAGAAATATCATTGTTTAGATTATCATCTTGATCGTCATTATATGCGGAATTATCGCTAGTTTCTTGCTTTTTATAGACATATGGAATATCTGTAAGAGTACTGTTGGTAAAATTCTTTTTCAAAGTACAGTTCTGTGGTTTTGGACCACGACGGTTTTTGATGTAGTGAAATTTGAAATCTCCATACATATCTTCATCAGGGCGTGTTTCTATTTGAACGAAAGCGTTGATATGGTGAAGCATTTGACTCGAACGTCCAATTCTATGACCACCAACCAACACACCCTTCTCTCCCTTTTTCTTGATATCTTTCTTTTCACCTCTTTGAACATCATTCAATTGAACACCACTCAAGGCAATGACCTTGTTTGCGCGCGCAAATTCATGCAACGCTCCAGCCAACGTGCCCATTTTGAGCCAATCTTGTTCGCTGGATGGCAAATTCATCAGGGTCAGATAATCAACAGCTACGACGTGCGGCTCATATTTCAAGTTTGCATCCTCGTGCCGCAATTCCAATTCATCAGGAGTCATACCTCGTGGCATATCTACAATTTCAAATTGCCAATGATAATTTTCAATAAATGCCTTTGCTTTATCCACGCGCATTTCTTGATCTATATTCAAATCACCATTGGAATAATCTTCCTCTGGAACTTGAGCCAATCTTGCAATGAGCCTTCCAAAACATTCTTCCCAAGGCATTTCCAAACTATAATAAGTTACATTCTTTCCCTCCACCATTTCATCGGGTGGTGTATCTATCGAGTTTCCCTGTAACCATATTTGAATTGCCATGTTCAACAGAAACATGGACTTACCAGAACCAGTCTCTCCACCAACGACAAACAACTCACCCGGAGCAAGACCGCCAGACATGGCAAAGTCAATTGCCGAAAAGCCACAAGGTATTTTCTTGTTTGACTTCGGATTTTTCTTTTTGAGATCGTAATCGTGCGAAGCTTGGTCCAACCCTTCTGAAACTGTTTTTTGAATAAACTTGCGACCATCTTTAACAGTTTTCAGTTTTTGAAGCAAAAGCTTGATATCACGTTCTGCGTTTTCTCCAGGGTTAGCACTTATATCCGAAATCTTTTTTATGATGAATTGTTCATATCGGGACTTGAGTCTGTTTAAATCGAATACAAATTCTTTGTCGCTATAATCAATTTCCTCTGCTTTTCCCCAAACTTCCTCTATGCGCGGCTTATATGATCTTCCAGCAAATTCCGATAATGTTCGTTTAGTAGGGCTTTCCCTATATTTTCTCAAATACTCGATACACATTTTTGCAACGAGTTGATAGTCCGGAGAAAACATGTCATGATCATATGTTAGAGCAAACTCTACCCCTTTGCTTCTCTCCGATATCATCGTTCGGAATATTCTCAAATCAATTTCATCGCTCATCAATCAACCTTTCTAAAATCCTTCCCTAGAACCGGAACTATTTTGAACATATACATCAAACTTCCTATGCTCTCTTTGAGAGGACCACTAAACGCTGATGTTGCGTCTTTACTATTTGTACAAAGCATAGTAGGCATTCTGTTCTGTAATCTACCTCTGATAATTGATTCCAAAATTCTACCAAACAAATCAGCAGAATTTGTAGAACCCATGAAACGAGGGTCGAATTCATCAATAACGAGAAAGTCTACTTGCAATAAATCTTGTCTTGCTGTATACTTACCATCAGCATCATGTGATGCCATCAAAGCAACTATGTCACTTAAAGTTGTGTAAAGTCCACTGTAACCTTTTTCAACAGCCTTTTTGAGAACACACGCGCAAACCATCGTCTTACCACGCCCGTGCTTACCTGCGAAACAGTAGCGAATACCATCAACATAAGACTTGCGAAAATCTGATGTGATATTATCGTAATGCTTCTTTATATTGGAATCGCCCTTAAACTCTTCCATATCCAAAAACCAATAATCAACGGGTATGTTTGCCTCAGCATAACGATTCAACCCATCAATTGCGACAAGGCACTCATCAGGCAATCCATCACTAATCTTTAAACCATTCGCTTCCGGAAAAGAGTTGATTACCTTCTGAATCATTGCTGTAGTTTTGGTCTTCGGAATGTTCAAAAGTGGGTTTTTGAAGGCTTGTTGGTATTGCATAATTTACTTCCTGTGCTCCTGTATTATCAAACGAATTCATTTTTTTACGAAAACGTTCTCGCTCAGCTTCGGCCTTTGCCATATACAAGTCGGCCAATTTCTTTCCACGAAGACCAGGATCTCGTTCTGGTTCATCCAGCTCCAGCGGCTTATCGATAAAAATTTGTTTTGCCTCTTCAGGCGTTTCTCTTACTATTTTTATAATAAGAGCTTTTATATGAGGATTGTGTATGATTGAAATATCCTTGCTGTGAAAATCACGTAAAACTGCTTCATCTTTCGACCAGGACAAAACGATGCCGCTGTATGTTACACCATTTTTGAATAATATCTTTACATGATCATTTTCACTAGGTGTCATAATTATTCCAATCTATCTAAAACATCTATATTCAATCCATTTTGTTTCAGCTGATCGAGTAACATCGTAATTTGTTCAGCGTCATCTCGTTCTGAATCCGTATCGACGGCCATTTTCATAAATGCCAAGTCTCCATACGTTTCGGCATCAAAACCATTATCAGTTACGATACTTACAAACTCATCTTTGAGCTTTGTATCTTTTGTAATCTTGTTACGTTGTCTGTAAACGGTTTTGAACTTTCTACAAAGAGAAGCTGTAAAAAAGAAGGCTAAACTTTCAAGTTGTAACTTTTGAACTTTGATAACATCATCATAGACCCAATCTATGTATTCTTTGAGAATGGTTGGGTCTTCAGTTCCCAAAGTTGCAATCATGCGCCGTGTGCAATACATTTCACCACATTTGGTTGGTGGTCCGCTATATGACAATGTAAAATTAATTTCGTATTCTTTTTCGTAACGATCAAGAATATAGGCTAGTACTTCTGTCTCTTTCCAATCTTCTAGCGGAACTTTAGAGTAAGTGCGCAATCGGTTTTCAAACTTTTTCCAATGTAAGTTTGGTGTACCATCTTTTTTGAGCCCGCTGGGCCTTTTTACTTTATCGGGGACGAGTGTTAAGGTTCTTGTTTTTTTGGCCATTTGACTTCAAATTCCTGCGAGTAAATATCTCTTCGTGCCTCGCTATGCGAGAACAAATATGGAGCTTGATCGGCAAAATCGATCACAGCCGCCATTTCTTTATTCGGCGCGCGGCGGATTACTCGACCGATTCGTTGAAGCGCTCTTACGGAAGACTTGCCGCCTCCAGCTGTAACGAGTGCGTTCAAGATGGGAAGATCAACTCCAATATCGAAAATCTTAGAAGCAAGTACTAAACTTATCTCCCCATCTTCCAAACGCTTCTTCACACGCTCACGTTCGTCAGAATTATCTTTTCCACTTAGAATTTCACACGGTATAGTCTTGGACAGTTCATTATATAAAGCTTTTCCGTGGCTTATGGTGTGAAAGAGTACCAAAGTCTTGAAACCCTGTTCTACGAGCCTCTGAGCGGCCTTTATAACCATCGCATTTCTATGAGGATTATTTACGATATATTGCGAGTATATCCTCTTGTAACTTTTGGTTGATTTATATGGATGAGGTTTTACTGGGAGAAATCGTATCGTTGGTTTAACCAAATACCCGTTATCTATAAGATATTTTGCCCCAATATCTACAATCTTCTCCCCAAGATAATTCTCAATCAAGAGATCCGCACCATCATCTCTCCAAGGAGAAGCGCTCATACCGTAAATATGTTCGGTACAAACTGTTTTAAAAATACCCTGTACCGTATCACAAGCTGCAAGATGACATTCATCTAGAATGTGAACGCCAGTATGAGCCAACATTTTCTTGATATCTTTATGATGCTCCTTCGGAGGAGGCTTCTCTTTTTCCTCGCCCTCGACCCGTTTTTGTTTGCGCAACCCGAGAGCGGTGCCTATCGACCAAATCGTTGCAATGTTTATTCTGTGAATCTCACATTTGCCATCACCAATGATTCCAATTGGCTCATCAAACAACGACTGAAATAAAGATCGAATTTGATATAAGAGATCTTTGCCAATAACATAAACAACTGCCGGCTTACCAATCTCCGCTACGATAAGGGCGGCTACGACAGTTTTGCCGCCCCCAGTTCCGATACGAATAATTCCACGCTCAACAGAGACAGCTTTTTTTACTGCATCTAATTGATAAGGATAAGGCGTTTTACCACTAGCCTTCAGCTTCGGTAATATGTCTATTCTTTGTCCAGTTGTCAGTCGCGGACGGTTGTCCTCAACGACATAATCTATATCACGTTCTCGAAAAAACCTTTCAACTCGTGACAATAGTCCCGGAGCAAAACGAAGGTTGCCGCTCAATAAGCTGACAACCCCGTCCCACTTCGTGAATTTACCGTCCTTTTCAAAACCTTTAAAAAGGTTCATGTGCTCAGCACCTTGAAGCACAAACGACAGCTCTTCTTCCAGTTCTTTGATTATATCGTAATCATCGAGCCCTCGCACCTGGCAACTGCTTCTACCGTGAATGATAGTAACAGTCATGACAAATTACTTCTTTCGTCTATCTTGTACAGCCCGACTGTGCAACTTACCAAACTTGCTCTTTTTACGCTCAATCTTTTTCTTTATAGCATCTGCTGCACTAACAGTTTCTTCTTGAGCATCAATTTTCAATGTCAACTTGCGATGCTCATCCTTTTCAGCTGCCTGAGCCATGCGTTCTTTAGCATCTTCTCGAAGCTGTTTGATACGGTCATCGGGCAGACCGAGACCCGAAAACATAGAGTATACTCGGACACAATCTTCATCATCATCTACCTCATAGATTCCATGGAACGTTCCAATTGGATTTCCGCAAACATCATTAACCATACTTTTTGCATAGTTAACACTAGCATTTGGAATCTTATCCCATACTCTGCGCGGTGCTGTAAAAATTGCCCCAGCATAACGAGCCTGCTTTAAATCAAAACCACTTGCCAGTAAGCTTCCGCTCATGTTTTCGACCACCGCCTCAGCAATAGCTGTATCTTCTTCAAAATCATAAACCTTCATCATACCGTAAATAGTCAACCCGCGACCATCGGTAAATAATTTTCCAAACTCAGTTGGATCCAATGGCTTTACTGAAGATGCCATGTGAGACAGGGTATTGAACTTATCAATTGGCTCAACAATAGCTTTATTAGAAACATTGAAGAAATTCAATGGACCAACATCACTATATATAGTTTCAATTCTTGCATTATCCACAACAATTAGATTATCAATTGCACTAGAATTAACCATATTTGTAAACTTTGTCAACGTCTTGATTGCGTTGTCTTTAGTTTGAGGGTCATCCGTGCTCATTGGTAAAATGGTAATTACACAAACTGGACGATCCAATTTGGATAAAATATCAACGATAACTTCAGCAGAACCCGCACCAGAACCACCACCCAATGAGGTGCAAAATACCAAAAGTTCTGCATCGTTTAGTTTGTTATAGACAAGCTCATTGATAGCCGCACGATGAGCTTCAGCGGCCTCATATCCAATATCAAGCTCTTTGCCGGCACCACCCAGACCATATGAAAGCAAAAGCTTATTGGAGTCTGGCATTTCAATGCCTTGTAAATCTTGTGAAGCTGTGTTTACAGCAATTGAATCATAACCAAGTTTATAAAATACTTCTGCGAGTCTGGAGCCACCTTGACCCGATCCGATAATTCCAAATCGTATGCTTTGCTTTTTTGGCTCAACTATTTTTGGTGGCACTGTACCCTCTTCTGTTTTCTTTTCACTGTCTTCTTTTGCTTTTAATTTTGCTTTTAACTTTTCCATTTTCTGCTGTTCTAAGTCATCATCGCTGACCTCGATGTTCTCGTCAGAAACATCATCAACCAAAGACTCATCAGATTTTACTTTTTCACTTTTTGTTGACATTCATTCTCCATTTTTAAGGTCACTTCAAAAACCAACTTTTGTTATTTATATACCACTTGGCAGTCTCTTCCAATCCCTGTTTGAACTTGAATTCAGGCTCCCAACCGATACCTTTCAATTTTGTACAATCAACACTATAACGAAAGTCATGTCCTGGTCTATCCTCGACAAATTCAATCAAATCATGTCCTTTACCAAGCGCATTGCATACTAGTTGACAGATTTCTATATTAGAATATTCTTGATTAGCTGCAATATTATAAGTTTCGTTTATAGCTCCTTTTTCTAATATATCAAGAACAGCCCTACAATTATCACTTACATATAGCCAATCTCTTACCTGTCTACCTTGACCATAAACTGGTATCTTTTCATTGTTGATAACACATTTAATTATCTTTGGAAGAAACTTTTCAGGATCTTGTCTTGGACCATAATTATTACAACAACGAGTTATATTATAATTCAATCCATGTGTTTGATGAGCCGCTTTGACCAACAACTCTCCTGCGGCTTTTGTTGCACTATATGGATTTCGTGGATTCATTGGTGCAGTTTCGGGCCATGGAGGATCGTCTTCACTAGTTAGTTGTCCATATATCTCATCTGATGAAATATATACTAAACGTTCCACGCCCCACTTTACACAAGCATCGATAACAGTTTGTGTTCCACGAACATTGGAATGAATAAACGGGTCCGCATTTTTTATAGAACTATCCACGAAACTTTCAGCTGCCGCGTGAATTACTATATCAGGTTCTTCAACTTGAAATACTACATCCATGAAGTGCGAATCCGCAACATCACCAATGTGGAACGTGTGATTTTTATTTGAGAATACATTGTACATCACACGTGAACTTTTAACTTTGTCAACGCTTATGAATTTGTAATTCACATCATGTTGTGTGATTGCATATCGCATAAAGTTACTAAATATGAAACCACACGAACCAGTTACTAGTATTTTCTTTTTCTTACTCATTAATTATTTACTTGAGTCTATTATTTTCTGATATGCCTTAATCTGTTTCTATTATAAATCTTTTCCCAATCATCTCCAGAATGATATTCTTTACCCAAAACGCTTTCAGTTATGTCTTTGAAAGTATCCAAAAACTGTTTAGATGTTGGTTTTACTTCAACAGGCTTGGGCAACTCAAGCGTAACTGGTTCTTTTTCAGCCGCAACATAAGAGGCTTCCAATGCACGATTTAACAAAAATAACTCACGTTTCGCCTTTAGTTCAACACGAGTTGCTTCAACAATCTTCTCTTCAAGCTTTTCTAAAAGATTAGTTGTATTTTTCTGCTCATCTAAAAATGAATAATCTTTCAACAAATCTTTAAAGTCTTCATCACTTTCTAGAATATCAGTAAGATTATTTCCGTTTGATACTGATTGAATATGTTTTTGAACAGGGTCGACTTGGTTTAAGTCATCAATAGCGTCTTGTACCTCTTTAACGTCACATTGTGATAGTGATTGTTTTAGCTCATTTTCACGTTTTTTATATTCGCTTTCAGATTGAACATTTCTCAAACTACCACGGCTTTTACCAATTGTTTTCGATTTTGACTCTTTCATTTTATCAGGCGTTAGTTTAATTTCCCTTTTCTTTTCACCATTAACAACTACATATCGTGATGGCTCACCGGGTTTAATGGCGATACCAGCAACTGCTTCGCTACTAGTTTTTGCAACACCATTATCGGAACGTCTGAATGCTCCAGGGTATTGATTTTTGAACCACTTGGCATCAGACTCCCAATTGAGAGTTCGTTTGATAACTCTACCATCATCAACATCTTTAAGCGTATAAGATTTATCACCCAAGTATTTTTTAGCATCGCCAAGAGGCGTTTCAGTAAGTTCAGGATCTTTCATCTCTTTCAAATCATTCAAAGAAAGTTTCTCTTTTAAACCTTTCAACTCAGCTAAAGAAAGTTTCTCTTTTAAATCTTTCAACTCAGCTAAAGAAAACTTATCATATAGTTCGTCATCATTTTTAAACTCAGCCTTCCTAGAAGAATCTTTTACCAAATTTTTTATACGCTTTGGAATATCTACATCTTTTAAAGAACTGCCATCTTCAACCGATGAACCATAATGTAACTCTTGTTGTTCTCTTAATGCATTTTTGAAACGCTCTATGAGCTTGTATTCTTGTTCCCTGCTCATAACTGGAAATTTAGATACTATGTTTCCATCCGAATCAAATTTGATGGTAAAAAAATCAATTTTGTCGGCCTCTACAGTGGCACCAGAATCAGAAACTTTTAAAGATGCTTTATCTTTATCATCTGTTCCTGTATTGATTACCACTCCACCGGTATCACTAGACTTACCGTCAAACAAAAAAGATTCAATTTTTTGCAACGTTTCTTTTGGCCAACTAGAAAAAGCAACAACCTGCTCTTCAAACTTTGACTTTGTTATAATGTCCTTTTCAAGCATCTTAGCTGCCAATTTATCCGCCAAGGTCTTATTTTTATCATCACTCATAATTTTCCTCATACCATTTTATGGTTTTTTCCAAACCTTCTCTCAAACTGGTTCGCGCACGAAAACCAAATGTTTCATATGCACGTGAAACGTCGAGCTGCCTCAAAGGCTGCCCGTCATTAACATCACCAGTAGTAACTATATTACCCCTATATTTTACTATATCAGCTATTATATTTGCCAGATCAATTATTTTTATTGATTCTCCAGTTCCGAGGTTTATTGGTTCTGGATAATCTAATTCTAGCATGACAGCTTTATGAAGCGCATGTGCACAATCTTCGACATACAAAAACTCTCTAGTCGCCTGCCCACTACCCCACAACTCTACAGACTGTTTGTTATTTTTAACAGCTGTAACGAATTTGTTTATCAAAGCTGGAATAACGTGACTATTTTCTAAATCGAATAGGTCCTGAGGCCCAAACAAGTTAACAGGTATGAGATGTGCACCTTTCAACCCATATTGATCTGCATACTGCTTTTGCATCTCCATTTGCAATCTCTTTGCAATTCCATATGGAGCATTTGTTGCTTCAGGATAACCATTCCAAATGTTTTTCTCTTTAAATGGAACCGGTGTATGACAAGGATAAGAGCAAACTGAACCTAAAGTGTAGAGAGATTTTACATCAAATTTTTTAATTGCGTTAAATATATTTATAGTCATCTCTGAATTGAGATGAATGAAGTCCGCGGGCGCTTTCATATTTGCTTTGATACCACCGCAAACAGCCGCCATGTGCAAAACTACATCAGGCCGCTCACGCTCGAAATACACCATCGTAGAGCTTTGGTCGAGAAGATCGAGTTCCCGGCTACGAGGTGTCAATAGCGTTACACTTTGTTCTTTGGCAAATTTTGGTACGACATTTTTACCAAGAAATCCGCCACTTCCAGTTATCAGTAATCTCAACCGTCACCTTTCTCATAATCTAATACGAGTTTTTCTTTCTGTGCAGATTTCATATCCTCATCAACCATCTCTTTGACCAGAGAATCAAAATCATACTCCAGTTCCCATCCTAGATTTTTTCGCAATTTACTGGAATCTCCACACAAAGCATCAACCTCAGTCGGGCGAAAATAACGAGGATCAATTTCTACATAATCTTTCCAATTTAACTCTAAACTAGAAAATACCTTCTCGACAAATTCCTCGACGCTGTACATATAACCAGAAGCTATACAATAATCATCTGGCTTATCAGAAGTTAAAATCATATACATGGCATTTGCAACATCTTTAGCATGAGACCAATCTCTTTTTGCCGATAAGTTTCCAAGATACAATTTATCTTGTAACCCACATTTTATTCTAGTAGCGGCTCTTGTTATTTTACGAGTTACAAATGTCTCCCCTCGAAATGGACTCTCATGATTGTAACTTATTGCATTGCTTGCAAACATATCATATGCTTCTCTATAATTTACAGTAGCATGATATCCAGCAACTTTTGCAACGGCGTACGGTGAACGAGGATGAAAAGGAGTTTCTTCATTTTGAGGAGGTGGAGAGCTACCAAACATTTCGGATGATGATGCCTGCAAAAAACGTGTATTAGGACTATTGCGACGTATCGCTTCCAAACATCTAATCACACCAGTTCCAGTAACATCCATTGTGTATTCTGGAATGTCGAATGATACTCTCACATGGCTCATTGCCGCCATGTTGAAAAATAAATCCGGTTTAACATCATTTACTATACTGGTAATCGAAGAATAATCAGCTAGGTCTCCATATACCAACTCTAAATTATGGTGGTCATAGACATCGTCTATGCGTTGAGTATTGAAGTTACTACTTCTTCTAACAACACCATACACTTTGTAATTTTTATCTAATAAAATTTTGGCTAGGTATGAACCGGTTTGCCCAGTTATACCAGTGATAATAGCATTTTGCATGCTTATTTATATATCAGCGTTACCAAATTTTTGCATCTTCAGCCTCTTCTATTTTTTTCAAAAGACCTGCATATGTTTTGTCCAACCTGTTAGCTCTGGGAAACTTTTCCCAGTTCGTCGTTCTGTTTCTGGGTTTTGGCAACATAGGAGGAAATCCCAAAAATTGTTTCAACACGTCTCGATTATCATAAAGAGTTTCGTATCTAAGAGTCAACAAAGGAAATGATTGTTTTTTATACCATGAATCAAAATTATCTTCCAGCCTCAAAGTATCTTTAATTACAAATGTATCATTCTGCAAAAATTCTTCTTTGAAAGGAGCATGCATGTTTCTATAATGTCTTCTCCTATCAATTTTACCTTTAGTATGAGCTGAAAGAACTATATTTCTAGGATCTCCAAATAGATAAATAACTTTACAGTTTTTCAATTGTTTAGGTGCAAAGTCGTGAGTCTTGATGATTAAACCATCAGCATACGATGATGCTAAATCTTTTTCAAATATGGCTTTGTAAAACTTTCTCTTTAGTGTAGAAAAAAGCATGGTAGAACCACATCTACCCATAGCAGCAATAACTAAACTCATCGTATCAACTCCTTGTGCTCTGCAACCCATTTGGGTTTGTGGTTTTCCATCCATGTTCCCCAAATCCATTGTGGAATTTGTTTATAAACTTTATCATAATAGTAGTAAACATCTAAAGCTCTGCCAAACTCTATGAAAGATGTATTTTTCATTCCATACATGTTTCGAATTAGCCATGCGCCAGCAGCCCCGCCAACCACCAATCCAAATACATATTCATCGCCAAACCATTCTTGACGCTTACGCCGAATCTCTTTTAGTTTTTTATCTATATTTATAGTAGCATGTGTATGATGTATCTCTATGTATTTAGCATTCTTGAAGCCGAGTTTATTAGCAAAATTTTTATAATAATAAGGTCCGATGATTAAGACGTTTTCATTTTTCACACTTTCCATTATTTTATGAATTTTGCCAGATTGTGCCCAGTTTCTAAATATTAAAGAACAGTAATTGATCTCACCTGGCGGGAACAATTGTTGAAAAAATTCAGATGTCCACTTCCATCTATGATCCCAAGCTTTTGGCGGCAAGTGCTTGCTAAATGCACGATCACTATATGCAAAGTAAAAATCCTTAGGTTTGGGTGAAACTGATATTTCAATCAAGTCAGCAAATACATTGGGATCAAATTTGTATTTTCGTTTTTTACCCTTGCGTTTTGTATCCCAAGCCCTAACAACTTCTTTACCCCAACGTTTTAGAAACTGTTTGTCTTTGAACAGATGCCTCGGAACGGGTTTGTCCTTGTACCCCATGGCCCAGAGACCAAAACGCAATATCAACCACCATTCAATTTGAAAACGAATGAAATAAAAACTCTCTTTATTCTTTATCTTTTCTATAAAAAACTCCGGTTCTGGGTAATACATTTGTACCGGGCTTTGCATATGCAGCTTCATTTTTCTCAAATTTGTCATGATATCACCGGTGGTTTATGACCACGAGCTACGAGACGTAGCTCGTTTTTTCCAGCTTTAGTATGATTGTCAACTATTACTACAGTTTTCATAAATGGTATTTTTGGTATTTTTATACCATATTTCTTCAAATCATCGTAAGCGTTTTTCGTCATTGCTGAGTGTCTAGCTGTCTCACCAAAGAAACAAATCTTTTTGGTGGGCATGAACACTTTATGTGGTGGGAACGAATTAACCTGCCTAATAGAATAATTATGTTTCAGCCTGTTATTTAAAAATATCTTTTTCAGTGTTTTTACATTTATGAATTGGTGAAACCAAAATGAACCAAAACCATTCTTATGAATGTACTTCGTACCATTGATATCAACCTTTTCACCTTTCCAAGCATTTGGGTTTGCTATACTATGAGCTATTCTAATAGAATCAAACCTGTTTGGTTTACCATTGTATATCAAATCTCTAGATGCTTTTAACGTATCTATGTCGGCAATTTTGCGAGGATATACATCGTCAAAAGCCCAAAATACAAATTCATCATTTGGCAAACCGTGAAGCAATCGTTCTACGGTGGAACGAATCATACTTGGAGATTGAATAAAATTTATATTTTTGGTTGTTGTAAAGTTTGGTTTTTTATTATTGAATGGTACTATCCACTCAAAACCATTGTCGGGCCATAAATGATTGTAAGATTCTATTACCAAATTTGCAAAAGAAATTTGACGATCATATGTGAGAATCAAAGCTTTCACTCATACACCGCCATACCATGAATGGTAACCCTAATGTCGTTAGACATTTTTATCTCTTTAACCTTTTTCTTGCTAGATATGTCATAACAAGAAAGTAATGCTGGAGATGAACCATTTATGATGTAACCTTTGTCAACAACTAATCCGCGAGCAAATGGCTGTTTTGCAATGGCATCATTACCTTGAAGACTAGTCATGTTTTGACGAGGAATTGCTTTTATTGGAAATTTGAACTCACCGCCCCCACCGTTTTTACGAATTACGGTACAGTTTCTTTTAGTATCATTATATATTATCTCACTACTATTAAATGGTCTACAATTGTGAGTACCTTTTGGAGAATTACAGTATATTTCAACATTGTTGTTTTTTATACGATACAACTTGTCCAAACTTGTCCCACAAAAGAAAATACCTCGCTCATCAGCATAAACGTTGTTGATATGCATCGTGTCATTATCTTTCAATTGTCCCTTTTGATTTGGATTGAATATTTTCAATCGTTTACCACGAACACAAAACCCCTCATCAAACTTCTTAGTATTTAAATTGAATGAAATAATCGAGTCATATCCTGTAGAAGCTATAAATAACTTGTTATTGAATCTACAAGTTTCATGACAAAACAAAAGATATTCATTTTCAAATCTTTTAACAACTCTAAATTTGCCATCTAATAAAAGCAATGAGCGTGATGTAAGTACATAAATTGTGTTTTTATCAACGACAGATACACCGCGAAGACCTCTATCTGCTCCACGACCTTGCCAATTTATTGGATCGCTCCAATCCATGACACATTCGTATTTTTTATTGTTAAAATTGGCAAGATACAATCCACCATGGATTTCCCCCGGCTTAGAAGACCTTACCAAATGACTAGCTAAAACAATTGGAAACATCAAAATATATGGCACAGAATGCATATTTGTAGAACATGATTAACTTTGTAGCTAAAAAACATTGGAAAAACCAACGGGTTAGTAAACTGCTTTCCATCTCTAACAAACTGAATCATTTTACTAATGGTGGTCCGGTAAAACGGATGCTAGAAAATGAACTTCGTAATGTTTTGGAACTTTCCGATCATAAGGATATACTATGCGTTTCCAACGGAACAGCTGCATTACACGTTTTGATGTTTTTAGCAGAGCAAAATGCTGCACGTAAGTTACGATGGGTTACTCCATCGTTCACATTCCCATCATCAGTTGTATCAAATTCATTTGATGTTTCCATCGAGAAAATAGATCCGGATACGAAAACACTGCCTGTTGATATTGGTAATCATTATGACGGTATCATTATAACAAATACATTTGGGTCAAATGCAAATATAGAACATTGGTCATCATTAAAAAACAAAGTTGTCATATTTGATAATGCTAGTTCACCGCTATCTATCATAAATGGTAGAAATATGTGTAACTATGGAAAGTATAGTTTTGGTAGCTTACATCATACCAAATACCTTGGTGTCGGAGAAGGTGGCTTCATAGTTGTACCAAAAGATGAATACGAAGCGGTTGAGTCGATAACTAATTTCGGATTTCGTCATAGTAGAGACTTTAATGTTATGTCTTCAAATTTCAAGATGAGCGATATAACTGCCGCATACATATTGTCCCATCTCGAAAAATATAACAAAGATAAGCACATTTATAATCAGAGTCAAATAATAAACAACATACCTGATAACATAAATTTATTTAATTATAGTGATGGAATAGTATATGGCAACCTACCAGTATTATTCAACAATAATGTTGATAATATGTATTTTACTAATCTTGGAATAATAACCGGCAAATACTATAAACCGCTATTGGAAGATGATATCATCGCAAACGATATCTACAACAGAATAGTAAACTTTCCGTTAAATGATTCTATGACAAAAAATCAAATTGAAACTATAATAAACGCAATAAAAGAATTCGCGAGGATAAATTGAAACTTGCTATAATGCAACCATATTTCTTTCCATATATTGGGTATTTTCAAATGATAAACGCAGTTGATGAATTTGTTTTATACGATGATGTCAACTATATCAAACGTGGCTGGGTGCATCGAAATCAAATATTGATCGGTAATGAACCGAAATACATTTCATGTTCTATTAACAAACCAAGTCAAAACAAAAAAATAAATGAAACTTATATTCATTCTGACAGGAAATGGAAAAATTCAATACTAAAAACAATAGACCTAAATTATAAAAGATCACCATACTTTGTAAAAGTTTTTAGTTTGGTGGCAGATTGTTTGAACTCAGATAGCAAAACAATTGCCCAGCTCAATGAGTTGGGCATCAAAATGATTTGTGATTATCTAGATATCACAACTAAAATTACAAAGTCTTCAGAGTTGGAAACAAGTGATTTACATGGGAGTAAACGCATTATAGACATTTGCAAAAAGAAATCCGCCAAATGTTACATCAATGCACCCGGCGGAAAACATTTATATGACCAAAAAAATTTCGGCGACATAGACTTGAAATTTATTCACATGAAACAAATACCATCAAACTTTCCTTATCTTTCTATAATCCATCAAATGATGACTTATAGTAAATCAGATATATATGGATGGCTTAATTCTTTTTACTTGGAGTGAATATTCTTTTAATATCTTCACCTGAAGGAAACTCAGGTGTAATCAACTCTTGTTGTGGTTTATAAACATAAGGAGTTGGAAGCTTTCGTTCCATGAATGTTGGTTCACTTGCATCATTGTAACGAAAATGACAGGACCACCTAATTTTGTCGGACGTGTTATTACCGCTTCGATGAATCAAAAATGATGAGAAGAGAAGAAGATCGCCTTTTTCTACATTAACTTTTTCAAATTGATCATCGTCCAGTCCATCAATGTGTCGGAACCACTTGTCTTCAACTGTCTCTTGTAATCCCCACTTGTGACTCTTTGGAATAATTTCTAGTGGTCCCATATCATCATCGATGTTGCAAAGAGGAACCCAGGCAATTGCTGAATTCAAACTTCCCTGCATGCTTCTCCAATCTTGATGTGGTGGGCTTTTATAAAACACCTCATCCTTAGCTAACTGTTTCATATTGAAATATAGAACTGGTCTAGTACAAATGACAGGAAAATAATTTCCAATTGAAAGCATCGCATTCGTTAGCGCATCAGATGATCCCAATTTGTGCAGCTCTGGTAAATTTTGAACAAGCTTTCCACAATTGAGAAAATACTCAAAATCTTTTTGAAAGAGTTGTGTCATCCAACTCGTAACGTTTTCTTCAAATTTTTCAGAGTCATCCCATAGCTCTTCAGTATCTATGATATCAGAATGCTGTGCTGCATTTATAAATACTGTTTGAGCATCTGTACGTATTATATCTAATATTGTTTCATCAATTACTTGTTTTAATAACACGTAACCATTTTCACAAAATTCATCCGAATGAACATCAACAAAGTTAAAAAAATCATTAACAAAATCAGACATTAAAGTCCTCCAACGTAGCCCAGCCAAAACCTGTGGCTCCAAAACCATTACCATTATACAACATATGTATTTTACCTTTGTGCTCAAATACATGTGGGTAGCAAATCATTTCATCATCCCAGGAATTTTCTCCAAGAGATATTCCTGCCTGCGCGTCGTTACGTTCCCAGTAAAACCCCGTCTCACTAGTAGCGTAACCTATCTTATATGTATTATCTTTATTGCGTCTATAATCGTTTATGCTTCTATGAGAAAACCACATGTGATAGTGTTTTTTGCGTAAGATGGTCGCCTTTACCAGACCACCTTCATTTTCATTGGCATAATCGACAGCAATGTGTCCAGCCCTAACCCATTTGATACCATCCATACTTTCAGCATATTTAATATGATATCGAGGCTCCATTTTACCATCCACTTCTCTCCACTCAGTAGTAGACATGTAATACATTTTAAATGTCACATCTTCTTCATCGAAAATTACCCATGATGTTCCGCAAAAATATGGTTCTTCCGCCGTAGTTGTTAGGATAGGACCATCAAAAAGTTTGTGATATGTAAGTCCATTGTCATAACTTTCGGCAACACCAATACCATTGTGATATGGTACCGTCTGTCTTTTGGTCCATCCAACATAATACATTCTTTTAACTGAACCAATGTTTATAACATGACTCGGCATTATACCACAGTCATCAAAACACCCAGGTGCTCCAAGATCCAAAATTGGTTTTTTGAAATCATTCAAAACGAGTCTTGGGTTCTCAGCATCTAAATCTACAAATGTAGTATAACTTCTATTTCTAGAATCTCTAGAAGCATAGTACACACGCCAAGTCTTTCCGAGCACATCAACCGTTGGAACTTGTGCATGTCGACGCGAAAATATATTTCCTTGCTTAACCCACTTCATCGATAGTTTTTATTTTCTTAGCTGGAACTCCCATATAAACACCACAAGAATCCGTATCTTTGGTAATTAAAGCCCCCATAGATACCAAGGATTTTTCTCCAATTTTCACACCATCTCGAATCGTAGAGTTGACGCCAAAAAACGATCCGTTGCCAACTTTACAATGACCACTCAAAACAACATGTGATGTGAAAAAAACGTCGTCACCTATTGTACTATGATGTCCAATATGATTACCACTCCACATAACAATATTCTTTCCAACTTTAACAAATGGCTGAATGGTGTTATCTTCTAAAATGAATAGATTGGAAAACGATGGAAGTTTGGATAGAACAGTTGCTTTAGAACTAACATAGTTAATCATCTTATAGTTTTTGCTCTCCAAACGTTCAACAACTGATTTTCGGTCACCATTCATGTTAGAATGGCTCATTGGTGCAAACATATGATATTCATCAGGCGGATGGTGCTTTTCCAGTTCACTCAGCGGAATTACTGGAAGACCATTGAACGAATTTTCTGTCACATATTCATCATCAACTGTAAAAGCACAAACTCGCGAATTATAAAATACATGATGATAATGTGGTGGATCATTTTCAATGTAAAACTTTGCTAATTCTGCAAAATCTTTGTTTCCAAATATAACAATACCTTTATTCATTTTTACCTATACATGTACACAGTGTATTCATATAAACCATAATCACAACGAAATGCATATTCATTAGTCATGGTTCTAACAAAAGAAGCCATTTTATCATAAGACACGTGAAACAAGTCATCTCGTTCATAATCAACGTGTTTACTCATGACATTGAATGCTAAAGAGTTTTTGGTAAGTTTCCAAAGAAGACCGACTTTTTGTGTGAAAAAATCCCACATGTCATCTTCAGATAATGAAAGCTTTTCAGTAAAAACACCATTGGCTATAACATGACCAAATGTCGTTGATGCATCTTGCGCCAATGATAAATTATCTTCTCTTAAATCGTGACAATAAAACTTTACTAAATTTATATTATCAAATTTTTTCTCAGCAGCGTCAATGACTGCTTGATTTATATCAACACCATAATATAAAAACAAAAAGTTTTTATTATTCAAAAGATAAGATAACAGACGGCCAGTGCCGCACCCAAAGTCTAATATCGTTGTTAAACTTGACTGTTGTTTTACATTTGCTGATAAAACCTTAAAACGCTCTTGCAGGTCTTCTTCATTGGGCCAGTCAGCCCCCTGAGCCGTATCACCGTGTTTTTTAAAGCATTCGTCATAGTGATCTGCTATTATCTTATATTTATCCATGGTATATATACTCAATATGAAGATTGAAACTCAAAAAAACAAGCAACTTTTTTCAGTACTCGGTTTACCACGTGGTGGTACAACTATAGTGTGTAACATTTTGAACTCACTCGACAATGGATTTTGCCTGTGTGAACCACAATGGATATACTTAACAAATCCCAAATCTATAACATTTGATAAATTAAAAAACTTAAACTGTAACAATGCAGATAGTGTTTTTAGAGCAACTCGACAAAGGCTAAACAATGATGATACATTTAGCATTGGTGGTATTAAAGAGACATTTCGTCCAGATGATGGAAAGATGAAACCATACATCAGCAAAATGATGAATAAATCTAACGTATTGGTATTTGTATTTAGAGAACCAAAAGCTTTATACAACAGTTACAAATTGTTAAGCAAACAACATAATAGAAACTTTATGCCAATGGACAAGTTTCTAGCGGATTATAACCAGCTACTTAATGCTGTTAAAAATACGAATAAAGATAAAATAGTTCTTGGTCTAGAAAAGCTATGCAATGCTGGCAACGCCAAATCGATTGCTTATTTTAATGAAAGAGCAAAAGATATGTGGCGTATCAAAGGTGATTTTGTTTTGAGAAAGCCAAACTTTAAATATGGCAATCCACAAGCAAACAACAGCACAAAGATAGCTAAAGCAAATATGGATATGTCTTTGCTCACCAGGGATGAGAAAAAGACTTTGAACGAAAAGCTAAAAGATGAGTTTGAGGCTATTATCTCAAGTTGACCATTTCTAAAAGTTCTATTATGCGACTATAGTATGTATGCTCTGCCATAACCTTGGCAGCCCCGTTTTGACCGATGTAATTAGCCAGATCGGGATTGTCTACCAACATACGCACTTTGTTTGGAATTTCATCTATACTTCGTGCAATAACTATATCTCCCATATCTGCGAAAAAAGATTGCCAGCCTGGAAATTTCAATGCAATGGTTGGCCTTCCAGAAGCCATACACATCAAAAGTCTATCAGAAAAATAGTTTTCTAAATCATTATAATGGCTGATGCTTATATTACAAAGAGAGTTGGAATACGCCTCATTAACTTTTCTTTGATCCAATGCACCACGGCTTCTCAGGCTTTTTGGCCAATGAGAGCCATGCAATAAAAACCTATCATTGAATGCACGACGTAAAAGCGTACATGCCTTCAAACGCTGAGCTGCACCGGGATAGTTTTCGCGTGAATTGTGATGTCCTATGAATACACAATCGTGCTTGAATTGACCACCTTTGTTTTTGGGAAAATACAACTTTGGATTGAATCCAATTTGCCAATAGTTAACCCTCTTACCAAGAGAGTTTTCAAACATAGAGATTTGCCCAGTAGATGATATTAAATTAAAATCAGCAACTTCAGATATTTTCTTGTAAGTTGGGGGGACGTAGTTGCGCACATCACCCGTCCAATTTGTAACAATTGTGCGTGGGTTCTCAGCTTTCAATCTTTGAATGGTTTTATAATCTATGATTGATGTATGCTGTATTTGCAAATGAATCAAGTGAGGCTTGAATCGTTTTGCAATGTTAATTAATGATTGGCGTGTTGTTTGAATGTTTTTAGTTTGATGATATTTTTTGAAATAATCAAACACCTCTAGTGCACATCCAGCCTCTTCAAAAGCATCGTAAACGCCTTGTTGGACAACATCGCTAACCATAGTTAAGGGGCAAAAACAAAACCTTAACCATTTTAAACCTCCTTAACTTTCACATGAGACCATGTGTCTCCCCGTCTTATGGATCTGACAGTTCCTGGAGAGATATTAAACATTTTGGCCAACTCTGATGCTTTATGATTAGGATGTCTTTTGATAAAGCCAACATCTTTATCTTTAAGCTTTGAATTGCCGCATTTTTCACCTAAATTCGCCTCCCTAAGCTTTTTCTTAGTGCTATTTTTATGTTTTTTGCAATATAATATTTCAAGATCAGAAGAGGCTAGTTCAATACTTAACCTATACAGCTTAGTAGTAATGCAACCGTCGCCCCATATAAAACCAAGAATATATGCTTTATCTTTTGAATTAATTTCACTAAAAAAAGTTTCATTAATGCTATATTTAACGTTTGTCATAGTCTCACCCACTTTGAAGGAATCAAATCATGAGTTGGGTGTGTACGTTCCAATGCAACTCCAAACCATCTGGCAGGAGCAATAACTTTTTTCGAACCAGCAAGCCATGCACCCCACCACGAAAATGATGAGTTTGCAATGATGTGATGATCACAACTCATCATGAGGGCAAGATCGGTGTAACACGGATTTCCCTCAACAAATTCCACGTTTCCATGAAAATGTTGTTTGCACCACGGAATATCATCACTGAAAATCATGAACTTTTCTACATCCATTTGTTGCATAGCTTTTTTGTAATAATCAATTGAACATAATGGATGATGCCGTGGAAATTTTAAGTAGTCACCTCTTCTAACATGAACGCTGCAAACACGCTCAAATTTTGGAAAAGTCAAATTTGGAGAAAGTTCTTTTTTGATAACACCTTCACAGTGATTAAAATATTTATAACTTTGAAAATAACCATGAATATTCAAGTTTTCTTTGTAAGGTATCTCTTTGTAAACATAATGTGACTCTTCATATTTTGAACGTACCCTTGCACGAACATTGTCATCAAAAGAATTTATGTTGAAAAAATTTTCATATTCCCATTTGGGAAATATATATGAATCATTATGTTTCGTAGCTAAGCCAATAGCTGCGGCCATTTGAAACATGGCATTTCCCATACGTCCATATTTTCCCAATTCCAAAAATGTGATCATTTTTCTTTTAGAGGTGTATAACGTGGTTTGTAACGAGCAATTCGTTCTAAATCTATCTGCCTCGTCCTATTAACTTTACTATCATTTATAGGATTTGACACATTGTAAATATACAAAATATCATCAATGTATTTAGAATGATACCCAGCCATTTCAATCATGGGAAACATTGTAAACAAGTCACCAGTCATTTGGTAAAACTGACCATTGCCATCCATCAAATCTTCTCGCTTGATTTTCTTGAACAGCCATGCGTAAAATGTTCTCAAGTGAGAAGTACACCATGGTGATGTACGATAACAATTTTTATCAATTATCTCTTTTGGTATGGGCCTGGAACATCCGCGCCCTCCAGACGGCCAATCTTTGTATTGCCCATATGTGATCCAAGTTTTGCCATCTGCATAAGCTTGTTCAACTCGACGTAAAACTTGTGCGTTGGCAAACCAATCATCACCATCTAAAGTAATAACTATCTCATCATCATCACAAGAATGAACCATATTATATTGATTAGCCAATGCCCCCAAACGTTCAGTATTTTGAATAAAAGTTACTTTATCAAAATAGTTTTTCTTTTCCAGAAAACTCTTAACCAACTCACCGGTTTTATCTGTCGAGCAATCGTCAGTATAAATAATACGAAAGTTGTCATAATCTTGAGACAAAACCGACATCAGATTTTTGTCATACCATTTACAATTGTTGTAACTTGGAATCATGACAACAATTTTTGCACCAGATACCATAACTAGTTATATATCAAATAGATGAGCAAAAAAGTAGAGATTAACCTTATTTACGGGCCCCACAAAAAATCTCCAGTAGTCCATTATGAAGATGAAAATGGCATCGTGTGGTTATCAAATAGACGTGATGGTAAAAAACACAATATTACAATGAGTTGGTATTATTTGCGGAATCCTCAACCTGATGACTCTGCGTTGGTAATAGAGCCGCGCTGTGTTCATGAACCAGATTACCGTGTAGAATATTTGAAACGATTCAAATACATATTCACATGGGCGTCAAAAGCTATTACAAGCCACAGCATAAAACAAAAAGTTATTGAAATTAATCATCCAAGTTGTAAATTTCCACCATCTAAGGATGCTATAGCTCAAAATTGGTCCAAGCCCTGGAATCAACGAAAAAATGAAATAGTATTTATAGCAAGCAGAAAATCATCCAAGCACATCTCGGAAATATACACGCTGAGAACCATGCTTGCGGACATGTTTCATCGCCACAAAGATTGGAATGTGTCATGGTATGGACAAATTCCCATGAAAAAACCTTATTATAAAGGTTCCGTACCAAACAAAATGTCAATATTGAAAGATGCCAAATTTACCATATGTACTGAAAACTGTTATCATCAACAATTTTCTCATAACTACTTTACAGAGAAACTGCCAGAGGCTTGGTTTGGAGGGGCTTGCCCTTTATACATCGGCTGTTACAATATAAACGACTTAGGCTTTGCTCCAAACTCATACATTGACTTACGACAATTCGTTCAAAAGAATGGCAAAAATATCAAGGTTAATTGGCATGCTTTAACAAAAGTAATGAATGAGTTCAACGGCCAAAAATATGAGGCCATGAAAACATCTGTATTGGAAAATCTAGAAAAACCTGACGGTCTTTTCCATGTCATATCTTACGACAGAATGTATCGCAAAATGATAGAAGCTTATAGTTGAGTTTTTAGAAGCTTAGCCATGGTTTGATGCAATAATTTGTTTTGATTTGCAATCAAAGCAGTAGGTTTTTTCTCTTGAGTTAAAGCTTTTTCAATGGCTTCCCTCAACTCTTTTGGATTTGGGCATGCTATTCCTTTATGCACTTCAGAGGAAATATATTGAACATTATCTTTGTGCATACCCCACCAATTTGTAGTAACTATGGGTACACCGATATTATGTGCCAAATTCAACACAGCGCTGTTGTAATCATTCATTTGTGGTAAATCAACGATACAAGAAGCGCGCCCAATTAAATCTATCAGATTAGAATAGTTGAGATATTCGTTGGTTAAAAAACAAAATGGTGGAAGTACACCTCGTGCGCCAGCAACAACAAATTTAGGCATTCCATCTATATGTGACTTCACTACAATGCCGGTGTTCTTGAAACTTCTGTTGAAAACTAAAACATATTTAAAGTTTACTGGAAGAACCCTTTGAGCAGTAATAACCGGCCACACTTTGCTAATAATCTCTACATTTTTATTATGTTTTGATAAAAACATAATATTACTTTCTGATGTAGTAAAAACATGATTAGCATTTTTTACATGTTTTATATCTTCATCTGAAAGCTCACCGAAAAATTCTTCCACGAGAAGGTTTTTTGCTGGGCGCAAAGCGCCCGGTCTTCCTATGAACAAATCGGGTTTGCCGCCTTGAATGTGCTTGATGTCCGGAAAAAATGTTTTCACTTTGCTAAACCAACTCATTCCACAAGCTGTTGAAATGTCAATTGTTCCAGACACACCAAATTTTGCTGGTGGGTTTACATCATTGGCAAACCTAGCATACCTCTTCAAAGCCGCCATGGTTTTGTCAGCAATATCATCAGTATACAAACTCCGCGAAGAACGATTTAGATTTATGTTGTTTTGTGGCAAAGTTCTTCTAAGGATTTGAGTTGTCTTCTCCTCAGTTGCCGGAGCATTTATCAACATTATTCTTGTTATAATTATTTCTCCAGTTGAAGACTGTGGCCTTTCTATAAACAAACGAAACGAACCCTGAGCCGGAGGCGCACCGCTTTTTACATTGAAGTGGACATTTCTCTTCATTGCATTGGCAACTCCAAATGCAGCCTTATAAGCTTCTTCACCTATATAAGCAATCATCTTACCATTGCCACGGGAACTTACAGCCTCGGCGATAATTATATAAGGTGTATTGGCCTCTATAGTACTAACAGGAAGAGATATACATCCTCGATGACCAATTTTTATAGATTTAGAGTTTAGTATACTTGCACCACCAGCTGTTTTGACAGCCTCCATAGAGAAACCAGTTTTACCGGAATCAAACAAAACACTAGCGCCTTTGGATGAAGGAGTGGGGTTTTTAACCGGTGCTTTGATATTTATCTTGCTTGGTATAACTTTGGGTTCCGCATCCATCGTCTCAACCGGAGGTCCGATATCAAGGGGAGCATCAAAATGTGGAATGTTAATGGACTTCTTTTTACCTCCAATTCTAGAAATTCCGATATCAAAAATTTCACAACTGGATACAAATTGTGCCCCGGATTCATCAATACGCGCACAATTGGGAGGGTTGGTATCGATAAAATCAATACCTTTCGATTCTATTTTTGCCCCTTCTGATGCAAGCAACCTATTGCCTACTATCTTCATATTACGGTACTTACAACCACTTAAAATAGACTTCCAGTTTTTTTGTTCAACGATACCAATGTCTTTATCTGAATAAACTAAAACAGATAAGACTTCTAAAACTCCAGAGCTTTTAACTGGGCGTTTTATACTAACAAAACTTTTATCCAACTCTATAGATAGAAATTGGCTTTTATTGCTTATAACATTTTGTTCAACCACATTTGAGCCACAAACTATTGCTACTTTACCATTACCACCTTGACGACGTAATTTCAAAGCAACGCGCTCTGCTCCTTCAACGCTATCAAACTCCAAATCCAATAGTCCAAATTTTGCTTCCAAAGCCGCACCAGCATTGGTAAAGTTACATGCACGAGAAGATTTTACATAGTCTCGCAGCTCCTTCCCAGGAATCTCTTTTATGAGATTTGATCCCACGTTACTCCTTGTATGGAATGTAAAGTTGCTTGTGCTTGGAAGCGTATGCCGCGCAATTTTGATTAAACTGCGTTAAGTTTTCACTATGTTTTTCAGTCTTCCACTCTCGATATTCACCCTGATCATTTTCTCCTACGCCAAAATGATTTCCCATCTCTTCAACATAACCCATGGAAATTCCGAGCACTCGTCCCCTCATACCCCAATCAGCATCTTCTTCTCCATACAAACCATATTCTGTATTGAAAAACCCGAGCATTTGGTGTATGGATTTTGGAAATACCATGCATGCTGTTCCCAGGTTTCCCGCTGGTTTATTTTGAAATGTCTTTCCATTTTTAGTAACGAGTGGGTATGGTTTGGTCTCCATATTGACACCAATCATTCCATACTTTGGATTTTTCGACATGATGTCTATACATTCGGTAAGCCAACCAGATGGTAACTCTACATCATTGTCTATCGTACAATACCACTTTGTGTTTGGAAAATTTTCATCAGCAATTTTCATAGCTTGATTACGACCAACAGCTATTCCTTTGTTTTTATTATTAAAGAAGAGTGTAGCTGCAACAACATCAGCTTTGCTGTTTTCAAAATAATCAGTTAAAAATTCAACGGTTCCATCTGTAGAACCATTATCAACGATAACAATGTTAAATGGATATTTTGTTTTTTGAAACAATGAATCCAACATCCTTTTAGTAAGTTCTAATCGATTATATGTTACCATCATTATTGTTGCTTCTTCTTGACTCATTTCATTCCTTCACAAATTTGATATACGTAGTATGGTTTTAAATCTTCAGTTACTAATATAACGCTCTCATTGTCCAAAAATTCTGCATTTTTTAACAAGTGAAATCTGTTATCTTTAAACGGTAAAGATAGTATATGTGGGCGTTGTAATAGTATTGCAGCTATTAAAAAATGCACATCGTTTGACAAAACCATCCAAGCATTATTTAACATGTTGAGTGTTATATGATGCTGTTGCAATTTTTGAAACTCATAATGTTTAGAGTAGTGAGGCATATCTTTTTCAGCCATTACAACAACTGGTATCGAGCCATGCATCATGGATGCAAATTCTCTAACATATTGCCAATCCCAATTTAATGTGTCAAAATCGTGATTGTGCTCATTTAGTATTATGAGTACATACTTTCCAGTTTTATCAGAGCCATGACGAATATTTGGAACATATCGTGACGACCATTCAACCAATGAATTGCAAAATAACTGTTTGGATATCAAGTTTCTATTAATTTTTTTCGGCTCACCATACCATGGTGACCTAATCAAATAATTATTCAAGCAGTTAAAATACACAAAATGATCATTCATAAATAAAGGCACGGGATATTTATGACTAATATTTGGAAAATCTATTGGTTTGAATAACCCATGCTCTTTTATCATTGCATGAAATGCTGGATTGCCGGCCCAAAACAGTTTCATCTGAGGCTTTACGCGCACCAGCATCTCACCATATGCTAAAGAAAATAAACTCTCTAGAAAGCCACCATAGCAAAGCACAACTCCATCTTTATTTTTAACAGCACGTTCCCAAACACCCTGTTCAATTTCTGGAATCAAATACTTTCCTTTACGCATCTTCCACGGTATTCCTGGAGAAAATGGAAAGTATTTAGTACTGATAATCATATTACATTATAGTTAGAATCTTTTAGATATTTATCATGATCTATATCATAACGACCAGACCATTTTTCTTTAAACTTTGATACATTATGCTGAATGAACATCTTATTTACGGGATTTTTCTTTAAAGATGCGCTCTCTTCATGGAATGACTTGGTTTTGCCACAATAGGCAATTTTACCTCCATTGTTTTTTATACTCAAACAAAGTGTTACGTCATCAAAAGCCCATTTGAAATCTTCATCCATACCTCCAACTGCTTCCCACGCAGATGCCTTTACCAAACAACAAGCAGCTGTAACGGCTTGAAAATAACGGTCCTTTTCAGCATTCGAGTCGGAAACTTCTCCTGGCCGAAAATGAAATGGTAAATTGTTATACCTGGGTCCAAAGATAACTCCAGCATGTTGAAGTTTGTTTGTACCATTATACAACAAACGACAACCAACAACATCTGCTTTTGTTTTTGTCATGAGAGAATGCATTTGCTTGATACTTTCTCGTCCAACAGAAACATCATTGTTCAATAGTAATAGCACATCATCTTTAGCCGGCGATGCTTTTTTAAATAGATAATTCATGCCCATTGCAAACGTATCACGATTATGTCCAATATCGTATAAACATACGTTTTGCTTATCAGAGAATTCAGCCACGGTTTCATCCTTGGAACCATTATCTCTCAAATGCCATGTCCAATCAAAATCATTCATGGCGATAAACAAGTGTTCGCTATTTGCACGCAATTTATTAAGAGCATTCCAGGTTAGTGTTAACACATGAATCTTCATAATTGTCCTTTTATGATTAAAAATCCAAGCAATATTGCAACTGTAATACCGACAAATAACGAAAGTTTGATGCAAACAATGGCACTAGCACCAAAAAATGTTGTAATGGCAAAAGTAAATAACACTGATATGTATGGTAGAATCAATACTATGGCTACTACTATCAGTGTTTTAAGGTAATATTTCCAGCTCGGTTTTTCCATTTTTGTATGAATTTCATTTTTGCAGGTTGATACAATGATAAAGTATTTAGCTTTTTACTGGTCATTTTGCCAAAGTGGTGAACGGGTACGTTCACAATCTCGAAACCAATGCCTCGTTCTCGCGCTCGAAAACCCAAATCAGTATCCTCAAAATAAGCCTTGCCCATCTCCTCGGTAAAAGGCCCATCATATTCTTCCAAGGTTAAGTCTTCAAATACAGAGCGTAGAGCAGTCAAATTCCAACCACTCATATAATACTGATAGTCATCACCAATGAAACAATCACTTTCTTTGACAAAATTGAAGTCATTGGTAAGGACGCCAACTGTCGGACCCACGAGCTTTCGCCCATCAGCTGCTTTCATCAGCGGCTCAACCCAGTTGGAATGTTGAGAACGAACACGAACATCATTGTTTAAAAACAACACATATTTACCTTTGGTAATCGTAAATCCTTTGTTGCAAGCATGAGCAAACCCAGTGTTTTCTTCAAAACGATGATGTATTATACCTTCAAAATTCACAATTTCCTGTGTAGTTTTATCATCACTACCATTGTCAACAACAATGATTTCATTTGGAACCGTTAATTTTTGAAGGTCTTGCAAGCAAGCTTTGGTAAAATTCCAATTATTTAGAACTGGTATTACTATTGATATCATTCAGATACTCCACCCATTTTAATCGACCTTCTTCAAAATTGCCACGCTCATATGGTATTTTCTTGTCAAAAACCTCTTCCATGGCAGGAACGAGAAGGCAACTTCCTTCCTTCAATTTTCGCTCCAAAAAGCTAGAGTCAATGGATTTGAAAATTTCACGTGTATTAGAAGAGTATCCCGTTTCCGATTCCAAAGCATAATACAGTAACTCTTGCTTTTGTAAAACTTTTGATTTCTTTTTACTCATCACACAAATCCAATATCATACGAGCAACATTTTTCCATGTCAACCTATCAGTTTGTTCCTTCATTTTTGGGCGAAAGTCTTTCATGAGAACATCATATTGTGATACTGCTTGTTTTAGCTTATCAGCGGCATCATCAAGTGATGGTTCGAACATTTCAGCGTAAGGGCTTGGTACCCAATACTGCATGTTTCTAGGTGCTCGAACAATCTTCCCCTCGACTAAAAGAGAATTTTCATCGTTCAAAAAGTCAAGCTGCCCACCATAACGAGGAGCAATTACTAAATTATCCGTTGCAAGAGCCTCTAAACCAGGAAGCCAAAAGCATTCAGCATGCGTCATGGAATAAACTATGTCGGTTGCATTATACAATGGAGCCATAGTTGGTAAAAAATCCGTTATGATTTCAACTTCAGCATGATTAGGAAATTTGTTTTTGAAAGACTTATATATTTTCCAAAAGTCAACATCAAAGTATTGAATATCATTTTTATCTTTTGGCTGCGCTCTTTTTTGAGCGCGTCTGTTTTTGAATGACTTTTGATGGTTATTATCAAAATTTTTCACCGATACTTTTGCAACTAAGCATACATCATCGTTTTTATCAAATGCCATACCATAAGCTTCAAACAAACCAGGAAGGTTTTTGCGAACATGTGGTTGAGCTATGTTAGTAAGTATCTTTGTTTTCTTATCAGTTTGCAACTGATAAACATCATCAGTAGAATACTCTTCTACATTGATACCATGCGGAATAACAACCAACTTATCATCTGGAACACCATTTCTGACAAAAACACTCTTTGCAAACTCAGATGATGGCAACATTTTATCTGCAAACTTATGATACTTGGCAAAACCTTTTGGTAATACCGTGCTCTCAAAATTCCAAATGCCAAAACGATTTTTTTGACCATTACTCAAATAGGCGTGAAAGTTTTTCATTGCAGTATAAGATAACTGCATATCATATTCTTTTTCTAAGACACGCCTTTTATATGGCTCTAAATCTTTTGGAAATTTATCATAACCATTAGTTGACTGTAAATGTACATCATGGCCATTAGCTAGCAAACCACGAGCTATATTTTGCTGAACTATACTCCAACTATGATTGGTACCAAGAAATCCTTGTATTTTGACTTTCATTTACATGAAATATATAACAGCAAGTCAAACTCGATTGATTTCATTAATCCAAATGTCAGCTAACATATTTGCATATGCTGCCTTTTTTTCCATACTTTTTATTATCAAGGGAAAACTAACCAACAATCTTTCACGGTATCTATCGCCACCATATAGTTTAATTTCATTAACGAGCCAGCTAACATCTAAATCAAAACTTTTGATGTCTTCTTTACTATAGCTCAAAGTTAAATGTGGAGAATATACAGGAAACTTTTTAGAGTATCTAATTTTGTTAGCATCTAAAGCTTTTGCCATTTTGTTTCTTAATTTTACCAGCTCTTTAGAGTCTATTTCTACTATGATTGGATACCCATCTTTTCCTTTTGGAAAAGATTTTACTTTTTTGGTACAAACAGAAAATGGCTCTTGTTCCAATAAAACTTCATAAATTATTGATACTGCTTTTACTAACTTTTTTATCGGAAGCTCTTTGTCAAAATAGAACATCGTGATGTGATCAGATGGATCCCGATTACCGGGAACATCCAATCCTCTAAACAATTTTCCAACATCGCTAGAAACCGGTATTGATATCATTGCCACTATGTACTCAACAATCCAGGCACCTGGCTCGGCTCGATGGTGAGCACGCTGTTATTCCAGCCAGCCTTTTTCAAAAATACTTGAATTTCAATCTTTGTAACAAGAGTTCTGTAAATATCATCAACTTCTAAATCTTGAATTGACAGTGTCAAAATTCCATTTACCTGATCCATGTAAACGCCGATTATGTCATCTACGATAACACCATACCCATCCGAATCGTATCCATCAAGATTCGGTACGAAAGCTTGAACCGAGACGCCAAACCTTACCTGATTTTTTGCTAATGCATCAGGTTTTACCGTCGTACAGTCGGCAAATCTTGCAGCATCATAACCGGCGGACGTTCTGCCGTCACCAGCATCAGCAACCAACTTGCCAAACACATTTATACTCTGCTCTTCAAATGGTACTTCTGGCAATTGCAATATTATTGTCTTTAACTCGAAATCGACTTTGTAATGTGTTCCATCAGGGTTGAGAATTTGCCCTCGACGCATTATCAAATTGTCTGGTATGAGAATGTCATTTCGTCCAGGCTCACAGTCCAGATCCACACTCGCCCTGTCAAAACAAGAGAAGAATGAGGGTGGAGAGCAGTCTGGTATCACAACTGATTCGTCAAACGTAAACGCCGCTGGTACAACTCGAACATCACTACTAAACGGCAAAAAGTAATCTTGCCAAAATGGTTGTGCTAGAATTTCATATGTTACACCTGGAAATGGCACTGTGCTAAATATAGGATCATCACCGTCGATACTTGGTGTAGTTATGTATCCATCATAAATCAACTCATATGGATCCAAAGAGCTTGGCGAAACGATATTTTGACCAAGATAACCGTCAAGTCTTATGTATCCATCACAATCAAAATAACCATCATTTCTTCCAATTGATTGCTGGACACGAATATCCATGTGTTGGAACGTAGAACCAACTGGAAACGCATTGATATCTCTATTTACATATTGTGTAATCAAAGATACATCTGTTGATGTAATGTATCCATCACCATCTACATCGGCCCTCAACAACTCTAGTGTGCTGATGTAACCGTCAACTATCTTTTGTTGAGTTGATGCTGAATATACGCTTTCTCCAATAAGCTCTGCCACTCTAGATATATCTGCGTCGTTAATGTATCCATCACCATTTACATCACCATATCCATCCGTACAAGATATGACTTTGAATATCCTGTATTCTTTTGCAGCACAGCCGTTGTTCGGAATGAGCTTGCTTCCAACCAAGTTGTTAGACAATAAATCAGCATCAGGATTAACTACTGTAAACGTATCTCCCTTTGCAAGACCTGGCAAAAGTTGCATCTTTTCCAAATCAGTATTTTGCTTTGGATTGATGTCTTCACCACACCCGATAATCAACGGTTCGGTGGTTTCTCGCAACGTAGCTAAACCAGACTCAGTTACAAAGCTAAAGCTTGGTTCGAATTTTTGCCTAGAGTTAACTGGATTTCCAGTACGTTCGTCTTGCTCTTCAACACTTTCTTCTTGTATAGCCTCAACAACTGCTATATTTAAGATGCCTTCACCGCTATCAACAAAAGCGTTATCATCAAACGAATAATCTATCTCGGCACCAAGATCGTTTTCAATGGTCTTGGAAATTTCCATACCATTACCACAATCATAAGCTTGACCATCAGCCACCTTAGCAGCGTCATCCCAAACCTGGAACCACATATCTTCTTCAACAACATCAACCCATGTACCAGAATATGTCGTAAGTCTACTATTGTCTAATACATCGTTTCCAACACCGGTAAATACCGCTCCCGATGATGCCGCCCCGGCTCGGTTTATGGTAACAGCGTAATATCTATTTGGAACTATTATCGGATTTGTTGTTGAACCCAGTTGCGTATCACTGAAAACGAAATCTACTGGTTGTAGAACATCAGTTAAAACATACCCAAGTGCACGTAACTCCGATTGACTTACACTTATCTGTGCAATTGGGTTTGCAGTTGGATCAAATTCTATTTGTAACTCTGGGCTTATATCTGTTGGACAACTAACACTGGTTTGTAACTCATAAACACTAATTACAAGCTGCCCGGCCCAATTATAACGGTTTTCTACACTAGCAGCATCATCTCTTTGAGCACCCAACAACAGCGTGATTTTTTGAATGTTGTTTGTAACAGCTTGAAATTTTTGTCCAATTTTAGTTGTTACATCTCCAGCTGATAAAATTCTATTTACTTTAACTGTAGTATTTATATCAAGAGAGTCAACACTGTATTCAGAACCTATACCAGTTTGAATGGTATTATACAACGTTACCGATGGATTCGGAACCTTGAAATCTCTAAAGAAAAGGTTTGGCTCCACATCTTGAGCTACCATTATCGGGTCTCTGCTCAGCTGAAAACTTGCAGCTTCACGAATGACTATTCGACCACCTTGATTACGAGAACAATTATTGTTTCCTTTAAAGTCATTGAAAAACAATCCTAAAATTCTTGCATAGTGTTTTCCAGTAACTTGCTTTTCATTTCTATGAAAAACAAATCTATCATATTGGGGATTACCATCAAAGTCTACACCAACTATTAAAACTTTTACACTAAGCCTTCCAAAAACACTACTTCCCGTAAGCTCAACCTCTAGCTGATTGCCAAGACTGTTATCACTTGGCTGTTGGGCCGGTTGAAAGCCGGTACCATCAAAATCACCAGCGGCAAGAGTTGCTGCTTGAATTTGGCTTAAATTATCAGAATCGAATAAAACTGTTTGTATGGGAGTTGAAGGCAATACCCCTGAGCCAAAATGATTATTGATTATAGATGCGTCATTTTGGTTTTTGCTTAGTTGCTCGGTATTCATGTCACCGCGATCAACGCGCTGAGCATCGTGCCACAAAACTTCTGTTGTTGATACTGGTATTCTTTTAGTCATAATTATCTAACTATGTTGATTTCGACCTTTGCATTTGCTGGTTTCAACCTATTTATAGCTGAACGCAATATTTCTTCTGAACGCGGGTTATCTAGAAGTATGCGGAAAGAATCAATGATATTTAAAGTGAAGTTGAATATACCAAAGTTCTCATCTCTTAATATAGCAAAATCATCAACTTTTTCAATCAATCTATCAAAATTGAGCAAAAATGTCGTAAAAGCATCCTCTATGACAGGAAATACTACATTGTTATTGGAAGAGTAATTTGTATCAAATGGTTGACCAGCAATTGTAATCGGATCCCTGGATATGTTGCTGAGACGGAAATTATCCATTCTAGCTTCAGCGACATTCGATCCGGTGAAATCTTGACCAATGTGATATCTAGTCATAGTATCCGTAAAATCAATATTAGTTATCAAGATTTGATTGGTAACTCCAACGGTTGTTTGTCCAAAAATAGCGCCCCCGCCGAAAAGAATTCCGCTTCCAAATGTTAATATTCCGCGCTCTTCTCCATCAACAAACAATCTAATCTGATCCAAATTGTCTGGTCTATTGAATTTGAAAGTGGCACGTACTCTGTGCCACGTATCACGTGGCCAAAACACAGGTGTTCTAACCTGAAACTCTTGTTCGTTGGCGCGAACGTTGAATGCAATGAAACCAGACGAATCTTTCAGTATACTAATCCTGTCTCCCTTTACACCGGTTGGAACATACGCAACTTTTACAGGTGTTCTTTGATAAGGCAATGCTCGCTTCAATATTATCGTTTGTCTATCATCAACAACACTGCCGCCATCAAAGTATTCCTCGCCCTGATTTTGTTCGTCAGACTGCAATCGAACACTTAAAACTTCTCCGATTCTACCAGAAACTTTTACCATTCCTGTCGTAGTACTTACAACCTCTTCCAATACCGAAGCTATAGCGTCAAAGTAGAATCGAGGAACGGGATCGTTATACGTATCAAATCGAGGACTAACCCAGAATTCTATCGTTCCCTCACTACGTGTTGTTAGCGTCCCCTTATTATCAAATGATAATCCTCTATTAACAAAACATATGGATTGATCAAAGTTAGCATTTACACTCGTGCCACTTTGAACATATTCGCGATTTGCAAACTTGTAAAAATCACTATCATTTTCTAGAGGATATTCATCAAAATGAAGCAACATCAATGTATTTTGATTTTTAACAAATGGATTTAGAGACTGGTAGCTAGTGGTAACACTTTCTTCATTAACGCTAAGAGTCTCACCAACTCTCGTATCTGTTAACTGATAATTTGATATTCTCAATTCATCAATAACAGCTTTAGAAGGATGAGACATGGTAAAATCTGTTCCAACATACGCATCTTGGTTAATTGGATCAAATGGAACTTCCAAGTATGCTTGGTAATCAAACTCATAAAAGCCCTCACTTAACGGATATGGATCATTTGTCGTACCAGCTTCGTTGAGGAAAAAGAATCCGTTTTGGAACCCGCTGCGCCCAATGTTTATATTATAAAGCTCATAGGCTGCTCCACTAAATGCCACGCCCGGTGCTGGTGATATTCTAACCGTTGTATTATCAAGCCTATCTTGTATGGTATAAGTTCCAGTGACAGCCGGCGGCGAAGTGATAACCATCAAATTACCAACTTCGCTCAACGGGAAAAATCCGTTCGGGTCGCTAACTACCACACCACCGTTGCCCTCCAGAGAAACACCTTGCTGTGTCTTGTATGCAAAACGAATAACTGGATATGAACTATTACCATTTGGCATAGTTATACTATAAGTCTCTTTAATTTCTACTGCCAAACCAACACTGGAAGTTGACAACGGCTTAGTTGTTACATCAACACCACTAATAGTTAGAAATTTTTCAGTGGTAGTTTGAGATTCAGCTGATGAGAACGTCAACGTCTCACTCGTTGGTCCACCAGCCGTCGTACCATTTATTGTTACTGATGTAGGAGTTGTAAAGTCTACATTTCCACCAGTAACTCTAACGGTAAGCTGTCGCCCTTCAGTCGAGTTTGTTGGTTGAGTTGCGCTCAAACCAGTAGCAACGAACTCTCCAGCGATAATTGAAGAGTTTGCTGGTCCAATTGATGTAAGTGGAAAAACAATCTTCTTGATAGAAACTTCGTCTAAGTTTATCGGCGGAGGCAATGCTGTTTTCAATACGGACTGCGTATTGCCCCATATGTATACATCTTCTCTGCATCTGCGATGATTCAAACCTAGCGTGCGAATGAGAATCTGATCTCCGGTTTCAACATCACCCAAAATGGTTAATACATTTTGGTTCAATGCATTTCTGTTTATGGAATATCCGGGTAGTTCAGCCCGCAATCCAGGCAGTTCCGTCTCTTCCCCACCTCTCAGGTATGAGACTGCAACATTGGTAAACATATCCATGTTTGTTGAAACAATTGATGTAAATGGATTTACACTAAACCTAGCGTCTCCAAGCGTTGCAGGCATTGATGTATCAAGAGTCAATGTTCCTCCACTTACGCTCAAAATAGTATAAGATGTAAATCCTGTTTCCAATATTAAAATTGTATCTCCGGGCGATACGCCCAAAGAAGAAAAATTGAATTCATTGGTAGAGACAACGGCTGAACCTTGAGTTGTACTCAAAGCATCTCCAGTAACAGCATTTTTTGGAACAGTACCAGCAACTATTTCAGGCTTTACAGTTCTGAACCTATCAGATGTAGTACCAATCGGCCTACCTCCATAAAACAATATGTTTGGAACTTCGAAACCGTCTATGTAAAGATGCATTTCATCTCTACGATCTTTGCTGTTGAGTGACCAAGAGACGGCAACGTGATGTTTTTGTCCAGCAAGCCAATCTTGAATATCGGCGCTAACCATGTAGTCTGTACGTCGGGTGTCTTTTTGAACGTAACCACCGCCACGATCCCAAACTCTGAAATTTATATAACCGCGGCCATCTTTAAATACACTGAACCTATTTTTGTCGGATTTATCCGCAAAATCAAACAAGTAGTGAACATCATCTGCCATGAACTGAAGACCATCAAATGAGTAACCCGGCACATAGCCATCTCCAGTTTTGTATCCATCAGGACTGCTTGCATCAGACGCATCGATACTAAAAGAAAAATCAATCTTATCTACACCGGATCTGATGACATCACCAAGCTCAGTTAAACCATCTATAGAGCGAACATGATAAACCTCTCCACTGGAAAGAATTTGACCACTATATGTATAGCCATCTGGTTTATCTTTTGCTAAGACTTTCCACTCAGAAACATCACTATCATAATAAATAAAAAATCCTGTTTCTGTAAATATCTTAGATGGAAGTCCCACCGGGCTCAACTCATCCGTTCTGTTTATCGAAAACTTACCATCAGACAGCGTTGGATTATAGCTTCCAGATCCGATGAAAATATTTGATGCTGAAACAGCATAGCCATCTTTCTTTAAATTGCTAAATGTCAAAGTAGCATCATTATCCAAACCATTCCACTCAGGAATGACCCAGAATTCAAGCGTTCCTTCTTCCAATCTCAAATTGCTAGAAACCGGGAATGTGACTCCATATCCATCTTCTTTAATCAATAAACCATTGTCAAACTTACCAGGAACTAACGCCGGGTCGCCTATGACACGAATTGGCTCTCTATAAAGATAGCTGATACCAAGAGACCATACCTCAAATATGCTCTCTAAAATCTCTGGTTCAATTTTAGTTATACTGCTTACAAGTGTTTCCATTGATGGAATCGTTGGACCATTGATAAATGATTGTAAAATACCTATCAATGCATCTCTGTAACGCTCTCTATTGAGGTTGGTATCAAAAGCCAACACCTCTGGAATACCAGTATAACTTCCAAAGTTTGGTAAAAGTGTATCACGTAGCGCACCAAATCTGTAAGTAACAAAGTATTCATCACCCTCTTCTACACTAGAACTTTGACTAAAATCTAGTGAGTTGTCACCATACTCATATGTTATCAGTATCTCATCTGCAAGATACGTGTAGTCTATATAATATCCACCACGGTCATAATCAACCACTGGCGTAGCAGCACCCGTCAATATGACGGTGTAAATTAAATCTACAACATCACCAGGAGCAGCGCCACTTGCTCCAGATAAAGTAATGGTATTGTCAACTACAGTTTCATAACCATCAATCAACTCTGCACCATCAGAAACCCTAATGGCACTTATCGCCATTCCAATTTTTATTCCAGGACTTATAAAGCTAGTGGTCAGCGTCAGTCCAGCGCCAACAACCAACGTTTCTTGCCTTTGAACACCAGTTCCGTCCAAAGTAATTACATTGCCACTGGTTGTTGTAACATCAGCGAAATTAACCGGCTCAATATTGTTGTTTAAATCATACGCATCGTATAGATGACGAAGAACAAGTATATCATTAGTTACAGTTATTTGATCTGATATAACTTGATACTGCATCGTTTCATCACCGTTCAAAAATCTTTCATTTGAAAGGTTGAATGACGATGGTGTAATTTCATCTTCACCAAAGCTGATATAGTTTAGTCTCAAAGTCGGACCAAGGTTTAGATTTGTGCTATAATAAATATCACTTACAGCAAGTACATGAGGATTGACTGGATTTATTACAGGTTTTTTATAGTTGACAGTTCCAACGTCAAAATTTTGGGATTCTGAAACGCCTACATATACTATTCCATTTCTGTAATCAACTTGGTATTTTCCAACAGTCAACCTATCAGTATTTGTAGTTACGGTTAATAACTGCCAATCATAATATAGTTCTTGTTCGAATATGCCACTCCTGCTAAAACTAACACTACTATTATAGCTGCTTCCTATAACGTCATCCGTAATTGACATTACCCTGTTGTTCAGCAGCTGAATTTCTAGAATGCGAACATTCGAAGAGTTTCTAAACTCACTATTGACAATCAAAGATTCATTTGTAACATTGGTAAAGTTTACACGTTCAGCTGTCTTATCAACAATTTTTGGAGAGTTATTTGATGTGAAATAAACCTTATTATCATTAAACCTAGTAATTCCATACTCTTCGCTGGTTGTTTCATTAAACACCTTGAATGCATTTGTGATTGGACCATTCAAGGTTTGAAGAGAGTTTGTTCCTAAAAGTCTATTTTCAATTCTTTCATTCAATATTTCTTTATGAACTTTTGGCTCAAAATCAGTTCCAGGAACTAACGTATTTTCATATTCATAGTTGATATTAGCCGTTTGTGTGCTTAGATCACGCAAAGGGCTAGAAACAAGCTCGAAGCTTTCGGGGTCATACGTGTAGTCTAAATTTGCAACAAAAGACTTTCGGTATTTATATGTTGCCGCAGGCGGATAGTTTCCAGTTCCTTCTTTTTCAGAAGTTGCTCCGTAAACATATACACGACCGTTATCATAATCAACAGCATATTCACCAATAGCTTTTGGTAACCCTTCGAGCTTAAATGGTATTTCTTTTGTAAATGCTGGATGAGTTGTTAAAAATGGCGTGGTGCTATTTGGATCTAAAAATTCAACGCCGCCAGAAGTTGCAACGTTGCCAGAACTTGTTACCACTGGTGCAAATTCCAAGCTAAAAACATTTAGCAAAGCAGGTGTTGGCTCACGTATGGCCTCCAAAACCTTTGTAACTGAAACACTGTCTTCATCAACAATAATACCAAGATTTTTGTATTCATACGATACAGTCATAGTATCGCCAGCCACGGGTATGCGTGGGAAACCAGGATCGTCTAAAATATCTTCATTTATCTTTATCTGATTGTCATCAAGCAATACAAATGTTGAAGCAAATTTTGTATCATATCTTGGGTTTTTTAGCTGATAACCAAGTGTAGTTATGTCATATTGATAAACATATCCATCAGAGTATTCTATTTGAAGAGATTTTAACTTGGTAATCGGACCGTTATCTACTGTTAAAACAAAACGATCAAAAGTTCCAGCATCACCATCGGCACCGGCCTCCAAATCTTCCGCTGATATGGACACCGTCTGCAATGTAATCGGATCGAATGGGAAACTGTCAAATTGTAAAATTCCATCAATAGTTGCATCAGTTTGAGTTTTGCCCACACGAATAACATCAAATGCACCCTCTTGATTCAAACGATCCGTTGGGCCTCTTCCACGAACCTTTCTTTCATCAGTAACACGTGCGTTGAGATAGCTTTCATTCTTTGTTTGACGAATATCAAACAATGCACGTGAAAAATTCGTGCTCAAAACATTCAAAACAGTTCGAATGAGCGTTCCACGCGCTGGGTTATATGGAGTCTCATTGGGAGAAAGATATGTGATGAGAGTGTTTCTAATAGAGTTCTCAGGCTCTTCCGGTCCTCTTATGAAAAAGACATTTGTCTTTCCATCTTGAAACAGTGTTGAAGTGCCATTTACATTTCTGAACGGTGAACCATCTGTGCTTTGAAATTTGAGCAAATACGCTGCATTTGGTGTCATTGGTTGCGTAGTTATACGCATGATGTTTTCTTGGATATCCAGAGAGATAACCGCAGCATCAGGTACACCAACAGTTTGTGACTCCACAGTCACATTACTTTTGGTTAGAAACGGATCAAGATCGTCTGTAAATGACGCAAAAATAGTTCTGGAGTCCGATGCACCTACTTTTATGACACGCAAATTAGCCATTATCTAGTCTCTACATTAACTGTTACAATATTTGCTTGCAAATATTCATTGTCTTCTGCCTCTATACTTAGTGCACTACCATTTAGACCATTGATATTAAAATATATAACCCTTATACGATCAACACCATCTACAGTATATGCAACTTCTATCAAATCAGATGCATCAACTATAGTTCCAAGATTAGTTGCATTCAAAGCACTAGTAACAGCATCTTGCACATTTTGTTGTACCAAAGTAGAAGAGCTTTCAAATCCCTGTGAAACAACTATATTGAGAGTTGCGTCTACTAAAATTGGAGATGCAGATTTAACCAAAACATCAGAACTTATTGTTCTAACATTTTCAATATTTAAAGTAGTATCCGCTACCAACTTGTTTTCGTTATATCTGATAGATATACGCTCATTGCTTTTTGGAGCAATGTAATCATATGCAACATTATACCTCGTTCCAGCCTGTGGCTGGTTCTGAGCTGTAACGGACAAACTTGCTGTTTGTGAATCGCCACTCGTAAATCCACTAGAAATTGCAATAGTGTCCACAATTGCAAATATATTGTCAGTGTACAATGTTCCAGATTTGCTAAATGAAACGTTTTCACTGGCATCTGTATTTGCTATGTAAAAAGTTACTTGTAACTTGTCACCAACCTCTGGTGTTTCATCTATATTACCTTCAGTTGATGGAAGTGTAAACTCTGTTGTTGATAATGTTGAATCAACAATAGCTTCCTCTTTAACAAACGTATTGTTTCTAAGCTCATAACCTTTGATGTCATAGTCATGATCTACGCTCAAAACATCGTTAGAATCAGTTGCTGTAACTTTACTACAGCTTATTACTCTAACAACTTCATAGTTGGATGATATTGAAGAAGAGCTACTTATGCCTATTGCATTTTTGACGAGTGAAGATAGGTTTTGCGTTAAACCGGCGGTTCCAACAGTAAACACACCGTCAAATACACCGCTAAACGTCGTTCCAGAGACGGTAATTACACCGGCAGAAATGTTACCAGCAATCGTTAATCCGAGTCTGGACGGTGACAATCTCAAGTTTTGTTCAACGACATTGCCACTGAACACGAAAGTATATGGTTGTGTACCGATATTGTTTTGTGACGTTGTATTGAATGCGTTACCGTTTCGCACTGCTGGCAACGCAGGCAAAAGAGTGGTGCTCAAAATTGTTCTTACATTTGCTATATAATTACATTCTACAATGGTGCCAGCAGTAACTGATGCTGATTGACTCAATGTTATAACGTTACCATTAAAACTTCCACTAATACCATCAGAAGTATAAACGTCTTCGGCATTATAAATTACTGTAACTGAATTTCCAACTACGCCGACTGTGTCTGTTGGCAAAAATATGGTTAGACCACTGATACTTCCATCATCATTGCTGGTATCAAATAGTTCTGCACCATCAGACACTTTTTCTATACTAACAACATTCGCAACTGTATTTGATACAACGACAGCCAAACGACCCTGTACCAACGTTACAGTGCTCGCCTCACTTACAAATGTGTTTACGCTTATTACAGATGTAATTGGATGTGTAACAGTAACTGTTTTTTGACTACCATTAACAACAACATTTTGTTGCTCTCTGCGAACAGCATTGTTGAATCCCCAATCAACACTATCAACGGCGCTTCTCGGGTTGGAGCTTTTGTCTATATTATCATAATCAAAGTTAGGATCATATTCCAAGCGCCAAGTATAATCAACCTGCAATGTATCACTAGTTGCTGGTAATGTATTGCCGCTTATGGTAATACGACCAGTTTCATTCAAACTGCCATCACCATCGGGATTTTGGCTGGAGACAACATAACGCTCACCAGTTGTTAGGTTGAAAACACGACTAACTGTAACTACTGGAGAATGGCTCAATTGTATGCTTGTTCTGTCACTACTAGAAACCCTGCTATTTTCATTTACAACAGTAATATCTTGAGTTATAGCTCCAACTCTCGTGACATCAGAGAAAGACAAGGCGTCTTGTCCGTTGAATCTACCCTTTGTTTGTGATTCATTAAAATCTCTTATTCTATCATCAATCCACCTGAGCTTGTCAAAGCCCCATGGGCTTCCTGCAAACGCACCGGTATCACGAACCAATTCGTAGTTTCCCGTCACTCTTCCCAAAATATCAGTGCTCTTTGCTGTGAAATTAGAGCCGCTGCTGGACCCACTAACCTCAATGATGTCGTTAGCCGGTTGATTTGGTAAAACTCCAGTTTGCAAATCATCCAAACGCTTGCGAGCAACAGTTTTACCCTCATCAGCTTCTATTTGTCCCAATACAAAATCGTTTGCTGTATTAGTTGGATCACCAGTGTTACTTTGATCTCTGTAAATATAACTGTCTAATATTTCAACAAGCCTGATACCAAAAATATAAATATCTACTTTTCCACCAGTACCTTCACTTATGATGGTTTGAGTTCCGTCTTCGGCCGTAAATACCTGTGTACCATCACGAGTCATCAAAGGATTACCAGGACCAACAACTATTGCGTCCAGAACAGCATTGTCTTCTCTGGCCTTTTGTCGATAACCCTCTTCTGTTCCTGCCGCAGCACCACCAAAAACGCCTAAAATATTACTACGGAAAGCTGCATCGTCTTGAGCATCAGTGCCACCACCAAAAGAAGATGCATTTGTAACATTGCTGGCTCCAGGGGTGCTGATGGTAGCAAGGGAATATTTGCTAACATTTCCCAATCGACCGATGGCTGTTGCCTCAACCGAAACCTCAACAGCATATTGATCCGTTATTCCAACAAAATCTAAATCGCTTCTAAACTTAGAGGCAGTAGCTCTATAAACATTTATATTATTTGCCGCAACAGTCGTATTTGTTGTTACTGTAAATGTTGCACCATTATTTGCTGTTACGATATCACCACGACTAATTGGAATATCAGCATCTATCTCGTTGAAAGTAACTAAAGCTTGCCCGCTAGCCTTGCTACCCTGTTTTCTACTCTTGCCAAAGTTTGCTCCAAGCCTATCAAGATCGACACCGAGAGCCGTTCTAATTGACTGAGAATCTTTGATGCGCGCCAACTCTTCATACAATCTAGCTATTTGCGCAGATGGGCCATCCACCAGAATATCTCTGGATATGGTTCCAGGCTTCGTATCTAGGCGCGGTTGAGCTGAACGATAGAAATCTAGAGAGCTTAATATAATATCATTTACTTTGCGTATGCGAACCATTTAAAGCCTTGTTAATCCAGGTATTTATATATCATCGATATGCAAAACAATGCATACCACAAGGCTTTTGTCGATAATCAAAGAGAAACTGTAAGATTGGTATTTACCCTGGTAAATGCTTTGCTAAGTACGGTTAGTGTGAGTGAATAAAAACGAGGGTCTACGGTATTTCTTCTAACATCTATGTCTTGTATCGCAGCTATTTGCTCTTGAGGTGTTATTAGAACACCTTTTTTTAACTCTTCTTCTTGAAGACGTTGCAAATTTTCTAAAGAGCCTCGAACTTGATTGGAGGCAACTGCCGCCACGAAACGTTCCTCGAACGCATTTCCAATTAAAGATTTATCAATGGGTGAACCATACCATGGAAAAAATGGATTGGCTCCTATTCTAGTTGTTAATATCTTCAAAACCTCTTGTGTCAATTTCTCTGAATTTTCAACTATGGCTAAATCACCATCTGAACCTATAGCTAAATCACCCTGTTTCAATTTCAAATCAAAACTCATTGTTCCCTCGGAGGCTCGCCACCCTCACCAACAACTGGGTTGGATAGCTGTTTTTCGAATTCACTTTCTGCAAAAGATAGTATGCTGATAACTTGTGATTCGAAACGATCTAAGGCATCAAGACCGCCAAATGCTGGACCACCATCTCTTCGAATTTGTACCTGAGTATTTCTCAAATCAGGATTAAACTCATATAGCCTTTCAAAAGCAGAATTATCTAATAAACTAATCAAAACGTTCAAATCTATGGCCCACAATGCAGTATAAATTGACAAAATGTCTATCAATCCTAGTCCACTTACCTCGCCTGTAATGTATTCAATCGTGGCAAGAGCCTGCGCACCTCTCGTCACGAAGTCATTTCTTTGATCTTTTGCCTCATCTAAATCCGCCTGAAAGTTTTTTTCTACGTTTTCATACATGCTTAGAGCAAATTTTTCAGTTGCAATACGAGCATTTCCCTGTCTTTCAGAGTTTTGCGCTTTGATTGTCAAACTTTGAATTCTTTTTTCTAATTCAGAATTTTTTACCTTATCAATGAGCAATCCGTTAAATGTCAAATCAGATGGAAACTCGGGCCCACGATCGCCAGGCAATGGTGTCCAAGGTATGTTTCTGCTTATATCAAAAATTTCTTCAACAGCATCAACCAGTTTTTTAATTAAACCTTTTATAGTTTTAACAAATTTATTCAACTGAACGATGTCAAACGGCGTAGTGTACAGTCTGTTTACCTGTTGCCCATCAACCTTGTTTTCATCTAGCAAAGCTAACGATAATTGCTTTAACTCTGCTTGTGACAAACCGGTAATATCAGCATTATTATCAAGGCTTAAAATAACTTGCCCAGCAATATTGCTAGCATCTGTTGGAGATTGTCTCAGTCTAAGCCTTAATACGAATTCAATTACCGGCCTGAGAAGTTCTTTATTTTTCTCTATTCTGGTAGCCGCTTCATTCAAAAATGGTTGACAGATAAGTCGTTGCTCTGGCATCACAGTTTCAGCAATAGTTGGATCAACTAAAAATGGTCTCAATATATGAGTTCCACTTTCGAAAAACTTTGTCAATTCATTACCATTCAAATCAGTATATCTGGTTTGAATCTGTTTTCTGTCGGTTAAAGTATACGTCTGAGGATCCAAATCTTGAGGTCCCAAAGCCGTATCTATGATTTGAAATGTAGTTTTTGGAATGAGAGACATCGCAACTGCGAAAATTGAAGCGTCAAGACCGGCCCTTTTGAAATAAGCCTTTCTATTTCTAGCGCTAAACTCTCTTCGTGTTTGTAACTCAGTTACAGCTGTTGGCACACCATTAGCAATTCTAGCATTTGCTATTAGTTCTTTGTCAGTCTGTCTCGGATTGAAACCCGGATTGTAAAAAAGACCATTACTATCCATTACTGGCAAGCCAATCATTCTATAAAAACAATGCGCTCGGCTTTCTTGAGCCTCTGATGGATCAAAACTTGCTCTGTTCAACTCATCACTCAAAGCCTGAGTTATCCCGGTGACAGTAAAGTCATTCCTGCGTACGGAACGAGCTAACAATTGAGCTGGTGCCGCAGCACTCCTGAATTGCTCAATGGGTTTGACATACTTGTCCACGAGAGCTTGAAGATCGAGCTCAATTGTTTGGATATCTTCTATATCGTTTTCTTTTATTTCTTCAGGTAGGGCCATTATGAGCTTCCATCAATTCCGATATCAACCTCATCACGACGCTCCAGACCATTTTCATCAGAAACAGCAGATACTGGAGTGCCAACAAACGTATATGGAACCTTATTTTCTATTATAGTTGTTGGCAAATCATCGTTATCTCGATTGATTATACTACTAAATACCTGATTATCGAATGATACTCCCAAATATCCATCGCCAGGTGTCGGCGATGTAAGCTCTGCAACAAAAGATTCATAGCCGTCAAATGCAAAGTTTGTTATCGTTCCCAGAGATGGATCTCCTACAATCTTAGAAGATAGTGAGTTTTCAACGTCATTTGGAACTCTAAAGCTTAGTGTAGTACCACCAGCATCTTTTAATGTAACTTTAACATTTATAGGATTGTTGATGAATTGAACATCGGTATCCAACTCAATCGTGCTAGAGTAGACATTGGTTCCAGCAGTAACTGCATTTTCATATGTTGTTAACGTTTGTTCTCTCAAATCATTCAAACATGTTTGAAGGTTTGCGCTTTGAGTAGCAACATTTGTTGGTGATACATCACTTCTAATAGAAGCGATAGTATCATTCAAACAATCAACTGTGCCAGCTACATCTGGCAACTCTCCAATTCTGCTCAACACACTAGTAATTTCCAATGTGCTATTGAGAGCAGTGGTCTCGATTTGCAAATCAGGATCACATCCCATCGTAATCAATGCCTCTTGTATGAGCACCGGATGGTTGATTCTCAATGTATAAGAAATATTAGAGATAACATAACCATCATCACTAGAAGGCAATCCAATGCCTGAAGTTAAATGTATGAAATCATTTAGAGTTGCTTGACTGCCACCTACATCGAATGGTGTTGTTTCATCACTTTCATAAACGAGACCACCTTCCAAGCGCAATACTCCGTTTGTTTCTGGAGTGGTGGTGCCATCATAATCAGTAACAGTAAGTGTTGGTTTTCGTATAACAACAACATCTTTGATGAAAAACTCACGACTGCCACCAACCGGATCTGGCAGGTTGAATGTTGCCGGATCAACTGTTAGACGCATATCCAAAATATAAGGTATTCTCTTTACAGTTGCATCAGCATCATAAGTTTGACCTTCAGGCCAAAATATATTATCATCAATTTTTGTTATGATGTCACTAAAGTTATACGTTTGAGTTTCAGCATCAAAGAATTGCCAACTTTCGTTTCGTATTGGCGGCAGTTCGATACCAACTGGTAGCAGTGATACATTGTTATCAATCTCTCGATAGTAAACAAGCTGTCCAAGTGTACCGGTTAAACCATCTGGATTGTTAAAAATGAATGGTGGACACACATCATCTGGACAACACTCGAAATCATCACCGCCAGTGGAACCTTGCTTTCCACACACAGTACGTCCACCGAGATCAGCAAGTGCACTAATAATTGCAAGTATAGCTTGAAACGCAATCAGTATCGCAAACAATTGCTCTATGATGCAAAGAACTTGTGCAATTTTTCTAGCAGCTGCAAGCTGTCTCTCAGAGTCATCAAACAGAACAGCTTCAGATAACAACAGCAAGTTTTCAATGATGTCTTGAATCAAAGCAATGATTTGCTCTATGAGATATTGTATGAGTGCCAATAACAAAAGTAGCAATGCTATAATCATTGCTATCAAAGCTAACCATGGAAAAAGATTAAGAAAGTCTGGTAAGCATCGTTTGAACAAACGACGAAGTGCACGTAACATGCTAAATGGATTCGTTGCTGCACAAAGAATGTCAATGATACAAAGAATGATATTTAGTAATGCTTGAAGAAATCTGTATAAACCGAGGTATGGCGCTAGTTGATTGAACAGACTAGCCAAGGCGTCGAGTACATCTTTTGCAAAATTATCAAAATTTGGACGAAATGGTCCACCGGGGAAATTTGTTAAGAAGTCTTCTATGAGCTGTAAGAGGTCTTCGGGAATTCCATCCGGAAGCTGAACGTCGGGAAATGGTATTTGAATGGGTCCAAAAGGCAAACCAAACCCAGGCACTGCGGGCGGTGGGCCTAGCGCCAAAGGGTTAAGGGTGTTAGCTCCGGGGTCGCACGGCATTTTAATGCCTCCTTCTATTTACACCATCCATTATATTAACTTTAGAGTTAAGAGGTCGTAAATTATCTAAGGCCCAGCATTTTTTAAAATTTTCATCATCCATTGTTTTATATTGTAGATTACTCCGTGGTATAATATGATCAATTTGCCATGTCCATGTTGATGGATCATATATACCCCAATTATCCCAGCTCATCCATGGTTCAAATTGTGCTTCTAAATGCTTTTTAAGTTCATATATAGTATAATCAAGTTTATGTTTTATAGATTCTCTATCTTTTTTAATAGCAGAACGTATTATAACAGAAATACTATGATGAAGTCTCAAACATATATTTGTTTTGCGAGGGTCCGGTCTTCTCATTCTATATTTTCTTTTTCGCTCTCGTTCTTTTACTAAATTTTCTGGCTTTTTACGGTCTTTTCTTTGCTTTTCAAGAATTTTTTTCTTATTTTTTAAATAAGTTTTTCTTCTATATATAGAAGAAGCATCTGGATTATTTTCATGAAATTTTTTTTGAGATAAACGTCTTGATTTGTTGCTACAATTTAAACACATGTTTGCACGTTTAAAACTAAAGCATTTTAAGTTTTTTATGCTATTACATTTTTTACAAAATTTATGAAATAGATATTCGTCATCTGATGGTATATAATTTTCTCCATAAAGCTTTTTGCATTGCTTTTTATATTTTAATTTCATCTTATTTAAGTGAGCAATGCGTTCATTATGTTTTCTTTTTTTGTACCTGCAACTATCGCATCTATATGTTAATTTTTTTCTTGAAAAGAAATTAAAACAAATATTACAAACCTTAAACTTTAGATAATCATAATCTGATGGAACATAGTTTGGTTTAAACTTTTTACAATCTTCACGAAAACGTTGACGAATTTTGCGTTCATTTCGGTTCATACATTACCAATATATCAAATAGTCTTCGTTCCTTCACGCTTAATCCATCTCTTGCCATACATATAAATACCTTCAGCGTCAAATATCATATCACCCAAAGCTGTAAACTTCATATCCTGTGCTGAGAAAATATCCAAACGACCAGACGATGCTATAGACACTCCGGTTTTATCTATTCTTACAATGTGCATCTGAGCATTATTTACAACTCTTATATCTAAAACACCATCTTTAACACCATTGTTCAAATTCTGAAATCTGGAATCGTTTGATACGGTGGTTCCACCTATTTGAACCAATATATCTCCATCAAAACGAGCCGCCAAGCTTCTATCAAAAACATCTCTGCCAACGTTTGCAACGATACCTCCAGCCGTATCGAACCACAAAGACTGTCGATCAACCGTGTTTGCACCAACATTACAACTAATCATTCCATCAAAATTAATTGTTCCACTTCTACCACCAGCATTTGCGTTTGGACCAGAGACGGTGATGTTTGGAGTTACAACGTCTCCAGGTGGTGGAATCAATGAAGTGTCATTCAACAAACTATCTGCATAAACCTGAACAGGTAGAAGATCATCACCTTCCAAGCTTCTATTGTGAATTTGTAAAGTATCTTGTAAGTTATGATAAGCAGTACCAAGTTTTATTGGTGTATCCGTGATACGATCAACAGGAGCTGCAAAACCTTCTAAAGCCTGATCATCGCCCGTCAAACTTACAACTCCAACACCATAACTTTCCAAAAAAATATCAGTTTCGGTACTATTTCTAACAAAATTTCTAGGGTCTGTATCATCTTCAAATGCTTTTAACGTACTATAATTTTCATAACGTGTTAACAAACCAACATTGCCCGTCTCGCTTGACGCTGGAACATTGAGCTTGAACTGACCTTCCTTATCTACATCGAATGATAATCTACTTCTGTCTCTAGCGTAATCTATCAGAGAGTCTGATTCCGGGAAATAACTTCCTCTGCTTGGAACTTCGCTCTTTCTTGCATTCAATTCAAAATGATAAGCAATGCTCTTTCGCGTTTGCGCAAGCAAATTGACAAATGTTGCCGATTGGTTTTCAGCATTGGACTTTAAATTCAATTCATCAATCAAACCGTTGGGCAGTTTGTTTCTGTTGATATCCAAAATGTTTCCATAAATATCAACAACTGTTCCAGCTATCCTTTCCATCAGTTGATTTGGCTCAACCAAAGAAAGACTCAAAGCATCAGCCCTGCTATCACGCCTTTTAAACGTTTCACTTATATCTGGTGGAATATTTGTATCGTATTCAACTGCCTCTTCACTATCGGTTGTATAGCCATAACTAAAAGAGTACTCATAAACAACTTTTCTGCTTTCGATGAAAGGTGGGTTTCTTATAAATGCTGGTCCTGCTGCTGTAACAGGATCCAACCCTATAGTTGTTAAAGACGAATCATAAGAGTGTGATGTAAGAGCTGAACCTGAAATATCTCTTAGGCTATTGGAACCTTTGTCTCTTTTTACCGGTCCTTCAATTTTTCTAGATGCATCAGTAAATGCAAAACTTTGCTTGAACTTGTATGAATAAATACTACGTTTAGAAACTGGTGTTGTAGGATCAGCATGAACGAAATCAACAGGAGACCCAAACTGGATTCCAATGTTGGGGTCAAGTAAATGCCTTACATTATTTTTTACCTGTGAAACATATCTACCAGGCTTCAGGGAGGATAAAATGTTTTTAGATGTTGAAAAACCACTATCTGGTGTGTTACGATTTCCAAATGCACCATCGCTTGGAACATAATTTAAAACAGTCCACCTGCCACCCGTAGCTAGTACAGCCCAAACAGTACTTCCTCTAGCTGGACAACCGCCGGCCCATTCTCCATTTGGACCCGTCCACGCCGCGGGAATTTCAACCTCTATATCACGAAAAGTTTGTTTATCACTTTTTGCAAGATTGAGTTTGATATTCATCGTGCCGCGATTGAGGTTGACACCAGTTACGGTGCCCTCGCGGGCAAATCCCGGAATGGGACCGACGCTAAAACTGTCAGAATCATATGCCATTATGTATCAGCTCTATTCTTTCTAGCATCGTCAATCTGCTCTTGAATGCCTTGCTCATATTCAGACAAAGCGCTTTGTCCCGGAGCACGTGTCTCAGGAGTATCTATAACACTTTCAAATGTAATCCATAAATCGATAACATGTCTCGACAAAATTTCATCCTGAGCCCTGGATGGTTGACCAGGAAAATCAAAAGAACCAGGGGCAGCGTTCGATCGTAAAAGTTTTCTTACAGAGTTCCAAGCAGTGCTCGAAGGACTTCTTTCGCCATTTTCAGATATGTTCACAGTAACAACAGAAGCCTCTCCATCGTTGATTCCAAATGATCCTTGAGACTCATCTTTCTTTTCCGGCATCAATTGTATACCAGGATTTATAGCTTTTTGTTCAGGATTTTTCAACCACTCTATAACTGACTCAGCGGTGTCTACCAAAGCATCATTTGAAACTCCAGTAACATTTCCGCTATAATAAACCCTCAACTCCAACTTTGGTTGAACATTTCTAAAACCAACAGGGTTTAGTGCGCCACTAACACTAAGAAGTAAATTGTTTAAAACAGTTTGATTTTGTTGTCCAGCTGTACCATTGAGCAACTGATCAATACCAGCATCTTGTGTTGGATGATTGTCAAATATCAAAGATCCGATTGGTATATCACAATTTGCATGATCAAATCTAGAATTTCTAAAGTATCCAAAAGATTCTCTACTATTATACAATATTTTTCCAACGATATCCAATATAGTTGGAATATATATTCCAGGTTTGTGACCATATTTTAGTGTCAATGTTGTTGTATAAAATGAATTCCAGCCAAAGTTATGAGCAACGTCAGTTACATAGAACAACATATCTTCATCTTCTATATAAACAACATCTCCAGGCTGATAGTATTCATTGCCAGCAACTGTTATGCTTCCCTGTATAACATTTTTTCTAGCTAAATTAAGCAGATAAACAGCATATGGTGCACATTGTGTATCTGGGTTGTTGAAGAACGGGGCAGCAACGCTTTTCTCTGATCTAAACCCATACATGCGCCACATATCATAATCAACAGCAAATGCACTTACAACTGCATTTCCTCCACCATTTGTCAATCTCAAGTTGGTTGGTGCATCTACGAAACCTTCACCAAACAATCCATTAACCTCAACCAATGTAAACGGAGGCGCAACCTCTTCAGTTTGATACCTAACTATATCTCTATCTTTAATTACATAGCGTTGACCACTACCAGGACCCAGGTCATCAATATCCTCATCCTCAATCATGTGTTCGATGATTGATGGTATTTCCTTGTTACGAAATAGGTTTGGAAACAATGCAGCTGTCGCACCCTTGTTTCCCTCGTTTAAAAGAACCCCTTCGCTCAAGTTTTTTATTGCATTCGATGCGCTTAATAAAAGCTTTTGTCTTTCAGCTATATAATTTGCAATTTCATTTACCAACTTCAAAGAATCTAATTGACTTATTTGATTTATTCTTCTAAATCTATCATCTGATATGAGGTCGCGCTCAGATTTTGCCCTTACACCTTTAAATCTTTCCAATCGCTTTCTAATATCATAAATTCTATTTTCAGCATTTTGAGAACGAGCCGCTTGAAAATTGACATTTGCTAATGCATTTTCTCTTGAAACAGTTGTAAATAAAGAGTTTGGTCTCAATGCATTGTTAATCGTTGTAGCAGCTGCTTTCAACGGACCATTTACTAGCTCTTCACTGAACTCTGGTTTGGATTGCTGCAACATGTTTTTGAAACCCTTTTCACCAAATCTCCCAGTTGCCTCATCAGTAGTAAAATTGAAAGAGCCAACTGAGTTTTGTCCCGAACCACGTATGAATTGTTCTATCGCTGAATCACCTATTATGCCAAGCACGGTTGCCCTAAGTCTTATCTCATCTTCAACAATTTCAATTTGATTTGTTACACCTTGAAGCTGATTGAAAAATAGACTTTCTAAAAATTGTGGAAATACTTGAACGCCAGACTGAGCCTTTTGTTGAAACATGTTATAGAAAACGCTACTCGGCATTCTATTATACTGAGGTGGACGAACCTCTATATGACCCTGTGTATTGGCAAATACCTCGAGACCCAAAATATCCGCTACCTGTTGTATCTGAGCAGATGGTGTTGTGTAATCACTTTCAAACAATTTTAGAGCGTTGGATAGTCCACGACTAAACGCCTGTATATCACCATTGTTATCATACTGGTCATCAATGATCAAAAAGTTTTGATCTATATTTGCCTTTGTTTGCCACAACCTTCTTCTGGTCAAACCATCAATCTTATCTCTGAATTCTTTTTTATCTTTTCTTCTTTGTTCCTCACTCGTACTATTTTCATTTCCATCAGTGAAACTTGGGTTGAGCGAAATATCATCACCAATGAGAGATATCTGACCTTCTGGTTTTGATGCAAGAATGTTATCCGATTGAATCTGTAAATCGGATCGAGAAAGCTCGATTTCTATGTGTAACTCATTGATTCTATTACGTATATTGATATCATCAGTGCTAACGGTCGTACCATCGGGTTGAGGCTGTACTTGGTTATTCGAGTCGCGAGGAGCTGCTGGATTATCTCTAGCAAAAGAAAAATTTCGCAAAGCAAGCTGATCCATCAGTTTAGCTCTTTCTAACTGAAGTTGTTTTATTCTTGTATTCTTGTTTACAAAATCAGCTTGTTCATATCTCAAAAACTTCTCTGCTGCTGAATCCAATACCATTTTTTTGAATGGTACAAAGTTACCCCAAATTGCATTTCTTCTCGTCAAGTCATCGGTCAACGCATCTAAATATGTTCTGGAAAGATCATCGCCACTGGCTCCCGATGCAAGTGGCCCATTTACATTTGCAATGGCTGATTTCAAAAATGAGTTGAAATTATATGGCTGTCCTGTAATGAGCAAACTCAAAACATTGATTACATCTTGTCCTGCAAATGGACTGTCAGTAAGCAAAGGTGTTCTCTCATCCAGCACACTACTATCCGGTGATACACGATCTGTTTTGGTTATAGCCTGAATACCCTCTTTCCATCTATAAACCAATCCATCTGGATTGGCAATTATGTTTCTAAATTTGCCACCGCTTTCTAGTTCGACATTTTGAGTACGATATGCTGCATCACTAATACGATTGCCTCGCAATCTAGTTGTCTTGAACCTTACAGCTTCACTATTTAATAATATTTTGTTTTCATCCAAAAGCTCTGGGAATTGACCCTGTTGAATATCAGTTACAACTGAACCCGTTGCCGCATCAAAAGATAGTTTAAATGGTGTCAAAGGATCATATAATGTTCCATTAAACACATCTAAAGCTGGACGTATGTTGATTTGACTTTTATTCAAATACCCAGAGTTATCTTCACAGGATATATTAACCATATACTTGCCATCATCATAACCACCAGAAGCACTTTTTACCAAGCCAACAAATACAGCCGTCCCAGCTGGTTGCTTGGTAAAATCGTTTCTAAACAATCTCCACAACCAAGGTGGAAAGTCAGCTCCGGCTAACAGCGTTCGTTCTATATCTTCATAGCTATTACCACCATTATCACTAGCTCCACTAAGATTTTGTAAACTTGTGTTGATGTTGTTGACCAAACTATCAAGTTTGTTTCCAAGACTTTGGCCACGACTTTCAAACTCGAAGCCGCGTGTTATCTTATCATCCGGCTGACTTTTTGTGCTGATGAATATATTGACGATATCCATCGGCTGTATCGCCCTTTTACCAGAAAAGTGCAGTCTAAGCTTTTGACGAACATGATTGGTTTCACCTTTGAACTCTTTTATTTGAGTGTCGCTAGTCTCTCTAAAACCTAAAATTAAAAACAAATTGCTTATGATGTCTTTAAATAGACGAGCTTCAGACGAAGACAAAGCTTCGTTTCCTAAACGTTCACTTGGTGAAACATCAGCGGAGTCAATTTCAACACTGCTTCCCAACCCAACCAAACCAGAATTATATTGAAAACGTATCTCGCGTCCTTCGGCTTCAACAATTGCACGCACTCTTTTTGAAATCAAAGTTTTAGGACTTACAACAAATCTAACAGGACTTGCACCCCGATTTTGTCTTTCAGTATTTAGACGATTTTTTAGTCTGTCTATTAGCCTCTGTGTTTCTTGTTCGGTGAATCTACCAAATGCACTATTCTCAAAAAAATTCGTTGCATCATTTATCGCAATATCAATATCATCATCTGTTATTGAAAGGATTTTATATGGGTCTTCTATTGAAAAAGAAGCGGTTCCTGCGCCAAATTCCGTAGACGCTTTCGTGCTGACGTTGGTAACTAATGTCAACTCGATAACTCCCGTACCCTCGCCCGTTTCACTCATAAACGGTGTTTGGTCATCAATAACCCAATTAGTCTGTTCAGATGCGGTTGAAAATCTAGTTACTTGTCTAATTCGTTGAATATTGGAGCGCGTTTCTGGTGAAAGTAAATTGCTCAGCGCTGGTATCTGCTCTAATTGAGCAATACCAGATAAAAGTTCTGGAAACAAATAAGAATTGACCTGTCCGGTTTCTTTAGCAACATGTTCTATTTTTGTTAGTTTTTCATAAATATTTAAAGCTCTACATTTATTTTGAAATAACCTTTTTGCAGCTCTGTAAAATAACTGCTCGTCATCGCTAAGCAAATCCAATCTAAAGTTTTCAATTAAAGATGAGAACATTCTCTTCTTTATCACAACAGTCATGTCTGGATTTTGCCATAAAATTTCCCTGAAACGTGGGCGGACGTTTCTTACGAAACCATCTATAACATATGATCTATGAGCAGATTGATCAAATTTGTTAGCAAAATCACCCAGTAAACCAAAATTTACCGTTCTACCATCATCAGTTGTATTTAAAGATGAAGTTGTATTCTCTCCAAACCCCAACTGCTCATTTACTATATTTCCAAGATCATTTAAAAAACTCATGTTTATAACTTATATTAGAAAATGGAACTGATTACACTACCGGCTCCAAACGGGTCTTTGATAAAATCAGTACCTGTATCAAAGGTATCTCTTAATGATATACCATCATTTTCTTGAGATGGTGGCGAGACCACTGGACCATTTCTACCCTCATCAACATAACTATAAGGAACTCCGAATGATGGATCCGAATTGCTTGGACCATTGACCGCACTTCTGTGCCATGGAAAGAAGTTGAGTCTCAAACCACGACGCTGCGTTACTCTAAAATTCATAGTATAATCAAATAAACCTATCTTTTCTGCGCTCTCCTCGACAGTAAAATCTGTAAAAAATCCTCTAAATACCCAACCAGACCAGTATAATTCAACACTAAAAGCAAGAGATGCTAAAGTTGGTTGCTGTCTTGTTAAGGCTGACGAACCGGTTTCAATCGCATTTCCAACCAAATCAGTAAACGTATTTCCAGCATCGTTCAACAAACCACCAAGATCAGAACTTCCAAAAACAGAAAATTGATCATTAACTTCTCGATCTCTTTGAGATGCCAATGCCAACGCATACGGATCATATGCAATTTGCTCGGCTCTATAAATATCCTCCAGAACATTTATGCCTTCAATACTACTACTACCGGTAGTACCGCGAATGGATAAGTTGGTCAACGCTTCGCCCCAATACTGAACAACGTATCCGCCTTTTGTACGTTGTTCTGATAAATCTTTTTTTAATTGATATGTTACATTTTGAGGGTTGATAAACATTTCAACGATGCCCGTCTCTGGAACGAACCACCTCATCATATTTCTTTTATAAATACCCGCTCGCTCATTTGGAATCTGAGCCTGTCTCGTAGAGTTACCGTTCTGAGCCGGCAATACGGGCGCACCAAAACCGCTGGAACCACGATTTGACGTTCCCTTTACTACGCTTCCTGCAAAATCAAATAAATCGCCAGGTTCTGTTGGAAAAGATACCATAATACTATACGAAAATCAGCCCATCAGCGTGGAGCGCCGGCACCGGGGTTTCTACTAAAGTATTCTGATAAAGCTTTTCTTGCCCTTGCATCTGCAATCTTTCCAACACCTTCTGCGTCTATTGTCACTTTCATATTCAAAAAAACTTCTTCCTGTCCAGCCGCTGTTGTTCCACGAGCGGCTTGTTCACGCTCAGCTTCGAGAGGGCGTGGTGCAAATGTTTTGCCCGGCGCAGTTGGCTTTCCAGCTGGACGCAATCGTGGTGGCTCAACAACACCACCTGGCTCTGACGTTGGTTTATCACGTTTTTCATGTGCTTTTTTCAAGGTTTCATCCATGAATGAAACACTTTCCATCAACTTGCTTCTTTTATCTACAAGTTCTTTTGGAACATCCTTACCACTACTTGAAAGCTTTTGTATTTCCAGATTTATCTTTTCTAATTCTTCGTGTGCAGGTTCATAAACATTTTTCATGAATGATCTAAAAAGTTTAGAATTTGCCAATAGATCAGAGCCAATCATTTTTGCAAATTTCTTTGACTCTTCTAAAATATCTTTAGCGCTTGGAGCCGTTGCTAATCTTTGACCAGCCGTACCGGATGCCCCACCCTCAACTCTAAACTCACCAATGCCTTCACCTGCCGCGTCTTCTCTGCCAGCCATCATTCTCTGCTCGATACTAGCCGCAATCTCACCCCTGCCCGCTGTACCGAGCCCCGTACGCAAGTCTTGCAGCGCAATCTCGGACTGAATTCTTGCCTCTTTCAATGCTAGATTTTGCAATCTAATTGACTCATTCATCTGAGAATGTTGAACCTTATCTCCTTGCTCGATTGCCGTTTGAATTGCTTCGTCGCCAGTTTTAACTTCTTCCATCGGCGCTGTTTCACCACGCTGCATCGCCTCTAATATTCTATAAGCCTCTTGATCTGTTGAGGCAATTCCTGCAACATCTTTTAAAAATGTAACTTGTTTCATGAACTCGCCAGCAAGATCAGGGCTTTCTGCCGCCTGATCGAGTGTTAAAACTGGTCCACCAAACCTACTCTTCATTGCCTCTTCAACACGAGCATAAACCTCATCTAATTTTCCTTGCTGCAACATCAAATCTAATTGAAAACCACCAGCCAAACCACCCGGACCACCAGATGCACCACTAATAAATGCTTTCCTAGCAATATCCATTCTTTCAATGCCACGTGTAATTCCCTGAACCATTTCAGCAACAGCTTGAGGTCCGAGTCCGCTACCGTCAAAAGCTCTAGAAAAGTCTCCCATCAATACGGTTGCTGCACGAGTATTATCTCCAAATACCTTGAAACTTTCAGCAATTGACGTTACACTTTGTCTCATGATATCCAAAGGAACATCTGCTTCATCAGCCGCAACACCAACCTCTGCTAAAAATTCAACAGCTCCTTTTCCAGTTACACCCAACTGACGATATGCAAAATTCAACATCTCAACAACATCTCGTTGAGACTGGCCGGTTCCAGTTGCAACAGTCATGACAGCGTCCAAGTCGCGCATGGTGGTTGCTGCGCCACCGCCAACATCAATAGTTTTTGACAAGAAACCTGGGATGTTTAAAAGCTGACTTGCCCAACTCGCCGTCGTTGTACTCAATTTACCAGTAGATACGGATACGTCTTCTATGATTCTATTGTATGCTGCCATTTGGTCAAACATACCACGGCGTAAATCATCACCGGCCGCACCCAATAGCTCGCTAAATTGACCAGCTTGTGCACTAGCCATGAACAATGTTTGTTCGAGGTTTTGAGCCTGATCAGCAGACTTAGCGGCATCATTGATAAAATCTGCAATCCAGCGTGTTGCACCAAATTTTTCTAATATGGTTGTAGCGGTTGAAAAACTATCAGATATACTTAGACCTGCATCAGATCCCGCTGAACCCAAATCACCAAACAACGATATATTGCGTGGTAATATTTTGGCAAAACGCTCGAGCATGAGAGCGCCACGAAGTCCGAAAGAATCAAGCGAATCTTCTGTTAAAAAACTTTGAAGCTTTTCAAAACTGGATGATGCAGTATTTATAGATTTTGAAATATTTGATAAAAAATTATCAAACGAACCTGTCATACTGGTTATTGAACCAGCAGCATCGATTGCAGAAGCGCCCAAATTTCTGATGTTATTGGCAACATTCAGAATTTTATCAGCTACGTCCTCTGAAACACCAGCGGTTTCCAAGACTTGTTTTAGTTCTTCAATCGTAAGTGCCATTTAATAACTCATTTTATGATACGGCGCTGCCTTCTCTTTCTCCTATGTTTATTCGTATTTATGCTTGGATTTTCACGATTGAACTTCTTGACATATTCATATGATTGCTCAAACTCTTCGTCTGTAGAATAATGGTCAGGATTTTCACGTTTGACCATCTTATTTGCCATTTCTGGATTGGTAAACGAACCAATCAAGATTGCTTGATGTCTCAAAGCTTCATGATGTCTTTTTTCTTTATTTAGCCATCCTTCATAAAGCCATAGTTTTATGAATGGATCCATTTCCTCAAACAATGGATCATCCGGCAATACATTCCATTTTTCACATAAATGATATAAAAACTGATGCTCAGGATCGTTAGCTACTTTTGTTCATCTGCTGAGCAACCTCCTTGGCATCCTCAGCCGTTTCAATTCCGAAACGTTTTTTATTATCACTTACCATTTTTTGATACTCATTCATCAAATAAGTACAAACGGTTTCATCTAATTCATTGATAAACATGAAGCGAGCATTGAATGTGTCTTGAACATCACCAATGCCTAAAACATCATCAACGTCTACACCATCTATCTTTTCTATAGAAAATGCAAGTGCAAGAGCGCGAATATCATAAATTTGAGAAGCATCTCCGCTGTTAGCAATCTCTGTTGATTTTTTAGCCAATGCTTTTGACTCTTTACTTTTTAAAGTCTTCAAAGTAAATGTTATTACTTGATCCCCAGTATTAACTGGAACATTCTTCGTCATACGACCGATACCAGTCAACATCTCAATACGTTGTTTAACATCAGGTGTCGCAACTTTATCTTGCATCACCTTGTTGCGTCTCATCGCATTGAATTCTTCCGGTGTATGTTCAACTGCACCTTCTGGAATAGAAGCTTGTTGCTGAGCATGTACAGCACGCGCTGCATGACGATCAGCAATCATTTGTTTCAACTCAGCATCCGAAATTTCAGTTTCATCGCTTACAGTAAATGTTCTCTGGCCGCCGCCCTCGAAAGAGCGGCCACCAATATCACTTTCTATTTTTCCCATATTAAACTATATATCAACTAGATTATGCTTCGTTAATTGCAACCAACAGACCAGCAGCATCCAAAGCACCACGACGGTCTCCACGGTCAGCTGCCAACTCGAATGGGTTGACTGTCTGAAGCGGTAGGTTACGAGCACCATTAACGTTGGTAACTGCGTTGTTGTTGTTAATTTGAGAGTAAATAGTTTCTGCTTCCCAATCCATATTTTCGATAATTACAAAATCATCTGCGCTATATGTATAACTTATTTTACTAATCCATACATTTTTAATAGTAGTTATCAAAACTGTGTTAGGATCACTCGACGCAAAAATATCTTTAATTACGATATTAAATGGTATTCTTTGGGCAGCAACATGAATGAATGGTCTGCTAAATGCCGCAGCAATTCTCAAGTTATCATATCTAACACGTTGACAACTTCCACCTATATTTGTAGATTTACTTGGTACGGAGTCAATATGGCCGTCAGTACTAACCTCATCTATTTGAGTAATCGTTCGACTTTCATCAACACTCAATGATTTGATTGCTCCAACGGGATTACCATCAACCTCGATGATTATATTAGTGCTGACAGAAGTACCAGTGCGGTTTCTACCGTCCTGATCCTCAATAATTGATTGTGTATTTGGTGCTACCATTTGTTACCTTTTTATCCTTATCCGAAGAATCCAAAATCAACGCGGATATAAATCCAGTTCACTGGGAACACCGGCTGTACACCAACTCTAATGTTCCATTGACGAGGCTCAGATGAATCCTGTACAACAACCAAGTCTCGATAATCTGTAATCAAACGCCTAGAGAGAAATGCTTGCATAGCATCAACAGCACGTGCATAAAGCGTTGACTGGAACGTTGGACTCTCAGGTTGACCAATGAACCCTCTAAATGTATTTCTCAGGTCTCGAGCAATGGCGTCTCTGATAAATACAACACTAATTTCCTCTTCTTCCGCAAAACCACTTGTTGTAGTTGTCTTGCCCCAGATAACCCTACCACCACCAATTACCGGTTGTAGCAAAGTAATTCCAGCTGCTGTGATATTCTCAACAGTTATTGGAGCAAACAATTTATCTCTCAAAATTGTAAACCCAGACAGCGTTTTGTTCGTCAATGGCAAGTTGATTTGGCTCTTGCCACTAAACCAACCAGCTGCCGCTGCTGCTAGATAGAAGCCGTCAATCAATTCTTGACTCGACCCAACCTGAACAACGATTTGGTCCGGATAGAAGTAAACAACCCTAAATGAATCGCCAAATGCATCCTGCACACCATAATCGGCCAAGTCTTCGATGCTTCCGCTTAAAATCTCTTCAACATCGTCTCCCTGGATTCCCTCCAAAATTCCGATATCTTCTACAGCCGCTGGCTCGGTTCCAATAACATTGGCCGGGGTCAATCCGCTAATTGCTCCAATGAACAACAAACGCTCACGCTTCTGCTTGATTTGACTCATCTTCTCAACGTGAATTTTTCCATTTTGGAAGATTACGCTAATTGTCTGCTTTGGAAGCGGAACAATCATGCTTGTTTCAATCTTCTCAGCAGATGCGTATGCGTTGGTCCAACCAGCATCAAAGAAATCAGCATCTTTGTTATCAACAACAGTTGCGCGAAGTGACTGACCAAGGCTCAACGCCAAGTCATCTGTAAACAATATTCTTGCACTTGTTGCAACACTGTCCAATACCTCGAACTCAACTGAACTTTCGGTGACAAATCCTCCAGCATCACTGATGGTCAACACACCGTTGGAAATAGACACAATACTATAAGTTCCATCATTTCCAGAGCCAGAATTTTTAATGCGAATGCTTCTGGTACCACTCAAATCATCAATACCAAATGCAACCGTTGCACTACTCAATGTAGCAGTGGTACCAGTTACAGATGTCAATACTCCATCATTTGCACTCTTTACAACAGCATCATCCAAGATAACTGTATAAGAATACGAATATGATGGACCAAAAATGAAGCTTGATGGGCTGGAAGTAATAGCCGGATCATAAAAGTCAACTTTGTTTGGTAATATTTGACTTTCTACACCAGTAACAGGATCTGTTACGAAGAAGTTGATTCGAGAATCAACATCCGGTGTGACATTGAGTGGAAGATTGAATGTCAAATCTTCTTCATCATCTTCACCATTTGCGCTGGTAACGAGAGTATATGAAACACGTCTCGGCAAAGCTGGTGCAGCTTGAATCGCCCAAACGCCGGGAGTCCCGTTTGCAAAGGCAAGTTGAGCACCAAGTGCCAAAGTATTGTCCAAAGAAGCTCTACCGTGTTTTGCAGCAAGAACATTAACATCTGTAAAAAACTCTGGATCATCTATATCAGTGCTTGCTATGTAACGCACTGTAAGACTATCACCTTCTACCAATGCACCGTCATCAGTTTCGATGATGAAAGTATCACCTTCTCTAAAAGCAACAGAGCCTTCTCCAATTGAGAACTGTAATATTCCATTGCTAGTTAGTGTACCATTTGACTGCCAAGTAATTTGATTACCATATCCATCTAAAATTACACCACTAACACTGCCACGAACTGTAAAAATTGCATAGCCATCAATTGGATTTCCATATCCGTCACGCCTAACGGTTGAACATCTAACCGTCCATGTTTCAGCTGGAGCATTGTTGTCAACCAATGTTAGGTTTGATATGGTGCCGTCACCAACATTAGAACCACTAGCTCTGAAATATTCACCACCTTGATCTACGAGGTGTGCTCTCTGAAGCTCAATATGACCAGTTGATATTTCAACTCTCGCGTCGAATCTACCATCAAATGAATTGGAGTTTATCGAGTCTTCTAAAAGATTTAACTCGATACCATTTTTGAACAAACGTGTTCTATTTGATATCAAAGGAAAAACACTTGTGGCAAAGTGACGACCATCAGAGCCATTTGTTGATGTGTAAGATGGATTCAAACCGTCGTTACCACCACCAACTGCATCTAGAACCAAAGTTTCTTCTCGAAGACCTTCACCCATGATTGCTGCGGTTCGTGAGCCGCTCGGAATACTTGCGCCTTGACTCAGAGTATCAACCTGAACAACTGATTGAGGTACTGCGTTACCTGCGCCTGGAAAGTTAGCTGCCATTTATAATCCTATTGAATTTGTAAAATGATTTCATTTAAGATGTTGAATTATTACCTTTACAAGCAATAACCCTTTCATATAGTTATAGGCTTTTATGCCTCTACCTCCACTATAGACTCTTGTAGATTTACGATTGTATTTATACTTATATTTGGAGCAAATACTGGCGGCTCTTCCTTCAAATTTCCAAAATCTACACATATATTTATAGCATCAACAACGCTTTCTACTGGTATTTCCACTCTCCACTCACTTCTCACCTGTAAATTAACTGTCTGTTTGTGAAGTTTTTCATTGCCGCGGTCCTCTGTCTCGGTGCTGCTGCTAAGCGAAACCCCCTTTATCAACAATCCGGAACGCAACATTTCGTCATGACGAAGGTGTGCCATTATCAAAGATGTTAATTCTGCTAAATCATCTCTGGCTCTAATTCCCCTGGCGTAAACATCAATGGCAAATGAACCATCCCACGCTCCGGCAAACACATAATGTGTGGGCGTGGTCATGACGGTTTTGTTGCCGTACCCGTCAACAAAAAATGTTGTCCCATATTTGACAGTTTCACGGTTTCTATTGAAAGAAATCGGATTATATGTACTGCCAGTATTTCTTACTATGAGCGCTGGATAAAAAACCACATCATTACGATATACTTCGCCTATATAAACGCGCGTTGTAGTATCATCTTCTATACCAGCATCAGACGGTAAATCAGTATGATCTGGGGTTAAAGGAAATCCCCACGGATCTTTTACATAGTGATAGTATGAATCTTTACTAAACTCATCCCTCAACAAACCAATAATCAACTCTTTTGGATATGTCAGTTGAGTATTTTGAACTATGTTATTTAGTAAATAAAGATCAGATTTATATTTATTACCAGTGGCTACCACATAAGTTTACAATTTTATTCCAAGAACCGGCCGGCGTGGCAATTACATTATGGTGATACCAGATTACATTCTTTTACATTTCGCAGACATTTGATGACACAAATTACAATCTTTTACATTTGAGTACATCAAATTACAAAAATCGCTATCAGCCAGCGGGCCAGCTGGATATATTCCTTTTCTGACAAGCTTCGCTCACTTCGTTCGCTCAGCTCGAGTTGAGAAACAAATATGAGTAACTACACAGTAATACTGCTACGAAGCGAACGCAGTGAGCTGAGTAGCTGGTAGCTTTTCAAGAAAATATTATGGGAAATCTTGATGTCGTGGCCCGCGCCCGAATATGATAAATACTTTTATTACCAACGACAAGTTACTATAAACTGATAAACAAATCCCCTAAATGTGATAGCTTGATCGCCATCAGCTGTAAACACAAGCTCGTTATTTTCAGCCGTCCAGGTCTGGGTCAAAGATGACAACGTTACCGTATGATCCGTATTGTCAAAAGAATCAGCTACTGAATCAACGGGCACTCCATCAAACTCTCTCAGAGCCAACGAAACGCCATAACCGGGTGGCACTGATATTGCGCCGATGTTCGCAATATCAACCGATACACCAATGACTCGTGTTCCTTGAGGAATGATTGCAGATAATGGTACAGACCATTGGAAAATCATTCTTTCACTTGCATCTGCATCGGCCTGTGCATACAGTAATGCTGTTGCTCCAAATGTCGATCTATAAATAGAAGAACTATAGTTTGATGGGTTTAAAATATATGCAAATCCATCGTTGAATTTCTCTAGCGACCACGTGCCTATAGATGATGCAGATACATTTACCTCAACGGTTTGATTCTTGTTCTTTTCAGCAACGAATGAGCCGCCACCAACATTGCTCAACGTGGCTGTGCTGCTTCCATCAATCGTTGGACTGCTGAAAACATTGTTCACAATAAGACCGGAGCCAGCGCCATAGGCAATGTATGAAGATATTGAAATATTTTTTCTATCAATGATATTACCGGTACATACCGTATAACCATCCGCTCCAAATGCAAACGTAATACCAGAAGTAGTAAAATCTCTAATGGTGTTATCCGTTACCGGACCGCCACTTCTAGCGTAAATTCCGTAGCCATAAGTATATGTTGATCCGCTTAATGTACCACCACAAATGTTATTGCCGTGAACAACTGCTGTATCAGTTGAATCACTAGTTCCATTTGTAAAGATAGCTGCGTTCACCAGACCCATTGCTGAGTTGAATTGTGTAACATAAGTATCATCAAAAGCTTGTAGTTTGTTGTTGCTTACATTACAGCTAGAGTATCCATCTATACCAGAATCATTTCTATTCTCTGTAAATATCCAGTTTGCAGAGTTTTCTGTTATGGTTACATGACCGCACCCATATGTTGTTGCATCAAGTGTCGCGACACCCGTTGCAATACATGTCTGTATCAGACGGCAAGTATTGCCCCGGATTGTCAAATTGGGTGCATGAGCTATACCCAAGCTCGAATTTCTACCAGGATAAATTACATCATCATTTGGTTCACTCGTTGTAAGATAACCGATATTTCCACATGCGTTGCCTTCAACTAGAACATCGATACATGATAATCCAGGGTCTGTATAATCCCATGATGTAACATAAATTCCCTGTGAAAGATTACATCTATTATTTGTTATTCTAACATTGGATGCAACAGCTGGAGTTGAGCCTCCGGCGCTCGTACAAGCTATAACAATAGCTCCAGTTAAATCTTCTTCACTTGCAAGACTGTCTGGATCGTCCCAGAAATAGTTGTTATCTATTACAATATTTTCCAGTAATTCTCCAGATGCACCCGCTATGTTGATGAATGGTGGGTGTAGCGACTCTGCAATTTCAAATTTGCAATTTGTTATAGAAACATTAACCAAGTTACCAGATGTACTAGTTAATGCTCCTTCACCATTTGTTGCATTAACGAAATCTCCGCCGGTAGTGGTTGGACTATCCGGAGAATAAATAAACTTAATGCCTTCCATAGAAACATTGCTGCCAAGAGTAACACCAGCATTTCCTCTTAATAACCATTCAACATCATAACCATCTCCGACAAATTTAACTCCCTGCTCGAGTAAAGATAAGTCAAGTGTTGATGCAAATGTATGTTGGCCGCGAACAATGATAGTGTTGTTTATAGCTCCATAATTGTTAACCCACGTTCGAACCGCTTCGAATGATTTGAAGTGACCAATAACCTCTTCTAATCTGGAAAATGAAGAATCATCATCCAATACTGGCACCCAGCTAAATGGAATGCTTGCTGTTTCATCAGTAACGAATCTTCTAGCATCTAGAACCTGATTGATTGTTATTGATGCAATCGTTACAGTTGCAAATGCAACCGGGGTCAGGTCTTTTCTTTTTGTAATTAGTTCGTTAAATGTAACGGATGGAACATAGTAACTGGTTCCAGCACCACCAAGCAACGCAAAAAACTGTATCTTGTCTGGTGTGATGATTACTGGCTCATACAAACCATGTTCATTGATACATATTGCCCAGTCAACCTGATCCGGTAGTGACACACCATCTTCACTGATTTGTGGTATCTCAACACTTTGAGAGTTAATAGCTATAAATTTTCCGTTAACAACTGCAAGTCCACCATCGAACAACAGCACTCCATCGTTGCTAGAATCCGTTCCACGGAACCCAAGTCCACGAATCACACCATTCGCATGTAGATAACGTTCTCCAGCTTCTATGAAATTCTTGGCAGATTCTGTAAAGTTCTGTTCACTCGTGTTTCCAAATTCTCTACGGTCCGTAACACACTGAACAACATTGTCTTCTACTTCACAACTGGCCAGCAAGAAGAGTTCATCATCCAGTGCTAAGCTTGGAAACAACTCTATATCAACATATCTTGGTGATGATGTTAACATGATATCGGTTCCGGGTGAAACGTCATCATCAAAGAACTCCAATTCTACAAAATCTATATTTGACCCATCATAGAATCGAGTGGTTTGATTCTTACGCGCTCTAACAACTGGGCCAGTATCGGTTACATTTGGCGATCCACTAACACGTCTACCAATATAGCCGTCAAACTCTCCGCTAATTGTATCATAATCTAATACATAAAATCTAACATAGCGTCTAAATGAAGACGATGTGCTGCTATCACGCCAACCAAGTAACTTTGGTGAAACGTTTTTGATGGTCCAATTAGAGTTTGTTTCCAAAAGCTCTGAGCTTTCATCTTGCTCTGGCAATCGAGCACGCTCATGACTAAATGTATTACCATTTTTATCTATATAAACTTCATGATATCTCAAATAGTCAACGCCCGGTTGGACATTGTTTATGATATTCAACTCATTGAATCCAACCGAATCTTCACCAAAATACAATCTAACCGGTACAGTTGGTGATGACGAAGTTGTCACCGGAGCTGCCGCAGCATGAATACCATTTATAACCGTAATGATAGTTTGGCCGTCCGATCCTGGTGGGCATGGCTTTGGAAATGTAACATCTTTGATTATGAATCTACCATAATCAACATCACGATAAAGCGAGTTATCAAAATCAACCGCTGGAGCAACTGTAATTGTTTTACCAGGGGCAAGACCTGCTGCTTCTAATCCGAGTTCTACGATATATGTAACTTCAACAGTTGTAGTTCCAACTGGAGTGCGAGCGGTTAGATTTGCATCCCAGTAGCCATCTTCATTTGCAAGGTATGTGTCTGCAAATGTGTCGAGCCTTGTTCCATCTGCAACATAAAATCTATTTTTTAATGGCGGAATAACAATGGTCGGAAGATTTGCCGCACCAAGTTCACTACTAAACGTTGGTGTAAACTTCGGACTTGCAATGCCTGCCCTGGAACTACCGAAGCCCAATGGATCCAATCCATCATTGGCATCTCCAACCACATTTTCAGTAAACGAACCTATTCCCAATGTAGCACCAGAGAGAATACCGCTAACTATTGAAAAGCCTGCATTATTTATAGTATCAGTTAACATGATACCAAATTCACCATTGTGACCATATGCAAGGAATCTATAATTATAACCAGCTGCTCTCAAACCATCATTGGTTGCCGCAACAACTCTTTCGAGCGTATACTGTCCAGGTGTTGCACCGGCGTTACCAGTAACATCGATAGCTGGAAGTTCAATTACCTTATCTACTGGATTTCCAGATGGGTATAAATGTAGGTAAAGTTTGTAATGATCTGCATCGAGCTGGTTTGGTTCGAACCCTATGCCCAAAGCATTTGCAGCTCTTGGATTTCCAACTACAACGCTACCACGAATGGAACTGTCTATATCATTATTTGCAGCTGCACATGCAAGAACACCAGCGGTGTTATTGTCATACAAGCGTCTATCTATTCTAGCATAGCCATCATAACCATCCGTACTCGATATATTGACACCGTTGAGTCTAACAACCCATTCCGTATCTGGCTGAAAGCGCTTGGACTCAATCATGTAAAGAGCTTCGAAACCGTCACCATAATTGATGCGTAGATAATCGCCTGGCTGTACTGCTGCAAAATATCCGTCAAATATAAATCCACTATTATTTGGATTAAATACAACAACGTCATCACCAGTGACATTGTTGTCTATGGGCGTGTTTGCTGGTGACTTTACCAAGAAGGCACTTACCGGTGTTGGTGGAACGATATTTTGACTGTAACCATCTGGTAATACGAGTGATTCACTGCGAACCTCTTTCATCACTCCATTCGAGTGCATGCTTGCTCTGTGAACACCCATCGTCAAACGATCGGAATCATCAATCGCTTCCAATGCCGACTGAACCGTAGTGGCTGTTACCGGAATTTCAGTAAATGGATCAGTATCAACACTGATAGCTGCTGCCGGATGAGCCTCACCATTTGATATAAGATTTTCGTGTGTTACCAACGCATTGTTTATCAAAAGCAATGCTTGGGCAACCTGTGTCGCCGCACGTTGAATACCATCCTTATCCAATAGGCCGGTCCATGAATACGATGTATCTCTAGGATCCGTTGGAACTACATTCAAATCAATCTGACTGGCAACGTGACGAGCTGGGTCTCCATTTGCAAGAAGTGTACCACCAGCTATGTGTGTAAGTAAGTTACCGTTAGTTGTTGATGTAAAAGTAACTAATGAGTCAATTAACGCTTTGTTTGTCGTTATTAGAGTTTTCAAGTCACCGGTGCTAAAATCCAATGACAATTTTGTTTCTTTTATTCCGGCATTGGATGCAACTTGATTGTCAACTATTGGAAGTGTAGCTAAGCCTATGGACGTAAGAGCAGATGCCTTTATGTTTCCATTTGCATCTAGGCTTTTATTTAGTCTATTAGCTACACTTCCAGCGCTACCAGCGGGATTGATGCCATATTCTTGCTGCATCGCAAAAATAGCATCACGAATCTGGTTTATTGCTGTGCCACCAAGCTGGCTGATGTTATCATCGATTCTGATGATTGTCTCATCATCATCGAAATCAAACGGGTAAACCGTCATGTATTACCTTTACTTTTCAGATTTATCAGTTAACTCTGGAAGCAAATCTGGACCCTGTCCGTCATTTGCCTCTTCCAACTTCTTTTTAACGAATCCTTTGACCATCTTGTATAGATGTGCACTGAGCAAACCACAAACAATACCAAAGAAAACTCTTGCAGGACCGCTACTGAAATCTTCTGGATATGGATAGTTCGTAACCAAAAGACCCAAGAAACCACCTGTAAAAAGTGGTCCCAGCGGTAAAAGAAGCTCTCTCCAATATTTATTATTTTCTGCATCTTTCCAGAAAAATTTCACCACTTTCCTTTGAACCCAAACCAGAGCCCAAATTATCAAAGCGAAAACGAAGTTTGCAAGAGTTAATAGCTGTGAGAGATTATCCATATTTTTACCTCAATTAGATATATGATTATGCCGAGCTTACCATCTATATGTTATCGAAAGGTTTCCGCCATATATAATAAAGTTGGAACCGTCTTGACCATCAGCTGCAAAAATAACCGTAGTTTGCTCCGAGGCTGAAATTCTATAATCCGTGGGTGTGCCTGGTGTGATTATGAGGTTTTCAACCGCAGCTGGTGTATAACCAGCTCCTGATGTAAAATCCACAGTATCAGTTAAAGTGGATGAACCCTGATTGGCCAACGAAAGAGTTGCATCTCCGTCTGTTGGGTTCACGGTACATCTCGTATTGATATTCAAACTAACAACGTATGTATCATTTGGAAGAACATCGTTGAGTGATACCGACCATAAAGCTCTCAAAACAGAACCGCTGCTCAGAAAATTTATGGTCATTGGATTTATCACACTTTCATCACCATCAACACCACGGAAGTTGAGGTCTACAACTCCGGAACCAACAAATAATGGATCGTTCAACGGGTTGTGAACAGCATGCGTTCCAACGGAACCCGTACGAATTTCGGTGGTTACCGTTTGGTTTTTGTTTCTTTCAACAATCCACCCGGTCAAATCACCAGTTATCAAAGTTGTAACACTGGTGCTATTAACATAAGGTGAGTCAAAAACATTATCTGTTATGATTCCATTCTCACCACTTCCAGATGCAACGAATATTGCTTGTAGTCCGAGACCACCAGTAGCGTTTCTATTGCTAAATATATTTCCGGTGACGGTACAACCCGATCCACCAGTGGATACAGGATTGTTCCAAATTTCCAGATAATTATTTGGATTGGTTGCGCTAGAAGCATTTGGATCTCTGAAAAACGAATTACCATTGATGTTTATATATGGTGCTCTCGTAACGACATTGGTGCTTTCTGCCAAACCAGCGCTTGCAAACCTATCAAGTAAAAATTCATTATTGGACAACTCTACCGAAGCAAAATTGAAGTTGGCCGTTGATGCATCACCTATAACATCAAAAACAGCTGCGCCAAGCTGAACGATACCTGTTGCTGTGGAAGTTCCGTTAAATTCCGCAGCACAATACATGCTATCACAAAAAACTTGCCATCCAGGAGCATATACTTGCAAAGCACCACCGGCATCATACCCTTTGGCAGTAGTCTGATTCGTATGGCGAACTCCCAAACCAGTGTTTGATCCATTTTTGTTATCTACGAAGCAATTGCTTATAGATATGGTTGGTCTTCTAAAATCGCTGGAACCAACCACATAATCTGGACAATCCAAATCGACACACGTTCCATCAACACTTCCAAGACCGGTTCCATTAAACCTAGAATTATGAAACTTGATACCAGTTGTATCTGTTCCGCCAATATTTGTAAAAGCAGAACCTGTTAGTTGCAATGCAAGAGAACCAGTCAAATCAGAGTTGGAAACGGTTAAAAACCTTCCGGGTGTCACGCTCAACGTTGGTAATGCATATGGTGTTCCACCATCGGAAAATGTTTGAGCTGGTCCTGTCAGCTCAGAACTTTCAATTATAATATCTCTTGCAAATATATAAATATACTTATCAAAATCTCCTAAAACTGCCAATGATGAATTTATCCTGGATGTAGAAAAGAATCCTGGTGCGTTACACAATATGGTAGTGTTTTCCAACAACACTCTTGCATTCGTATCGCTTATGTATACATAATTGTCATTGCCTGACGGACTAGCATTTCCAATTTTTTCAGCAGGTGTTGAATATGGGTTTTGATTTAAATTACAATCTCTCAATGTGATTTGACTATCACGCACAGATGACCCACTAGATATTTGCAACGCATAACCGAGATTTGTGAAGCTACAACGTTCGAGCAAAATGCTTGAAGCATTTCCAGAAGAATACATTCCGATATTATCGTTGTACGTTCCATCCTGATCAAATTGAGTATCTTTTACTTCAATATCAACGACATTGTCTATGCTTCCATTCATTCCATCAAAATCTATACCAGAATTGCTGAACTTACAATTTTCAACCAGCGCATATCTATTTGAAGATGTAGAACCTGCAATCACAGTAATCGTATTGAAACTTGCACCATTTGATGCAAATTCAATATTCTTCACCAAATGACCAACTGATGTTGTTGGATTACTATTAGCATCAGTCCCACTACCAGAGTTTAAATTTATAACTGGTTTTACACCGTTACGGTCGTTTCCAACTAGTTTGATCATGTTGGAAGTTCCACCGGTTGTCAACGTGTAAGTACCAGGATTTACTATGCAAACATCCTGGGTTCCCTCACCCGTTGTGATATTTCCAATATCGGAACGTTGAAATGCAATTTCCAAAGCATTTGATCCATTGAGATCGCCAACGCTGCTTGTTCCATCTCCAACGGTGAAAAACCAAGAACTATTATAATCTCTACCCCAACTATTACCTATCTTTACAGCTTCAAAATCAGTTGTAGTATAATCATTGTAAAAGAAATTTAAAAGCTCATTTGTGGAATATGTTGATGTGCTATTGGTAATTCCGCCAGTGTTGTTTACCATGCTAACACGTACACGTTCTGGATTAGAAACAACTGTATTTTTCAAGTAAAAACATGTTGTTTGAAAGTTATTTGATGCAGCTGTATGTAAGTTGCTTTCAAAGTGAGCATTACACAGATTGAAAGATACGAAACAAACGTCTTCCCTGTTGCTGCTCGTAGTATCTCCAAACAATCTTGCACGGCAACTTTCGACACGAAGAGAGTCAGTATTACCTTCCGTTGGACCATCGAACTCAACAGCACTCTGAAGCATATCAAAATAACAATCTTTGACGAACAGTGCTGTTGGTTTACCAGGGTTTGTCCCAGCATAGAAAATGCCGCGCTTCGTAATTTCTAATGGTGGAAACGTTGGATTTACCCTTCCTAAAAACGTACAATCCTCAACAACAACATTGGATCCAACTTCACACTCTAGAAAACCAGTAGTTGTCATTGTCGGAATTGCAACGCCACTAGATTCGAAATAGCCATCTGTATTGTCACCAAGTACTAGATTGTAAAATTTAATCTGATCAATTGGCTCAACATTACGAATGGTACCAAAAGAACCGCCGGCCAAGTTGAATCTATCATTTCCGGTTCTCAAATGAAACATTGGCTTTTCATTCATTTGACCAAAAATGTATGTTCCTCCTGGCTCGCCCATTACGGTTATTCCAGCTGGTATGTTTACAGTTTCACTCAAATAATAAACACCAGCTTTAACAAGAATAACGCCGCCACTTTGCAAACGTGAATTTGTTAGAGCATCAGCAAATGCTTGATCCAATGGTGGTGCGTTGTATATGCCAGTATCATAACCATCACCAATGGTGATATAACCTTGTCCGAGCGTGCTGATGACGCTGGCCATTTTCTCCAAGGTTCCTTGAACCGTCGAGGAATTGAACACGTTGTTGAACGTGCTGATACCAGGACTCATGTCGATCTGTTTGGCTTTGTGACGCCAATCACCGCCGGTCGTGTGAGCCTTGAAATCTTGGCGATGTACCGCTGCCAAGCCACCCTCTCTGGCACGGCCGGAACCTATGAATTTCTTTACCATACGATTATGGTAAATTATTCATCATCAAGCTTAGACTCTAAACTCATAACAATCTGAACCAATCCAGGATTAACTTCTACTTCTGTGAATTTTTTAAATTCTAAAAATTTTGAGTTTGGATTCGTAGTATTTAAATAACTCAAATCAATACCCTTTAATGAAGACCAAAACTTACTCGGGTCTCCAAATTTTAATTCTAGTTTTTCTGATAATTCATTTAAATGTGCAATAGTACCCGTTATAACAGAAACATCATCGGACTCATCATTATCAAATCCATCATCGCTATCAATTTTTTCCAAAAGCTTTCCGGCATAATCGTTTATCAAGCCGAGAAGCCCCATCGTTTGAGAGTTTCCTTCGCGCGTACTTCCAGGATGGGCTTCTAAATCTGAGCCTCTATAAAAACCCATCAAAGGAGCAATTGCTGAATTTAAAGATTCATTCAAAGAATTTGGAACTTCTCCCAGCTCAAATTCTTGCATCGAAGGATCCACTTCTTTGTTATGCTCGAATGTTTCATCGATGTGTTCTTGAAAATCAAGTTCGCTTTCAGGAGTTTCATACTCATCTTCAAAAGTTTGAGCCAATTTTGCGAAAATTGCTGCTAATTTATAAACTTTTTTCATAACAATCTTATGCTTTGATATTGATTCAATATTTCTTTAATTTATTAATTTCTTTCCACTCTACACGCCTAACATTTATCGGCTCGAGCCCCACAGTTTCCTTTTCCAAGTGAAATTCACTTATACCACGCACATCATACAAGCCTCCAGGCCCTGCAAGAAATCTGTTTGGATTGTCTTTGACATCAGCAATTAATGTTATTGCCCAACCTTTTTTGCCAGACTCTGAAAAATCGCGCGTCACGTTTTTCTTATATGACCAAGATGTGCTCCAGCCATTTTTGTTTTTAAATACCTTTGGTGGCACAAAAACTTTGCATTTTTCCTCTTTAACCTCAGTTTCAGTTATGCCGAGAAATTTTGCCAATTCTTTTGATGTTTTGAAGAATAACCCACGATACAATGTCTTGTGCGGAGGAGGATGCAATACTTTTTTGTACCAACCAGTCTCAACCAACGTCAGCAAAAAATTGGATGTCATCTGTGGCAAACCATTTCGACGATTGTGATAATCACCAAAATGATCGCTCAACTGTTTAAATATGATTTTTTCCAAGGCATTGTCTGGCTCAGCGGGCACTCCTTCTCGATGAGGTGCCCAAGCATATTCGCCGAACGGTGCCCACTCTGGAGCTTCAGGAGTCGCAACCGCTTCAGATACTAATCTTTGATAAATATCAAGCAGTTTTAGAAGATTACTTTTCACATAAAAATGTGTAAATATCACCAAATGTTATCAATCGTAAAATATTTGGTTAATTTTATCATTGAATTCAGTTTCATCTTCAGTATCAAGTAATTTACTTAAAGCACAAATAGTTTCTCCAATAAAACGGTCTTGCAAGAGACTTTCGAATTTAACAAGATTTTTGTATTTATCTACTGTAACATCACCTTCAAAGCTCTGATGAATTCTTAGATGTTGCTTCTATGTAGAATGCCTGATCGCATTCTTTCTCTTTAACATCTTCAAACAATGCTGATAAGGCAACATTGTCAAAAAGAAGGATATACTGCTGTAACCCTTTCAATCTATTATATTCTGATAAAGACAATACTCTCAAATTTTCTTTTGGATACTCGAAGAAAGATGTTCGTTTGTTTAAAAGACTTCTTAATCTTTTGGCATTATCAATGCTGTGTGTTATGATTGCACATCTTTTCCCGTCCCTTAAAATGTCTGCTGCGGAATCCAGCATTCTAGTTGTATGACCAGCCTGTCTTCCTGGATTGTCCAAATAATATTTGAAATATGCTCTTTGTGCTTTTATTTTGTTTTTATTTTTCATGTCATGAAGGTATATATCAAAAAAAATTATAAAATGATCAAATGCTGGTGCCCCAACACCGGAATCACAACACCGTTCTCTATAGGATGATTATGGTCCTGATCTACACTAGTTGTTTGATTTATTTGAACCAATGAAACTATATTTTCATTTATAACTATAGTGTGTGTGTGCGGAGGAATACCACCAGGACCAGGAACCATTCCCAATGTCGTCATCAACTCTTGTGGCATAGTAGATGTATCCCTAATTGATCTCCACATATAAATAGGGTCTGTTTTACGAACTCTAGTAAGAGATAACTGTTGTCTACCATAATTGTTTTCAACTATCTTATTTCTAGTTACATCTAAAACTTCATATCTAAATTCTTCAGTTCCATCTTTATTAAAACGAATTAAAAAGTCTCCATCTTTTATAGATGGAATACTAAGAGTCCAAGAGTTTGGTTTGTATTCGTTTTCTAGGCCAGGTTCGTTACGGGTGAAATTTTCAACAGCTGGATCGAAGCGAACCAATATACGTCCGTCACTACGACGCGGATTGTAAAACTGTTCGTATCCGGTTACCAAACCGGTACCGAAACAACAAGCGCATCTGTATTCTGGTGTTTCTCGGGAAGAGTTTACACATGAACATGTAATTCCCTTCCATAGTCTACGAACAAGCACAACAGGTTCGCCTGTGTTTTGAAGAAGAACCTCTTCACGCATATTATTTACATCATCAACACTGTAACCACGAACACGACGTCCAATGCCCCCATACCCATCAGCGCAGTTATATTCTCCACCAAAGTATGAACCAACGCACTTACCATCCAAAATATCTCGAGGATCATTTCTATACCATCCAGCAAAGTCAAAAGCAGGAAAACCTTCCTGATCAGCATCAGTGCTCGAAAGGTCTGTCGTTAAAATATCTTTACGAACTCTGTAACCATCAGCATCGGTACGAGCATAATTCGGATAGTCAAATTTATTCTCTTCGAGTTGAACGCCAATGTTCAAATCATCAAATCCAGAAAAGAATCTTACAAATGGGTTATCATATGTACGATAACCATCATATCCGTCTATTGTATGAAGCCTAGGATCAGTACCGTAAAATCCCCTATTCGACGGACTTCCAACAATTAGGTTGCCGGCCGGCATATCTTTTGATGTATACCTGATGAATTCCGCACCGATTTGAACGATGCCAGTAGCAGGAAATAAATCGATATCATCAATGGGAACAAGTAAAGAGTCAGCTGTTATATCGGATGTAAGCGGAGCCTCTGGGTAAATCTGACATCCGTCTGGAGTTACTGTTAGTTGCGATAAGCTATACAACTCGCTTTGATACATCGTAGCGCGCACGGCAAAATAGTATACATCTCCAGGTGTAAATCCACCAATGGAAACCGTTGTCGCACTAGCATCTGTAATGACGAACTTTACACCATCGGAAAATACATCTTCTCGATTTGTAGACCAATATATATTGTAAGCAACGGAATAGCCAGTTAGACTAGGCTTTGCCTGAGCCCAACGTAGATCAATGGTGTAACCATCTCCTCTGGAGCCGGCGAATTGGATGCCTTTTATCTTGTCATTGGCATATACTGGAAGCGGATGAAAGCACGACATTCACTGTTATGCGTTTTCATGCATGGCCTTCGAAGCCATCTAAGACCGTCAAATTTCTAGTTTCCTGCTGAGTTTCACCAGCAAATTTTTCATATATACTTGCCATTTTTAATACTTTATCAAAACTTTGTTGTGATTGTTGTTGATTTAGATTAGCAATAGCATTTCTTCTAGCAGCATATTGTCTAACATTTGCATATTCATCATTACTTAACTTATCTAAAATTTCAGGAGATGTATTTGGATTTTTAGCAACATTTACTCTAACATTTACATCTTCATCATTACTTAGCTTATCTAAAGTTTCGGCAGATGTATTTGGATTTTTAGCAACATGTTCTCTAACACTTTCACGATCATCATTGCTAAGTTTATCCAATATCTTAGGAGATGTATTTGGATTTTTAGCAACATACATTCTAACATTTACATTTTCATCATTGCTAAGTTTATCCAATATCTTAGGAGATGTATTTGGATTTTTAGCAACATACCATCTAACATTTGCATCTTCATCATTACTAAGTTTATCTAAAGTTTCAGGAGATGTATTTGGATTTCTAGCAACATACATTCTAACATTTACATCTTCATCATTACTAAGTTTATCCAAAGTTTCAGCAGATGTATTTGTATTTCTAGTAACATAATATCTAACACTTGCATATTCATCATTACTTAGCTTATCTAAAGTTTCGGCAGATGTGTTTGGATTTTGAGCAACATACGCTCTAACACTTGCATCTTCATCATTACTAAGTTTATCTAAAGTTTCAGCAGATATATTTGTATTTTCAGCAGCATACATTCTAACATTTGCATCTTCATCATTACTAAGTTTATCCAAAGTTTCAGCAGATGTATTTGTATTTATAGTAACATAATATCTAACACTTGCATCTTCATCATTACTTAGCTTATCTAAAGTTTCGGCAGATGTGTTTGGATTTTGAGCAACATAATATCTAACACTTGAATCTTCATTATTGCTAAGCTTATCCAATATCTCAGCAGATGTTTCTGAGTTTCTTGCTAAATCAAGTTTATCATCATCTGTTAACTTATCAAAATCTATGTCTTGCTTAAATACACTTAGCCAGTCATCTATTAATGCTTGTTCCTCTTCATTAGGCTTAGTATTGTTACGACCATATATCTGTCTAATTATACTTGCAGCAGGATTAGTTTCTATTGTTATATGTGGGTTATTTCCAGAATCTCTCAATGAGAAGATTCTGGAATTTCCAGACTCAACTGCTTTTGCATAACTACCAACACAGTGCTCTAGCTTCTTTCCTTCTACCATCAGATCATTTTCTGATATTAATTCTACTATGAAATAGCCATTATCTTTAGGTCCATATACAACTAAGTCGGGGTTTAGGGGATCATAATCATTACTTGGATATGTTGAACATTGCATTCTATGCCAATGTTCAACATTATCCAATAACTGTTTAAAGTTCTCTTTATCTAAACCAAAGTTTCTCAATTTGATATTGTTATGTTTGAAATAGTCTGATACACTATCTATAGACATACGCATTAGATGATCTATATACTCTTTACCTTCTGCTTGTATTTGTTCTAGTTGTCCAGGATTAGTTGCAAAATCTTGTGGGGTTAGCTGAGGTATTATAGTGTAGAGGTAAGAGCGTAAAGGTTCATTAATTCTACTAAGATATGAATCTAGTTGAGGATTTGGTTGAGCTGATTTCATCAGCTCAACCTCAAACTGTACATCTTCAAGATCATGGTTGGGCAAGTCGGGATTTTTCTGACTATACCAACTAGCAACATGGTCTATATTGTTGTATAGCCAGTTATAATTTTGGTTATTTCTATTTTTTCTAAGTTGTATGAGGTACCATTCAGCTAGATTTTGGTTTAGATCAGAGACGAGAGTTTTTTCTTCGTCAGTATAGGGATCTTTTTTTTGAGGAATTGCAACAGATTGTTGCAATTCCTCAAGTGACAGAGTTGGATTTTGTCTTAGTGTAGATACGTAATATTGTTTTTGGTCATTAGGAAGAGTATCAAGAAAGGCTATAACATCTTCATTTACTCCAAGAGATGCAAGAAATTCGTTTAATCCAGCATATTTGATAAAATCATTTGCAAATGATTTTATCGAAGCCATTCTTAACGCTGTCAAATTTCTAGTTTCCAGCTGAGCTTCACTCAAAAGTTCTTCTTTTTTATCCTCGCGCTCATCTTCGTCCGAAACCTCATGATGGTCCAAAACTTGATCAACATATTCTTCAGCATCTTCTTCGCTACGAGTCTCGCTCAGATATTTTGTTTGATTTTGAAATCCTTCAATTTCATCTTCATTTTCCAAGTAATCGCCTTCATTTGCACCCTGCGTCGCTTGGTTTCCTGTAGTTTGTTGAAAATAATGAGTTAACTCATGCACTAGATAATGATCGTCATTATCGAAGTTTCCATCTTCAACAAGTTTAACGTTGAAATAGATGATTCCATGATCCGTTCGAGCTGATACATCGATGTGAGCAAAACACATCGGAACCAAATCAATCTCCTCAGAGTCAACATCATATTTATCCAACATTTCTTTTATAGTTGGATCGTTCTTTATTCGCTTTTTTACCTTATCAATCAAAGGACGAAGTGACGCCTGATCGATATTAGATATATCTGGCTTACTCATGTAATAATATCCAGTTATGCAGGCGTTTTACGAATGAGAAATACGCCACAATAAATGCCAGTTTTACGATTCGGATTGACAGTTCCACTTATTGGATTTGCCACATCTATAATGCAAATCTATAATGCTTTTCTTACGTGCTAGAAATACTGATGAGTTTTCATATAAATAGTCAGATATGCTTCTTGACACATTATTTCCACCATACTCTAAAATATGTATAACGCTGTTTTTTCTAATAGGTTTTTTCTATATTAGTATATTCGACGGGCTCTCAGTAAATTCTTCTGGCCCTCAAGTGTCTAAGTCTACGAAACTGTGGCGATGCAGCCAAAGGTCTCAATGTTCCAAGGCCAAGTGGAGCTGGTTTCATCGTGTGCTTAATCATTTTCACACGATCGTACCAATTTTGTAGCTCGGTGCCCCATTGTGAGTTGAGCAGTTCGCTCATTGTCGGAGGAGTGAATGCTGTACCATTATCATTGATTTGCCATTCTCTACCACGTTCAATTAATGCTTGGCTCGATAGTGCCATCAATACTGCTCCTTGGGTAATGATTCCACAAAACAACTGCATTACACTGGTATCTTCAAATGTGAAGTTGGTAAAATGCGGCGTTTCATTGAATTCACAAAGTGACATAACCAAAAATGAAACCAATTCATCGGTTGTGTAAATGTCACAGTCAGTATAAATCTTGTTACCGAATTCATCAGTTGTTACGTGTAAGCCTCGACTCTTCAACCTTGCCCTTAGTAACTTCAGCATATCATTGATGTTACAAATAGCAATTTGAGAAAAACAAAATCCAGGATCGTCTCCAAGAGATTTGTATCCATCAGTGTTTATTGCAGGAACTTGAGTTGTGTAAACGGTGAAATTGAATTCACCTCTAACTTCGAAACCATTTAACGTGCCAGCCCAAATATCTGTCCATGTTCCTATGTTTGGCTGTAAACCAACATCAAAAACATATCCGTATGTTCCAACACTTTCACGATATACACCGGTGCTGGTTGGCCCCAAAACTACGAGCCCCGGTGGTTGCACGATGGTGATTTCGGGAAACGCATCGAGGTCTGCTGGTTCACCATCCGGCCCGCTAAATTGTGCGCGTAATTGAACCGATTGTGACGGTTGTACAACTGATGATCTAGGTACGGTAGTCATTTGATACCTCAAAGTGGCGAAACGCTACTATTACCAAAAGGTAATGCAACATTTATTGTAAACATATTCCAGACTTCCTTACCAGTTCCGGGTTCAACATATAAAGCACTAACGATGTATGTGCCTATTGATGTTACCCCACTCGGAAGATTGAACGCAAATACATATTGTCCCAATCCAATTCTCGTCATGTCCACTGGTGTAGACATGAGTTCTGTTAATGATGGGTTAAAAACACTAGTAACTCTGGGCACATAGCCGTCCGTTCGCTCTCCAGTATAACCATCGGTGGTTTGAACCGGAAGCAATAAGGACTGCCCTGGATTTGCAAACATAGATACATTCATTACATATCTATACTATAATATCCAGAGCAATAATTATTCTTCTTCACCTTCTAACTTGGGTGGTTTTTTGTACACCTTATCAACGGCAAGAGCTGGAACGTTATCTTCTAGCACCATATCTGATTCTTCTTCTGCGAACTTGTAATCATCTTCATCATCTATACCAAGTTCACCATCAATTTCATCGTACTGTTTATATTCAACATCTACCATGCTACGTGGTTTTGGTGCAAATCTCATCGTTTTAGCTACAGCTAAACCAGGCTTGACACGATGTTGTGGCGCAAAAAAGTTTACTTTTATCCAACGACTTTTCAACTTGATGCTTCCGCTTTCTAGCGATTTCATCAACTGTTCTTCTGTGTAATGATAGTGTTTATCATCCAACAAGTTGACTGATTTTCCAGCGCGAATCGTGACGCGCAAATCGCCAATAGATATGTCTTTATCTCTTCTTACGTTGGTTACCCAAAATTCTTTTTTCTTTTCAATTGGCATTTAGTTTCTTTAGCCTCTTTATACCACTCTTCGAAGTTATCAACTGACTCCAAACAATTGGCCCCTCTAACTATAAGCCAATAAAGTTCATGATCAAATTGAACATCTTCAATGTTAAAATTTGTAAAATGTGGTATACAATTAAATTCAGAAAGAGCTTGCTCAAATTTACTATTCATTTTCAACTATTACCACTTCAGTTGCTTTTGGTTGTCCTTTATGATTTACTCCAATTGAGTATGCAACAGTCTGACCTTCTTTTAAGGTTTTAAATCCTTCACAAACGATATCAGAATAATGAACGAACATATCTGGTTCACCGTTCTGTTGTTTTATAAAACCAAAGTTAAGAGTGTTATTGAACCAAATTACTTTTCCAACAAACTTTTCTTCCATATTAAATTGATGAAAGAATATGCATGGCAAATTATGCCAGTTTTATTTTTCCACTGCTCTCATCTTCTGGCGTTTCTCCTGGAATTATCACTTCTCCGTCCAGTACCAAAGGTCCGCTACAATAGAAATATCTATGAAGCTCTGCCGCTCCAACCTGACCAATATGCTTTCGTTCAACTTCATTGGTACATTTTTTCAACGCTTCATCATATTTATGTAAAATTTGTTTGACTTCGGTTACTGAATCTTCGCCTCCAAGCCGGCGGGCCATTGTCAAAATTTTCATACGAGTGTCTTGCTCGCATATAACTTTATTGCCTTCTTGAGTTTTTCCAATTATTCTTGGTTTTCTTTTAGCCATAATATTTCATACTTTTGTTTTTAGGAACATAATATGGTTCAGCATCTTCCATTCCAGGAACATTACATTTACCATTTAGTATATATACCAACATTCTACCAGTTGGTGGCTTGGTGCTAGGGAAAACTCCTACTATACGCAATTCACCAGCATGTGTCAACGTATGACAATTTGCACAAAGAATTGCTATGTTGAAATCATCATTGTCAGAATTATCTTCTGTCCTTTCAACGATGTGGTGACGATGGAGCAACTTTACGTTGCTCTCACCGCACACTTCACACTGCTCCTTCGGACGCTTTCTAATTTGTGAAGGAGCTTTTTTCATCACATGAACCTTGGAATGCTTATATTTTCATCCGTGTCCACTCGCGGTACTCCCTTGAGATTAACACGCTTGTCACCAGGAAAAGCTGTCTTGACAACAACTTGTTTTTCCAATTTCTTTCTCAAAACGGACCATGGTTCGTATTTCAATTGAATCATTCCACTCAACTCTGGTTTAATCAAACCTGTTGAATGCGAAATTTTTTGCATAACGTTGCTGCCAGCTCCGATAGCCAGATTCTTCGAAGAATTCTCAGAAATCAACCTAACTTCATTTGCTCCAGATGGTACACAGCTAGAAAGACCTCTTGTACGTAAATCAGTAGTTGAAACAGTATGTGATTCATAAACTATACCATCTTGACCAAGAGTATCTGGTTTAAACTCACATGGTTTGCAATTATTGTGTATTCTTGTTTTTGGCCATATGTTATTATAAGGATTACTAGTTGTATATGGGCCCAAATATTGTTGCACGTGACCCTCCGTATAAATAGCAGCACCTATTGTTCCGATGCCTTCTTTTACACCATGAGTATGAACAGCAACTCCGCTTTCAGCATCTGTGAAAACAAATTGTGCTCCACCTTCATCTGATTCTGGCCACGCCTTGAGATGAAGGATTCCATACGGCTCAACCATCCACATCTTGCCAGATGGTTCGAGTGATGCCGGATCTCCAGTTAAAATGTCAGTTCCGTCCAGGCTCAATTTAACCTGAACTCTCTCATACGAGTTGTTTCTAAATTTGATGGAAAACGGTTCACCATCGTGTACTCCGATGATTTTCTCGTCATTGACATCAAATGCGCGGAAGACGCTACCTTTGTTGCGCCTGCTTTCGCTCAGTAGTTCCAATTGATAATTTTTCATATCTCACCTATTGTTGTTTGTAGCATTCTTTGAAAACTTTTAAGAAATGCTTTGCTTCAGTTATTCCGTATTCACCAAATTGACTTATCCTCATGTAATCATGAGGACCACCCGTTCGGTTCATACTTTGCATTAATGGACTGGTACCCGTGTAAGCTGAGCCGCATGCGCTGCCCAATCCCACATGAATCCCTTTTTCTCCCAAGCTCAACATGGTTTTGATTCCGGCTCCATCCGGCATGTGCACGAATGTCGTGTTCCATACCCTCGGAGCATCTTTCGATACGATTTCTAAACTCATGTCCTCGAGACCGTCTTCCAAAAACTTTTGAAAGCTCTTTCCTCTTTCAGACCGTTCTTGGAGCGTAGCTACCGCCTCACCCAATGCCGTAGCTGTTGCTACGACGGATGCTGCGTCTGGCGTGCCTGCTCGGTCGGTGAAGTACCGGCTGCCGGCTCCGAACTCTTCCCACCATTCGATGTTTTTGAGATACAAAAAGCCAACACTAGCTGGACCGCCAAATTTGTGCGCCGCAAAGGGCGCTATGTCAACGTCAAGCTGACCCAGGTTAATGGGTAACTTGCCGGGTGTTTGACACATATCAGAGAATAGCAAATTCTCTGAAAATTTTGTTGGTGCATCCTGAATCACTCCCGTTTCATTCTGAACGTGAATACAAACGACTCCAGTGTCTGCACCTAAATCTTGATTAATTTTGCAAAGACCGTGAGAGTCTATTTCCATACTCTCATACCTGTCTATATATCGACTCACTGACTGTTTTACAGCCGGATGTTCTGCTTTTGACACAAAAAAATTTCGAGCTAATTTGCTTGCAATTTTGATTCCCCACTCACATGCCTGACTACACGTCGATGTAAAAATGATTTGATTCGACTTACATCCCAAATAATTTGCAATATTTCCACGAGCCTCCTCGATTGCCCATGCCGCAGCTCTACCTGTTACACCGGGACTCATTGGATGACCATGACCCATCTGGCCATTGTTGACCTTCGTAAATGATGCCAGAGCGGCATGAGTCATTGGTAAATGAGCGTTTGCATCTAAGTATAAATTAAACATCAATTCTTCTTTTCGCTACAACCAGCGTCTCGACTTTTTCTTCCAATACAGACCTGGCAACTTCTCTACCTTTATCATACATGACTCTTATTCTAACTGGGTCAAAATTCAAAGAGTTACTTGTTAGTTGGTGGTCGGGCATGAATATTCTAACTTTGATATCTTTATCGAAACATTTCGCCTCAATATCATTTCTCAATATTTCAGATGACATTATATCTATGTTTCTCATCAATTGTTTTGGAATGATACCTGGGTTACCATAAAAGTTTCCAGATTTGATTGGACTAGTTAATATGATATCTATGTCGGTTGCGCCCAATCTCAATGCGTCGGTAAATGGTGCGATATCTATGACACCACCATCCGTCCAATATTCATCATCTATCTTTACCATTGGAAAGAATACTGGAAATGCACTAGATGCAATGATCCATTTCTTTATCTCATGTTCAGTTTCTCTAACTGATTTATATCTTCCAGATGTAAAAGATACGGCTCCAACTATTAACTTTTTACCACTACTTCTAAGTTTGCTCAAATCTAAATCTTCATTAACGAGCTTTTTGAGTGGAGCTGTATCATAAATAGAATGAGTATGCGTCAATGAGTAATATGGCAAATAAAATGCAGCTACTGCTAATACACCAAATATCAATGTTAGCCATTTTGGAGATGTTAATATAAATGATACAAATGCTGCTATGGTAAATAGTAGTATTACAATGATACCAATCAATATATACTTCAACAGATGATGATTCCAAATGGAGCGATTACCCTTTACTTTGTCGAACCAAATAGATTCGAGTTTGGGCAAAGATTTTTTCATCTCATCTGTTGCAAGTAAACTAGCATTGAGTGCACCAACGCTGATACCTGCCCAAATGTCAGCATCATAATCCGGATCTTGTTTCAAGAGTTCTCGAAGAACTCCTACTTGAAATGCACCTTTACTCGCGCCACCGGACAGAATTACAGCTTTCATTTGCCATTTAATTATATATCAAAGTCTAGCTATTCAGTTACGCAAAATTTCAGTAATTTAGATTTGTTGCCAAATATTCATACATATTTGGCAACCTTAATAACCTTTTCTTATCATTACATAACTCTTCATATATACTTGCCATCCTCAACACATCTTCATATAATGAATCATATTTCTCAACATACTCTTCCGTTTTTAAAATTTGTTTTATATCTTCAGGAACAGATGGATTATCAATCAAAATTTGATTGATGATCTCATCGTTAAATTTTAATAAACCATGAATTTGCTCAATATTAAGATTTGGATATTTTGCTAAAATATAAACATTTTCTTTTTCATCAATATTTTCAGGAAAAACCATTCCTTCAATAAATAGAAGAATAATACTGTTTAATTTTTGGAACTTGCTCTTGTTGCTCTTGTTGCTCTTGTTGCTCTTGTTGCTCTTGTTGCTCTTGTTGCTGTTTATTATTTGGATTTCCAGCAACATGCATTCTAACATGTACATCTTCATCATTACTAAGTTTATCTAAAATTTCAGGAGGTGTATTTGGGTTATTAACAATAATTGATCCAATATCATCATATTTTTCATATAATGATGATATTAACATTGGATGAAAATTAAAATTTTCATTAATAAACTTTAAATATTTTGAGTTCTTTCTCTTTATTTTGCTGATCTCAGCTTCAGGCTGAGATTCAGCATCTTGTTTCATCAAATTTTCATATTCAGAATAATCTGGTGCAGAATCTACAACATTATCATTTTCATCAAATATTTCAATTTCGATAATTTCATTATCGAAATTTCTTTTTACAGCAAAAGCATATTTTTCATTTGTTTCAAACTTTGGTACTAAGTAATAAAATATGATATTTGATGCTTTGTATTGTTCATAATACGAAGCATCATGCATGGTAATACACCATCTAGACCCCTTACCATATTTCTGAGCCGCAGCTTTAGAATTTATTCTTAGTAGGGTCCAAGAGTCGTTTTCCCATATTTTAGTTCTTCCAGATTTTTTTACATTTACATCTTTTTGTTTTTTTAACTCTCTTTCTTTTATTTCATCTTCTAATTCTTTCAGATCAGAGTATTCGTTAATATCTTTGAAAGATTTTTGATGTTGATGAAGATATTTTACTGTTGGTAAAATATCTTCAATATCATATCCATTTTTTAATTGAGTTAGCATCCAGTTTCTAAATTTACCCTTTGAGGGATCGGAATGGATGAGTTCAACAGCAGATTTCCAAAGATGTTTTACTTTAAATTTAGCAAGAATATTTTGATATTTTTGCTTTAATTTAAGCAATTTTTTTTCAGGAAGAGCCATGATGATATGTTAAAATATTGCAATTATTCTGGCCATTGTTTTATTTTCTCAGCAGGAAAATTATCAATTAATATACTGCCAAAATAATTTAATATGTGAATTATAGAACCTGCCGTTTGATTTTGACCATCTACACTTGCGCCACTATGAGCATTGTCTAATATCAACACAGAATGATGATTTCTAAATAATATTCTGCGCGGGGGCGGGTTATCATCTCCCTGAGCAGAAAATACTGTGTCTACCAATCTAAGCCTACACGCAACTATACCGTTATTGCTTCCCATTATAATATCATATCCATCATTTTGTTCAAAATGACACCCTGTTACATTAAAGTTAACTCCACATTCAATATCTAAACCAGTACCATAGTTACCCTCAAACAAGCACCCGTGAAATTGAATCTCATACAACGATCCTTTAGTGCTACCGGCTCTAAACCCAGCAATTTTAGTACCAACGAATCTACAACTGCGCCATTGTGTTGCATTAATATTTACAGTTTCATCAACTCTAACACCATAATTTGGAGCATTGCGAATAAGAATGTTTTGCCAACTCGTACCTATACAACTATTATTTATCCTAATAGCAGCATCAGTACCTCCATCAAACTCTAAATCTCTAAATATACTTCTTCTACTTATTGGAGATTTCAAAAGTAAACATATTTCATCAGTTCCGCGTATCCATAAGTTTTCCAACTGCAACTCGGTTTGATCAGATGGTGCATCATATATAACATATCCATCCAATCTTGCACGTGGAAAACCCATACCAATAAGTGATGATGATTTTGTTATAGTCAATGGTGCTGATGGACAATAATATATCTTTCCACCAGTAAAAATAACTGGTTGACCATTTGCAGCATTTATTGCATCTTGTACTGCAACCGTATCATCAGTTTCGCCATCACCAACTGCTCCAAAATCTTCTACGTTGATGTATCTATCATAACTTCTATCTAATTTATTTTCTTGAATTGGAGATAGGTCAAGTTCAGTACCAGCTGCAACACCATTGTTATGAAGATAAGACTGAAAATCTGCATCAAATGTTATGAGATTAATTGAACTTGAAACTATCGATATTTCTTTAGCTTGACGTTTGACATAAAGGTCACCTTTTATCCAAGACAGTTTGATGTCTTCTTCGCTAACATATGGAATTGCCAATAAGTCGCGTTGTCTTCCTGGCTCTATTGGATATCCAAAAATTTTAAGTTTTTTAGATGATATATTTTTTACGGTAAAGTTTATTGGAAACTTCTTTACACCTGAGCTTAAATTTGTCATCTGAACACCATTATCAACTTTTTTCTTAGCAAAAACTTTTCTATCTAACTAAAAATGCATCTATTATTTTACCAATATAATACTTTGCTAAAATACTACCACCAATTGGAGGCATTGGCGCATTTCCCATTTAAAATGGAATAGCTTTTCCATCATAAAAATCTCTCTTCAATACTTTTGTTGGATTTTGTACACTGGATATCTCATAATAATCTCCAACAGATAATGTTTCCGATGGATTGTAATAAACAACATCATCTAAACTTTTTTATTATAAATTGTTATTATGCCCCATCCAGGAGTCTCATATGCATTTATAAAATCTTCTTCATATGTTCTATTGTTTGATGTTACAAATACATTTGACATATAAGGCAGAATATACTCATCTAAAAATTTAGGAAACTTTCCGAATATATGTACTGCTGATATGCTCTTTAACGTTTTTGATATATCATTCGGTCGGTCCAAAGGACCGACTTGAATGAATAAATGAACATGTTCTGGCATTATTTGCCCGTGTACTTCTCCCTGGACTTAGAGAGTTTTGTTGGTTCATCACCTGCACGCTTAGGTTGCTGCTTACGAGTTATACTGCCCACCTCTGGGTCATCGCAGCGTGAGCGTCAGCGATGGCCGTGGAATCCAGCTCCTCATCGTAGACCCAGATGGCCCCCACTCGGATGTTGGCCGGATTGCCAGTGCTGATCCTCTTGAGGATGCCGATGGCCAACGTATCGACGGTCATGTCTCCGACATTTACCGTGCCTCCGCTCGAAAGCGAACCGTCCACATAGAGATCGTAGCTCGTCCCGCTGGTGACCGTACAGAGAGTCGATCGGGACGTCGTGTAGCTATGACCATAATTGAAGTAATCTTGCGTGTAGAGATCATCCCTTTTAAAGGTCCAGATAGATGTCGTACCAAGTAAAGTCATCTCAAAAGGTGTGTTGCTAGAGCTGTCCCCCAACGCCCAGAGGCTCTGGTTGGACGCTGCCGTAGCCGTAACGATCTGTATAGCTGCGATGATGGTCCACGGAGTATCCGTGCCTCCGAGGGCGGCCCCAACAGTGCTCTCCATGAAGTCCGAAACGCCGTCGAAGAGCATGCTCGGTGCGGAGCCGTCCCACCCGGTGGCCTCATAGAGCGGCTGGTCCGCGGCCGTCGTCTGGACCAAGTCATAAGTGCCAGGGCTGATCCGATTCGGCACCTTGGATACATCGGAGCCGTTCAGTTCAACATTGGGGTCATCCAACTCCCAAACAGCGACGGCGCTTCCAAACTTAGAGGCGATGTGACCACTATTGCTAGATGTGCGAAGCTTGAATTTACCGCCGCCAGCCCAGCCACCAACTGAGACGCTAGCACTATTTCCGCTTGGAGACCTAAACCATATATGATCCACTCTTCGATTTGAAAATGATAAAGCTTCACTACCTTTTCCAGGTGTCATGTCACCATGCACGTCCGTACCGTTGAATGAATACTGAATTACTTCATCACCAGTATTAATCATATAAAAGCTATCAACATATTTTACGTTGACAACAACATCTGCTTTTTGTTTAAAAGTTGTGTTTGCAAATGTTAATTGATCAAAAAATGAGTCATCTTTTCCATATGTTATTGGTCCAACCATTCTTATCCCTTATATATCAAAGGCCGGCCCATGCTTCTATACGTACTTCACTAGATCCTGATGGGACTCTAAACCATATGTGGTCTACTCTTCTCAAATCCCATTGAATTGCCTCGCTTGCGGTGTCGGGAACCAACGTGCCGTGCACTTTCGTACCATTGAATGAATATTCAATAACATTATCTCCCATATTCATAAGAGAAAAACCCGATTGGCCACGAAATCTAAATTGTACATCAGCTTTTGTTTTAAACTCTGTACTGGCTACTACAAAACTTTTGTAATAGTTAAAATCTACGCCATATGTAATAGTATTGACCATGAAAACTCCATGCTATGGTAACTCATAATAAACCGAAAATAATAGTATACTATATCGCTAAACGGTTTTCTATATCTTCAACCATAGCATCAGAATGCCAATCTGCATATATTCTAACTTACCATATATGACCATTATGATTATAGTAAATTTGAACCAAAAGTTTCTGTAATCAATTGGTAACCAGAAGAATCCGGATGAATACCATCTCCACTAATTTCTCCTGATGATATTGCACTAGGACCAGACTGTATATCTATTAAAGTTGCTCCAGTGTTTGATGCAACCGTTGAAAGTAATGTATTTAAATTAGAATGCCACGTATTTCTAGAACCATCTGTACTTGGCTGAAGCGTTGATAAAAATAAATCAGCGGAAGGAAATAATTCAGCAACATCATTTAATAAACCTTCAATATCACTAGCAGCTTCAGCTTCACTATCACCATTTTGATAATTATTTGTACCAGCATAAATTAAAATTTGAGTTGGTGTATATTCTAAATTTTCTGACCAATTATTTATACCACTTCGTAACTATTGTGATGTAAAACCAGCATGACCCTCATGTGATAATTCTGCTAATGGAAACGCACCGCCAAGTTGTGTTCCTACAATTCTAACAAATTTATCGCTAGTAGATGCAACTTCTGGCCAGAATCTAGTTCTCCGCACGGAGCGTGAGTAGAGAAGGCTAGAATACCGGCTGCACGATAGCGCCGCGATTGACGTCGCCCGTGGCCCAGTCGGGCGCACCGCCGGCATAGGTGAGCGTGTTTGCTGCGTCGCCATTTTGCGTATTGGCCGGGTCGGCCACACTTTGGATACCGGTGGGCGGATTGGTGGCGTAGGTTATCGTGCCTCCCGGCTGGTTTTTGAACGCCAGCGCAGCCCCGGTACCATATATGCCTCTATCTCCGCAATTCAACGTACAGCCCGGCGATACGGTGAATGCGTTTCCACCGCTCACGAAACTTCCTAGTCCATTGCCCTGCACAGTTATCGTGCTTCCCGGCTGCAAAGCGATTTTCGCGCGCGTTAGCATGTCTGTACTATGAGACATGTTCGACGTGTAGGCTAACAGGGTCCCCGTGCTAATGAGCCCAGCTGTGAAGGATACCGCGTTGTTGCCAATAATGGATACGGATGTTCCAGAATCGGTCAGAAACACGTTCGAGCAAGAAACAGGCGTTTGCCCGAACCGTAACCAGTCAGTATTGATTCGGCAATTGTTCATGACGACGGGGAATGCTCCTCCCCCAAATTCAAGCTGGTAGCAGGCTCGGCCGAACACCGATCCGCCCGTCGGCTCGAAGTCCAGCAATTCGATGGACAAGGGCGCATCGAAGGATGGAGTGAAGTCGAACGCATTACCGCTTAGAGCCATCCCCTCAACCTTGGGGAGCCGTAAAACTTCCCAAGTTTCGTTTCCGACCGGGCTGTATGCTGAGAACGAAGGAACGTCATAGAAACGTGACGTGCTGGCCGTCGAAACGCCTCCACCAGTGGGATCGACCTCATCGATCCATGCCATTGCGCCATTGCTCAACCGGATCAACATGCCCACGTAAGGCGTCCAATCAAATGCAGCTTGCTCGATTTCTTGCCGAGCGGCGGATCCTCCCGTTCGGTTGACGTTGGAAGCGCCGGTGAGAGTGCCACTAGCCGTTACGATGGGATTGCCAGTTAAAGACACTTGCACCGATTCACAAGCCATGTTCGTGAAGCCGATGACCTCCTCAAGATCGGACAGGATGATGATCGCCACATTGTTGTTAGCGAACACCGGGTTCGGGCCCAGCCGCTCGACCAACTCGCCCCACGAGGCCAGTGCGGTGGCCGCAGTCGCGCCGTCGTTCACATCGTCGCCGTTCACCGCGTCGATGAACCACGTCGCCTGGCTCGTGTCGGGTAAAGCAATAGTAATTCCAGATACTCCACGCGATCCAAGATAATTTTTAAAAGAATCATCAAATGTTACTAGATTATTGCTACTTGTAACAACATTTATTTCACCAGATTGTAATTTATTATACAATTCTCCTTTTATCAAAGAAGATCGTATATCATCTTCGCCAACGTATGGAATAGCTAGAAGATCGCGTTGTCTTCCTGGTGGAATTGGAAATCCAAAAACTCTAATATTTTTGGATGAAACATTTTTTACAGTAAAGTTTACTGTAAAGTTTTTTTTACCGGTGTTAAATCCAGAAGTGGTCATACATATTTATATACTTTTATTGCATATATGCGGCAATTTTTCAGATGATTCTTCTGAATCATATAATGCACAAATTTGTCTTTCAATATCTTTACTGGTTTTAACTTGACGTATATTCATATTGTTTTTCTTTAATATTCTTCTTACTTGCGTTTGAGAAACATCAGTAAGCTTAGATACATCATGCGTCGAATTGCCATCAGCATATAAAGTTAAAATTTTATGAACTTTAATATCGGATATCTTTTTTGACATATTTTATATGGCTCAAATGCAGGTATCACTCGACTATTTTATCTTATATATATAAACGAAAAATGCTGGTGTCTAAACACCAGCATCTCTTCTTGCTAATTATTGCTAACTAGCTATTCACGCATTTTTGTAAAACATGTAAATTGGTTCTAATTTATATTTATTTGAAGATTTGTTTAAGTGATTTCTTCTAGTATAGAGATATATAATTTCTTTTGGTTCGCCAAAAAATTGTTTTGCCATATCAACCATAAGAGGCACATCTTTTACATTTAATCCGAACCATTTGTTTGGCTTTAGTGCATGATATACATTTTTTAATGTATTTTTCCAATACACATCAAAAAAATAATTTTCACCACGATTATAAGCTTGAGACTCTTCATCAGAATATCTTTCTTTATCAAAGTATGGAGGGCTACTCCAATATAAATCAACTGAGTTTTTTTCCAATGCAAAATTTTCTGAACACACTTGATGAAGCCTTACCGTTTCTTCTAAATTATAAAATTTAACCATATCTATTAAATCAGGAACGGTTAAGGGGTCTGTTCCGATATATCTGCGTCCGCACGATGTAGCACCAAGTAATCTTCCACCAAATCCGGCCGAATAATCTCCAACTAACTCTCCAGGATTAGAATATTTCATACAAATGTATTTTGCTATGACCGGCTTAAATATACTTATAGGGTTACTTAGCATCATACTTTTAATTCCCTGAATCATCATTCTTCCAGTAATATTAAATGTTTCATTGGTTTTTGATTGCCAATCTAATACAAGTCTGTTTCTTATGACTGATAAGAATTTTTCATCATCATTCCACACATCAATTATACTTCTAGTTCCAGCTCTATAATATGACTCACAAAAATGATGACATATATTTGTACAAACTCTGTCATTATTGTTTAAATAAACGTTATCAATATCTATCTCTTTATCAATAAGCTTTTGATAATCTCTAATTAAAATGTCTTTATGTACTTTTGGATATTGCCATCCAGTTTTTCTGAAGTGGTTATAAATTGGCATTACCAATGATTCACGTTCATTCTTGTTTAATTGTTTAATATATTTCGCGGATAATTTTTGTCCATCAATTTCAATTAAATTTCCAAGTTGTAAACTGATGTTGTTATTTTTAATAAACATTTGGTTTTTTAAATCTAAAAATAATTGATATTTTCGATCTAATCTAATATTTTGATTTGAATTATTATATAGCCAATTCATTAATTTAAAAGTTTGATCATTTCCTTTAATTTCTATATTACTAGTATTTTTTCCGGTTTTTGATATGTTATTTATTGAAAATTTTATATTTTGATGAAGCAATATATTGGAAATCGATTCGCAAAATGTGTCTGTTGACACAATAGAAACTTTCCACTCTTTATTTTTAAATTTATTTAAAGTGAAATTTAAGCTACCATCTCCATCAAAATATCCTCGTATAAAATGATGTTCAAGTTTTTTTGGCATCCAGTTCGGATATGTTATGATAAAGCTTTTCGCAACCGGACATCCAAGCTCTGTCATTTTTAAACAAATATGCTTGCTGTAAAGCTTTAATATTGAATATGGATGTCCTGACATATAGCCGTCAAATATATTTTCAGTAGTTAAATTCAATATGTTACATAATTTTTCAAGATGCGCTTTGTCTTCACGTTTCAATGAAATTGAAAATGTATTTATTTTGATTGAATTATAAGCGTCAGCATAGAAAAAACCAAGCCAATAAGCTTTTGCTGCTGAGTCTATTTTATCAAAATAATTTTGATTAAAAAACTTGATACGATGACTATCATTTTTATTTCTCAAAATTCCGCGCTCTTTAACCCAACGCTGAATCCTACGCTTATCTATTGAAAATTTTTTACCAAGTTGCTTTGCACTCACTCCAAGTTTATATAAATGACATATCTCATCAATTTTATCATCAGAAAAGCTCTCTTTTACTAAGGATAAATTATATTTCGATATTATATCTTTAATATCATTTGTTTTACAATTATGTTGTACGGCAATTTTACTCACCGACATACCATTTTCAACTAGATATTTTACCTCATCTAAATTCATACAATATATACATGATAATATAATATGACTCGACAAATTGTTTGGGTTCATTTGGGTGTGTGGAAAAACGAAAAAGGGTCGGTGTTTCAACACCGACCCTTTTTCTAGCTAATTTTGCTAACTAGCCGTCTAACTAGCCGTTTTTACTCAGATTACGCGCCAACTACGGTGCTCTTGCGACCAAGAGCAACACCGCGAGCGTTGACGATGCCGATTCCGATTTCCTCGGAAACAACCCAACCTAGTTTTAGCTGTTTCGGCTCGTCCGCAGGCATAACCTCAATGTCCTGGCGAATCGGCATCACACCCACAAACTCTGGGTCTGCACAACCGTAAACAGTGCCAGGTGGAACGATCTTCGAGACCATGAGGTCCGCGCCCCAGATGTGAGCGTACAAACCAGTCTGTAGAATTTCACGCTGAGTAACCGGGTCTACCTCACCACCGGTTGGTCCCTGACCACCGCCGGATCCCCAGTTGAGGATATCAGTAAACTCATTGATGTTCATGAAGAACTTGGTTGTTACAAGGTCCCAGCGATCAATCTGGACCTTGATTTCAACAAGGTCACGCTTCAACAGACCACCATCCGAAATATCCTGTGCGGTGTTTTCGACGGTACCAGCGTTATCAAGAGCTGCGAAAATGTTCGCGTCCTCTTGCGCCATGATCTCTTGACGCGCCTTCTGAACGGCACGGTCAATTACGTTGAACCTACGACGACGTACCTCAGAGATACGAACGGTTGGGTTCGACAAAAGCTCGAATGTTGGAACAACCACGCGGTCGCCGAACACACGGCTCTCAGGACCAGCACCATTGCTGGAAACCACAACTGCCGCAACGTCGATATCACGGTCATATGTTGGAGTTGCACCCTGTGGTAGTGGATCAACGACTAGGGCACGACGTGCAATACCCTGGTAATCAAGGTTGCGACGAATTGGGTTGGCCATTGCCTGAGCAAGAGCAACCTTACCCTCGTTAGTTAGGATTGCGCGAGAAATCAACTCATCACGCTTGTCGTCGTTCAAACTTGGACGACCAGCGAGAGCCGCATTGGACGGCTGATTCTCTTCAATAATTGCTGCATATTTGACGAGAGTGTCGAGAGCGTCCTTTACGCTAACTCCATTCGACTCGCCTGATTGGGTAAATAAACTCATTTATTCTCCGTATTGTTGTTGGGGTGAGACTATCCGATTGAAATCAATAGCCATTTTGTTTTATTATTATCTCGCCGAAACGAGCAATATATAAATCTAAAGTAAAAATAAATGGGGCACCCTGGGCGGGTGCCCCGTTTTCATTCAGCTATCAGGAACCCGGTGGGTGGAAGTGAATGATTGCTTGTGTGAAGTTCAACTGCTGTGCACCTGAACCAGATGGGGAGTTCAAAGCAGAAACTAGGTAATTTGGAGTGGTGACCAAGCTCTGATCAGTTGTGAACTCGAGGAATCGAGCAACAACTATAGCAGGACCAGCCTCGAAGCTCTTTGCAGAAGCAGGAGTCAATAGACCCGCACTGGTTGCATAAAGAGCGTCGCCAACTGCCAACGAACCGTTGCTTGGTACGAGACCATCCGAATCGGTGTCGACAGCATCCAAAGTTACAGCGTAAGTTCCTGGCTTGTCCCAGAAAGTTAGCTTGCCAGAAGCAGCCGCGGTGTGTGGGCCGAGAACTGCGCCGCCAGTAACTACCTTTCCAGCAACTCCACCTACAACCTGACCGAATAGGGTTCCGTAATGGAGAGTACCATCATCGATTAGGCCAAGCGGACGCATTCCAGATGCCAACTGAACAGTGATTGCTGGACGAGTGTTAGCTGGTGGCAATCCGACGTAACCGTCAGAACCATCAGCATCAACAGCAGCAATATCAGTTCCGCTAACATCGACTCCAATAAAGCTACCAACCTCACCACCGAGAACGTTCAAGTAATCGGCGTCGTAACCATCAAATTGTCCGAGAGGCTGAATGCCTGGTTGTTGTAAACGTAAAGCCATTTTTTATTCCAATCTCACGTTAAATTATTGACGTGAATTATTGTCTTACATCTTATCTTTCTTTCATCGTAATTCACGATGTCAAAATTTATGCATTTCTATTGAAAGAATTTTTGAAAAAACTTTGCTAAATCAACAATTCTGTCATCTAATTTACTCTTTTTCTCTTCCTCGAGTACCTCTTCAGGTACTTGAGCACTCATATCGGCAGGAATCTTGGGTTGCATCTCACCTATTTGCTGTGTGTTTACATAGTCAGCACTTTCGAATTGAATGCCCGTATCATCCTTTGTCGGAACAAATTTCATCGACATCGGCACTGGCTCTTCCGGATCCCAGGCATCCGAAGGCCAGATACTGTTTACCTGCCCTTCAGATTTTTTGGCTTGTGATTCCTTGAAAGATTTTATTAGATTTATTGCCTTTTCAATATCATTTGGAGATGTACGCGGGTTGATTTGACTGCCAGTCCAAATCAAATTATGCGCGCTATTTGCTGGTACATCTGCCAATGTCTCCAATGATTTACTGATTGAACGCTCAATTTTACGCAAGGCTTCTACAAACTTATTATCAGTTTCATTGTTAATATCACCTTTGTATAAACCATATTTGGTTAACCATTGTTTGAAATTAGATACTTTACCATCTGTTGTTACTGGTTGATTAGTCTCAACAACAGTTTGTTCAACGTTCGGTTTTTTTGGCTGACCAACACCATGCTCTTTTATAATTGCTTGTATTACTGATGGATCACCAACTATATTATTACCAGATAATAACTTGTTAATAACAAATGTACCTGTAACTTGACCTGCACGGTTTGCTAGATTTTTTATTGCGTTTATCAGATTTTGATCTGATATCCCAGGTGTACCTCCAGAATATGAAACCCCGAACGGTGCTTGGCGTAAATAATTCTGCCAAGATTTTACGAGTTGTTCATTATTTGTATTTGCATCAGGCATCAAACCTCATATTCATTTACGAATGAACCAACATTACCTTCTTCAACATTTTTAGCAGCATCATTTATTTGATGAGAATAACGAGAAGCTATACTCATAGCCTGCTGAGCATTTTTCAAAGAAACATCAATTGTTGACACAAGACCATTTATTGACAAAATAACATCTTTATAGTCATCTGGAACGAGATACTTACGAACCTCGTCTAATTTTGCCAACCAATCATACGTCCATTCTTTTTGAGGCATGCTATTTAACATCGAAGCAAAACGGATTAGTCTTGGTTTGATTTTCTGAAGCTCATTCACATAATCTTCTATAACAGCAATGCTATCTTTGCCTTCAGCAGCAATTGCAACTAAATCATCAGCACTTCCAACGCCAGAAGCTAAAACGGAAAGATTCTGTTTTGCCGGAACATATTTTTCATATTTGGATTGTAGATTACGCAAATCTTTTATGATATAAGATACCTTTGGAAATTCTTCTTGTATATCCTCTAACTCGTTAATAACTCTTTCAGAGTTTGCGTATATGTTTTGAACAACATCATCTGTGTTATTTATCCATGCTACAGTGCCAAGTAACGCCAAAGCCGCTCCTGCAATTGGAATCCAGAAAGCTGCTTGCTTCGTTACGTCTCCAACACATTGATCTGCGAATTTCATCAAATCAACGTTGTTATCATTGTCCAGCTCGAAACCTGCTCTAACGATAGAATCAATTAACTCAGATTTTGCTTTTACATATCTGCGCATCGTCAAATCACCACTTGGAGTTTTGTGCGCAATATAAGCCATCATGTTTTGACGCTGTTGAACATTTTCAACAATTGCATTCATTGCATCATAAGCAGGACCAACAACAGCTGTTTCTGAATGAGCCTTTTCAACAATACTTTTGTCATCTTCCTTATCGTTTGGTTTGATACCATAGAGTAGCGATATAACATCATCATTGTCAGAGCCTATGCGTGCTTCAGAATAATCTGCCTTTTTTACCAGACCTTCACTTTCCGATTGCTTTAAATATTCTTCAAATACTTCTGATTCAATAATTGGCATTTTTATCCTTTTGGAATTTTAGATGCAACATCTCCGGCGAAAGAGTCTACAACATCTCGTATCTTGTTTACTCCTGAAGGCATCGATAAGTAGTTTGGTGAGCGTGGATCCGTATGACCCTCTAATATATTTACAGTTCTATTGAATGAAGGTGAGCGTCTAATCGCATTTTCATGACCCTGAAGCTCTGGATATACAGTAGTTGCCCAGCTCAACACCGTGTTTTCCACTCCACCTTTCAGTGGAACAATCCAAATAGTAGCGCTATCGTTTTTGTTGAATTTCTCACCAGCACCACTTGGTTTCAAATTATGCGAACTACCACTTGGCAATCTAACAGGTCTTTGATAAGATGCCGGAGTTGTCTCAGACACGTTCCATACTTTACGACCATCTTGTTGATATGGTGCTGCCCAAGGTCGCGGCTCTTTCTCTGATTTTTCAACAACAACCTCTTGTTCAGTTTCTTTTTCTTTGTCCTTGCCAAACAATCCCGAAATGATGCTTCCACCAGCGAGCAAACCTGCACTTGCTAGAACAGTTTTGATTAGCCATACAATAAAACCTACAATTAATGTTTTACCTTTTCGTGGTCCCAAAAAACCAAGCATTCGATAGAGAGCAGGGGTTCCCTTTTGAGGGCGCAAAAATGCACCGCCAGCTGGACTTCTACCTCCAAGAAAACCTCTGTAGCTTCTAGAGCCGGCTTGAGCCGCTTTAACTATAGAGTCGTTTCTTTCCAATTCGCGTAGTGGATACAACAAATCTGTACTTGCACTAACGAGCAAATCACCGCCCGCTGCCTGCACACCTGCTTGGTTAACCTCTTCTGGTGTGATAATTTCACTTGAGCTAATTTTAGGAGCAAGTGCAGAAACTATAGATTTGATTATATCGACAACGCTCATTCCAAAAAGCATTTGACCTGCTGTTTCCAACAAACCAAGTGGTGGCCAAAGTCTAAACAAAATACTTGGAGCTAATAGCTTTAATACACTTTCACCAAAAGCTAATGGAGAGCTTTTGTCCAATCTATCAACAACGAAGTTTTCTATAAAACCTTTTGCGCCTGATACGATTGAATCAAGCACACCTGCGCTTTTGCGCATGTCCAATGCCGCATCAACATTTGCCCACTTCTCTATTAGAAGCGTATCTGAATAGTACTGTAAAATACCATCATTCATCAGCTCTCCATGTTGCGCCTTATACGCTTCTCCAAGTAATCTAATCTACGATGCCATGCATTATAGTTACCTCTTTGATTCTTCATCAAAGCGCTAACCCTTTCACCTTTCGGAAGCTTGGTTTGAGCTTCTTGAATCCAAGTTTTGTATATTTTGTTGAAATCAATAGTCAATCTTCGGATCATGCTTAGCAAGAATTGACGCGGGTCTCTTTGTCCTGCATCAACTTGTGCAAGCAAATCTTCTGGCAAATACATTCTAATGAGTGAATCAATCCGACCACCAAACGAGTCATAGTTGATGACCGGATTTGCCATTCTATCATAGAATTTTTCACTGTCATTCAAACCAAAATCTTTAGCAATTTGAATCATATTCATATTATTTGAAAATGGAGCATAAAGCGGCCCGCTTCTTCCACCGACAACACCCGGATCATAATATTGGTAACCCTCCATATCTCCTTCACCTCTACCTCTACCTCTACCTCTACCTCTACCTCTACCTCTACCTCTACCTCTACCTCTACCTACACCAACTTCACGACCGCGACCGCTTCGTCCAAGGTGAGTATCAACAATTTTCAAAGCTTCAAAGCTAACGTATGATTTATCCAAATCAACTCTGTTTTGCTCGAGCCAACGCTTGAGCTTCAACCATTTGATACTCAAAGCATCGATTGAATCTTTGTATGCTGTTAGTCTTTGAACATCAGCAGCATCAGCGCCTTCACGCTTTGCTTTGCTATACAACATGTTTACACGATAAGCGAACCACTTTAGATAGTCATTAAACTGTCTCCAAGTAACTGTTCCAAACCCCTCTTGTTTTGGCTCATCATCAAGTGTTGTGCGAATGGTATGAGTTGTTTTCTTTCCAGATTGATCAGTATCAGTAATTTCACCATACTGTCCCTTGGATACCAACTCTGCATTTGTGTTTGCTGTACGATTGATGGTGTGCTCGAGAAACGCATAAAATGCTTCCAAAGATTGAACATCAACACTTCGAACAGTCAAATCACCAGTATCCAAAACATTTTGGCGAGTCAACGTTTGCGGAATATGATCGTAATCAGATATTTCAGTCTTGCTACCATCTGGACCAGTAACACTGAATCCCATTGTTTTGCTAAATTCAAGTAAAGCAGTAACATTCGCATCAGCATCTTCTAGCGTTTTACTGGTGTCTGTTTGACGATAATGGCTACCGGGAAGCACAGCTGGTAAATTTTTACCTTCCAATTTGTTTACACGTTGGACATAACTATTTACTTCTTCTAAAGCACGAATAGTTTTTGGACCCCATAGACCATCGAAAGGTGTACCAGTTCCCTTGCCGGTTGCTCCAATTACAGCAGCACTCTGTCTTACCTGATCGGGTGTTAATCCGCGCAATGATTGGTCATGCATCGGTGCCAAATCACGCGCGATGTTTTCAGCATTTTGCGTCATTTGAGTTGAAATCTCGGTGAGAACCTTTTGCATTTGTGCAACCGCTCGTTGCTCCTCTTCTGGAACCGCAGATGTTGCTACCGGACCTTTGCGTTGAACCGACTGCCCCGGTGTGGATTTTGGAGCTGCTTTTGGTTCTGTTTTTGTTGAAACAGGCTTTATAGTTTTTGCCTGATCACCAAATGCTCCGGCTGCTTTTACCAAAGATGCAACTGTTGCAAGTCCGTCAGAAGCCTCTGCTGACTCACCTTTTCCCAAAACCTTTGCCTTGAAGGAATCGATATCTTTTTGAAAGTCTTCTGGCGTTTCATATAGTTGATAGTTCTCTTGCAAAACAGAACGAATCTCGAGCCAGCTCTTACCTTTCAAACCATTGAGAATGCTTTCCATTTTTTTTGCAGCTATATAGTTGGTATATGCTGCCTTGCGTTCCTCGGAACCTTCGGGCAAAGCTGCGCGTTGCTCCAAAGACAATTTCTTTAGACGCGCAACCTGAGATATCCAGCTGTTGATACCTTCGAATGTTTTTCCATATTGTTTGCTTTGAGTTACGATGAGCTTCAATGCTTCATCGATATTGGACTTCAAATCGGTAAATATCTTTTGCAAATTCATCGCCTCATCCGCCGAAAATACCTCGTATATTTCAAACAACTTGGATGCATTGCTTCCCTGTTCATAAACTGAATCTAGTGATTTTCTTGCATTTCTTAGTTTATTCACAGCTACAGAATAGTTAATTTCACCACGATCAAAAATACCCTCTGATGTTACTGGCAAACTTGTTTTCATCTCTGCAACAAAAGCATTATAAACTTTCTTCAAGTTTTCATTTGCCTCTCTAACAATAGAGTCTCCAAATGTCATGTTCCAAAGATGATTGGTACCTGCCAATACCTTACCAGCAAGTTCTGCCGCCTTATTTGCAGATGTGAGAGGTACCGAGCCTGAACCATCAGGCGCTCTGAGATATGGATCAGCATCAACACCTACAGCTTTGCAAGCTGCTCTCAATGCATTTTGATTCTTTAAAGCATGTGAGCTAATTACACTGTTTGCTTGCTTTGTATTAACTACATACTTGGAACCATTCCAATAAAAGAATCTATAAGCGTATATTAAATTTTGCAGTTGTTGCATCGTAGCATCTGAATACTTTACATACAATGCAACGGCAGATGCATTACCATGAAATATTTTATTTATTATATTTCCAAAATTTAATGATATATCAGATACGATACTACCAGCATTGTTTATTATATTTTGAATAGATTCAAATTTTTTTTTAATCTTGTCAATCACACCCACATCTTGGGCCGTTTTTAAAACATCCAAAGCGGCTTCTTTGACCTCACGATTCAAAACAAAATTAGCCTCTCCAGAAAGCTTTCCAGTTGGCTTTTTGTGCAAAACATCCAGCATCTTGTCATGAGTTGTGGTTGTTCTTTCAACTTTTCCTCGCCCGTCTTGAGCCGGAATTATCTCCGTGTCGCCTTCCGGATGAGCATAATCCATGAAAGCATCGCCATCTTCATCAATTGCCTTGTACAAATGAACTTCGGCAAATTTCATGTTCGTAGCCTTCTCCTCGATATCCGCAGCTGATTTTTCATAACCAGCATTGCGAAGAGCGGTAACTAAGTTCATCGTATCATTATACCAATTACCAGTTCTGGTTGGTATGAAGCTTTGCGCTGCTTTGTTTGCAGCTGCATCAACAGTTTCTTTTGGAGATGGTTCGAAGTGGCCTTTACGAGTTGCTTGTCTTTCCAACTCGCGCATCACTTCGCTTTGGTGAAATTTTACATGCTTCAAAGTCATATCAGTATTCCCCTAAATCAAGCATCATGATGCTTTCGACAAAAACGCTATCGGTGCTTTTTTTCAACTCTGGATCGTTAATCAATGCAGACTTTACACGTCTGTAATAATTTAAAAGCTCTGGGTTGCTTTTGATTTTTTCGTTTAGTTCATCAAAAGCTTTTGCAGCTTTTGTTTCTTCATCGATACGAGCCTCAAAAGCTGCGATGCGCTCTTGTTCTTTGATGATATCTGCGCGCGCCTCTTTGTTGATTTCACCAGCTAGATAATTACAAAATATCTCCGAATCCATACACGCACGCCAGGTTTGCTCATCAACCATGTAGTTCTCCTATTCTCTCACCAGAGAGATGCTAAATACAAATAAATGCTTGTTTATGCCTTGTTGAACTACAGCCACAACGCTTCAAATACATTGTCTTTTTTTAATTTACTTATAACTCTTCCAACAAATGGTGAGTCTTCTTGTGGCTCTTCCAAAGTGAATAAACCATTACTGCTAACATATAATTTATCACCAGTTCTATAATCTCCAGGTTCACAGTTATTTGTTCTAAAAACCATTCGTTCTATAAAAACAGATGCTCTATCTTCTGGATGAAGACTTACTTTATTATCATCGATAAAAATTGACTCTGAAATTATACCGATGGATGTTCCACAGTTGTGGCTCAAATCAGCAACAAATATACCGTCAATTTCCTTAAACTCAACGATGCATCCCGGCTCGAATCTAACGCCGGGCGCTACGAACATTTTAACAGGATCTGTAATACCATCAACTATTTTAAACATCAAAGCCACATAAACTCTAAACTATCAAATATTGGTCCTGGGGAACCTGTTACTATTGCAACACCAGGATGTGTCTCCGTTGGTTGCCTGGTAGTCAACAAACCACTCTCATTTACAAACAAGTTAGCGTTGATTGGGTAACGTTGGTTTGCTTCGAATCTATCTGTTTGAGCAAACATTCTTTGAAACCAAATGGTAACCTTTCCGCTTGCTTGTGTGCTGTCATCGCCGGGAATGTTTGGAACTTGATATGAATAGCTCACAATCGTGCGAATAGCATCTGGAATACCATCTCCATCCAAATCTATATTTAAAGGCGTACCGGCTGGGAAAATAATCATTCCGTTTCTAGGAATCAAAATAACATTGACAGGGTTGGTTACGAAACTAGATTTGACAACATTGGGATTTCTCAACTCTTGTTTCACATCCATTGCTGAAACAATTTCACCATGTGATTCTACACCAACTGCCGGTGCAATTACCTCTTCATCTATTGATTGTGCAGTAAAAGCAACAGTTTTTATGTCATCAATTATTCCTATTGGAGCCGTTCCGTCGCTAACACCACATACGATGTTATTACCATTTACACCAAGTTGCCCTATGTTGCCCGGCTCGAACTGAGCATTCGGATCAACCGGAAACTCCGTTGGTAATGCATATCCCGCTTGTACTATTTTTAGTGACATTCAATAACCTCTCAAAACAATATATCCATAAATATATGAGATTATTTATAAAAAAAAAGCACATGCATTTGCATGTGCTTTTATTTTGTATTATCTTTATTGTCAAATTTAGTCGTCTTCCCAATATTCCTCATCATCGGCATCATCAATGTCTTTATCTTTTGCATTGTTATAACCAAAGAATTTATACATTTCTTTTTCTTTTTTTGTTTTACCTGGGTTTTTTGGATTCTCTACTTTACATGTAGTCGCAATCAAAACTTTAACTATATTTGCCTCTTTATTTTTACCAGATAGCTCAAAATTTGCTGCTGCTTCTGATAGCAACTCCATAGCCTTCAGTTCTGTTTTCTTATCTCTTGTTTCGAATTCGTTTGCAACTTTTTCCAAACACGATTCGAATGTATCGACAATCTCATCTTCGAAGTTATTTTGCAACCACTTTACGCTCATTTTCCACCTTGAAAATAATGCATTGCATCAGTTATATATTTTGCCATTTCATGATTGCCCAAATTTTCATACAATTCGGCGGCCTCATTTAAACACTCATATGCTCTTGATATTTTGTTTGCATGTGTTGCTGTTTCAGCTTTAGACTCGAGCTCAACTCTTCTCATAGCTTCTGCAATTAAATCAGCACTTTCACTTTGTTTAAATTTTATCATCCTTTACCTGGCTTCTTTGATTTTTCGCTGACATCTATGCCCGGATACTTTTTTTTCACAGCCCTTGCAACAGCATTAACTAATTCACTCAACGAACCACTCCACCAATCTGGAGCGCTACTATATTGATTTGCTCTTGCCAGCGCATTGCGTGCCCTACCCTCAGTATTTATGGGAAAATGATCTCCCTTTTTTACCTTTGGATGAGACGCGGGGAATATGAATCCCCCGCGGTCTTTATCACTGGCAGTTACGCTTTTGGGTGTCCACCATCATTTGCATCAAAATGAAGGCTTTTTGGCTCTTCATCATCTTTGTCAAAATCAGGCTCATCATCTCCATCATCTCCATCATATGCAATACCAAGCTCACTCAAAATTTCTTCGAGGTCATCACTGTCAATATCAAGCTTTAGGTCGATTCCACCATCGATTTCATCCTTGGTCAACTCTTCATCTTCTGATGGCTTGTAATCTGGGAAATCCACATCTGGATCATCAACGTAATTGGTATCGCCATAACCCGGAACGTCTCTGACCTTTATTTCGATTGAGCTACCGTCAGCGGCATCACTCTTATCTTTGTTTTTGTTTTTTGGGTCGTCTTTTCCGCCTGGTGTAAATTCACGAACGTTTTTCGCTTTTGGAGTGCTCTTAGAAGGATCATGCTCACCTCTGTATCTACGGTTTAAAGCATCTTGACGAGTTTTCATATCCAACCCGTGATCCTTCTCCCCTGCACAATTATCGTCAGCACAACTGTCATCAGCATCATTGCGGTTCTTTGGGTCATCTTTGCTACCCGGTGTAAACTCGCGAACGTTCTTTGCTTTATCAAAATGCTCGGAAGGAGACTTGTCCTTTTCACGCTTGCGCTCCAAGGCTTCACGACGCTCATCTGGACTTGTCAAATCAGAATAGTTCTTTTCTCCGGCATCATTCTTATCGTCGTCATCATCCTTTTCTTTTTTGTCATCATCCTTTTTGTCGTCTTTGTCGTCTTTGTCGTCTTTATCTTCCTTGTCATCATCTTTGTCGTCTTTATCATCGTCCTTCTTTTTATCGTCTTTATCTTCTTTGTCATCAGCCATGTGAGTATCAGCAACATACTCTTGGGCCTCGAGGACCAACTGCTCCAAAGCACGAAGGGTGATGGTTGCGCTCTTTTCGAAACCAATTTCGTCCAAAGCAGCGCTAAGCTTGTCTAAAGCACTAACTGCAATCTTTACACGTCGACCAACGGTAGTAGCCTTCTTTTTCTTGGACTTCTTATCCTTGTCCTTTTCTTTATCAGCTACTTCCTTGTCTTTGCCTTTACCCTTGCTCTTAGCCTTACCCTTGCTTTTATCTTCTTCGTCTTTGTCATCTTTTTTCTTGGCAGCAGTTTTAATCTGCGGCTTAGAATGAATTCTACGGAATTCATCGCTATCCATCTGCTCTGCCATAGACGATGCAACTAAATCAGCTATGCTGTTATTTGTTTTAAACATATTAACCTTTAAAATGAAAGGAAAAATCAAATGAGATGGGAGGGGCTGTTAGCCCCTCCTCTCAACTCAGAGACCCTTCGCTGCGAAATAATCCTCGAATAGTTCCTTGAAAGACACATCCCCTTCGGCCGAAGCTGTCTTTTCCAAAGAATCTTGGCCTGGCAGAATGATACCGTCGTTGTTCAAAATTCCAACGTTGGGCATTTGTGCTTGCTTTCTCATAGCAAGCTTGTTTTGAACGATGCGCTTGGTGCTCTCGTATGCACTATCAGACCAATCGGACATATCCTCAACCTGCTTTGGAATCTGAGCCTCGGAAATGAGACCTGCGTTGAACATCTGGTACGCCAGATCATACGAACGTTTGATTCGAACCTCATACGCTGCGCGCTCTTCAGCGGCTTTCTTCTGAGTGGTTTCTTTAACCAAATCAGCTGCCCATTCTTTGCTCTCACTGTCGCCAGCCTCGGCCCAGTATTGCTTGTAATACTGTACAGCCTTTGGATCAACTCCCTCAGAGACCAAGTTATCAACCTGATCATGAGAAATTTTACCAATTCTAACTAGCTCAGCAATGCGCTGCGCCTGCTTTGCAGCCTTTGGCTCAGTCTCGACAACCTTCATCATACCCTCATGAGTACCCTTGATTGTTTCAACCTCTGCCAAATTACCCTCTGGCTTGATGTCCATCATGCCAGGTGTGTGGCCGCCTTGTGGGTGCGCACGATCAATCATGTCGCTGAACTGTACGCCCGTTTGAGCCTGCTTGGCCCTGTATTGTGCTCGACCCTCCTTAGTATTCAAATCAAACTCCTTGTTTGCTATAGTGGTACCTTCCGGTAGGTTTATCAAATCCTTAGCCGGAGTACCCTTTGGTAGCTCAACCACAGTTCCATCAGCTGCATAAGCTGTTGGCTCCGGAGCAGGAACATCTTCTTCTGGTTTCTTTGCACCAATATCAGTCTTTGGAACCTCAACCTCTTGCTTTGATTTCGGATCCAAGAGATTCTGTTTCTTGTTGTTCAAAATTTCTTCGATAGATGGCAAATCGTCGATGTCGTTCGAGTCATCGACCTTGACATCCATAGTTTCAGCCTTTTCTTGAGCCTGCTTCATGATTCGATTACGAGCAGCTGCCGACTTCACCAACTGATGTGTTCCATATGCGTACTTGTTGAACGCAGCCATTGCTATCTTGGATTCATCCAAGTCTGCCTTCGCATGAGCAACAGCTTCGGAAAGTAATTGAGAAAGATGTTTGCGTTGTTCTGGCTTCAAACTAGCAAAGGCTTTCTTTTCAGAAGTGATTTCTTTGCAATACTGCAATTCCTCAGCGTGAGACAAAAGTTGCGAGCGGGACTCTCTCAAAGCATTGCGAACCATACCATTTACAGTCTTACGCATACCTTGTAGTTTATCGATACTTGCACCCTTTGGCATCGATTCTGTAAACGCATCTTCCTCGACGGCAGGAACATCAGCTAGCTCCTCGTTATCCATCTTGTCAGCTGCTTCTGCTAGGTCATCTGCACGGCGAGATACCTGATCGGCCAAGTCGCGAACATCAGCTGCAATTCCTGCAACGTTGTCATCAACATCGCCAGCGCCTTCCGGCTCCTCTAACCTTGGCTCTTTGTCAAGCTCCACTGGCATGTCTGGCATTGCTGGCATTGCGTCTTGCGCAACGCCTGGAGCACCCATATCCTGAGCAGGAGTCTGTGCACCCTTGAACATTGCCTTTGCTTTATTAAAACCTTGACGCTGAATCGTATCAAGAATCTTCAATCCGTAATCACGGGTTGCAATTGCATCGTACAATCCGTCAACGTTGCCACGTGAAATCTCATCAACAGTTGCATCGAGAATCAACTTGTTGTTAGCAAACACCTGCCAACGACAATTTGCTTTGTCATCGATACCTTTGTCATCAGAGGCTTTGACAAATTTCGCGGTAACCTTGGCACGGCTAAGCATTTCTTTACGTTTTGCCTCATCCTTTTCACTAACCGACTCTGGGCTTGGGTGTAGACCATCAACGTCTCCAACCCCCGGAAACGGCTTCTGACCAACCATTTGCTTATCTTCCGTGTCACGAATTTTACGATAATCAGTCTCGTTTGGATAACGAAGGTCATAGCTGCCCGGCTCTCCGCGTGGCTTGTCCTTTGGTTGTGGTTTCGGCTCATTTACATCGCCACCACCTTGGAACCATGATTCCTTGGAATTGGTAATATTTTCTTTGGCCTTCTCCAAAGCTGATTGACGAACCAAACGACGCTCATTTAGCTCTGCTAGGCGCTGGAGACGACGCTTGCGTGCCTCTTCGCTTTCACCAAAGCTATCGTAACCAGGATACATGCCATCAACTGGTCCAACACCGGGAAACGGTGATTGACCAACCATTTGCTTGTCCTGAGTGTCACGAATGGTTTCGTAATCTTCCTTTGGATATTGCGGCTGGCCCGGAGTAGGCTCTTCTGTGCCTTGGAAATATGCATTCTTTTTGTTTCCCATTGATTCCTCATTATCAGTAGTTTTAAATTGATTCAAGCCAGCTTGAATTTCAGAGAGTTTCTTTGTTAAATCTTTGAGCAATTTATTATCATTGTAACTTACAACTTGCTCTGGTGGGTTTGGTGGTGGGTTTGCGCTATCAACGTAGCCAGGACCCATCATCGTCTTTGCTGATTCGGTCGTACCATAATTGGTATCATTCGAATCCTCATCCGACTCTGCGAGTTTTGCAACTCTGGTGGACAAATTTTTGAGTTCTTCTTGAATCTGAAGTAGCTCGTTTTTATTCAATCCACCTTGGGAAAGCTTACCTTGCAAGTATTCTTCCAAATGTTCTGTTGCCTTCTCTACCTTTTTTGCAATAATATGCTTAATTTTTGCTTTTGGATCTGCACCATTTACTACGATGCTCAATTCCATGGGTGAAAGGTCGAGGTTAATCTCGCCGTAGCAGCTCTTTTTGCGCATGTGATCGCAGAAATCACGCTCAACGCGAGCAACTTTTCCACAGTCCGAACAAACAGCTCGGCCAACCGCAGTACCCATCGATACTGATGTTGCATATCCAGTTTGTACTTTCCTTGCCAATTCTGGATAGAGTTTCTTATCCAAAGCGCAAAGGGCTACGACTCTTTTGTTTTTCTCATCGTAGAGTGTGTCTAAAACCAAGCCTCTGACAAAATCGGCGCTCGATGACTTGTGATCCAAGCAGAGCGGCCTTCCTCTCCATAATTTATGAGCCTTTAAAAGCTCTTCTTCTGGAAAAATGTCATTATTGCTATTCTTATAAGGCATTATATTTGGGTCATTACAAACCCATTTCCAACTATTGCCTTTTTTATCCCAATAAGCTTCTACCTCTTTACCATCAGCAAGCTTTTTAATATTGCCTTCATCATCCAATAATGAAGCTTCAGCTGCATGCATCATTACAGCTGAAAAATATAAAAAGTCTTTTGCTCGAGGCGCGATTATTTTTAGTTCATTTGCGAACTTTTTAAATCGTTCCAAAACATCCGGATCAGACAATGCAGCATCTGCTGTTTTGATATCGCTATGTTCAATAGCTATAGCTTCTCCCAATTTGATAATCATCAATTCACCATATCTTTTTTAGAGACGCCTTTCTTCTCTTGTTCCAATTCATCAGATGCGCGTTTCATAGCATCGCGCGTTCCTTCATCATCTATATCATGTTCATCATCTTTGATAACATCAACTATTTTTACTTTGCTCTTCTTAATTATCATGATTGACCATCGCTTAAAGCTTGTTGCCTCTCTTTGAAAAGCTGAACGACCATCGGAACTTTATCATAAAAAATTTCTTGTTCTTGTTCCGAAATTCCACTCGTCCAATTCTTTGCAAGAATATTGGTGTCTATATGCTCTAAAATTCTATCATTTATCAATTGTTTCAATTGATTATTTTTCTTTTTTACAGAATCAATAGCTTTTAACAAATAATTCTTGAAATTATCATCGTCTAAATCACCAAAAATTTGTAGCAATCTGTTAACTTGTTTCTTCAAATCATCTATGTTTGCCATAAATGAACGCATCATCTCAACAGTTTTAGTGTCAGTTGCAAAAGGCTTTAACAACTTTAATGAGTGATTGTATTTTGACAATACTAGTTCGAAGTTTTCTTTTATTTGATTTCTATAACGTCTCAGTACTTTTCTGTACTCTACAACTATTTTAGGATCTAACGCTTGAACCTTGCTAAAAGGCTCATATATTAAATCCAAATGTCGGTTTGATTCCTTTAAAAGACCGACCAAGTCTTCCAAAGATTCATATGCTTTTTCAGCCATGCGCCTTTCAGCCTCGGGCACATCGAAACTCATCTGTACTGAATAAGCTCTTTTCAAAAGCATATGAAATCCAATTTAAAGTCATCACCTGTCATGACAACACCATTATTACTATGTATAAATATACCACAAAATCAATTAGTTCTACCGAATGGTAGCTGCACCGTACCAGCATATCCACCACTGCCGCCACCCATCGAACCTCCACTACCGGGAAACACGAATGGTGCCATTCCCGTATAATTGTCATGCTGTCCAACATATGGAAGATTGTTTATATCTCCGGGAGGCTTGCCAATTTGCCTAACATTTGACAAAGCGGTTGAATCCACGGCAAAAACCTGCTGATAATTTACGGTACGTGGTTGAAAAATAACTACATCTGCATCATGCATGATAGCAGACTTCAACAATGTTTTATCATATTCTTGTGGATACTCAATTGAATTAAAATCATCTATGTCAGCAGAAAACATTCTAGCATCTTTATCATTTTCATTTTGTTTTCTTGCCGCAGTCATATCGGTAAACCACATTGAATCCCACCTGTACACATCGGACGGTTTACAATACTTGAACACCAACATATTTTTAGCAAGCTTTTTCATTGCAATCGTTCTCAACCTTTCCATGTTTTCCAACATAGAAGCAGGTCTGTTCAAATAATCATCTTTACCCAAAAAAGGTGCAAAGCTTTGCTGCTCCCACATTGGGTCTGACGCATTATCTCCACCGGGAGATGGTTGAACCCAATCCATTTTATCTCTTTGAGTAGTTACTATGTCTTTAACAGAATTAGAATCAGAATTGCCGCTTAGTCTTCTTATCGCATCAACATATTCCTGCGCACTTTCAGGATCTAGTCCAGCACCAATTCCAAATCTTTTTGCTTCGGATATGGCAGAATCAACGTTCCAACCTTGAACCAATATTCTATATAAAGCAATAGCAACACCAGTTCTATCTTTTCCATGCCTACAGTGAACAAAAGTTGGACCACCACTTTGCCATTGAACAACTTCGCCGGGCAAAGCATTCATTTCAGGCTCGGCCCCTCCACCCAAAGGTAAGATGATGTGTTCGATACCAAATTTTTCACAAAATGGCTTTAAACCGTTGCCAATTATACCATCCAAGCTAATTATCTTTTTTATACCTAGATTGTTTAAAGTGTGTAATTCGTTTATAGACGGTGCTCCACCCCTATAAAGATTATCATCAACTTTTGCAAATCGTACAGGCATTATAAATTTCTCACTATATTGTTTATAACTTGTCGAATGTATGTAGAATTATGTCCCATCAAAACATTTTTGATAAATGTAATAGACTGTCCTATTGCAGAGCCTGAGTTCAAATTTATACTTGCAATTTCTCTTTCATTTAAAGAATGAACTTTTTGTCTCAATCTGCCCAATAAACGTTTGTAATCTTCTGGTGGTACACGTTGCATCAAAAATTTGACGATGTCAGCAATTCCACGACCAGCCAATGACGGATCACCCATGTTCAACGTCATTTGAGCAAGCTTCACTCTGCGCTCGAACATATTTTTATCAATTATCGTCATTCCAATCTATTGCCTTTAAAGCAGACATCAATGCGATTTCTTCTGCATCTTCTAAACCCTGGTCCAAAGCTTCATAAAAAGAGTCTCTAAACACAGTTTGAAACTTTCGCACATTGTCTTTATCTTTTTTTCTTAACTCTCTCATTACGTACGAATAACTCAAATCTACACGTGGAGACTCGGTATCACCCAATGCAGCATATGCTAACAATAACTTGTCAGCAATTTCATGCTCTCCAGCAATTTTCAATTTTTTGCATAAATTTTTTATTTCGTACAAATCCGTCATCTCTTCAACTTTCTTGCCGCCTGATTCCCAAATACATTCATAATGGAAATACCATTGTTTTTCTTTAACATTATCCCTTTTATAGCCCAAGAGTGAATATCAACTTCGCACCTGTGAGAATTTCCATCTCCTGTAACTATTTCAACTTCAACAGTTACAGCTTCGCTTTCAGAACCTTTAACTATTCCAACTATATATGCTTTTTCCGAAACGTCAAAATCAGAATAATAAAGAGTACCTACATTATCTCCAACATATATTTCAACCAGTTTGCCAGTATATTTTTTAGCTATAAAGCTAGCATAAGACTCACTCATCGTTTCCTCATATTGTGAAGAGCAAATTTTCTAAAAGCCTCTTCGCTCATTTCATTTTTTATAATCGCATACTTACTTATTACATTTTCATATACAGAAGCTTTTACGTTGAAACCTTTTTGTTCAACAAATAATTCTGATATTCCTTCAGTAAGAGATTTGACCGCACTCGTAGAGGTTTTTTCCGGACCGTAAACGGTACACTCAACCTCTATTCTATTCCCGTCGGAACGAACAGATGATTCTGCTCCCAGCTCAGCTCTCAAAGCTGATGTTAAAACTCTAGCAAATCTATTTTGTACGTGGAAAGATTCACCTCTCAATGTGATGGTAAAATCAACTGGTTTGAAAGCTTTTCTTGCTAAAGCTTGTGATACCATTCTTTCCATCGGACCAGCAGAACTGAGCAAATCGTCAGCAAATCCATCATCTCCATCTGGATACTCTTGTTGTTCATAATCCATAAATTCCTCCGGAGGTAAATCCGACTCTGGTTCGGGCTGTTGTTCTGGACCAACTATTCCAACTAAATTTGGATCAACTTGAACATTTGTAAATCCCATCATATCAAGATTGTCTCGTCCAACATATGCAGCGGCCATATCATTTAATAAACACTTGGCAAATACATTCACGTTTAACGTAGCACCATCATCTCTTTTTATAGAAAATGAAAATGGCTTTGTTAAAACTCTCATATGAACTTCATTTGCTTGACGTTGTTTTACTTCTTTACTTGGCTTTGCAAAATTATATTCAACAAGTGTACCATTCAATATGGCATCTTTTAACTTGTTTTGAAATTCAGTCTCTACATTTGGATCTTTCATCTTTAAAAGATACATGTAGTAATCTTGCTTCCAGTCGCCATACATTGCAAGTTTTTTAGCAATTGCACCAGCAACTTGTTTGTTGATGATATTTTCTACACGATCGCTTATGATAATATTTTCGGGCCCAAATTTTTTAAACCAGTCAAATGACTTGAGCGGTTTCTCTATCCTATTGCTTACGACAACATCATGACCTTCTGGAAACTGACTTTTTAATTCGTCAACTACCTTTTCATCACCAAGCTCTTCCTGGGTATAGTTCCAGCGTACATTCTCTCGTTTTGCTGCTGGTTGTGCGGCATCTTCAACATTGGACACCGAACGCTCCACATCATCTATCTCAGCATTTAATGCTAACAACGCACTACGCATTTGTTCCAAAGATGAATCATAATTTTCAACATCAGTGTCGCTTATAGTTTTTTGAAGTTTATCAACACTGTGCTGAACCTCATCTAGCAAACTTTTAAATTTGGAAGATGTTTCTTTCAACTCTTCAACACGAGCTTTGTACTCCGGATCTCCTAAAGCACGCCACCAGTTTTTAATTCTCGAAAGAATACTTGCAACTTTGACAACATCTAATTTGTCAGCAGCTGAAATTTCTAGAGCTATTTTTCTTATTTCATGCATCTTCGAAACCCTCTGCAATTGCAAGGGCTTGCAATGAGGCCGTTTCATTTCCCGTCTCATTCAATTTTTTTGATAATGTTTTGAATGTTGCAGAAATTGCGACATCATCATGCCCAGCATCTTTGGACTGTTTTATTATCTCATTTATAAATGATGCCTCCAACTCTCTACCTTCGAACCCAGCATTCGGAGCTGGGTTGGGCCAATAATCTGGAATCAATCTCAACTCTCTAACTTGTGGCATTCTACTCTTTGGAACTCTTGGCGGCTCACCATATTGTTTCCAATAACCATAAAAATCATTTTCGTTTAGCTGATAATTCGGATCAGCCAATTTCGAAGATGTTGGAACATCAGTTTGTCTTTCAGCATAATAACCATAAGTGCCCTCAGCCGGTGCTTCGTGTATCACTGGAGAATCTGGAGCGGGTGGAACAATATTTCTACGAGAAAACGAAACATCATTATTAGGCTCTTCTCTAGAAGATGGTGGTAACGAAGCAGGAGTAGTAGCCGGCTCTGGTTCATATTTAGGACTTATTTGTGTAAGCTCAATTTCTTCATCTTCATCGACCAAATCGCGTAATGGTTCTCTATCCGTACCGGGTTCCGTTGGGGCAACGCCTGGCTCAGTGTCGGGATCGTTGACCCTGGTTTCCATTTCAACAGTTTCTTGATCAACCGTATCAGGATCTAATGAAGGAATCTCATCTTTGGTTTTCTCATCTTGCTCACGAACACTTTCCAAATCCTTCTGCTCTTGCTTTCTTTCTCGCATACGTTCAACCATGGGAGAGATATGCTGTTGATAGGTATTTCTAAATTGAGATTCAAAAGCTAAACGCTTTTTTTCAATATCCTCGAGCGCAGCAATATATTTACTAATATCACCTTTACTACGATAAGAACCCATATCTTTTAGTTTGCCTAAAGTATGTTCAACCATTTTTTCGGTATTATTAACCAACTTTTGCATATCTCTCTTGCGTTCCGCCAGCGTCTTGTTGTACATTTTTTCCAACAATTTTGCCGCTTGACTTCTAGAAAGAGAGTCCCATATCCCTGCCTCTTTTAGAATTTGCTCCGGTGTTTTAGCAGCTTTCGCCTCACCAAAATAATCTCTGTCTAAATCAGCATATTCGTATTCACCATAAAAATCGTCTATATTATCTGAACGATTATTATTCAATACCGAAAGCTCATTGTTGAATTCTTTCAATTTATCATTGATGTTTCCAACAAAGTGGGCAACATCTAGATATTTTCTTTGCTTCATTGCACGCTTCATATCTTTCAAATCTGAGCGCATCTTTTTAGCAATATCACGAACAACATCATCAACTTCACGTAGAAGATTCATCTGCTTTCCATAAACTTCACTATTGAAAGTTTCAGCAAGATGACGCGGAATATTTACTTTCTCTCCAAGCCATTGAGTCAAACTACGACGCTGAGCCGTTGTAAACATCTTGCCCTCGAAATGCTCATCGAACAAAGCTCTGAGAATCATATTGGAATTCTCCAAAACATCGTCCATATTTACAATTTTTGGATTTTTAGCAACAACTTCAACCAATGCCGTAACGAAACGAGTTTCGACATCGGACTCGAGCAAAAATCTGGACAAAGAACAGAATTCATCAACCGACATTTGAAAATTATCGGTTGATGAAAACTTTTTTAGTTCTACTTCTAAGCTCGCAATTTTTTCAATAAAGTTCATATTGATATGGACTATTATGTGTAGATTGCGAAATCATCAAGTTGGAGACGGTGGCTTCGGAATATTTCCGGGCCCGATTCCCGTACCACCACCAGGCGGTCCCGGAACTCCAGCGGGTCCACTGCCGGTTCCTGGTGGACGCCCACCGCCACCACCAATCGGTGCAGATGGAGCGCCACCCGGAGGTGGTGGCAATCCCAAAGGCGAACCACCGCCCCCTCCGGGCATTCCACCCATACCGCCACCCATACCGCCACCCATGTCACCACCATCGGGTTCATCATATGGGTTTTCACCCGGCACCGGCGCTTCTTGAACCTCATCAATTTCATCATCGCGACCGAGTGCACGAAGTTCGTTCAATGGATACTGTTGTAATGCGGCAAGTTCTTTACTACGAATTGTATCTTGAATATCTTCATAACGAATTTTACGCATCTCATCATCATACTCTAGACCAAGGCTTCTGTATAACGTTTGCAACGAAACCTTCTTTGCAAGACCTTCACCTTGAGCAAGGTTTGATATGTTTTGTATGTAATCAGACATGTCGAACAAAGACATGTGATTCCAATCAATCTCTGGAATGATTAAAGTTTTGACACCATCAACATATTCATAAAAATCGTTTAGTTTAGCAATTGGTGCAAAAATCTTTTCTTTGAGGAAATGCGACAACATGTTTCTAAACTGCATGTAACGCTGTCTCAAAACATCGAGCGCAACACTACCCGTTGCATAAGTAGTATCTGAACCATCCATGACTACAGATGGAACCATGAGTCCAATATAAATCTCTTTTATAAGTTGCTGAACGTCATTGCTGATATCATAAATTCCTTGAGCATATCCAATGCGTTCAACACTTACACCGTCATGTGTAAATACCTTGAAATCTTTGTCATATTGTGCACTATTTCCTTGTATAGTTATTTTACCATTTCGTCTAGTTACGAATAAACCAGTTGGAACAGTAAAACACCATACCTTGCCATTATAATGAACTTTTTCAACAAGATTTCTTTTTTCTTTCGTACGTGGGTCAACATTATATTTATAAGTTATTGGATAATTTCCAATTTCTGAGTTTGACCAACAAACCGTATATAATTTATTTCTTGCCTCTTGAGACTTACCATATCTGTAAAGATAATTGTCATCATCTCTTACAAACATTGTTGGAGTATATCCACACTTATATGCTATTTCATATACGTCATCTGCAAGCCTTTTCGATGATGTATAATAATTTTCTCTTGGATTATCACTTCCATCTCCACGAACAAGTGCGTTCAATAATATTTTTAAAAGTCTCGGACTTAAATTCAAAACCCAGTTTGGAACCTTTTTAAACATTGACTTGTGCCCATCATCAGTTCCAACTTGTTCTTTAAAATGTGCAAATATTTCTTTGGAATGAATTCTGAATGACCACTTTTCCTGTGTGTTTTTCTCTATTGATGCCGGTGTACATTTTTCATAACAGTATCTACTGTTCACAATCGATGAAAACTTTTCAACGCACTGCTTCATAACTGGATAATGTTCATTAACAGAGCCGTTGTTTAATTTTGTATTTTGATAAATTCCAACAAAAGCATCGTTATCATCTGAATATATGCAACCTTCACTGATGACATATCCAAGCATTTCCAAATACAATTCGGCAGGAACTTGTGTACCACTTACATCAACATTTTTTAATGAATCATCGCCATCCCATTTAACAGATGATCTAAAACGTTTGTCCCAAAGTTTATCTGAAAGCTTACCGGCAGGAATTTTTTTCCAATCTCCCCATTTCCACGTTCTATCTTTACCAGTACCTGTAAATTTCTTTGATTGAACCCACATATCATGATTTGGTGTTACCTTGATATCCATTTTATCATTTTTGAAATGAATCATCTCACCGTGATAATTATAAATATGTGCTTCTGATGGCTCATGATATTCCAAATTTTCTGTTTCTGGATTAAAACACGCAATTTTTACTCCGCGTTTTGCAGATACATTACTTATGTGAGATGTTCCAAAGGTACCATCCATCTTCTCTTCATAAGAAATAACATCTTCTAATTTTTTGAAACCTTCGCTTGTTAAAACCTCAGTTTCTTCATCATGGCATTCAAATATCTCTCGCCATTGTTGCAAATCGCTTGGGTTTGGAAAAAATCCTTTACCAACATCACCAATTTTAATAAGTGTAAGTGGGTTAATCATGTTATCAGCTTGAGCAAATTTACTCTCCCTAAGCTTATCAAATAACATGAGTTGTCTAAAGCTATTTACAATCAATCCGGTACCACGAATCTCATATGGTGATATGCGACGAGCCAAATGACTTATGTTGAAATTATTCAAAGGAATGTTTTCGCCTTTACGAACGTGATCAACTATTTCTTTGCTCAACTGTCGACGCTGTTGAATATCAGCGGGTCTATTAGAATTAACCATACGTCTCAAGTTTTCATCCGGACGCAACGAAATAATTGGTTCTCCAGCAAGCGTTGAACGCTGAACCGTAATGTAATCTGGGTTTTGTATTAGTAATCTGCTCCACTTCGCCGTTCTTTCATCATACTCGGCAAATACGAAGCACTCTCCCAGCGTCCAGAATTCTTGTGCAATTTGGCTGCAAATGTTCATCAATTGAAGTTCTTCTGCCATTTGAGCATAGAACTTTTCTTTTTGAGGATCTTTACATTTGATATTTAATTTGGCAATTGGATATGTTGAGTGCAAAGTGATTGCATTCTGTACGATCGGATTGAGAGCAAAAAAGGTTCTGCACCAAGCGTTGATGGTGGCTCTATCTCTTGGAAGGTTTAGGTTGCTGTTGAGCCACAATGGAGAATAAACCTCTGGTATCTGACGAGTGGTGCTCGTCATTCCCCTCCAGCCAGAGTTTGCACCATTTAATGATGTAGATTGATCAGTTGTAAATGCACCAGCATCGCCACCGGCAGCATTTTTTATTCTTTTTCGATTACTGCTATATGTGATGGCTCCAGCAATGGATGGTCCATCTCCTGCAAAGTCAGAAAGCTTGGAAGGCAAAACGTAGTTGCTAAACTGAAAATTTTGGTCTCCCATTCTATGTTGATTACCAAAAGCTGTTTCTTGATATCGACCATTTTCAATATCTTGTTCGAGTGCAAACTTTCTGTAATCACTCAAACCTTTACTTGTAGTAATTCGTGGAGGATTTGAAGCTCTCCACTCCATTAGCTGTTCTGCTCTTGACTTCATTCTAACCTACAATATATCATTTCCATTTTGGCATATAACCCAACAACGCTGGAGCGCCTTTGTTTCTCTTAGCATTATCGAATTTCAACCCTTTAGGATGACTAATTTGAAAACCTTGGGTGATGTCAAACTTATACGCTATGTAAGCATTTAAAAGAGCCATGAATCCATCGTTTGGAGTTGGTCCTTTTATATATGTTTTAACAGGATCTCCCGATCTATTTATATTAACCTTAACATCCATACTTGCACAATGTTCTACTAACCACATTACTTTTTCATAACTACCATATGGAAATTTTATGTTACCATTTTTCAACAAACCAATTAACTCTGAAATATAGTAATTGCGCTCAAAAACTATTTCTTTTGGAAATATTTCATCTTCATATTTAATATGACCGTTGACATTTGGAGCTGCACGGCTTGCCAAAAATGTATCAGGCCACTTTCTTTGAAGTATGTGTGTTAAGTCATGAGCATCACCAATATCACCAACGGCCATATTGATGCTGTATCTACGAAACATCTCTTCAACAACTTCAACTTTGTGCCCCGGATCAGCGCTTTTCATTTTTGTAGCAAACTGAATGTGAAACAAATTCTTGTTTTCAGCTGTTAAAATAACTGCACAGCTGTAACTCTGCCCTCTTTGTCTTCCGGCTAATTGATCAAGGTTGCCACGCTGACCCCAGTCAAATCCTGCATAAACTTTACGGTTATCAATTCTAGTTATAATTCTAGCAAATTTTCGCTTATCAGAACATTTTTCGTGAATCTCTTCTTTGGTAATAGTTGCAGCTTCACCATCATAAAATTCACCCAATACCTCGTTTTGATAAATACGTTCAGTATTGATTGGGTTGTTTTCTGGACGTTGAGCGTCAATCATCTCGCGTGTAAAATCTGGCATATATAATTGGTTGACATGAAAACCAACATATTTTGCCTCTTCCTCGTCGGCTCTGAAACTAATCCACTTTCCACTTTCAGCAGCTACACGCTTATCTTGCTCGTGTCCACATTCGGTACATTTAACGATGTAACCATACAGCCATATACTTTCCCATTCAACATCTGGTCTGTACAACGGAAAATAAGATTCACATTCTTCACATTTTAAATGGTAATATTGCTGTGTGGATTTCATCCACATATTATAATAAGCTGTACCTTTTTGCTTTGGTGTTCCAAAATAAACTTGAATACCTTGCGCTGATTTACCATATTGAGCCTTGGTAAGTGTCTTGGTAATAGCACCAAGGGCTATCTGTGGAATGTCTTGAACTTCATCAGCTAGAATACAATCTGTTGTACGTCCACGAAGTCTGTTTCCGTCAGGACCAGTGCTTTCTATTTCCAACTGGTTATCACCCAAAAATTTCTTGAAATGAAGGTTGTTATTAGCTGGGCTACTAGTATCAAGCTCTTTTTCTATATATGTTTTTGGAGCACCATTTCCTTTAAATTCACCTGGAGCTGGCTTTGCAGAACCAACCATTTGGCTGAATTTCATTTTGGAATAAGCAGCTGCCATTCCCAAAGTAGGAAACAGGTGAATCACACGCATTGGCGGCCTACCGTTATTTCCAAATAACCTACTGGCCATGAAATAACACGCAAGCGCAGCTGCCATCGTAGTTGCGCCCACCTGTCTGCCTTTAACGAGAATTACCGGCAATGCATCTGGCTCCAAAGCTTTGATGCCGATATAACGATAAATATCAGCAAATGGTTTGTAACCATTATTGGTTAAACGAAACTGTTGACCATCAAGCGTCAAATTATTTTCGCAAAATGCAACAGGATCTAAATTTAGAATGCTGCTTTTAAATGCATCTAAAGGACTAATGTTAACATCAACCATATAAAATAATTGATATTATGCATATTATTGATTACATTACCTTTTTTGGAGTCAAGCCGACAAATGGGTCTTTGTTTTGATCAACATCATGCAAATCAACTTTGAGGCCAACATCTCTACCAATGTTTGGATCATCCAATGGTGTCTCAGATGGTTCTCTGGACATGATGAACTGATTGATATATCTGGCAAGATCCATGTCATCAATATCTTGATCGCTTACACCATCTTGTACAAATGTTGAAGCTATTCCAAATAGTATTGCCGGCAAGCTAGCTCCATTGTTCACCATGTTGCGAATGTAATGCTCTATAGCAGGAACTCGCTCTAGCAATGCCGGCCTTTCAGCTTTTTTTTCGTCACCACCTTCATCATCTGCTAAAATATATTTAGCAGCATCTGAAACATCAGAAGCCTTAGCTTCCAAATATTGTTTCAGTCCGGTGCGCTCGTGTAAATCCGCAACAGCCTCTTCAACGTTGTTGTAGCGAGAATTGCCATTCAAAATGGCATGCATTTTCTCTTGAATAGACGGGCCAGTGTTTACTTCTACAGCTGTTTTTTGCTGCGATTCCATTTGCTTATAATGATCTGCAAAGTCCGCAAGCCAACCGCTAAGCTTTCCCGATCTTTCTATTTCATTTTTATCCCTTGTTACAGGAACATCAATTTTTAATGCTTTACTCATTTATTATCCCCAGTAGTTGGCCGCATAGTCAAAGTTTTCTTCCGATGTCGGATCAAATTTTTCATTAAACTCCAATCCTCTATCTCTAGAAGTTGAATGCATATATCCCATATCTCTCAAAAGCTGAACTAGCTCAGCCTTTTCTCTCGGAGTTAAATTGTATCTCTTAGCAAGCTTTTGAAACATATCTTCAATATCATGACCTGCGCTCACCATTCCGTTGATACAAGTACGAGCAAGTGTTGAGATAAATAATGGAACTGTTATTGTAATACCATTGATTCTTGTAGATTTCTGAGCTTCTTTGACGATACTATCGTCAACATCATACCAAGCCTTTTTCTTGCTTTTTCTTTTGAACTTCGTTGAACGAACCTTTTCCAACCTATCAAGCAGTCTTTCCAAGCCCTTTTCAATTTGAGAACGCGCTTCCTCGGCCTTGGCCGAATCAATTTCATCTTTATAGTCCATTCTCATTGCCTTGGATATTTCTTTGTCCAAAGCTTCAAAATATGAAACTGCACGCTCTAGTCCGGTAGTGTCTCGTCCCGAGTGTCTTGGAACAGCATTGATCATTTCCAAGAGCCAATCCAAAAAATTTGGCAGTCCTTTTGCTTGCCAATTCCAAGCATCTGGCTCTTCAACTTCTATATCTTTATCTTCATCAGTAGACACCTCTATTTCATCATCTTCTTCTGAAACAAAAATGTCTTCACCGTCAGCCCCTGGTATTTCATCAAGCTCGAAGACCACCACGTGGCCCGGTTCGATATCCAAATCGTTTTCGTCATCATCAGCAAATGATTGATCATCACTGAACGAAACGTTGTCATACCCTCCACCGAGAATTTCATCTGACAAAGCGTCAGTTGAAACCTCCATACTTTCCAGACCGGAGAGATCATTGCCAAATTGAGATTTCTTTTCTAAAGTCATTGATAACCTTCACATTAAAGTTATGTAATTAACCGTTTTTATTGATATGAGCTTTCTCCAAACAGCTGTTTAAAAGCACCGAATCAGCTATTTTTATCAAAACATCAGGAGTGTTGAGCCCACCTTGTAAAGAATAAATTCCATAAAATAGGTTCCTACTTATGTTATAATCCGCATACCATCCTATAGGATAACTATATAAACCATCTAAACCTACTCCAGAAAATATTCTAGAATAAAAAGGAGAGCCTAGTAATGCTGCACTGTTGGGCGTTCCAGCAGCCGTGTCTCCCCAGTTACAATCAACAGCGCTTTTATCTTTGAAAAATGATGATAAATATTTACAGGTTTTAATCTCTGTAGTATCTTGCATCAATGCCCATGATAGCAACTTGTTATTTGCTTTGGCAACCAACTGTTTTTCTTCTTCAGTGGTTTCCATTGGAAGGTCTTCCAGCGGAGCCATTTTATCAACATACTCACCGGCAACGTGACAAGCCTTTGGAATACTCAACCCAAAAGGACACCTTACATCCGAATTCTCACGAATTACTGCAAGTTTTTTAACACCTTTACTCATTTCAAACCTAAAACCTTCATCGTGTCTTCAATGTCGGCGTTCTTTAACTTATCAGCATAATAGCTCAAAGTTTTCTTTCTTTTTTCCATTTGCTTGCGTTTATCATCAACCCATTCTTTTACACTGCTTTTGCCACCGCCAGGAATACCATGATAAAAACCTCCACCCGGAGAGGTCTCATCAGCATCCGCATCGGTATAATCATAATTAGTAAATATTGGATTGGGGTACGGACGTGTGTCCATATCAACACGCTTCTTATCTTTTTTCTTTTTAGATTTAGAAACCGTTTTCAAGTCACTTTCAGTTCTGTTTTCACGAGCTAATCTGTCTTTTTCTATATACTGTTCAGCACTATCGTATTCGCTCATCTTAGAATACATACCCAAACTTGGTTTATTTGGACCTGGAGCATCTTCGCCGGCATAATCATAATTTTTGAAAATAGCATCACTATTGCCAATTGGACGTACATCCATGTCAACACGAGTCATTCCACTAGGAACCTGGCGCTTTACATTGGATGACTCGTACTCTGAGTTGAGTGGACCTCTAGCTGATTCAACTATCGTAACTCTTTTACCGCTTTCGAGCGCCTTTTGTATTTTTGTACTACTCATAATTGCCTCGACGTAAAGTAAGGCAAAAGATCCTCTGTAATAGGAATATAATCCCACAAATTCATATCGTTAATCAAACCTATGGTTCTGTCAAAATCATAATCCAATGCTTGTTGCAATTTTTGCTTCAAGTACTGAGGTTTTACTTCTGCTATTTTTTGAGGGTTTTTACGCACCCATTCAACTATGTCACCATTAACTGTTAATCCAAGTTTAGCGGCAACATATAAAATTCTAATTATTCTCTTTTTATCATCACCAAATGTCACATGTGGTGGCAAACATGTTCTCAATAGTTTCTTTTCTATATCCGGTATAGCACGACCAGTAAGGTCTTTGATACTTTTCAAATCTAGTGTCATGAGCAAAGCATTTACTGTGAAATCACGACTCAATAACTCCATCAATATCTCACTTGGATTTTTTAATCCAGCTTTTTGCAGTGCTTGCTTTATTCCTGGACTTCTAAAGTTAGAAGAAAAGTCAAACTTATAGTCATCAACTGTTACCTGAGAGTGACCATCATTCATAACTTTTAAATATGAATCTGGTATTCTTCTGTTAAATATGCTTGCCAAAGTATGAATGGTGCCATCACCAGTGGTCAAATCTACATCATCAATTCTTTCAGCTACTCCGAGTACCTTGTCTCTAGGCACACCACCGACTATGTAAGGGATAGAAAGTCCCTCATCTCTAGCTATCATGGACAATGTGTCCAATAGAGTTTTTAAGTCGGGCATTTAGAAACCTCATCTAATTTCTGGAATTGGACGTGAACGCTCTACAGTTGCCGGACCTTGAAGCTCCGTAGTGGCAGGTTTTGGCTTTTCATCATCGCCGCCACCCATGAGTTTTTGATCTTCTTTAACTCTTCGCCTATCTTTTCTTTCTTTGTCACGCTCTTCAGCATTATCAAGTTTTTGCTTGACCATCTCAACTTCTGGAGTTGTTTCAGCTGGCTCTTCGAACCCCTCAATCATTCCATCAACCTCTTCGCTCATCAATGAACCTCGAAGTTTACTAAGAATATCATCTATGCGTGTAGACACATAACCATTGGACTCTAGAGCGCTCTTCGTTGCTTCACCAAGACCTGGGAAATAAACACTGAGACCAAGTTTATCCATCATCATATCGATAACATACAACTCTTTAGCAATTTCTCTTTTCTTGAAAAGTCCACTCAAAACCTCTAACCTGTCTACAACATCTTTTACAGTTATGTTTGCTAAGGCTTGCTCGAACACATCTGGTGCATCTGCTGGTTCCCCCTGTGGAATTTCATCTTCACTAACCTCAATTGTTTCATTCATTTGAGGTGGTTGAAGTTCTTGTCCTTCGACTATTAAATCATAGTTTACAGCAGCAACCTTTGACTCATCTTCATCGTCTTCATCGTCTTCATCTATGAATCCAAGTCCTGTTTCTAACCTGGAAAAAAACTCTTTGAAAGCTTGTCTCGTTTGTTCCGATGCTCCACTATCAACTGGTGGCTGTGTCATATTGCCACCACCCAACTCTGGTTCATTCTCTAGCATCTCGAGAGCATCTGGCTGAGCATCATCCGACTTTGTCTCAGTAGCCCCAGACTCTTCTCCCAACAAAGCAGCAGTCGGATCTTCTACGCTTTGAGCAACCTTATAGAAAAAAGCCGCTGGTTTTTGCCTATTAGTATCTGCTAACATGTTAGCAACTCTATAAATATAATCGATAAATAAGGACGATCGAGTAGAAAGCTTGTTTGCTGTTTGTACTCTCATTTTTAAAGCGTGTAAAAGTTGCAACATTTCTGCCTGGTTATCACCAGCAAACATCTGACCTTCAATCGAACAGAGGAGCTTTTCTGCGGCATTCAACCTACCAATGATTTTTGCTCTTTGCATTTCGATTTTCTGCCTGGCCTCATCAGGATCAAAAGCGTGTTGCTGTCTTCTAGCATCATGACCAGACTGAAAAACCTCACGACCAGGCAGTTGTCCCTTTAGCTGTTGTGGATCAACTTTATTGGGAACAAAAAAACCATTATCTGAAAAATAATAATCAGGCGGCACAGATTGTTGCTGCTGTTGTGCAAATTTATATTTTTTATCTGCGCCCTCTTGGTAAAACCTCAACCAATGTTTGAAATCTATTTTATCCATCGTATTCCAATCTCTGGTAATTTGTGCAAAAGCTTCGTTGAAATCTTCGCCAGCACGAACCCTCGAATATATGCCTCGTGTTGCACTCATCCATCTTCGTATGTCATATACGGGATAAAGCGGATTTGCCGTTGTGCCTTGCGGATATGCCTTTTTTACAATGTTTAATCCTAGACTTTTAGCGGCTTCAGCAACTGCCAAAAAGAATTTGTATATGTTATTAATTGGCATTTCATTTCTATTCTGAAATACAATTGCCGAAATTTTTGCCATTACATCTGGTGACGGATTTACCAACAACTCTTTTGCAATTTGTGGTACGTGTGTAACTATATAGTAAAAAACCTTTTGTTCTTCTGTGCTTCGAACGCCAACATTGGTCATTGCAATTGCATCACTTACATACTCTTCCTGCATATCATCTGGCAAAAAACTCAGCCGTTGGTCTAGCTGAGTAAAAAAGTAATCATTAACTTTATCTTTTACAGAATTAACATCAATCATTGTCATCCTCAAACTCAGCCTCCGAAGAATCTAATAGCCTTTTAACATCTTTATTGAACTGCAATGGCTTTACCTTTACCGATGCTGATGTATCCATGTTTTGCAACCTTGCGCTCAGTCGCTCCAAGAACTTCGCGCTAAATTCCGGATCCATTTCTTGCAAAACATCTCGTATTGCCTCTTGAATGAAAGCTGATTGTTGCTCAACCATCTGTACGGTGATGTTGTGTTGAACCACAGAATCAGGACGTTCATTCACAATCTTGTCAGCCTTCTCACAAGCCATGATTAACTTTTCCAAATACTGAATTAGGATATAATCATGCTTGCTTGGAAGCGGGTTTTCCTGAAGTTTATCAAAGATTTGTTCAGCACGAGCTTCGATGATTATGACAAGCTGTTGTATTTTTTGCTTTAAGTCAATTTCCTTATCAGCAAACTCGGCAACTCGGTCTCTCCATGTTTTATTGTTGATGAGACTTTTTGATATTTCATCGCTGATTTGACCATTCTTTTGGTCCTCAACCAGCTTTTCCATGAATTTATATCGATCAAGATATTTTTGCGAAAACTCTTTGAGAATAGTTATCGGTATGCGCAAATGCACCTGATCTTTGCCAGGATACTTAACCTTCAAGTATTCGCTTACCATCTCGGGTGGATCGCCCGAGACGAGTCTGCTTATTATACTATCCTTTTCAGGATGATTGATGATTTTTGAAAAATCGGAAGGTTTCTTCTTGGCCATGTTTTCATCGTTCTATCGCTGTTGGTTAGCTGCCACGTAAAATATCTTCGCGTGTGTTGAAGATAGTGTGACCCGGATTAACCGCGCCCCAGTCCGGGATTTGATTTTCTACACTGGAACCGGGTACCGTCTCACCTTTTTCAGTGGTGTAACCCATCTCATAATTATATATCTTACCATCCAAAGAACACTGGTAAACCCTATCGCTAACACGACTCATGCCAGTACCCGGATGATCTGGACAACTTCTGGTTTGCAATGGAGCTTGTAAAGGTCTAAAATCTTTTACATTTTTCTTTACAGCATCAGCAATTTGCTCGGTCTTATACATATCATTTAGTCTTTTTTGAGGCTCTTCATAATCTTTAACTCTAGTCTCGGTACGACCTTTTTGCCTCAACTCTTCAATTTTTTTGTTTTGACGCTCTTGAACTTGAGCCATAACATTTTTTGGAGAAGACAATGCAAACAAAATTTCATCTAATACATGTGCTTGCTTGCTCAAAAGCTCATCTCCACTTTCATCCCAAGCATCTGCTATTCTTGCCATCTCTTCCAAATTCTCAGGAGTAACCTCTCCAGAAGAACTCGACACGATTCCATTGGAAGCCTCATCTATCGTACAAATAGCTTTGGCAACTGCAAGATTGACAAAATCAAATAGGCTCTCATCACTTTGAGCATCTGCTCGTAATTCTTCAGATGCTTCTTCAATCTGACGTGCGAGAGCTTTTAGTTTTTTAGATACGGTTAGTGCGCTCATTTAGATCCCCAAAATGCTTCATATGTCATGAAAGTGCCGCCCTCACCCTCACTTGTTTCCTCCATGCTCTTAGCATAAAGTGGTCGGCAATTACCATGCTTATCTTGATAAACCTCTGAAAGTGGCTTCATCAAGTGACCACACAAAGGCTGTGAATGTGTGCTATTCTTTACGATTCGAGAACAACCACGTTGTTCACTCGCAACTTTGGCCAATGTATTTGGATTATTTGACTCCAAAAACAATTGAATTGCGTTTTGCTGTGCTTGAACATCAACCTCTCCAAGAGCCGTAATTGCGTCTTCTACCTTGACAAAATTGCTTTCAGCAATACCAGCCCTAACCTGTGCCATCAGCTCGCTCGGCTTCATTCCATATGAAGGGTTTGCAGCCGATGCCATTCGAACATCTCCAACACCGTTGGACGCAACCAAATTGGAAATACCCTGCGCAGAAAAATCTTCAACTTGACCATTAGCAAATGCCAATGTTGGCGGATGAACCAAAGAATTCTCAACATTTACAGGAACACTAATGCCATATTGATGGTTGATACGAGCAGCAACGCTAAAGCCTTCATCTTTGCAACTTGCAACTTTAACTTGAACTGATCCAAATCCCATGCCTTTGAGATGGCGAGCAACCATATTCAAACCATTTTGAACAACACGCTCTCCAAAAACCTGCCTGGCAATACCATCCGGTGAAGACAAACGCTCTGCAAAAGACAATACCTCTGGATCTTTTTCAACCTCTGGAATTTCTACATTTGGATTTTCATCATCCAATTGCTGGTAAGTAATGCCATCTAGCTGATGGGCATGTGGAGTTTCTGTTTGCGCATTCAAGCGCATTACAGCCATATCAACCTCATCAACGGTTTCAACACCGTTTTTTGCAGCTGCAATCACGCTCAGCAACGCCTGACCATCAACTTTAAAATTTTTGCCTGCTGTAGATTTGATATGGTTTTCCAACAGATTTCGGTCTATATCAGCAAAACCAGCTCTTGTTAAAAACAAAGAAGGAAGCAGCGCTTGCCCTTCGGACATTTCAACCGGAACTAATACGTGAGCTTTACCCTTCGGTGTGTCGTACGTAGCTTGACAGACTATGACGTCACCTTGGCCAGCAAAAACATCAACACTGTCAGGTGGAAGGCCCGATCCCAAAAGCTCAGCGTAACAGCTTTTTTGTGCTGCTTTTCCATCTGCACTCGAATACAAACGAGCCGTTGGATTGTCATCAAATGCACCCGCAAGCGCATTCATGAGAAGCGGGTCTCCAACCTTGGTATAATCACGTGAAAGCGGTTGATCCTCGAACTCATCACGTTTCATAACCACGGAAGGTTTCAATACGTTACGATTCAATTCTTCAGCAAAAACACGCGACAACGAAGAGCTTGGACTGTATAAATCATCATAGAGCTTGTTCAATTCGGCTCTGGAGATGAATGTTTTGCTCTCTGCCATCTTTTTCAAGACATTGCGGGCAGTTACCAAAGAAGCATCATGTGGGCGCTCCTTTGCTGCACGACTTGCCTTTGCAGCAAGAACAGCTGTAGCAAATTTCTCATTCTGTTTGAGAATTTCAGCAGCATTTTTTATTTCGCTTGCTAAATCTTCTGGTCTCATTTCTCACCCTTTAGTTCAGGATAACGATCAAAAATATCGTTTCTTACTTGATTTGGAAGATCGCGCATGAATTTGTTTCTAAATGAAACATCTGAAGCAAGCTTCTGCTTCAGTGTTCTACAAATGAGCTGCGCCTGATCTGACTCATAACCCATATCTTTCAGAGCAATCTTGCGAATTGGATTTCCTTGATAAAAAACTGTGACGCTGCTGCGGGTACGATCTGGTAAAGCCTGCCAAGACGCTTGTTTCTCAGTACTGGACTTTGACTCGAGCGGTTCGTCATCATACATAGCAACGATAACATCTTCGCCATTGTGATTCTCAACCACCCATAAGTTACTAAAGTCATCAGAGTCTTTGAATCTAACAACGTCAAAAGCAACCTTTTCGATTTTATCTTTGACATCAGCTAGACGATAGAACTTCTTAGCATTGACATTTTTGTCCATTGCTGCAATGTCACTATCAGTTAATCCTACAAATTTAATCATTATTTCTCCATGAGGCAAATGCTCGAACGTCAAAAAGATATGAAATAAATAGTAGAAATTTCAACACGAGCAAATTGAATCGGCAACAGATATTGCCCACTCTTCTATAGTAATACCATTTAGGTCTTGCAAAATGTCATCCAACATGGAAAAAGCAGCATCTGCCATATTAATTGGCTGAAAGCTGCTTTCACGGGATTGACAACGGAATACCCCATCTCCAATGGGATGGGATAATCTTTCATCATGAATCTGATTGTAATTACATTTTTTACAATGTTTCAAGAATACTCCGCTTTATACTCCTATACTTCAATATTCTAATTCTTCTTGGATTTCTTTCATTCTTAATAGAATTTTTTGAATCTTTTCATCGTTGGCGGCCAATTTACGCAACTTCTTGTTCGCTCCACCATAAATACGCTTACCTTTTCTATAGTCACAATTGCCATTCATACTCTTCGTAACACTGGATTGGTTTACATTTAATATCTTTGCAATTTCAGTTTGAGTTTTTTCTTTAGCGTAAAGGTGTAGTACCTGGGCTTGTCGCTGGGTAAGCTCCGTATCAACCAATCTCCAATATTCTTTTTTGAGCTCGTCCCATAACTCATCAAGTTCATCTCTCAGATCATAATGATGGTCCATGGTTTCGACCATATCAGCTTCAGCATATTTTGTAATGACATCTGGAGAATATGCCGACTCTACCAAAGCTGCTTGATATCGATCAGATTTATTTTTAGTTCTGTCTATGAAAACTTTCATTTCATATTTTTTTTTGTTTTGCTTCAAGCTAACTCCACTTTGTTGAAATGTTTTTTCATATTATCTATGATGACAGAAACATAAGCCTCATCAGGCTCTTTCAGAAAAAATTCGTCAAAGTCTTTGTATTTTCCTTGACCCGGCACAAGAACAGATTTCATCTCTGTCCAATTATTGAAACGACGCTTCAATCTTTTTTTGTTTTTAGTACCAGATTCGTCGTTATCAAACATCAATATGATATTTTTTACATATCTCCTAAGTTTGAAAAACTGAATTCTACTCATGTCTGCACAGCCCAATGCAACAACATTCGCAAGTCCAGCTTTGTGACATGCTATGCAGTCAAACTGACCTTCAACACAAACCACGCAGTTTGTGCTTATTATGTTTTCTTTGGCACGGCTCAATCCAAAAACATATTGCCCTTTGAAAGAGTCAAATGAATATTTGTATTTATCGCAACACATTAACTTCAACTCTTCTTTTGAAAGAAGAGAACGGCCAAGTATCGATATGATATTATCGTGTTCGTCTTTGAAAGGCATCACTATGTTGTGAATATCAAAATGTCCATGTTGTATCTTGCTACCGTTAATATACTTTGGATATATTAAAAATAGTTTTTCCAAAAGATCCGGTTCCAACAACTCTTGAAGTTGATGAAGGTGAGAATCTGGTGGGAAATAACCAACTTCCCAATCCAAACATGCTTTCTTACCGATACGTTTTTCTATATATTCGCGCGCAGAGTTTGCTTGTGGTGTATACAAAAGCTGTCTGCATGCTGCAACAACTTGCCCAAACATCTCCGAACGTTCTTTGATATCATCAACTGTAAATGTCATTTAGCCGCTTTGATATTCATCTTCAAAACTTGCAACATGGGTCCAGTGACGTTTAACTCTTTTTCACAAGCCGTACAAAAAACTTTGTTATTCTTTAACTTTGGCGTGGAGTCTTTACCACATGCACCACACTTAACCGAAAAAGCCTGTCTGCTTTTTTCGTTATGTTTAGTTTGACCCAATGTAACCATTTGTCTTTTTGCAAACGGTGACAAACAATCTTGATTTTTCATTTTTTTGCCGCACTCACAATACAGCAATCCATCTTTGCCAAGACTTGGTTCCATTTCATTTCGACATTTGACCTTCTTGCCTTTGTCGTCTTCATAATCAATATCACAATTTACTCTGAATCCCATAATTCATTCCGTTTCTTTTAGAAATTTAATTAAAGAGGATGTATCTGTTGGATATGAGACATCAACTTTGAAATAGTGATGCCCCAAACCGGCCACACCACCACCTTTTATTCTCAACTGATCTGCATTTTTTGTACCCGGAGGTATTTTGAGTTTCTTTTTTCCTTTAATAGTTTCAACAGATTTACTCGTACCTTCCAAGGCTTCCAATAGACTTACCTCTATAATAGATATAACATCAAAATTTCCAAACCTTTTTATCGTTGGATGTTGTTCCACAGAAATGTTCAGCCTTACGAAATCATTCATCGGTGTTATAACTTGAACTACACCAGTCTGTATGCCAGGCGGTAACGTAACTACAGCTTCTCTATCTGCACCAACATAACCAGTTCCATTACACTTTTCACATTTCTTTTGCTGACCAGCTACTCTTCCACTTCTATTACAATCTGGACATCCAAGACTAGCTTTATACTTTATATTTTTACTACAACCCTGTAAAGATTCAACAAACGAAATGTTTATATTTACAGGTTTTTCTATTCTAACATCATCGTAGATATTTCGAACCTTGTTCATCATATCCCACATATGCCAATTATACGACCGTGCATTTGGAATATCGGATTGTGGCCGTGGGTTTTTCTTTAAGTATTCATATGCTGAAGATATCTTTACGAACCTTTCAGAAGCTCCATCTTCATGGTTTACATCTGGATGTAATTTAGCCGCAAGCTTCCTATAAGCTTTGTTCAATTGCTCTTCGGAAAAACCTTCTTCGAGATTGAATATTTTTAATGCTTCAGATCGATTCATTGAGTTTCAAATATGCAACGCCCACGGCAATTCCATCGGCAACATCATAACTTTCGGTACAGATTTTGTGCTCACCTGTTTTCTTTATATAGCGAGTGACCCAGGGAAACTCGACACCTAAATGATGTTCGATTGCCATTGGCACGTCTTCTTTTTTTAATCTTCCATCAATCTTCAATACCGATCTAATCTTATTTATATTCAAAAGATGAGGCTCTTTGCCTGAAAACTTATACCATGTTAAACCAATTATTCTATTTATAACTGAAAGTATTATAACCGTATCAGCTCTGGACTTTCCCATCATGTGTTTGATGATATCCTCAACAACAACTTCATCAGGTTTATATTTTTTCAATAACTTATTGAACCACTCTATGGTTTTGTCCAACATCGCAAACTTTCCATTTTTCTTATTTGGTTTATAATAATCGCAATGTATCAATTTACCATTATCAAAAATAGCATAACCTATTGTTGTCGTGCTAACATCTACACTTAGTATTCTCATACTAAGAAATATAACAAAGAAAAAGGGTGGTACATAAAGTACCACCCTTTTCATCATTCAAGTGTGTCTAAATTCACACTTGAGCAGCTGGCTGATCGAATGAATAATCATCATCATCAGCCGCCTCGAGCGAACCGCTGTCAGACTCTTCAGCCTTTTCAGCAGCTGCCTTCTTTTTCTTTGCTTCACGCTCCTCGCGCATTTTCTTTTGCGCCTCTTCCTCCAAACGAACCTGTTCGTCCAGATCGATACCGAGCTTTTCGATGCGGCGCAAAACCGCTTCCGGGCTCGGTGGCGTTGTACGAACCATCAAAGTCGCACGAATCGCCTCTTTGCTTTCCTCGATCATCTTGAGGTCAGCCTCGCTAAGAGGCTCTGGAGGTATGGCTTGCAAGTTGTAAAACTTGGCAGGTGGTTGTGTGCTATCACGTTGCAAGTTCAAGTCGTACTTGAGCGGATCGCCCCACTTCGAATTCTTCTTGTAAGCTTTGATCTGCCCACCAACGGATTTAGACATGTCGAGACACTCTAGCTTTCCATTTTTACGGTTTATAACAATTGCCATGTAACGCTTTTTCACGTACAAGCCTCTGCTGACCAACGGACACTCTTCCTTCTTTACTTTTGGAAAAGAAGTGTTGACGCGCTCCGGATATTTCTTTCCGGTACGAAGCTCGACATAGTTGTACTCTGCTGGAGGACTGACAAGCCTAAACTCATTATCTCCATCGGATGTTTTCATAAATGGCAAAAACTCAATATTATCGTCAAACTTTTTGCCATTGTTGGACACGTCATCAACGTTATCCCAGTCTGTAATTCCCCAACCTTTGTTATTTTCAGTCATTTGTTTTCCTTTGTTTTCGGTCTGTATGATAAATTGTCTATTCTTCTAACTGTATGCCAAGGGAATTCTCTTTCTCGAATTCCCTGTTTCGTTTCTATTTCTGTATTCGGATCTTTTTCTAAACTGTTAAATTGTGTTTTTGTTATTTCTGTTCCTTTTGCCTTCACTGAGGCTGCCATCCTTTCATATTTGGGTGCTTTAAAATAGATGAGTTTATCCTTTTTTTCAGGGTGCTCAACTATCAATATATATACCGGATCATTAGCTGATCTGTTGATATTAAAGTAAGTTTCGCTCTCGACAGAAAGTGTAATATCTTCAGGCATTTATCACATATCCTCTTCTAAAAATTCATCAGAAATTTCATCTTTTAACTCGATGCCATTTGCAGACACAACTAGCTCCAATTCAGCTATACAATCGTCTCCATCAAACAAGTGATTTTTACGAACTTTAGCTCTCGAAACGATACCATATTTAACTTTTTGCTTGTTACGTTGTCGTATCAAATCTGACTTTCTAGTCAGCTGAAGAATCAGGCTCGACAAATAATATAACTCTTCTCCACCTTTTTCTTTGGAACCTGGAGAACCAATCAACTGGTAAATTTGGTTGACGCAAAGAATTGATATTGTTTCTCTGCCATTTTTGGCATTCTTATACCTTTCAGCCAAAGCATTGAACTTTCGAATGGCCCAAGATACTTGTTTGGCCGTTACGCCAGGCTGCGTACTATAATCTTGCTTATCATCATCGATATCTTCAGTAGTATTGAGCGTTGCTCCAACTGAGTCCCAAACAACCAAAATCTTGACATCTGGATTTTGGGACTTAGCATCATTGATATACCAGTGAACTTGCTTTGCGCCCTCAATTACACTTTTGTTTCTGGTAATCAAAAGTGACGAACTGTCACCGCCGATATTATTATCGTATCTCTTAGTACTGAATTTCTTTTCAGCATCCCATAAAATTACCAAATATCCGGCTTCTTGGGCTGCCTTCATGAAAAGCATTGCTGTTGTTGATTTACCGCTATCAGGTTTACCAGCAATTTGCACGATACGTCCAAATGGACACCCTTTGATCCCAGTAAGAGGTTGCCACCACTTACGCAAGTCTTCCGATAGAACGAAATCTTCGTCGTCACTGAATACTTTTATTTCACTACCAGTAGAAATATCAGTAGAGTGATCTTTGTCTTTCTTAGACTTAGCATATCTACCTTGGACCGATTTCACCAACTTATTGATGTTGATACCGGTAGGCACAAACTTTGGCTTGTTTTTTGTTGAATCTGTTTCTTCTATTGTTTTATCTTCTGTTTCTTTATCCTGTTTTACTTTTGCTGTTCTTGGCATTATTAGTCACCTTTTTTCGATACTGATCTAAATGTTATATGTGCATCTTTCAATAGCATCAACATATTGGAGTACTCTTTGTACTCCCGTTCCGCTTCTGCTTGATCTAAATATAACTGGTGTACATCAGAATCTTTATTAACTAATTGCTGAAGAGCAGATTCCGTAAGCTTTTTGCCACCTTGGGGTGTTGCCAATTTCAAATCTGAATAAACCTCAGCTTTTTTGAAATCGATATCGCGCTTCAAAGAGCGCGCCTTGAATTCGCTCGCGCCAATAGCGTTTATCAAATGCCTCTGAGCAATTAGACAGAGAGCCGCTGTTCTCAGCGCTTCATCATTGTCATATACTCCACGATACAATACATCCAACTCCTCCATTACCTTTTCAAAGGCTTGGGTGAATTTATCGGCTTCCGTGAGGTCTTTTTCGGTGTGAAGCGATTTCTGAAAATCTTCTAGCTCTGCTTGATCCATTCTGATTTCCTCTGTTTGTGACTTTTAGAAGTACAGCATCCTTTGAAAATGATTGCACTATTAGCTGCTGCTTTTACCAAAACAGAAAGCAATCTCAATCAATAGATTGAGAGGTCAGCCTTTCTCGACATCTGTTTGAGCTGATTTCAAATCCTCTTTTAATTCATCAAGCTCATCTCTAAGCTTTTTTATATGCTGTGCGGATTCTTTCATCAAAGACTTGTTTTGTTCATACATGATTCGTATATGTTGATTCTGCATGATACTAAGCAAAAAACAAAACACTTCTAGACTAGAATATCTTTGACTAGGAGGTTTAACAAAAATTATGATTCCATGCTCATTAACCTCAAAATGATCTTTGAATAACTCTTCGCCTTTAAAGTTATCCCTATCATATGCTTTGCATAATTCTTGATAAGCACGATATTCATCGTTGGTAATTTCTAATTTTTTATTATCTATTATTCTAGTTGGCATATCAACCGTCACGTCGAGTTACGACTCCTTGACCTTTGGGAACAAGTCCATTCTTCAACCGCTGCATCCTTTGCATATTTTTAACTTCTTCATTTCTAGCTTCCAGTTCTTTACCATAATTCAAAGTCTCTTGTACAGCGAGTTGAATTTCTTCTGGGCTTGCATCTCCGTGAAAATCAGCCTGGGAAGCTAAAGATTTTGCAACTCTTGGTCCTCGCATTTGTTCATAAGCTTGACGTTCTTGTTCTTCCATCAACATTGCACGAGTATTTGGATCAATATCATCTGGCAAACTCTCCAAGCCCAAATCATCCAATAACGGGTCTGGTTCTGGTGGTACTTCAATTTCAGACGAACCATTGCCGTACATGTCTTGACTAATCATAGCAGCTGCTTGTTTCAGATTGTTGCGCTCAGCAACCTTTGCTCTTGTTTGTTGTATGGTATTGTATGCTGTACTGTTTTGAAGAAATTGTTCTGGGGAACCGGGAGCAGCTTGAGGGTGTCCTTGCATTCCTTGCATCGGCATCTGGGGCCCACCAACGTGAAACCTTTCAGTTGGAACAGCTTCACCAATTTTACGAAATTCATAATTGGACATCAACCAACCTGCAACACCTTGCGGATTTTTTGGCATTCTTTCCATTGCATCTGTTAATTCTGCCAAAAGTTCTTTTGCGCGGTCATTCATTATTTCTTTGCCACATCCTGGGCATTCATTGCGCTGAATAGCTGCTACCCATTCAGGGGGAATTTCTGCCTGACAATTCATACATCTCATGGTTCACCTATTAGTCTCAACATAGTTGAGCAATTATAATGGTTCCGGCTCATCAAACACAAAACCCTCTTGAATCATATCATCTTCCATGATTTCAGCTAGTTCTTCTTTTTCCAATTTCTCGGGGTCCTCTTTAACCTTTTTCTTACGAGGCAGTTTGATACTTTTAGAATCTCTATCCTTTGGAAGAGCCGGAGACTCCTGTATATCCAATATATCATCAATGATGAATGAATGAACATGTTCATTTTCGTGCTGAAACGAACCGGTCATGGCAACAGCAAGACCAACATCTAGTTTTGCAGAGCGTCCAGACAAATCCTCATAGATGCGCTTCTGTATATGCACCCATGTATCAGGAAACGCTATACAAGTCATATCCGTTCCATATGGATCTTGTATGGTAATAATTGCCATTTCTTGACCGCGAATTGGCGAATCATCTTTCTTAACCTTAAAAGAAAATAGTCTTTTTATAATTCCTTTCAAATATGGAACTTTACTATTTGGTATTGGGTGTGTATTCTTTTTTCTGTTAACTTTATCATCTTCGTCAAGAAGACGATATGGAAACATCTTGGGCAAAAGTCTATAATCAATAGAGCTAGAATCGAAGAAACCGACATAGCGTTCTTGTACCGTGCCGCTCAAACCCTCCCCCATGAAATACTCTTCCAAGGCAAAAAGTTCTTGCACCGACCATTCAGAATCCTCTGGCCATGGATATTCGAAATCTTCGGTAATCTGCTTCACCAACTCATCATTACCAGCCTTTTTGGCTGCTCTCAAAGCCGAGCTTTGTTTCTTTCTAAAATCCGATGCGTAAAGAAACATCAACTTACGTGGTAATCCGAAATCATCGAGACAACCAGATGCTGCAAGGGCTTGAATGGAGTTGGCTCTTACTTTGCGACTATCTGTTCTGGCAATAAAATCACTATAGCTCTTAAATGGTCTTTTAGCTACAATATCTTCAATCGCATCATCGCTAACATACTTGATGCTGTTGAGTCCCGTCATCAACGTTTTGTCGGTGATAATTTTGTAAACCCTCAAGCTGTTGTTTACGTTGGGAGCAATCAACTTTATTCCAAGACTACGAATCTCGTCCTTTATTTTTAAGACATTGTCCTTGGCCTTGGGGTTTGATGTCTTTTTTGTCTCACTCTTCAAGTTTGCAACCAAAAACTCTAAAGGAAAATGAGCTTTTAGATATGCAGTATGAAATGATATCATAGAGTAAAGTGTAGAGTGGCTGTTGCTAGTTAAAACTCCGTTTGATAAATAATACTGATGATCTGGATGGTCAACTTCCAGATCATATGTTTGCAATTTACCAACCGGTTTTAGTGATTTTATTTTTGACATTAGAAATTCAATATATAAATGAAGTTTGGTGTTAGATTAACGCGCCAGAGATTCAAACTATTGGCATGAGCGCGCTCACTAACACCTTTAGGTCTGTTTTGAAGGCGTTGTCGAGAAATTCTTTTATTACCATCCGTATAACAATACGAAACATCAGTAATACCTTTGTACTCAAAATGATATTTATTTTGTTGAGGCTTTCCAAAATCAGCACTTACATAATTCAAGATACCAGCATATTCATTATCACGAGCAAACTTTTCAACAAAGCTCAACAGTTTTGATTCGCCTCCAACCACTGAATGGTTTAAAAGAGTTGCCATTCTTGCAATTTCTAAATAAGAAGCGTATTTACTGTTTTGCTTACTCACACGCCTTACCGAGATAGCTTGAATCAACTTTTCATCATGAAACAAACCCCATGCTTTTAGACAACCGACATTGCCATCAAGATGATTTGTTGTAAAAAAATCTCTTGAGATATTCTTGTCCAATTCTTTCAAAATACAGCGTCTTGCAAATATTCTATTCTTTATTTTACCCAAACAGTATCTTATTATAGAGTGATATATTTCTGGATGTTTCTTATATTTATCTGACCATATATGTAACAAATATATACCATGCTCTTGACACTGTCTTGTTTTATAGAAATGATAATTCTTATCTTTTCCATATTTTTCGGAATGCCAAAGCAAACCATTATATTCAATAGCAAACTTTTCCTTAGGACAATAAATATCGATTTCTAGGTTACGATCTGTTTCTGATGATTTGATTATTGACTTATCATTTTCTATGAAATCTGTTAACGACCCAACAAAATTGGCCAGCATTTTTTGCTCTATGCTCTTTGGGCTGCAACTACTGCATCTTGGTTCGTTATAATAAGTATAGTATCTTGAAAAATTAAAGTAATAGTTTTCAACCTTGGAATTACAAGCAACGCAGTTACCGGTTACAACACTGGTTCTATGCCCTGGAAAACCATCAACGATTTTTATGTTGTTCAAAAACGGCTTGAGATTATCAATCATTTCTTGCTTTGAAATACGACAACTGTTATTACAATTCAAGCAATCGTCAAAACGTTGTAGTGATTTGACAGTTAATCTTCTTTTGTTTCCACAAGATGGGCACGTATAAATAATTGGAGACTTTGCTCCCAAATCTTTAACAATTTCTATATTTTGATGATACTTTTTATCAATCAAATCAATGTAATCAGTAACACTCTTTTTTTGAGAACAATGTTGACAATAGTCAAATTGTTCGCGCTTCACAAAATCAGATATAGTTGATTCTGTTTGATGTCCGCATGGATTATCATATTTAATTCTAGAATAACTGCCATTATGATTTAAAACTTTTATTCTATTCAATATGTCTTTAGAAAGTAACGTCAAGTAACTATCTAAAGTTTCTTGTTTAGAGCATTCATGGCACTTGCTAATATCTTTTCTGTTAATAAGATTTGAAAGTTTCGTATAAAATATTTTACTACATTTTGAGCATGTATACTCAGCGTCAGAATTATAACCTTTATTTTTACCAATTATTTTTACATTGTCAAGATTTGATGCTGAATCATAATAATATGCTTGATAGCATTTCTTACAATAATCAAGCTGATCTCTGTTGGTCAGTCTAGACAATGTTGTGTTTATTATACACTCACATATATTGTGTTTGAAACTAACTTTTGTTGCTCCACCGTGAAATGGCTCCAGTAAATCTATATTATTCGGAAAAGCAATTTTACTCTTATAGTAGTTAAAGTTTTTTTGATTGGAACATTTTAAGCAACTGTCAAAAGACTTTCGCTTAACAAAAGTCTTCAATGTACTGGTTGTTTTGCATCCACAAATCGGATGCAGATATTCTACTCTTGAATTGCCACCTTTTTCTGGTGATAAGATCACAATATTTTCACGATATTGTTTAGGGATCTTATTTAAGAATTTTTGCGTTAAGTCATTAGTCATTTCACTACTATAGAATAGTCATTCTCAATAATTTGATGAAGAGGTACCATATCACCGGTTTCAACTGTTCTAAACTTATGATTCATAGTACATCTAACCTTTTCTCCAGTTTCTAATTCAATATCAACAACTTCTAACTTTCCGTGGTCATGATTATCAATTACCCTAACATAAATGTCCACACCGGTTTTTTCATCACGAGAACGCACATATTCATTTGAACTTATATATTTAATTGCTTTGGATGTTAAAAATTGACCATCCTTAGTAAATGTATCAACTTTCTGCAAAGAATATAATGATTTATTAAACCCATATCCTTGGAAACCATTTACAACTTCATCCCAAATCTTAGTAACAATATGTTCATCAATTCCTTGGCTCTTACCATCATTGATGAACTCTTCACGCCACCCAGCAACTTTTTTGGGATTCTTACCTTTCTCTTTTGTAAGTTTTCTCAGCCTATCAGCTGAGTGAAGATCCCATCCTGCAACATCTTGAGCCAAATAAAGCAAACACTCTTCATATAGTCCGAACCCATATGTTTCACCAAAGGCACGTTCCAAAGAAGAATCCAGCAATTCTACTTTCTTTTTTCCTTCACGAGTTGCAATGAAATCTTTAACAATTGCTTTTGCACTTGGACGTACGAGCGCATTGATATAACTAATCTCTTCGATGCTATTTGGTTTGATTGACTGACAAAGTGTGGACGCAATACCGCTCAACTGAAAAATACAAAGGGTATCACCAGAAGATATTAAATCATAAGTTTCTTTGTCATATTCATCAAATCTCGGAGGGTCTGGTGGTACATCCTTACCCACTGCTTTAATCAACTTATAGGTATCGGTTATGATGTCGAGCGTTTCCAACCCGAGAGTATCCATCTTGACCAAGCCAATTTCTTCAGCCTTGTCTTTGTCATACTCGATTGCCGTGGAGTCGTGTACATCTCGACGTACTGGAACGAGACCCGGTAATGGTCGGGCACCAATGATTAAACCACCGGCGTGTGTAGACCAAGCTCTTGGCTTGCCTCCGATTTTATCGGCAAACTCCGCAAGCTCCGGAAATTGAACCATTGCCTCTGCAAACAAAGCATACTCCTCTTTGGCCTTTTCCAAGCTTTTGGGAGCGCTCGGGCCTGAAGGCATGAAGTCAGCAATTTCATTTCCAATCTTTACCGCCTCTTTTCTATCACCACCAAACTCATGTGCTCTGGCAATGTCTTTTACATACACCTTCGGCGTTATAGTATTAACATTGGAAACATGAGCAACATAGTCCTCACCATATTTTTGTCTAATATAGTTTTGTACCTCGTCACGTCCCGATGGAGCAAAGTCAACATCAATATCTGGAAATGATGTTTTCTCTTTGTTGTGAAAACGAGCGAAAATGAGACCATACTTGATGGGGTCTGCTACGTGAATTTCCAATAGATACGCAATCAGCGAGCCAGCTACCGATCCCCTTCCGGGTCCAACGCGAATACCATTTTTTCTTGCATAATTAATGAAATCGGCAACAATGAGCATGTAAGAGCTAAAGCCGTGATATTCGATAACATCGAACTCTTCCTTCAAACGTGCTTTGTATTCATCATGTTTTGATTCTGGGATCATCTTTTTCAATCCCAGGTCACAACGATACCTCAAGTACGCAACGTCATCATCAAGACCGGGAGCATTGTTTTTTGCCCAAGCATCGAATGCATCTAGATTTGGCTCATCTCTGACTGGAAATTTTGGCAACTCCTTCCCGGTCGGATTGGAATACTTCAAATCAATCCATTCGGGATCTTCGCACTTGTTTGCAAAGTAAACTGTATTCTCAAACAAACTTTCAACAAAGCTTTGTGGATACAACCCACGCAAACGAACAAAGAATGATGCTAACTCCAACTGATGTTTATAATAAAAATCATTGACATTGTATTTCAATCGATTTCCGGAGAATACAGTTTGACCACTTCTAATTGCTAGAAGTGTATCGTGAGCACGATAATCATCTTTATCAGCATAATGTGTATTCGTCGTAACGATTGCTCTAATGCCGAGTTCTTCTGAAAGCTTTTTAAGGTTTAGGTTGATGAACCTTTGATCAATAGCTCCGGAATAAGCCGTCTCTTTTCGTACGAGAGCATGTGCTTGCAATTCGATAGCTAGGTCATCACCAAATATATCTTTGAGTCTTTTCAAAGACTCTTTAGCTTCATCATGTTTCTTTTGCATGATGAGCTGACTGATGATTCCGTTGCCACAAGCTGTGGTACAAATCAAACCATCGCTGTGATCTTCTAAAAGCTTCCAATCAATTCTCGGAATTGCAGACTTGAACATGATAGCTTTATTATCAAAGCCTAATTTATTGAGAAGCAGTAAGTTGTGATAACCCGTGGCATTTTTTGCCAAAAGAATTATGTGACGTAAAGGTTCATCATTGTCGACAGACTCGACGAAGTTGAATTCACAGCCGGGAATCACTTTGATTCCCATCTTTTTACCTATTTTATAGGCATCCCACATGGATGCTAAGGTTCCATGATCGGTAATGGCCACCGCCTCATGTCCCATTTTCTTTGCCAGCTCACACAATTCTTGGACGCTAACCAATGCATCCATCGTAGAAAAAGTAGTTTGATTGTGTAAACTAACATAAGGTAAATTAATCATGCTATTTTTCTCTCCAACAACACTTTTAACTCGGCACTATCAACAGCCAAGCTGGCCCACTTGGTAATGTCACAGTCACGCACCGCGCTCGACACTTCCATCGGAAGCCCTTGGTGAGAATCAAACAATACTATACATAGAAATGTAACGGATACATCCCAAGGATGTATGTTCAAACCTTGACAATCATATGATAACATTCGATAAATAGCAGAACAAACATATTCTCTATCACCTAAACGATTGTTTATCAACAATAGCATTCTCTTATAAATGTGATGATTTCTAATAGTGAAAATCAACTCAGAGAATGATTCTATCATGTCTAGTTCGAAACTGATATCTCCATCATCTTCAATAGCGAATATCAATTCATTTATTTTTGTCATATTTCAACAAATACTGACACGCGACACGAACCGCGATAGAACTTACGCGAATGGTACTGCGTAATTTCGCCTTGCGATCCGCATCGCGCTCATACATTTTCTTTAGTTCCTCAACAGAAGACTCAAGTTTTTCGAGATACACTTCAAGATTGTCAGGCAATTCTTCTTTAGAAAGCCTGCGCAAATCCGTTAACAGTAATATAACTGCCAAACGAACCAAAGATTCTTCTTTGGTTAGTCCGAAGCGGCTCATTTGGTTCCTCAAAGTTTTCTGGTAAGTTCATCTAATATTTTCTCAAATTCATTCAGAAGGGCTTCAGCGTTTTTACCGGATGCTTGTACCTGTATTCGTTTTTGTCCGAAAGAAGCAGTTGCTGTTATTCCTTTTTTATGAACATAAAAAAGCCCGGCTTTTATGAAATGTGGTGGAGCTGAAAACCCTTTCTGTTTGAATTTATCTAAATGGAGTTTTTTTACAGGCGTATCTGCTTCGAACACATACGACTTTTTTCCACAACAAGATTTTAAAGTATGCCTAGTAATCAATCCAAATCACTGTCCTCTGTTTTTTAACACATACAAAGAATACTTGATTTTTGCCTGCTCTGCTTTTATCGTTTTACGATAATCACCTTGCAAATCCTTCAGGTCTTCTTTGAGAGTTTTAAGCTTGATATCATTATCCATATCTTGCTCTACAGCGGCAATTGTTTTTTCTGCCTTGTAAATCTCATCGCGCAACTCCTCCTCCTTCATAGAAGGAGCTGCATCTTTAAAGGTATCTGATAGTAGCTTTGCCCACTTATTGGGGAACTCTTTGTTACTCATTTGTTACTTTCTCCAAATCAATCAATCAGTGTAACCTGATCAATTAGCCATTGTAATGTGTACTGATGTTGCAACGCAGCCATCATACCCAACAGTTGACCTTGTGCATGCTGCTCGACGAGGAACTTTTCCGGATCAATTCCACGAGCCATGAGCTGTTGTGACACAGCTTGTCTCAACTCTTCATCGCTAAGCACAGCTTCAGGCTGTTCATCACGAATAGTTTCAAAGATGAGACTCATCTTGACTCTTTTCTCAGCATCTTGTTCAAATATCTTTTTCTCATCATCAGAAAGGGATTCGAACTCCACTCCGCTTTGAGATGCAGCATTTTGCGCCTCTAAAGATAATAGCCATTTTGGCACATCAACCTTGGCCTCATCCAAAAGCCTATTTTGAACCTGCTCAGCAACGAGATAAGAGCGTTCTTGATCTATATTTTGCTTTACAACGACACGCACCTTCTCTTTGATATCATCAACATTTTCCAGCCCGACTTTTTGAGCCAGTTCATCGGTCAACGCCGCCATCTTTTTCTTGGTACCAGCATGCAACGTAACTTTTATATCTATCCTTCCATATACTGGAACCGTTACCTCGAACTCTCGAATATCATCAGGCATCATTCCCAAGATATTGTCATCGAAGTCTAAAATGTCTTTCCAACCATTTCCAACTTGGTAAAGAATTCCATTTTCACAAAAGTCATCAATTACAACATCATTGCATGTAGCTTTGATATCCAATGTTATTTGGTCTCCACGCTCAACGAAGTCACCCTCTTGATACAGCTCTGTATCACCGTGACGCATGCGGATATCACCAAGCATCTTTTCCACACGTCCTTCAGTGTCATCATTAACATCTGGCTTTGGAATTTCAAAAGATTGATACTCTGGCAACTCTACTGCTGGACGTGTACACAAAACAAACTCACAATTGAATTTGCCATCATCAACAGAATACTTTTCAATTCTAGGCCGCCCAATCGTTTTCCATTGCGTTTCGAAAAGAACAGCATCTACAGCGGAACCAGCTAGTTGATTGACGATATAATCATCAATCTTTTGACTGAATTTACTTTCGATAGCTTGATTTGTAGCTTTGCCTGGACGAAAGCCCGGTATTGGAAGCTTACGAAGCTCCTCAATCGCCTCACTTCTCTTTTCTTTTACAGAACTTTTATTAGACTCATAATAAATTTTGAATTTGCAATCTTCCAACTTTTCAAAATCAATATTGTACTTGTCATTTCTTATTTGTTCTTGCATTTTTAACTTTCTTTCTTTTCAAGATGTGAAGTCTATCTCTATATTCTTCAACCATATCTGATGCATGATTTATATCATCAGTAACATATTTGTATATACTATCCGTTAACTTTTCTTTGTTATTATCCAAAAAGGATTCCATTGCTTGGGTGTAACCTCTCCAAAATTGAATTGCATCATTAACAACCGTCTCTTCATTTTTTGGCATATACCATCCTTTTGTTTCGAGGCAGCTACTACCATGATTGAATCCCCCAACTGTGGGAGTCATGCTCTATATTTCGAGCGTCAAGATAATCTCTGCCATCTGAACAAATATCAAGATAATCGCAATATTTGCAAAGAAATTGTGGATTGGGTCTCCAAATCTTCTCTTCTGAAATTTTTTCTCCGTATTCTAGAAATGTTTCTGCGATTGGCATAACTTCATCTCTAGTAAACTCTTTTGTAATGTGTTTACAATCTAAACGTAACATTATATACGATGCTCGAATTTTTTCGAGCTTTGGTTCCTCCGTCATCAAAACAAATGCATATGTCATCAATTGAAAGAAATCATTCTTGACATATCGATCACTTTTCGATGTTTTATAATCTGCCACATGTAACAAGCCATCATTATCTCTTTGAATTCTATCAATGAAGCCATTGATGAGAACTTGTTCATTAACATCTATGAAAAATGATTTTTCAACCGATAAAATCTCTGGCAGTGTACCATTTTTTTCTTCATTAGCCATCAACTGTAAATAACGTTTACAAATTTGAAAAGCTTCTGCCTTTTGTTCAGAAGTTAAATCTGGAAAGCGTTCCATACTAGAAGAAAAACATTCTGTCATCACCTTGTTCGAGGGTCGGTCATCACCATCTATATATTTTTGATGAAACGTTTCCAGTATATCGTGAAGATATTTTCCAAAGATATGAAAGTCCCAAGTTTTCTTGGGAAGCTTTTCTATATAAGAATATTTGAACTTAGCGGCACATTTATCAAATGATTGAGCTTTACTTACAGAAAGAGTAAGGTCTGCATTAGTATCATCATAGCCGCCTCTTATGCTGGCTGTTATTTTCATGTTATCTTACCATAGTGTTCTGTACTTGAACAGAATCCACTTAAATACTTTTCCGACGCCCTCACCTCGACCAAAAACAATTCTAGACAAATTGTTTATTCCCTGTGGCTGCGGAGTATAAGGCGTCTTAGATATAATCCATCTGTTAGTTAAAGAATCTCTATAATAGTATGTTATAGTTCCGTCAGTTGGATTGTATTGACTCTTTAAAGCTGATCCATGAACCGTATTACCTTCAAACGCTGTGGTAAAATAACCAACACCATAGCGCGCTTTTTCTTGATTCTCTAACGAGAAGAAAGGTCTGTTGACTGTTGGTATCGGATCAGGTTCACGGCTATCCTGAAAGATAACCAAACTTTTTGGATTAAAAAGCAAACTAGAAGTTTTGTTGGAGCCGGTGCCAACTGATGGTTCTTGAACGGGAAATGGAATTCGTATAGTTACGTGTGCCGGTAATGTTCCGAGCCCCTTACCAGTTTCTCCTATATAGTTTGTTTCAGAGTAAATGATTTCATAATCATCGAGCGGTAGGTCGGTATAATCAGCAAACTTGCTAGTACCAGTACCATCATAACCATCGCCAATTCCTGGCAAATCTGGAGCGTCAACTGTTATGCCGGCAGTATTTCCATAAATAGCGGAACCAGATTGGGTTCTCGATGCAAAAATAGAGTTTTTATTGCATGTATTATCAATATTCGTGACTTCATCTCTGGGCCTTCTATCTCCGATGAAATCTGATTTGAACTCCCAAGTCAAAATTGGTGAACTATTTACCCCATCAGTTGCAAATACTTTGAGAGTTACCGCGTTTTGATTGGTTGGAATGGATAGCGCCGTAGTGTAAACGTTGCTTGACGTAGTTGGTTCTGTACCATCAAGCGTATAAAAAATAGAAGCTGGAATATTGGACGAAAGTGATACGGTTTGAGGTATACCTGCAATGATTTCTACATCACTTTCTGTTATTGTTATTGAAATTACGGACATATACTAATGCTATCATTTTACTTTACTAGATTGAGAAAGCGTCCATTAACAGGATGCTCTTCGTTATCTTTATGAGCATATCTATATAAACGGTGTGCAGCCTTTCGTAATACTCTGCCTATTACGAAATAATTGTCATTGCCCGTACCTCTGGCTAAAGAGAAAAAAGCGTCCGACTTATCAAGCAACATCACCTCTGTAAAAGCATAATCAACCCTATTAATTACACCAAGACCCAAAGCATATTTATACAATCCAGCTTCTCCGCGAGAGCGAAGAATAGATTCATATTCTTCACAAGTTCTTGTAGTTACTTTGAGCATTTTGTACCTGCTTACATCATGTGATGTTCAACCTCCTCTATCTAAGAATATATCAATCAATGCCTATTGGTTAGAATAGAAGGTGTTATTCTGCCCAAGAAGTTTCGAGTCTTTTCAAAGAAAGAATCTAGGACAGAATCATTTAATATAATTTCATCAAACAATTCATCTGGCAAGCCCCATTCACTATCATGATTTGCACTAGCGCCGCTCAATGACGAGATGGGCCTCTTAACTTTTACCAAGAGAGCGCCGGCCCGTCTCAAGCCGCGAGCTTCATTCTCGAATCTCAAATCAGAGATATTTATGAAATCATGTTTTGTAAAAATTGAAGAATTTATCGTGCCATGTTGTGGCACATAATCCGAATCATTTTCAAGCAAATGATTCGCAGTGTTCACAGCCTTTTGAACCCAGATATCATCATAACACTTACGTCCCCACTGGCTTCCCATCAGTTGAAGAGAATATCTTGGAGTAAGATAACATTGAGAATCGCTATCGCGATGTGCACCACAACAAAAACATTCTCCCGAATCGTTAAAATCATGTTGTCTCGGATATCTTTTATCCGGAGAGTTTCTTTTTTCAGATGTTCCCCAAAGCTGTTCATCCGAAAATTCAAAAGCATCTTTTGCATAGCGTTTGATGGGATCTGCAAATGCAATCTTACACCCTCTAAAACCATGCTCTGTTTTAGCCATTTCTGACAAATATGTTGCAAATGTATCTTTACCCGAACCGGCTTTTCCGTGTATTCCTATAATCATATTTCACCAACTACTAACAACTGTACCATTAACGCCCTCTTCAGTGTTCCCCTCAACTAATATAGCATGTGAAAAGCTATCTTTGAGTTCATCATTATGAGTCACAACAAGTAATTTGAAATCGTTTTCGAGCTTTCTCATGATATTTTGATACGCTTCAACGCCGGAGGCATCTAAAGACTGGTCTACTTCATCCAAAAGCATGAACCTAATATCCGTTCCAACCTTTTTTTGAATTATTCTAGACAAACCAATTTTTATAGCTAATGTAACATACATTTGTTGACCCGTGCTAAGCTGTGACCACTCTTTTTCTCTTCCAGAGACGGTGAAGATGAGGTTCAGCTCAGCATCAAACTGAATACCGAGGTCGGGTCTAATCTCTGAGAGCCAAGAGTTGGTTTCAGATTGAAGTTCGTTTACCACACTATAAATGATATTCGTTGGAATACCACCGGAAGAAAATGCGTGGGTTCCAATTTGACCAATTTTCTGCTGATATTTTTTATCTTTTAACTGTTTGTTATTTTTATTCAGTTTTTCCAAATTCTTTTTAGCAGAATCCATGCGTGCAGTGGCCGAACCGAAACGTTCCTGTGCCTTGTGTAATTCATCATTTACATTTTCTAAGGAACGCTCATAAACCCGAAGCTCATCCGTTGCTGAAAATATCTTGTTATTTAATTCAGCAACATTGCTTTTTTTGGCGCTATCTTTTAAAGTTTCGAGGTCTTTCCCAACAGTTTCCAATTCATTACGAGCCGTTTTAACCTCTGCATCAGAAACATTCATACGTTTTTCAGCAGCTTGAATATATTCTTCGCTACTAGAAATGTCATTTATCAAACGTTGTTTTGCTTGTTTTGCATCTTTATATTCACTAATTGTTTTCAAAGCTTGAGCATGCTGTTTTTTCAAACTATCTTTTTTATTCTTACACTTTGTAAGATTAGTTTTGATATGTTTAATTTGTTTAGCTTTTTCTTCTAATACTTTATTGACTTCTTGTTCGACACTATCTCTGTGTTCTTTTGTTATGGGTTGCATACATGCAGAACAAATATCACCATTAGGGAGCGTTTTATTTGCCTGATCAAATTCAGCCTCCAACTTTGCTAACAATTTGACGCCAACAATTTCATCATTGGATACTTTATCTAATTTTTTATACAAGTCATCTGCATCAGGCAAATTATTTTCATCAAACTTTGATAACTTGGCTTCTAGCTCAGCCTGTGTCTTGCGAAGAGATGCCAGTTTAGCTTTTTGTTTTTTGATTTCATCTGAGGATGATTGAACTCGTTCATTGGATGATTCAATTATATTTTTCAGTTCCTTTGAACGCTTACCAAGTTGAGAAATTTTATCATGTATTTCAGTATCTGAAGAAGATAACATCTTTTTCAACGATTCGAGGGATTCTCTTTTACTATCTATTGATTTAGATAGTTTTAGTATGGTTGCTTTTTTAGAATCTATTTCGGATGAGCTAAACTTCAATTCGCTTTCAGCTGCAACAATCTCTGCCTTTGGGTCACCCAAAGATTCGATAACCGCCTCCAAAGCTTGAACATCTTTGTTGATGACGGTCATCTTTTCTTTTGCCTGCTTTTCCAACTTCGAATATATTTGAAGATTGAGCGGTTCTTTCAAAATGGCTTTTCTCTTATCAGAAGTTTTCTCAGCAGCAATTTGCGAGATATCACGTTGACCAAACTTGATAGCGTGAGAAAATGCTTTATGACTTATCTTTATAGTCTTAGCTATCTCAGCTTTAGTCTCGGGAACACGATTGCCATGCAACGGTACATCTTTACCATCTATAACTTGGTAAAACTTGAGATTGCTTTTGCCTTTTGCCGTTGTTGCTCGCTCTATGCGATAGATGCACCCGTCAAGTTCAAAAGAAAACTTAACATCACATTTTTTTTGATTATCGTGAACGACTTTATCCAAAGTTGATGTAGGAACTTCACCAAATATAGCATATTCAATCGCACTAATAACTGTAGTTTTGCCGAGACCATTCGACACGCGCGGATCTTTATCCGATTTTGCAACGATAAGTGCTTTTTGAAAAGTAGAAAAATCTATAAATGTTTTTCGATGATTCATAAAATTAACCATCGATAAGCTTATAGGAATCATTTTTGAGTCTCCTGGATGCAATCAAGCATGAATTCCCGAACAGATTCTCTATCTTTGTCATCGGGAAGCTCCAAAGCATCAATATATGTGTTGATGACAGTTTTTAAACTCATATCATTGGAAAAAATAAGAATATCCTGTTCAATATCCTCTCCAGTTTTTTCATCTTTTACTTTTTTCTTTAAAGGTACAACACTTATATTTCTAGATTCAGATGTTTGACATATGTGATGTGCGCCGAGATTGTTTAATATGAATTCATGAACCTTTTTTCGATTCATATTCAAAATCTCTGCGCCTTCTAATTCAATGGTTAATCTAACTATAGCATCTTTCAGAGAATTATCTTTATCATAAGAATGAAGATAGTTTATGATAAAATCAGTGGTATCTTTACCATCGGGCACTTCAATTTTTATATCTAGTAAATTACGAGTAGGTATGATAATTTCTTTAAAGAATTCTTTTGAATCAGGATCAATCAAGATGATGATTTTATCATACTTGAGTTCATTTGCTCCGAAGTCGGAACGATCCATACTGCCAACGTGAGCACAACGTGGCTTTTGTTGTAATACTTGTGGATTGTGAATATGTCCCATCCACACATAATCATAGTTAGAAAACATATGAAATGAACAAAAAAGCTCATTGCTCATATCTTCTATTTCATCACCAACGTAGAGCGAACCTTCTAGCGCCAAGTGACCTATGAGAACCTTTTTATTTCCATCTGGAACCGACTCATGTTCTTTCTCAAACTCTGCAAAGAGTTTTTCTTTACCCTCTGTCAAAGTTTCAGCATCATATAACCGACGGTCTCTATATGGAACGAGAGTAAAAGATACTTTATCAAAGTGAAGAGTTTCAACATTTTTATAAACTTTAGTTGAGGGCAACTCTACTGCTGGAATGATATCCAAAGCTGAAACGGTATAAGCACCACTTTTGATGAGGTCATGATTGCCCATCAGCACGTGTACAGAAATTTCACTTTTTTCACATTTCTTTACCCATTCCATGAAGATGCGAATCAGTGCCGGAACGGGACGTGGATCTTCATATACATCGCCAGTTACAAATATCGTTTTTGCTTTATGTTCTAGCGCTCTGTCCAAAGTCCAATCAAGCAACTTTATTTGGTCTTTTATCCTGCTGTTGAGTTCACCATTGTCACCAGGCTTTCCCATCTTCAAACCTTTACCAAGGTGAACATCTCCAAGGATGATATATTTATCACTCATATTTAGACAAAATCTCCTTAGCCTTTTCTATTCTGGCCGTTAGCTCATCCAGAGCTATTCTATTTCTTGGAGCATTATTCAAGAAATAATTATCAAACCACCAGTTTACTTTCTCAATTTGAGAGAGAACCGGTTTATTATTTCTATTTTTTTGAGTAAGGTTAGATAACCATATTGCAAATGCAAATAATACCTTATCTATACCTTCATCTTTCTTTTCTATTTCTTCATCGGTGATATCATATCCACCGGCTTGAATGATGAGCTGTTCAGCTACCAACTCGGGCCGCATTCGTTCCATCAAACTGATGAATTCTACTGCGCCACCTCTCGAGGAACATCCAAAACAATTGAATCTATCCTCTTCAAAATTATAACCAAATGAAGGAGTTCTCTCTTTACCACCTTTATGATGGGGAAAAGGACACGTTATACTCTCACTCCATTTTTCACTATTAAATCTATTTATGACAATATTGTATTGTGCAAATACATCGTTCAATGATGCTTTTTTGTTAGCGACCTTTATGAGTGTTTCTTTGTCTCTTGGAAGGTTTCTTGGAGCACGCTCTTCATCTCTTCCAGCGTCATTACTCTGGATGTTGCCATTGCCTGTGCAATCGGATGGGGGTCTACTCCGTAGTGAGTGCATAATCTTTCGTATTCTGCAAAGCGTTCCTTCTCTTCTACAATCAATTCTAGAAGGTGTTCACTCATTTTATCATACTTAGTCACCTTTATTGGTCTCCATGGCCGAGAGTCTCGACAATTCTTTGCTGACCTTTTCCAATTTAAACTCTAACTCGTTTATACGATCGCGCTGATTCAACATACTTTTCAATAGTAAGTTGCATAATGCTATCGATCCATAACCTTCAGGTTTGTTTTCATCTTGATTGATGCTCAAAGCAAGGTTGACGAGTTCCATTACGTTAGTCTTCTCAACAGACTTCGCTATCGGTGACTTGTTCACACTTAACATTTTTTCATTGAGTGTTTTTAAGAATTTATTAACCAACAGTTGCGTTTGTTGAACCAAAGCAAGATCATCGTTCACAACTTGTTGTGCAGAACGGTGCAAATTTTCTTGTTGTTCAGATGGAGTTGGCAGTGGAGGTTGTTTGTTTTGAATTTTTAAACCAACACGCTGCTGTTTCTCAGCTTTCTCTACATCATAATCTGCACCAAACGGAACTCTTTCTGTCATGAATCAATCCTCAGCTTCAATTTCTAACTCTATAACGGCACGATTCTCACCCGGAACTTGTGGCTCATACTTGCCCACTCCATCTGGAGTGTTAGAGGCATTACAAATCGATAAAAATAATTCTTCAGACAGTGAATCAACAATTCCTTGAACCGTTCGACCATCAGCAACAACTCCAAGATAATCAGCAATTCTCGTAGCAGCAGTCCAAAGACTATTATTTACATCTTTTTCTAATGATTTTTGATCATAAGTATAACCAACTTTATCATCTCTAACTACAGCTTTATTTACCTGCTCTTCCAAGCTAGAGGCAACCTTTGTCAAACCTTGAATTTTTGCCTCATTGGCTTGCGCTTTCAATCTATAAAGATGTTGTTTATTTATTGTTCTAGACATATTATTACCTCATTCATCCCAGTTGTTAGGAGTTCCAGCATTCATATCATGAATATGCATGTATCCATAATCATATGAGCTTCTGTCATCTGGGCTTATGTAAGTACGACGTGGACCAAATAACTGATATTGATCTCTAACTGAAGTCCAAAGCTCGAATAAATCACTCAGCGGCATTTCTTCACTATTAACTTTACCACTCAAGATATCTTTAACTAAACTAAGAATCTCTTTTCTTCTTTCCATTGCAAGCATTTTATTTGCTTTATCAACCTCATCAGCCATGAAAAGATGCGAAATTATTCATCAACACGAGAAAACATAGGAGAAAGCTTTCCGGTCTCTTGCTTTTCTACCTCTTCTTCAGACAATACCTTACCACCTTGACGGGCTATATTGTTAGCATGTTTCTTTTGTTTCAGGTCAAATATGCCCAAAACACTAGTAAGTAAATGATCGCTTAATATATCTGCGTGATAATCTGGAACATCTGCATGCCTAATCAAAGAATTCTTTATCAGTTGATAAATCTCATATTTATCTTTCTCTGAAAAAGTTAACATTACATACTTGATTTCTTTTTCTTTGCCATCAAGCATTTTTTTGAGTCTTTCATAGGCGTCTTCTGTAACTGTACTCATGAAAGTATGCGATGTAATTAGCTGTATGTATCATCAACAAGCTTCAAATTTGGCGCAGCTTGAACGAAAACAGCTTCATCATCGCTCCGTTCTTCCTTTTTTGGCTCCAATTCGGGATTGATTAAACACAACTTTACGTATACACCACAGCTTTTGTGGCTTACAATAAACTTTTCTAATAGGTCATACCTCTTGGGGTTCCAAATCGGCCTGAGCTGTTCCAAATACTTGTCTTGCATATTATAAATAAGATGCCTTATAGCATTGTTATCATAAAGAGGTCTATCAAAAAGTCTGACGCTATCAAGGTAATCCATGATAGCGTCATAATTTTCCAAACCGCTGTGGATATGCAAGATTCTGTTTTCAACACTGGGACAGCTGATGAAACCATCATCCTGACGACCCCAACAACCCATAACTAAATATAGATTCTCTTCCACATTTTAAGTCAGATTCTTAATTTCTTGTTTTTCAACTTCTCTAACAACGATATATCTCATTTGATGCTCAATTTCATATGTCTTTCCCTCTTCATATTCAATTGTCTTTAGAATCTCTTCTAGTGGAAGAAGAACAGCTTGAGACTTTAGCTGTAGATGAAGCAATTCAGGTGTTATCTTAGCCCTTTTAACATTATGAGATACCAATTGATTTGGTAATCCAAAAAGTTCTAGAGTTTGATTTTCAATTTGGTCCCAAACAGCATCAGCAAAATTTTTCTTCTTTTTCTTAGTACTAGTTGTTGTTGCCATCTTACATCCTTATCATTAAGCTGCTTTGAGAAATTCGTTAAAAGCTTTTCTCAAAGGTGTTATCAGAGATGCTCCGATGACACGAGTCACCTCATCTCCGTTGTTTAGTAATATAACAGTCGGTAAGCTTCTGATTTGAAATTTTTTCGCTAAAGCTGGATCGTCGTCCACATTGATACTAACAAAATTAACATCTGGATATTCTTCACCAAGTTTATTCAACTTTGGTTCCAACATTTTACAAGGACCACACCATTCTGCTCCAAACTTTACAGCACACAAACCATTAAAATCCATTATCATCTCCATTTTTAAAGTAGTACAAAAACACATGAGCCTGGTAAAGTTTACCAAGCTCATAAATTAAATGCAACTTACTATGGATCGGTTTTGCCCAAGGCATCGCGAAGTTGATCGGACATTGCGCGGCTTTTGATTTCCAATCTCTGTACATAGTCCTGCTCTTCCAATAAACCTTTTTCTTTTAAGATATCTTCCATTACAGATAACCTCAAAATGAGATCTGTAACTAACATGGTTATCTTTTCTACGTCTTTCTGATCCATAAGTCACATCATTATAGTTGGGTTATGCCTAGAACTAAAACACTTATTCTAAGGCAGTAATTTTGGGCATTTAGGCGTCTCAATTATCGTAATCCACAACATTTCTTATATTTCTTTCCAGAACCACAAGAACATTTATCGTTGGGCCGAAGCTTCACTTTTTGTTTTGGTTTTGCTAAAGCAACATCTGGCAAAAGTATTCCGTCCAGATGATCCAATTCATGCTGGACCACTACGGCTACTAATCCAGTAGCGGTAAATGAATGAGGCTCGACAAAATTGTTCGTCACGTATATTTCTTGATAACGAAATGTTTTTTCATATCTTCCCGGATATGAAAGACACCCCTCACCATCAAATAAAGCCTTGTTATAACCAGATTCTATCTTACAGTTTACCAAGTCTATTGACTGAGAACCGCAGCGAACTATTGCCATTCTTTTGGGAATACCGATTTGTGGTGCGGCCAAACCTATACCGGGCATCTCCTTCATCGCCGATGCTATAAGCTCTTGTTCCAACTTTAGCTTCAACTCGGCAACTTCTTCAGGTTTTACATCTTCACATTTTACACGTAGAAGTTTTTCATCAGTAACTATCATGATGCAATTGATTGCCTTCTAGATGAAATCGTAGCTGTAATCGTACGATCTTTCATTGAAATTACTGGGCCATTTTTCATATCAACATCAAGAATCATGTCCAAAAACTTTTGCATTGCAACCATACCAATTTTTATATTTTTCATATCGCCCCTTCTAAACTGAAGAAGGATAGAAATCTCTTCGTTGTCTTCTAATAATATAGTTGCTTTTCTAGCTTTTGCCTTTAGAGCGCTTTCGCTCGTACCTGGACGAATATGAATTTTTAACATTGATTAACCCATTTACATTTGATATGTCGTATTTCATCTATCAGACTTGGAAAGTTTCTATCCAACTCATAGAGACTTCGTGCCAAACCATCAGAAATCTTTATTGTTTTAACGTATGCATCGCCTTCTAATGCATCTAAACATAAACTTTCATGTAATTCAGCATATACAGACATTCCCAATGCCAATGCATGATGCCGAGATTTAATCTGCTTGAAATAATTTGCGTCCACAACTAGCAAATCGTCATCAGCAGGTAGAAAAAACTTACGGGGTCTTCCCGTCTTTTTAGTCTTCGCCATAGATATCTATTACCACTACACCACGTTCATCATTTTCCTCTTTTTTACGAGGAGGTTGTGGTATATCTTGCGGAATATGTTTTTCTATGTAGAGGTATTCGTACTGAACTTTTTGTTTATCTTTAGGCTTATTATTAAAAGGAAACATCATACCTCCGTGTCCTACCGATATCTAAAATTATGCCTAGAGTCATAGGCCAGCACGTATTCCTCCCATCACAGATAAATTTCCATTCATCGTAATTCCGAACGTTGGTCCGATAAATAAATTTTCCATTAATGGTAAATGCCTTCCAATATTATAGTTCACTGGACTGATAACTCCCGTAACAACTTCTTCTTGTGTAGCATATCCAAAACCTAATCCCAAAAACGTCCAATCAGGATTGAGTTTTGTTTTTCCATGAGAAAACAACGCAACCTGTGCGTTTGGAACAAGCGCAGCACCACCGTCGAAATACACACCGCCATCTACACCAAGATAAAGTCTTGGACTAAAACGAAACTCTGCTACTGGATATTTTTCTACAAATTCACTTTTGGTAATCGGAATTGTATAATCTTTACCATCAGTAGTTATTGTAAATTTATTGTGAACAAAATGTCTGCCATCTTCATCTGTGCTTATTGTGGTCATTACTCGATAATCTCGTGGTAATACTCGAACATCCCACGGCTTTTCTTTCCAAGCACTAAATGAAACCGAACCAAATGGAACTTCCGTTGTATCTGCAAACGGTTCATTCAAACTCAAGTTTTGTTTTGCTGAAAGATAACCAAACTCATCTGGGTTCGGGCACTCAACGCTACTACCATCAGGACACTTGGCCTTGGGTGGCTCTGGTGTACTTGGCCGCGGAGTCATTGATGTGCTCGGTACACCCACAACAACACGACCCGGTGTGCGCGTAAGTAATGAGTTGACACCCTTCAGCTCAGCATCTAATTTTTTCAAATCATCTTTAATTGGTTTTAATTCTAATCCACGGTCTTTTGCAAAACGCTCAATATCATCTTTAGTTGCATATTTAGCCTCTGAACGAACGATACCATTTTGCAAAAGTTTCATCTCAACAACAGATTTTTCAATTGCATGTTGTCGTTGAAGCATATCGTGCTGATATTTTATAATGAAAGCTAATGCCGCTATAACGGCAACTATTCCGGCAACGATTGCCACTTTCCATTTTGTTTGCATATTTACCTCGGCATTCCGGCAATCATTATTGTAAGTCTAATATTTCATACAAATCAATATCAACTTTTTTCAGCTTTTTTTCACAAGCCTCAATCTTTTTCATCTCTATATCAGTTAATATATCTGCCTCGACAATTAGCTGCCCATGACTTTGCCACACTCTTTTGACAGGATTACTATAACGAAATGAAGCCATCATCTCATCAATCGGAATTATCCAACTAGCTGGAATATTTGAAAACTCTACACCGGGCCAACGCTCTTTCAAAATATCAAGATCGGAATCTTCAAAATCATGACGATAATCAAATTCTTTTTTGAAAGATTCTAGACTCATCGCCCAAACCCTACTTGAACAGCTTTATCACCATCACTACTTATCTTACTGGTTCTCATATCATTGATCAAACTAACAGTATCATCATACTTATGATCAAACAAATGTACGGATATGAACAAATCCTGTATATGAGCTGGAGTCCAATCTTTGGTATCATCAACCCATTTGTCGATATTTATATTTGTATCAACATCTTTAGATTCTAGTTTTTCGCACAGATAATGTATGAATTGTTTGCGTCCTTCAGCATTGAAATACCCAACATGGTACCTCCTATCAAAACGTGATGGTCTATTCTTGATGCGCCCCTCTAGATTCTCTGGATAGTTTGTTGTTGCAAGGTAAACTATATTTTCATAACCTTCAACACCATCTAAAACATTTAAGACCATAGACTCCCCCTCTCGGTCAATAATATCATCAATATCTTCCATCAAAGCCACAACAGGGACATCTGGTTGGATGGAACGAACCATTCGTATACAATCCATGTATACTTCAGGGTTTTCAAATTTGATAGCAACCCCTCCTTTTTCAATTACACGATTGATAATGATTTTTATCGTACATGATTTACCAGAGCCGGGTGGTCCATACATCAAGATACCACGACGAAAAGGAAACCCGAACGACTCGAATTTTTCCTTGGATGCCCAAAACATATCAATGTCTTGTATGATACTATCAGTAACTGTATCTTTTATCTGAATAAGATCGTGTATATTGAATGATTCAACTCTAGAAAGACTAGTTCCATAATTATCTCTATGAAACGTATAAACACCGGGCTCTAATTTTTTAGATGTTCTCTGAATACCACGATACTCAGTATCATTGGAAACTGACCAGAGTTTTCCATTAGAACACTTTTCAGAAGAAACGTGTTTCTTTCCAAGATCAGCTGCAACATAATCGCTCTCTTTATAATCGCTATTGTTTATTCTAGCTTTTGCTACTTTATGTATTCTTCGGGTTTTCACTGGGTACCGTTTTCCTTCTTTATCTTCTAAATACAATTTTAACTATTTTCACTTAACTCACAACTTCTTACCGCCATGCATATGAGGTCTAGTATCATTGTAATCCATCTTGAGCTTGATAGCATCTTCCATGTTGATACCGTGACGCTCAGCAAATCCCATAATTCTTATTACAACATCAGCAAGCTCAACGGGAATACCTTCGGGTTTGTTCGGCTTATCATCATTGAAATAAATTGCAGTGGTAGAAACACCTTTACGATATTCTTCCAATGCTTCTGAAAGCTCAGCATGCATCAAAGCAATATCTTCGGGTATGGATTTCTCACTATCGAGAAATCCTTTGACTTTTTCTGTGGCGTTAGCTCTTTTTTGTATATCAGGTATTTTCATATTACCTTATTCTCTTACAAAGTTCTTCAACTTTTTCAAAATCAAAACACTCATCATCAGATTTCTGATCGATAATTGATGATGCAACCAAAAAATGTTTTATATATGAAAGATAATCTTCCACGTTATCCAGCGTAACACCACTGGCCAATGCCAATGGCCTTCGCACATCGGTTTCGGCCGCCTTCTTTATGAAGCCTTGTTTGGCAGCTTTTCCCGTACCAGCTCCCGATAATGTCGGAACATTAACGTAGCTATAGGCTCTTCTCAAAGATTCGCTGATATCCCACTGAGGCTTTTCTTGATATTTGAACTGAACGCCGCCAAAATACAATGGCGGCCACTCAACACTATTTTGTATATTTACAACCTCTTGAGCCTCGGCCAAAGAGAAAGAATCGGTTTGAGCATTGTCGTGCCAAAGCATACCACAACCAACATCAACAGCTTTACGCATGGCAGCAGCTGGTGTCATGTTAAGATAATTTACACCTATACGAAATGCTGGCTTGCCAAATTCTACGTGTTGTATTTGTTTTACAGCAATTGCGACAGATTTATCAAAATCAACACTAGACATGTGTCCATGGTTGATGAGAAAAACTCCGTCACAATCAGCCTCCAACGTCATATCAATATTGTTGATGATTTGAACGTGGGAGCGCGCATGTATTACTGGATAAAAATGGTGGTACATCATTTTTCTCATCTGTATTATTTATGCTTTACAAAATAAAGCAGCTCTTCATCTACCGTATCAAAAGACTTTAAAGAGGCTCATTCACCACATATTCAGCAAATGAAGATGTTAACCATAATTCATCATATGGTACAACCGTAACATAACACGGCTGTTCTTTTTCTTTTAAAGAGGTTACATGATGGGTTTTGATCCACCCAAAAGGCTTGAGACCAAATTTAGAATGAACCAAAGAACATGCCTGACCAATCTCAGGACTAGACAATGATGGCCACCAAGCTTCTAACTTTTCTATTTTCTCTATGATATTTCTCATTTTTCAATTTCCTGTCGATCCAAAACCGCCCAAACCCCTCTGACCATCTCTTTCCTTACAGAGTAAGTCAAATTCTTGAGCGGACACATTCTTAACATTCATCGTTTCCAACTTACACGGAACGAGTTGTCCAATCTTGTCTCCCTTTTTTATTTCCAATAAGGGTGCTTCAGCACAATTGGCATAAACCGTTTTGGGATCTTGTATTGGAATCCCAAAACCAAAGCTAGTGCCGAGTTCGAGTTTCAACTCCGGAAGATACTGACATGCGAATTTGATTGAACCTTCGTAACCGTTATCAATCACACCGTACAAAGAATGCAAGTCTTTCTTTGCAAAAGTGGAAGACCTTGCACGCAACTCGAGCCACCACCCTGGTGGTGCAAAACATTTGATGCCCAAAGGTATCAATGCTTTTTGGAAAGGTAACAGTTTCAAGTCTACTGCTGCTTTGACATCCCAGCCGGTCGCTGTTGGTTCGCTTCTAAATGGAAGAAACTCTTCCCCACAGCCTTCTTCTAAACAAAACTTAAACTCTGGAATCAAACTTTTTCCCATTTCGTCTCCTCGAGATACATACGATTTACACACTCAGCTATAAAAACAGGCACATTCATGATATCTAACATTTGTTTAATAAACCTATCTCTATCATCTAAGTCTAGAATGATAGGAGTGCTTAATTCAGGATCATTAAGCGATACACTATCTTTATCAACAACAAGCTCGACTGTAAATCTAGTAGAATCTTTTATAAATCTATTTAGAGAAATAGAAATGGAGTCGTCACTATATAATGAGATAACTTCAATATCAGCTCCAGCAAAATTATTTCTCAACATTTCCCTAAATTGCTTAAGTTTCAGACAAATATCTCTTGATCTATTATACAAAATTGTAGGTGTTAACTTTTTTGACACTTAGGACCCCTCATTGATTCTAACTTATCTAGATAATCTACTGCTTTGCTAAGCTTTTTCAGCTCGTTAGGATGAATGAAGAAAGCACACCGATTCGTATCGAGCTTGGCTGTCACGGCTCGTGCTTCTTTCACAAGGGCTTCGAGTGCTTCCAACTCAACAGGTGTACGAACTAATTTTCTTTTCGGTGTCTTGCTCATCAGATAAGGGCTTCCCCTCCAACTCTGATATGATCTCTCGAGTCGCCTGCTCGACTTTTGATTTTTTAAGAAGCGAGTCGAGAATTACTTCACTAATCAATCTGTACTCAGCAAACTGTAACTTGGTATTACCACCATATCCATACAAATCATGAAACTGACTGTGACAATTACGACACAGTGTAATACCATTTCTCAAATCGTAACGTTCCTTGGTAAAGATATTCCAAGCATTCATGTGATGAGCATTCAGTTCACCACCTCTACGCTTACATATCTGACAAGTAAAACGATCACGTTGCTTTACCTGTTCGGCCCAACGTAGATAATAATAATCGTATTGTCTATCGAAATACATTATGATTTCTTGAGCATATCAGCTGCTTGCTTATACGATGTACCAGCATCAGCCTGGTAACAAGCCTTGCATAGCTTAATCTTGCCAAACGATGACAACTTCGCAACACGAAGTTCTTTTACAAACACTTCGGCACTACATGCATCACAGTTGGAATTTTTCGTTTTCGCAATGTACATCGTATAGATAATACGAGAATAATGCTATGTATGGTCACGATGCTGAGACAATTCTACCTCTGGAAAGTAAAGGTTCCAGTCATCATGCTTTGGACGAGTCAACATATACTCGTTTACCAAGGTCTTTTTGGGGCGGCCCGGCTTTCTCAAAAGCTTCATATTTGCCTGTTCTGGCGTCCGGTTTGCCTTCTTTTCATTACACGGTTTACACGATGTTACACAGTTTTCCCATGTTCCTTTACCACCTTTACTCAAAGGCAACACGTGATCGAGGGTTGCCTTCGAAGGACTAACAGTGCACGAACAGTACTGACAAACATACATGTCACGCCTAAACACACCTCTACGATTGAACTTTGCGTGAGTTCTGTGTTTCTGTATATAATGCTTGAGACGTACCACGGAAGGATGAAACATATCACCAGCTCCCCAACGCAACTTTCTATCCCAACTAGAAATTATATCAACTTTATCTTTTACAACAAGTTTAATCAGTTTTCTAATTGAAATAAATGATATCGTTTGATACGATGAATCTAATAATAGAGTTTTTAACACTGGTCATATTATCCATTAAACTTAATGTTGTTTTTCAATCGTAGAATCGAATCACGGATATCTTCCCCGCGAGAATCCGTGCATTCATTACCAACACATTCCCACCCCGGACGAACTCGTCGCGCAAACATCTCTAGCCTTTTCAAACGCTTAGATGGAAAAATAGCCTCTAATCTATCTTGCAGTAATTCTGGCTTTTCTGAGTGCTTTAATCCAGCTGGACAATACATCATGACAGATAGTTGGGATTTGTTTTTGATAAGTGGCTGAACGTTACCGCGAGTTCCAATGATTATAAATTCTTGCGATAGTCGAAAAATACGACCCATATTCATTTTTATTGAATCATTCAAATCGTATTCTGCAATAAATGTTTTTGACTCGGCTGGGTTTTTCTTACACTGTTTGATGAGTTTATTAAAAGCAGATTTCTTGGTCTTAACCCAAGAACACATCTGTTTGTACTCGAAACCCCACGCTTCAACGGCTTGGATACCATACGGTATGTGTGATGATGTACACCACAATGCAAGTACAGCGTTTTTTGCTGCAATTGATTGCACATCTAATTCAACAATTGCATTGTTATCCATTTCCGTATAATGCGAAGCAGCCCCGCGCTTTACACGGGAATGTTTCAATTTATCGGAATACCTCCAGGGAGGATCTGCAACGATGATATTATATTTCATTCTTCGGGTTTCAATTGAATCTTTTCAATCTTTTCCAGAATGATATCGCACTCAATTTCAGTTCTCTTACTGATCACTGCTTCAATTTCTGAAGTTTTTTCATCGTATAAACGCTTGAGTCTAGACTTTTCATACAATGCGGGTAAGCTCAGGCGATCTGGATAGATGCCTCTATCATAATTCAAACTCTCGTTCAAGTCCTCGATTGGCATCGACTCGAGCCATTGGGCGGCTCCTTCGATACCGCCTGGCGGTCGGAGTTTGTCATGCTTCAAGACTATTCTATCCAGATCCCTGGTGAGAGATGATATCCGACGACTCAGCCTGTTAACCTTTGCCGCAAGATTTTTCTTCATTTCTCTTCTACCTCATAACCGAGTTCACGCAATGCGTTTGCCACGATTCTTCGATAAGTAAGATGGCCCTCCAACTCCCAACTCAACAATGTGTCACCGTCACTAAATGGCAATAATTCTTGTGGAGTTTTACCGGAAGATTCTGCCTGTTTGATCACATCTTTTACAAAAGAATTACATTGCTCGGTAAACTTCGTTACAAAAGTTTCGCCCGCTTCTTCAGCTTTGAAATTCTTTTCATAATGATAATCCCAATACAATTGTCCAGGGCTCAATGGCTCGAATACACCATCGCTCTCCACACTATCTGGTTTACTTGGAGAGATGCCTAGTTTTCGACCGGTACCATGATTATCAGGTTGAAAGTATGAAGCCAATACTAATTTCATTTAAGATATCACCACCCTTCAATCCGCTAGATCATCTAGCTCGTCAATAGTATTTTCCATATCAGCAATCTGTCGTTTCAAAGAGGCAACTTTTCTTTTGAGTTTATTATAATCACCTCTAGTAACAACCTTGTATTTGCGTTGCTGGCTTTTCGTTAGCACACCATCAACATATTCTGCTGATGTTGACGCACGCTTGTTACGTTTCGCGTTACGCCTGGCCACTAACTCACTTGTTTTCATTTACTTTCTGCTCCTCCACCAAAATTACTAGTGGAATTATTATTTGATTGAGACCTCTGGTAGATTATGGGTCTGCGCATTTGGTATATCAATTTCATATGTGATCTCGACATTTTTATCAGCTTCTTTTCCCATCCTTTTAGTAACATAAACATTATAACCACCGGTTGGTAAAGGTGCCGACCATTTACCTTTATTATTAGTTCTACTCTTGAGTACCTTTTTTCCTGAACTATTTGTAATAGTTATATCGGCATAAGGTAATGCCTCTCCGTTCGAGAATAATATCGTTTGATTAACGATAGTTCTGTCAAATGACACGGATGGTTTGCCGGGGTCTCTCAAGCCACGCCGTGCTCCCCTGTGAAAAACTTCCTCTTCCAAAGTTTCACCAGGGTCAACCTGTTGCTCCCCAACACCATCATCAAATTGACCAGTCGAGTTTTTCAACGCAGCTGCAAATTCTGGTGGGAAGTTATACTTTGAAGCTGACGCCTGAGGAAAATTCGGATTAACTATCTTTGGCCCACTTGGTTGTTGGGGCTGCACATTACCAGCAAGCAGCATATCCATTTTCTCTTCCAGGTTGTTCAATCTGTTGAGCACAGCTTTTTGATTAAAAGAAACAGTATTGAATATACCAAGCAATGTTTTGACACCACGCTCGATGTCCAACAACACATCAGACGCTTTTCTTTTTTTCTCGGTCATTAGTTTAGTTCATAGTTTTTAAATCTACAAACTCTTCCATGCGGTCTTCCATCAACTCATATGCTTCGAAGTTTGGAAGCGTTGATGCATCAACAATTTCTGAAGAGTCCTCTTTATTAACCATTCCAACAATCTTTGTTTTACTATTGCCGTCGTCTACCAAAGCCCAGCACAAAATGGGTACAGCACGATTGGCATCCACGGCGGCATTATGTTCGTATATAGCAAACCAATTAACAGCAGGGATGATTTGAAGTATTGATACATTTTTATTTGCTTCTGTCATAAACACCAAAACCCAAGTTTAATCTCTTGTAAACGGAGATATCGGAAAGTTTTACATTTGGATTCTTTCTCAAAAATTCTTCTAAGAATTCCGTAATGCTTTTAAAATCAGATGTGACAGCTTGCGTTTGACCTTTAAAAATTACACAATACTGTCCTGGACGAACATATGACTGCTCTTCCGTAGCTGTTTTCATCGGAGCGCGATCACTTTGGTCTTCTTGTTTTTGCCCCTTGACAGCTGCAACTCTTTCAGCTGCGGCCTGTCTCAATGCATTTTTAACTTTAACATCCCATCCATTAAAATGATCTTTTACATCATTGTCAACCATCGACATCAATTTTTTTATCTTAGATAAAGTGTCGCTCGCAATATCATTTAGTTCAGCATTAGTTCGTGCAGATGCAATTTTCATTTTTGCATCTGATACGGTAGCACCGATATAGTTATTAACCTCTGTACTCATATCCTCTGATGAGTTTTTAGCTACACTGTCTCCATCAACACCAAACTCTCCAATACTTAAAGGATCAACATCTATATTTACTTCATCATTATTTTCAAAGCTATTATTTGTAGACCATTCCAAATCTTCATGTATGCCTACGTGAACTGGTAACTTACTCATATTATTCCTTCTAGAAATTGGAAATTGTTTTTTCACCTGCTGGATATTTCCATATCCAGCTTTTATTGGAACCGGTTTATCATCAATGGGTTGCTGTTCGGGACGTACAGTTTGTTGTCCACGATCTTCCAAAGCAACTTTGAGTTGAGTCATTTGTCTTGGCGATGGCGGCTTCGGCGGCCTATCGAGCCGCGCATGTTCTGGCTCATACGGCACCAACAAATGTTCTGGTATAACAGCTGATCGCTCAGTCATCTTCTTCTCTATTTCTAGTCCTATCCCATTCTCCAGAACGCATCATTTCATCTTTTAATCTACGACCATACGCTTCTCTACGCTTGCGCCGCTTCTTTTCCGATGGTTTTTCATAAAACCTGCGCTCTTTTAACTGTCCAATTACTCGATCACGTTGAAATAAAATCTTGAATTTTCTCAACGCCTTCTCAAGATCACCATCAACTTCTACCTCTAAAGGAACAAACTTTACAGTAACAGTTTCCGGCTTGATACTTTTAAACTTCTTCATGTGTGAATCTTTCAATTAAGTTTTTGATTTACCTGCTTATGATAACCAGCAACAACATCATTTTTGATTTGGTCAGCCATATCTTTCAAAGAAGCCAATTGTTCTTGGCCATTATCATCCATGCTATCTATGAAATGGGCTTGGACCAACTCGGAATAAATCATCACGGATAAAACTAATATGAAAAAGTCTTCTAACTTTTTACACTCATCTATTTCATCAAGATAATTTTTTAGATATTTAACTGCTCTTTGCCTAGCTTCATCTGTATTTTTACTTGGATCTATTTCTTCGCTTCCCATTTTTTAATATCTTTTTTGCTTGTTTATTATGTTTCGGATTGATTTTTGCTGGGTCAACCCAATTTATTTCAGCATCATCCGGAACATCCTCGACATTTTTACAGTTTGGATATCCCATGCAAGCTAACTTCATATTTGATTCTGGAGTTCCAGCTTTGAATACTATTAAATATAACTCGTTCCCACACAGTTTGCATTGTTTTCCAAAAGGAACTTTTCTAGTACCTTTACAACTAAAAACTGTGCAAGCATAAAATGGACCGAACTTTCCATCACGATAAGCCATCGTGCTTCCGCACTTGGGACATTCGATACCATCAACAATCTTATTGAACTGTTTATACTTTATAGTATCTCCATCAAGTTCAACACTTTGTGTATGATTACAATCACGATCTATACAAGCAATATAATATCCATACTTACCATATTTTAATATGGTTCTTCCACCACATTTGGCACAATCACTTTGACCATCTTTATATTGTGACAAATGAGCTTTACGTAATTCATCTTCAAATGAAGCAAAGAAACCATTCATCATTTCAATATATTCGAGCTTACCTTCACCTATCTTATCAAGTTGATCCTCCATATTTTTCGTGTAATCATAATTCATGAATGAAAAATGTTTGGTTAAATCTAAGATAATTTGACGTCCGGTTTTTGTAGGAATATAGTGATTGTTTTCCTTTTCCACATAATTACGATCTGCAATCTTGGATAAAATAGCGGCAAATGTTGATGGACGGCCTATTCCTTTAGTCTCGAGTTCTCGAACCATCGTTGCATCGGTATAACGAGGCGGCGGCTTTGTCTCTTTCTTTTCATTTTTAACCTTGGGTGGCGTGAGCTTTACCTCATCGCCCACATCTAGATTGGGCAGCTTCACGTCCTTTTTCGAAGCGCCATCTGGTGATATTTCGAGCCATCCAGGTTTTTTTAATGTTTGACCGTTTGCTTTGAGCTTGTGATTACCTTTTGATGACTGCACTACCACAGCAACGGTATCATACTCGGCTGGAGGCATTTGACTTGCAACGAATCTTTGCCATATCAATTGATAAATCTTTTTTTGGTCAGCAGTTCCAGTGAAGTTCTCTGGTGTTTGTTCAACACTAGTTGGTCTAATTGCTTCGTGCGCATCCTGCGCACCTCCCTTTACTTTATAAGCATTAGCTGATTTGGGATATTCGAACTTATTTTCTTTCAACCATTTCCTAGCAGCAGCAATTGATTCTGGACTATTACGAATCGAATCTGTTCTTATATAGGTAACATGACCACCTTCATACAAGCTCTGAGCAACACTCAATGTTTTCTTTGCACTGAACTTGAACTTACTACTTGCCAGCTGCTGTAACTTGGACGTGGTAAATGGAGGAAATGGATTTACCTTTTTTGGTTTCTTTTTTACATCGATAACTTTAAAAGTACTGTTATCTAAATCATTTTTTATGTTATCCGATTTCTTTTTATCTTTTATTCTAGTTGGGTATTTGGCAACAAATTTTTCTTTATTCTTTTCTAGAGTTGCTGAAATTTCCCAGTATGTATCTGGTTTGAAATTTTCTATCTCAATTTCTCTATCAACGATGAGACGCAAACAAACAGACTGAACACGTCCAGCGCTGAGACCAGGACCAAAGGCATCCCATAAATATGGAGATACCATAAAGCCTACGAGTCTATCCAAAACGCGCCGAGCCTGTTGTGCATCAAACAATGCTTTATCCAAGTCTCGTGGGTTTGAGATTCCTTTTTTGACGGCAGCTGGTGTAATCTCCTGAAACTCTACACGCTTCACTGATTTGTTAGCATTTTTGATCGCATTCAAAACATGCCATGCAATAGCTTCACCCTCTCTGTCAGGGTCAGATGCTATATATACTTTGCTACTACGTTTAGCAGCATCAACTATTGCCGCAACACGATCTTTCTTATCTTTTAGAATTTGATACTTGGGAGTAAAACCATTTTTGATATCTACACCGAGTCTGTTTACTCCACCTGTAGATAGATCAGCTATGTGCCCAATGGTAGATTCAACTATATAATCTTTACCAAGATATTTGGCAATCGTTTTTGCCTTGGCAGGTGACTCAACTATTACTAATTTTGATTGCATAGACCTCACATCATTAGATATGACTCTGCTGCTCCTCGACTATGTTTACTATAATGGTCGACACTTTTTTACTCGTCTCATCTAAAAGTTTACTATTTTTAGTTGATTCGAACAATTTGTTTTCACAATCATCTGCAACTTCATTGAGGAGTTGTAATGCTAACTTTTCCAACGGTTTCATGCACATATGTGAATTTATCCGCATATGTGTATGCTTATATCAAATTTCAATGAGTTTGAACTATGCATAGATGAAATTGTAGATGACATAAATGTTTCCAAACAAGAAACAATTGCATATATAAAAAGTATTTTTTATGATAATCTATTTGCTAAAGATAATTATCTTGGCGAAAGCGTCACTTTAATTTTTGCTCAGGCTAAAGAAGATTACGATTTTGAAAGATACAAAAACCTTGGCGATTGGTTATTATTCGCCAAGGTTTTATATCCGGAGCATTTATCCGGAGCGTGCAATGAATATTATGATGCTATCGCACAGTCTTCATATTACAAATGCCATATTATGTTGTATCGTAAATGGCCATTGTATGAAGAACTAGCTGATACATTTCCAACAATAACACATCAAATGCGTCAGAACATCATGGAACTTTATTAAGATCAACCTTGAACATTCTAGATTTATTTGGCTTTGAAAGAAACGCTTCCATAGAATGTAACTCAGCAACCATGATGTTTTTATCGGATGATACATCCAACATGAGAAGCTTTTCGCTAACAAACGGACCTTTCCAGTAATGACCCATAACAATAGTTTTCTCCCAAGGAGGTGTTCGTTTGTTTTTCTTATACATTCTTGCGTGGGAGAAAATATGATTTCCCCAATGTAATTCTTCATTGTCTTGCTCTTCGGGCTCTTTATTCGGATCATACCCTCCGTGAGCAAATATCCAATCATCTAAAAGATAACAGTCAATCAGATCATCACAAATAAAGTTGAGATGTTCCTTTGGAACGATACGAGGAATACTAGACCTTGGAAAAATAAAAGGACTTTCCATTTCCAAGCCTGCCCGGTTCAAGTAACCAATGAGTGTTGTATCCCCTCCATTGTTCATCCACATGCGATAAACTGAAGAATCATTTACAGGAATGATTCCTTGTAAAAACATTACCTCGTGATTTCCACGAAGTAATATAATCTGATCACCGTATTTCTTTTTGACCTTTATCAAAAGGTCCATAACCTTGTGGCTATCTACGTGTCTATCTACATAATCACCAAGCATGATGAGTCTATCGTAAAACCCATCTGTTTTTCTAAGTGGAAAAATGCGATTGAATATGCGCACGAGCTGATCATAACGCCCGTGCACATCTCCAATTACATAAACATTACTTTTCGGCGCTGGCCTCCACTTGCTCAATATTTCTCCTATGTACATCTGCTGCTGCATAAACATCGGCAAGAATGATGCTTTGCATATTCTTACCACCGAATTCTCTATCTTCTCCGGTCAATCTCTTATATATCTTAGCAGCTTGTTTAACTGATATCATTTCAACATCTACCATACTGATGAGTCTACCAGAGCGTTTCAAAGCTGGGTCAATTTCAACATCCTTTCCATTTGTAGTAGCAATGACTCTCAAATCAAGCAATTGACCAATCATTCCATCAGCAATGTTCAGTATTTTCGATATGTTAGTAGTACTACTACGAAACTTTTCATCTCTAGTTAAGAGACAATCATCGGCATCTTCAATGATGATAATGAGCTTTTCATGTTCATTTGCATGATCAATGAACAATTTTGTCAGCTTTGTTGTTGAAAAAGACAATAGATCGGGCGGAACAAAAACCCATTTACAATCTTCCAATACAACATCATTAATGAGAGACCGAATCATGTATGTCTTGCCAGTTCCGGGAACTCCACGAAAAATAGCAAGCCGGCCAAATGGATCTTCTTTTGACAGCTGTTCTACAACAAGGTCATAATTTTTCAAAACCTTTTCATCGTAGTTTTCACGCTCCAATTTAACGCCAGGTCTTCCACACGTTTGAAGCTGAAGACTTCCATCATCCTCTGTAACAAGATACAGATTTGATTTTTTATCTTCTTCCAAAAGCCTTCCTTTACAAAAATCTTTTAAGGTTTTATAAATCTCTTCATCAAAAGAGACTAATGACATCCTTATTTTGAAATCATTGTTTGATGTTTGCCAATTTTTCAACACCGCAAAAGAATTTATTCCAAAGTACATTCCCGTTTTATGAGCACATTGAGAATCTGACTCTTCGGGCTCATATAAAAGCTTTACATTGTTTGCTATTAAGTATTTATGTATCTCATCATAAATTCTATAACAAGCATCTTCATCTGACTCTTCATTCTTTTTTACAAACTTATCTGTTAGGAAAGTTATTGATTTAACTTTTTTGTTACTATTAACTCCAGCATATAGTATAGCATTTGTAAAAAATTCATCAAAGTTATATGAACTGGGCAAATTTAATTTTGCATCGATACGTCCATACCAATTTATGTTAGTCGCCATTGCTTGAGCAGCCCCATCAAAATCTGCATTGCGAAGTTTTTCGAGAGCATCTCGAAAAACACCACCCATATCATTACTAATGGATTTAACCGCTTGTTCAGCCATCTTTTCTACTTTTTTGTTGTTCATCTCTATCTTTCAAATAGTGTGAATTCCATTATTATGGAAGAAACAATATCATCAATCTTATTGATTGGTGGTACCCTTGGTAAAGAACTTTTACGCATCAGCTCATCAAGTTCTGCATCTTCTTTCTCAGCAAACTCTACGATTTCATCGTATGACATTTTGCCATCACGAATTTCGAGTAATTCTTTTGCATCCGGACGCTCTACGATAACTTCACCCGTCTCGAGAATTTCTCTACACATCCTTAAAAGCCTGAACAAATGTGTAGCATGCTTAGTGTCAAATCCGAATTTTTTCTCTAATTCCGCACGTTTAGGATTGCGCTCTTTTAACCAGCGTTGATAACTATTCCACTCCTGTTTGGCACGTTTGTAGTCACGTTCTTTCTTTAGAATCTCCATAAAGTTTTCACTGATACCTTGGTTCTTGGCCGCACCAAAGAACAAAGCTTCATCAGTGTTTTGAAACTTTTTATCATGTCCAATTGGAAATTCTTTATCGTCATTGATTGCCAGCCAAACAGCACGCACCATTCGTGACACACCCTGACGCAATGCGATTTTCGTATCTTCAGACAAATGTGTCTGATCAATCATAAATTGATTGACTTCATTATTGATGACGTTCTCTGCTGCACCGATTTGATCTCCTTGAAGAAGTTTATGTTCGGGCAAACCAAACTCGGTACGTGTTGGTTGATGATCGGGTGGATTTTCAATCCAACGTCTATGTTTTCTAATTCTCTTTAACTGTGAAAGAGCGTACCCTGAAAACCTATACTTGGCAGACTTTGCCAAGAACAAATGACGATTTTCAATGAGAGGTTCAATTACAGAGTGTTTACGAATATGATGTTTGGGATCCGTAAATAGAATTTCTAAAACTGCTGGGTTATTATCAATTGCAAGTTTAACAAACTTCCGGATATCCATGATTTGCATATCCGGACCAACTGCTCCCTGTGTTACTCTTGGATCATCATTGAACATACCAGGGGGAAAATGTTTGTATACATGATTCCCCTTGTGCCCATCTACCGCCTGTTCGAACGGAGATTGAACTCCGATGTAAGTTTTTAATGGAGCAATAGCAATGCCACGATAATCCCAGTCAGAATCCGGTCGGGCAAAGCCATAAGCTTGTGAACCATAAACAGTAAGGTATACTGTATGTTTGTCTAAATCAAAGTTCATAATATACCTATGAGCTTAGTACCGGTTTCTGTCGAGCTTTTAGCCAAAAACTGATTTAAAATAGCTGATGTATCTTCATCACACATTGTTGATGAACTATTGGGACCAAACCATTGTTGGTCGTATATATACATTTGGTCCTCTTCCCGTATCGAGGGTTGAGGCTCGCTGCGGAAAAGCGCGCAAATACGATCTAGTACGCTTGGCTCCAAAATGCAAGTAACATTCAACGTCTTAACTTTGTTTTGCTGGAGCACATGAGATTCATAAATTAGAATCTTTTTCATCTGACTCCTCTATCTCCTCATTATCGTCTTTTTCATCTGGAGGCGGCTGAGTGATGAATCCAAGGTTTGCTTTGCGCCTTTCTAAAATTGCATTTCCTTCATCAGACATAAATGTTGTAAACTTTTGTAAACCAGTTTGATAGTTTTCATCTGGCATCAAAATACCCTCGGGGTCATCACGGTAGTCCCACACCTTACCAAACACAGTTTCAACAGCTCCTGTTTTATCAGTAATGACATCAACTTCCAAGGCAAGACCCAACGGGTTCAATATCTGACGATTTATCTCGAATAAAAGACCAGTATCAAGTAAAAATTTAGCAGACTCTCTTATTCTTTTTATTCTGTTATTCATTCTCCAGCCTTTCTTCTTCTTCCATTTTTTCTAAAGAAGATGCTATCAACTATCTTTTTACGTATTCTTTGTAAATATACTAATCCTCCCATCTCATAATGGGACGGGATCCTGAAATGAATCACCTTTACTTTGCGACCAGCCAGTTCCTCTGGCAGATTTACTTGAATAAATGTATGAGACTCAACCTTTGATAAGTAAGATTCATTCGTATCTATATCGATTACATCTACCAAGTAACCTATGAAACAAGGACCAAAGTTTGTTGACTTACGACCGCCTATGTAAATTTCTTTAGTATTGTTTGGTATCGTACCATCATCTTGAACAGTTGCTATAAACTCACTACAACCCAAAAATATCTTTAAAGTTGGATCAAGCAACGTTTCAATTTCGCGATCAACTCCGCTACGAGTTAGCGTAAAAGGAATTGCATTTTCCAATGACTTGACAAATTCTTGAAACAACCTCGTCTGAATAGGATCTGAGCTTTTATTGTGGCGTCGATGCACAAGATACAAAAGCATATCGTCAGGATACTTATTCAACATGTTTTGAAATGCTTTATACATAAATAACTTTAACTTGTTTTTCTTTTGATCCCCATTTCTATTTATAGATTCAATTTGTTCAGATATTACACTTTCAACGAGCGCGTAGTCATTGCGAATTTTTTCTTTAAAGCGAAGCTCGTCAAAAGCTGATGGCTTGTCATCGCCAATCAAATTCGACATGGTAATTGTCGAATCATCTGTCGGCCCTTTATCTAAAGATATTAAGTATCTTGTTGAAAAACCAACCGGATGATTCATACTCTCCATGTCATCTTTAGACCCAAACCATGCGCAGTCATCGTATATACAACGCACACCAAATTGGCGCGTGTAACTGTCTGGAATGAATCGAGAACAATCTGGACATCTGTGCCCAGACTTGCTATGAACTTCAAAGATTTTTCTCAAATATTTTTCTGTTTCTATTGCGCGTATTTGATGCGTATCGAGATTATTTAATGTTTCAATCTCATTTAGTCTGTGTTCACAATTGGTACAGCGAAGATTTTTACCATCAGTGGTGAGAAAGATACGCTCGCCATAGATTCTGCAAGCCGGACATACCGGAACAATGGAGCGCGCAGCGCACTCTTTATCATTCTTGAGACGGTTCGCTAAGCTTCTTATACAAACGCGAAGGTAGGGGTCAATATCACGTTTGTCCCTCCAATACTCTGCCTTAAGCATGAAGCGCCTGAAGCCTTTTGTCAGCTCCTCTCTAGCTATCTCTCTAAATGCATTGCGTGCAACGCTAGCCTCTATCTCCCTCGGAGAGTAAGCGTACGTTGCCATTTTGCTCAAGGTAGAATCATAGTGGTTTACTATTTCATCCACAGTATCATCTACAACATCTTCATCTAAAAATTCTGTCGGCTCTGAGTTTATTCTTTCTATTATATTCATATATTCTAGTAACAATTAGGTCAGGCATGAATGATGGGCGCTTAGCGCCCATCATTCATGCGGCTTTTTGTCTAAAACCTTCTGGGCTAAAGAAGGCTGCTTGAAATCGCAGCTTATCTGTCTCATGGTTTTGCAACAAAGCATCACCTTTACCCAGTAGATTTTCAGCACCGGGAGAGTCCAGAATAACCTGGGAGTCTGTGCGACTAGCAACTCTACAAGCGATTCTCGCAGGAAAGTTTGCTTTGATGAGGCCCGTAATTACGTCCGTACTGGGACGCTGTGTTGCCATTACCAAATGGATTCCGGCCGCTCGACTTTTTTGAGCAAGTTTCGTAACAAGCTTTTCAAACTGCTTACCTTTATCTTGCATCATCAAGTCTGCAACCTCATCGATGATAACGAGATAGATTGGAACATCCAATTTAGAAATATCTTGAACGTGATGATCGGCAAGCATCGCATATCGATGTTCCATGATAGTATGGAGCATATTAAACATTGAAAGAATCGATTCGTAATCATACTTGATTGTACGAATGATACCATTCATCTTTGGAGCACCATCGTAAACAGAAAACTCGACACGCTTCGGGTCTCCTAGAAAAACCCTTACGTTGCGCTGACCAGTTGCTGTGAGCCAATAAGCATTGGCAATGAGAGCGTGTAGCAGCGTTGACTTGCCACTCCCGGTGCCTCCCGCAACCAATGTGTGTGGGTGCTTTGCAAAATCAGTCCAGAGCTTGTTGCCCGTGTCATCTTCACCGAGCAAGATGGGAAGCTGTATATCAACCGGTGCATTGCCATTTAGGATGTCTTCGAGAAGCAATGTCTCAGAGACATTCATCGCAACCTGCATCCTGACGATTCCAAGCTCGGTAACCACCTTGAAAATTGGAGTCGTCTTTGATTTGATGGCCAAGGCAATCTCACGACCATACTTTTCCAACGAGGCGACACGAGTACCTGGCGCAAGCTCTATATCATAGGTTGCGATATGACGATGAATTTGATGATTGACACACGTAGCATCAACACCAAAGGCATCTAGAACCTGATTCAACTTCTCTATGCTCATGAAATACAACTTAACCAGACTGACGATAAAGTCAACCCCTTATAGTTGGCCGCTGCTCAATTACAGCTACACCATAACACGGTCAGATTGACCGTGCAAGATTTTTACCTTTTGAGCCGAATATGCCGGTCATCAGGTGTTTGGCGCGGCGCGTTAGAGTCTCCTGAGACAATTTCAGCCTCACTGGATCTCCCGGCTGAATCCCGCAAGCATCAGCCGTGCCATGTGGTAATTCAACCACAAGGTCGGTTGGACATCGAGGACCAACCATCTTCGTACTGTGAGGTTCACCTTCACAAATAGCAACCACAACATTATCACGGCAGAATACGATGTCAAGAGGTACTTGAGTATTTTTCATCCAGAACTGACGAACCTGTGCCGTAACGACTGGAAAACTCATAACGGGTGGCGGCCACTCTACAAACATCAACCCACGCTGCTGCTCTTCATCAGTAATAGCAACAATAGTTTTAAATTCATGATTACCGATAGAAACCTTATCCATCATCATCCTTTTTCATCTTGTCGCCAATGCTATAGTATTTACGACTCATCAAACTTAGTTTTTTTATATCTGCATCTTTAATATCTAAAAGCTTTATTGTCTTACCTTTAGACTTTTCAGTTAGGTGTTTGACACGAGAAATTGAATTGTGAATTCCTGCCAATCGTTGAAGTGTCGCAGCCATGGTAGCAAGAGACAATGCAACGTCCCCTGCAAGTTTCCGAACCGTATCTATATCAGCACTAGAAGACTCTAATACATTCATTACCTCGTTTAAATCTTTTTTAAGAACATTAGTATCTTGTTCTAGTATCAATCTAAGTTCTGAATCGTCACTTTGAAATATGTCAAGCAGTCTACGACGGAACCAGCGTCCAACCATATTACCAGCAACCTTGCGCATCATTTCATTTTCAATCGATGCTACGGAACTGATACGTTGTTCAAACGCAGATAAATCACCATCAATTTTCTTATATGATTTGGTAAGTTCGTTTATATTACCTCCACCAGCATCAAGTGTAGTTATCATATCTGTTATGGATGATTGCAAGAAGCCCATGTAAGAGTTGAAGTTTGCAGCTTCCTCATTAGAATTTTGAACCTTAGAAAATGATAATTGCAATTTTTCAATTCTTCCAAGTTGTTGGTTCAATAAGCTTTTCAACTGACCAACTTTAACCTCATTGTTTGTAATGAGACCGTCCTTGTCAGAATCAACTGGGACAACTGGCTGAGCCGGCTGAGCAGGCTGAGCAGGCTCAGGATTCGGCTCAGGTTCCTTGGGCTTTACCTCTTCTTTCTTTTCACCAACCAGCTCTTCAACTTTTTCTTTCTTTGCTTTTTTGCTTTCATACAAAGCATCTACTTTATCAAAGAACTCTTTATCAGCTGTAAGATATATATTCAATGCATCATAAAAAGCTTCTGGTATGGACGTTCTGTTTCGTTTGAGAATGGCATCTCCAACATCACTAACATTGTCATACATTTTGGCCGCGGCCCTCAACATAGAAATACGAGCCGCGCGATCTTTATCTCCAAATTGGAATGGACTTTTGAGATACGTCAGTATCCTCGTGAATTTATTCGAAGCATGAGCGGTGAGAGATGCTGTTGTAAGGTTATCTCTTTCTTGCATCTCTCTCAACCTATCTTGATTCTTTTGTTCTCTTTGTTGAGTGAATTGTGATGAGTACGAGTCTTGCTCAGAAATGATTCGGTCCAAATCCGAAAACATCTGAGTGAAACGTGTACCCAACCCATTTCCAATTTGACCAACTTGTGGTGGAAGTGGCTCTGTAATTCTAGACGATGGCAATCCAATATCATCGATTGGTTGACCATTAACACCTTTCTTCAAAGCTATTAGAGCAGTAATAAGCTTGCTAACCTCTTTATTCCATTGGTCTTTACGCTCTCTAAGCTGCTCTTGCTGTGGATCTTTTGCTCTACTGCGTGGCATATACCTATGCCTCGTTATTCTTAGCAGGAAGCTTCTTGGAACGTCTGCCTCGAGATGATTTCTTCAGCTCTGGAATTTCTTTTTGAATCGGCATGATATGATCAATTATACCATACTCTAATGATTCTTGAGCAGTCATATACTTATCAATCTCACAGTCTCTATTTACTTTACGATAAGTCTGACCAGTATGCTTTGCTATAATTTCTGTAAGATGACGCTTCATCTTTTTAATAGCCTTGGCCTCGTTCTCTATCGTCGTACCACTACCATCAACACCACCATAGATTTGTATCTGATGAATCATGATATGGGCATTGGGTGCAGCATATCGCATTCCTTTATGTCCAGATGCTAAAAGGATTGCCGCCGCACTAGATGCCTCTCCTACACAATAGGTTGCAACAGGGGCTCTAACTGAGTTCATTGCGTCATAGATGGCAAAGAACTGTTCTACCTCTCCACCCGGAGAGTTGATGTACAATTCTATTGGTGTGGCATCATCTTCCACATCGAAGAGAAACAGCATTCCAACTATAGCCGTTGCAATGTTTCTATCTATTTCCTCTGAAAGAATTATCTTTCTTTTCTTTGCAAGTTTATCGTAAACATCTTGGTATTTTCGGCACGAAGTGTACTCTTGTTCTTCCTCTTCAGAATTCTTCCTCATACACTTTTAATGTATCTTATGCCCACGATAATTTCAAAACTATAATCATTTCAAGTAGTTGCGCGCTTCTCTTTCTCTGTCTTCTGCGCAATTCACGCAAGTATCAACGCCAGGAAGTGCTAGGAGACGTTTCTCACCAATTGCCACGTTACAATCTACGCACAGGCCGAACTCACCATTGTCAATTGCCTCAATCGACTCAGAGAGCTTACGTAATTGCTGCAAGTCACGCTCACCGAGTTTGCTTACCAATTCTGAAAGAGCTGCGCCTTGAATCATATCAATCGTATCCCCATCAATATCAATCTCATCTTCAGACGCTGCGTTGAGTTTATCTAGAATTATCTTACGCTTTTCAACAAAAGATGTACGAAACTTTTCTAGTTTTGATTTTCCAAATTTCCTGCCCATAACAATCTCCATTTTGTTTAATGCCCAGAAACGCCAAGGGCGGGCCTCATGATGAGGCCCGCCCTTTTGGGTCGGCTCGACAAAAAGTTGTCTTACAGCTCTTCCCGATTCTGAAGGCTCTCGAATCGGAGCACCGCCGTTGCACCACCGAAGCGAGGACGCTTTGCGTCCTTGTCGATCTTCTTACCGAAGTTCACGACACACAGGTCGTTATCATCGAACTTCTCACCATTGAACTCACAAGCTGCGATACCATTTGCCATGGTTTCAATTCCGTTATACACGGACTTCCACTGCTTGCCGGTCATCTTCAGCATGTCAATCGGCAGATTGACATGATCCTTGTTGACCGTCTTGTTCTTCAAATTTTCGACATCGTAAGCCGGGCCAATCACGTGGATTGCGTTCATGCCGGTACTGGTCTTGAATCGGGAACGGGCCTCTTCCTCATTCGGCTCTTCGCCAGCCTCGACATCGAACACGATTTTTTCCTGTACGAGAGTCGGCTCACCTTTCTGCTTGCGAATGGCAAGGCACTCGTACCAAACGGGACGCTTGGGACGCTTGCGTCGAGTCTTCTTTTCGCCTTTGGGCGCGGCTTCGGTCGTGGGCTTGGTCTTGGTCTCTTCTGCTGCTTTGTCGGACATGAGTTGAACCTCCGTTGTGGTGACGAGCATCATCTTAACTCGTCCCATCGTAGAGTCAATCAGTTTTTTCGTGCCCGACTACCTTTTTTGCCCATGCCACCGAATCCCTGGCACTTTCGTCAAACCTCACCCTACGATCTTTCAGTAGTCTCTCAACAGCCCAGGCAGAATGGAACCGAACTGACTTCATGGCCGGGAACTTTTCCATTCTGCCTGTAACAACGTTGTGAGCTTCGCGCTCATGATACAAGTAGGGACTAAACGTGCCGAAGTGATTTACGGTGACGATCTTTTCAGATGCCAACATAACAGAAAGCTCTTGACAAATCAACCCGATGGTATCATAGATATCATCCTTGGGGATTGATCTATCCAAACGCTGATAGATACGATCAGCTAGCTCTGCTTTTCCGATGTTCTTCGACGTAACTCCTCCTTGAGTCCGATTATGTCGGTATCGATGAGTGCTATCTGCTTGTTTAGATCATTTTTCTGAGACTGAAGCGCCTTCAGCTCATATTCAATTTCAGCTGTTGAAAACTTTGAAAAGTCGTAATCCATCAACTATCCCAGCTCATTAGAACATCATATAGCTTATCATATTCTTCTACGAAAGGTTCGTTGAAGGCATCACGTTCATGATAGCGAAGCAACAGACCAGCAAGTGCTACTGAGTCTATCTTGCTTGGAAGATAACTGTTGAGTACATCTGCAATCTTCTGATGTTCCGGAGATAGTTTGGGTTTGTCAAGTTCTTTGAGGTCAACACCACGATAAAGTGCCAACTCTTGTCGAACATCCATTAGAATACGACCAAGACGATTATCTCCATCAACAATTGGATTCGAATCACATTCAGTAATGAGTGCACCCCAATATGCATCATATTTTGATGGAGTACTAAAACCCATAACTAGATTAGCAGTTCCGGTTTCCAAAAGTTTGGTTCCCAAATCTTCATTGTCGAAGAATTTGACTCGAACCAAAATCATCATGATAACATCACGAACTTCATCCCAATCCGGGCGAAGGTCTAATGTTCGCCCCATTTCCTTAGCTTCTCGAGGAGTTAAAAACTCTTCGGTAAACTTTAGCTTTGCATTAAGGTCTTGAGATTTGGCAGCCTGAAATGCATGCTCAACAGTAGGGAAGGTAATGCCATTGAATTGGACTTCAGCGCTGAAGTCATTTCTCAAAAACTCATACTCATCTTGCCAATTCCACAAAGTTTTTTCCGACATTTTTACTCCAATATAAAAGCATTCCCCGTCCGGATTCCGGACGGGGAATTGAGTTAACTAATTTTTCTCAGTTATCCTGTTTGTCGATGAAGAAAAAAGAGTTACAGAACTCAATGACGTTTAGCTCGCCGCCGATATCAGCAACGTACTCTTGATACTTCTGCGAAACATAAACAATCTCACCAGTCTCCTCATCACCACTAACGATCTTCAGACCATTCTTGATATACTGGGGTTCGAGTTGATCGACCGACTTACCTTTACGATTCTGATCCATTGTCCACTTCCTGTTTTCTTTGGTCCCAATTGGAACCTGGAATGATTTTATTATCATCGCTACCATCTCTGGTAACAATCTCTCGTTCTCCGAGCCATTTAATAGCTCGAATAACTTTTATATCTTGTTGATAAGAGCCAACAGCTTGAATCAATTCTCTGTTAGTTAACGGGCCTTTATCAGCAATCGTGTCACAAATCGCTGCACGCAAAGCCTCATACTCTTCTTCATCCTCATCTATTTCGATGCGTGGACCATCGGGAATCTTACGCTTTTTCTTCATCGAATCATCACCCAGCTCACCCAATAGTTTGAGCAAATTAGAGCGTCTAATTCTTAGAGCATCAGCATCGTGAAGTTTTTTGTCAATTTCAGCAATCTCAGCCTTCGCTTCTGCGAAGATTTCGAGTAAGGCTGACTTACCATTTTTTGCACATTGTGCGATGTAGTTTGATATGAAGGTACTAATATCAGACATTCTTTTTTTCTATTGTTAGTTCGTAAACATGTTTGAGGTTATCATTCGACTCCATGAGTCGAGCTGCTATTTGTTCGTCGTCAACTATGATTGATGATAGCATCGTAACTGCTTCAATCAATTCATCTAATACGATATCTCCAATACCATTTTCTAACGTAGTTAGCGGGATGCGCGTTAGAATATAAAGCTTCATTATTTTCTCGTAGAGCGCTTCAACCGAACATATCATGCTCGAGAGCACCTGTCAACAATTTGTGCATCGCCCCACTCGCACCCGGCTCAGGTTCCCAGAGCTTTCCCTCAGCTGTAATAGTTTCGAAAAATATTGTCATGTTGAGTTGATGGGTAAGTGATAATTCGGTCCAAATACCATCACGCAGCTGACCCATCAAACAACGAACATCGTCATCAATGTATTCTAGTTTGAATCCGAACATACCAGAATCAACCTGTTCCATTATCATAGTTAACTCTGGTTCATCATGTGTCCCCAAGTTAGTTACACCTATGACATATTTATTTCCAAATGAAATTGTAGCAACAAAAGTTTCATTTGTAATAATTTCTCCATCAACTTCAGTTTGTACCGGCTTTTTGCTATAAAATTCTGGTAATGATATACCAACGATACCGAAGTTGTTTGGTATCAATCCAAGGTTGTTAAATATTCTTTTACACAACTCTTTCTTTAAACTATCCGCTTCGTTCATTTGAAACTCATCTTAAACATTCCCAGTAGAATGTTTTTATCTTTGTCTGACATTTGTGACTTCGGACTTTTTTCTACCTCTTTATTTATATACGCCGTGTAATCAAAATCATCACCAGCTTGTTCTCTTCTATGAAGTTCTTCCATGCATTTTATACTCAGCTCTCGATGTATACCAAGTATCTTATAAATGACAACATAGTTTGCAATGTCTTTGCTTTTAGCCTGTCTGATATCATCCATTTATATCCTTTATGATTTGCGGGGATGGTTTAAATTTGAGAAACACTCTCTTCTTTGAAGAGCCATCGTTTGGATTATATACCTTGAACTTACCAAGTTTTTTTATGCTAATAGTCTCGCCTCGAAGAAGTGCGGTTCTCATTTCTTGAAAAAATAATCTAGTTATTATTTTCACACGTTCTTTATCAAGACTAGATTTACTAATTATAGCTTGTAAAAGCTCCATCAACCCATCTAAAGTTACGGATGTACCATCATCAACGGTTTCGAGATATTTCTCGACATCTGGCGGCAAATCGTAGATTTTGTCAATATTTTCGCTCACTTACAAAACATCCTGAAAACATTCGCATAAAAAACTATTTGCGAAAAACTGCCATACTAAAGTATGTCTATAGATCATGATCTAGTGATCTGATCTAGTACTGTTACTCAGCTATTACTTAGTAGAGGATCTAAACCATTCACCATTCACCATCTCCATGCGTGGACGATCTATATCGAAGACCAACTCGACAATTTTTATCTCGAATCTTTTTGGGTGTCGAGTTTGTGTGAAATTTTAAATCAAAAAGTAGTGAAATGCTAAAATGGTTGCAATGCAAACAGATGCAAGTACGAACCAAAATGCTGGATTCAAAATGTCTTGGTTGTGTTTTTCGTCACTCAAACCGTCACCCGTGCGAAAGAGAAGACCTCCAATGATGAAAAGGCAGCCTACGTCAATGAATATTTCACTTTCAACCTCTGGCCCGAGGTTGGTTAGCCAAAACGAAAGAAACGGGCTTAGGATTAAAATAATCAAGCCGAGTGACTTTAAAAAAAATATCACGTAGAGCTTGGTGTTTTTTGACATACAGAAGAACCAAGATTATGATTTCTCATGTCGTCCCGCGCAAATTCGCGGGACATTCTGTTTGAGAAGCGAGGTTAATTATGGATATCGTTATCGAAAGAGGCAAAGTAATGGCGCTCAAGGAACTACCAGAGTATTCGATAGCTCTGGATGGTTTTGTTCAAGGGCCAGCAATCGATACGCAAAATCACAAGTATTCATTCGATCATCATGCCGGATGTTTACGCTTTCCAACTTTAAGTGCATGTGAACAAGCTTGGACAGCAATACAATTGGGACTAGATCCTAGTTTATATACTGCTTATTGTAATGATGTTGATGCTGATGTTTGCGCAGCTATATGGTGTTTGAAATATCCAGATAGATGTAAAGAACCACTAGTTGAAAAGTTAATTACTGCTATAGGTAAAGGTGACAGATATGTTGGCGCACTAGAAATCAATGGAATGAAAAAGATAGTTGAGTGGGTTTGTGCACCAGAAACAGATAGTAAAAGGAATGGTGACTATGAAAAGTTATCAAATGAAGGACTCAAACCAATTCTAGAATCAATTCTACATAGAATTACAATGTATGCTAACGGTGATTCTAGTATAGAGGTTTCCAAACAACCCGAGCACGGTGAGTTCAAAATTCTTCGAAATGAACGTGGCTGGGCTTTACTAGAAAGTACCGACCCTCATGTGCTTAGCAAAGTGTGGCAACAGTTTGATAAAGTTGCAATCATAAGACCTCTGGAAGATGGGTCTACAGCAGTTACAATCGGTAAACGATCAGACTTCATTGATAACTTTTCATTAGAAACAATTTATGCCGAGTTGAACAAGTTGGAGTCTGGCTGGGGTGGCAGTAGCACTGTTGGTGGCGCTCCACGTAACGCTGATGGTTCTAGATCAAAAATGAAAATTGAAGATATCAGCGCTGTTATAGATTCCGTTGTTTGCCCGGAAGAGTGCGATCCTCCAAAAACTAAAAAGAAAAGGGCTGCTAGAAAGTCTAGTAAACAGGATAAGTAGAACAAGCCTTTCCATGAATTTTTATTAGCTCTCCACGCCCGCGCTCGTTGAAAACCTGGGCACAAAGTACGCCAGTATCATAGCATGCGGTGTCCAGGTTGCACGAATGTTCGAACCACTTGGGCTCACCATCCTTTTGTGGCTCATGGCCGGACGCAATGTACCCGAACCGGCCATCATATTTTTCATGCCAATACACACCAGGCTTCGCGTATTCTAGGTGTTTCGTTCCGTCATCATCCTTGACCCATTTGAGTTTTATATAATTACCATATTCGTCTACCTTGCGAACATAAACAATATCAGTATTACCTACTAAATCATTCCAATTGTGTTTGGGAAGTATGCCACCATGAACAACTGTTAATCTTTTCCCATTGTTGAACGAAAACGACAAGGCAAGTGGTAACTTATTTACCCAATGAAGATATTCATCAAAATCTTTTTTGCTTGTTCTTTTCAATCTTTTTAGTTCATGGTTGCCTTTTACCATGAAACCAACACCATTTTCTGATAATTTTTTCATCTCTGCTAAGATTTTATTAGCAGTAGATGTTCCATAACCCTTGTCATAAACATCTCCAACAGAGACAAATATGTTTTTTTTGCTGGGTTTGACCCGGTCAATCATTTCAAAAAATTGATCGGGATGTTCGTGAATGTCACCAACAACGGTAACAGTTGCTCCTGTTTTTACAGGGATATTTAGATTTCTGTTTTTCATAATTCATTCTAATATTTATGTATATATCTATGATAAGAATGGCAGTTTCAGATTCTGTTGAAATAATGAGCACATACGTAGCTTTTTTGCGAGCATTGTATAGGATACATCAAGATGCACACTGGAAGGCTCAAGGTGAAAGTTATTACGCGAATCATCTTTTGTTTCAAAGAATATATGAGGCAACGAGTGGCAGTGTTGATGAGGCAGCGGAAAAATGTTTGGGAGTCTTTGACGAACTAGACTCTAAAGAAGATTTGCAAAGTTCCATCGTTCAAACATTTGAAAACCGCTATGAAAATTTACTGGAAAGAAGTTTGATGGCGGAACAAGCATTTTTAAAGTTGAGCGAAAAAACTTATGATGCATTGAAAAAGAATGATACGATGACATTGGGCCTAGATGATATGATAATGGCTATTGCAAACAATCATGAAGTCCATGTATATCTTTTGAAGAGGGCTTCGAAATAATGTCTCGTTATGATCTTGTACTAAAATTAGCAACGCTTTTTGCCGAAGCTACGGATCGTAATGAGTATTTTCGTGAGTACATGGCAAATCGATATAGAACGAAGCGTGACCAAGTAATCAAAGAGTTGGGAGGCAAGTGTTCTCGCTGTGGCTCTAAGAAAAACCTTCACATTGATCATAAGAATAGAAAGAATAAAAAGATTAGAATGAGCGATGTACACTCAGTGTCTGATGCTGAGGTGAAAAAAGAATTAAAAAAGGTTCAACTGCTTTGCGCAGACTGTCATAAAGCAAAGTCCAAAGAAAGTTGGGATTTTTCCACTCCGAAGCCGCGCCATGGCACATACTGGATGTATCGCAAACACAATTGCCGTTGTGCACGTTGCATGAAAGCGTATAAAGAGAAAATGAAAGAGTATCGCGCCCGCAACAAAGAAAAATCGGAAAAGGCGGGGTAAAAAGGGGTGTTAAACCCCAATCGCTCTTCACGAAAGAGGTTTTACTCTACTACCTTCATCGATATCAACCGTGATATCATATCCAGGCATTTTATTTCTCAACAAATTCTCCGCATTGTCGCGCAATGCGCGTACAGCATACGCTCGTGTAGCGGGATCATCTGGTAGAGTTGCACCTGTTAAACGCAACATTACTGTGTAAGGTGGCGCATTTCCAGGTATAATTGCCTCAATTTGGTCCGGTGTAACTCTAAACTCATTGGTTTGCATACCACTATTGAGAAGTAGTATGCGCATATTACGTTTGAGTATATCTTTTATCAGCTCAGCACTAGCAAGCTTCTCGAACCTATTTGCAAAATGTAACGCCTTGCGAATCATAATAGTATGCCAAATTATTGTCTGACATATTTTTCAAAAGCAAGAGCATATTGTTCATCAATTTTAATACAATCCTCAATATCATCAGAGTGTGCGTCAAAAATTCCATGATGCATGCTCAATGCATGAAACATTTCATGAGGCAAAACAAATGACATTTCTGATATTAAAACGCTCGAAATTGTAAAAATGAATTGATTCGTCCTACTAGTATAGCCCCAAACATTTTTGGAACTACGATAAAAAAAACGATATTTGGTATCATTTATTCCACGATAATCAGAATTATCTGGAATGAATGCAATATCAAACGAGAACTTTGACTCGTTGTGAATTTGCAATCCCATTAGCTGAGCAAATGGGTAAAACTTGTTCACAGCCAATGTGCAAAGCTTTTTAACCCTGGAAAGACGTTCTGCATTCATTACGGTGCCACGCCACTCTCTGATACGCAGCCCGCACTCACTGATGTAAATCGGTTGCTTTAACTGTTCGGATGGAAGTGGAGGCATATGTCCCAGAGCTTTTTCATCCGACGCAAAAGCTGTACTAGTCAGGAGTGTCAGGATCGTCAGGATCCAAAAGCTCCTGCTTGTGTTTTTCAATGGCCATCTTGAGTGCGAGGGCAGAGTTTGCATTATAACTCCTAGTCAAAGCACATAGTTGAAATAAAATTTCACCAAGTGCATCATGTGTCCCTTCACTATTGCCATTGGAAGAGCATTTGTCAAGGGCTACCATCATTTTTGCAACGACTTCATATCGTTGCAGGTTACCCAACTCTTCTTGTGCAGCTATATCTTCAGCTGCATTCCATATATCTTCAAAATGTTTCATTGTGTTCAAAGCAAAAAGCCGGGAAGATCCCGGCTTTTCTCGTGTTACTTGGTGGAGGTTGCAAGTGCGTAACGATTGTACCGCTGCTGTCTGCCTTTGATAACCTTCACTCGACCATGATGTTTCATGGAACCGAGCGTTGCATAAATGCTATTGGAGAAGTGATGGTTATACTGTTTAGCTTTATCCATCATCTGCTTCGGAGTAAGACCGCTGGGATGATCGCCAAGAATAGCTAGCACAGCTTGAGCATGTGTCAACTTGTTATCAACGGGTTTCGTTACTTTTGGCTTTGTCTTGGAGACGACAGTCTCTTTTTTCTGAATAGTTGAGAGAAGACTCTCGTACGTTTCAATTCGAGTCTTGATGGCTCGAGTAAATTCCTCGCGCAGTGCTGGGTTACTTTCGCAAAGTTCCTTAAGTTGCTCGGCGTCTAGATTTCGCATCTCAGTCCTTAGGGTGGTGGGGTCACAGACCCGTCTTACAGAGACAGTCTAACCCACCACCCTCGTTTGTCAAACATTTTCGGCAACTTAGGGGTGAGACCTTAGGGATCAGTCGGTACCCTTTAGGTTTGCAACTGGGTACAGTCTATGCTTTACCTTTGCAATACCTTCGTCTTCTAGAACTCCAAGCACATCATCCAAATTCTTGTAAACGTGACCGCATTCATCAAGTGGAGTTTTCTTGGTATTACCTACGATACCTCTGACTTCGATGCCGCCCAGCTTACGCTTCACTGTGCGCATCTGGTCATCGATAAACTGCTGCTTGGGCTTTAGCTTTTTCTTTGCCTGACCTCTAGCCATGAGGCGACCTGAACCATGATTCACTGAGCACGCGGTTTGATAAGCACCTTCCAATGGAAAAAGGATTGCAGCTCCGTCATACATACTGCCCGGAATTAGACATGGATGACCAGTCTTCTCCCACTTGGTTCCGATGAGATCGGGATGCCCAGCTGGAAAAGCTCTCGTCGCTCCTTTACGATGAACGAAACCTTTGGTATGCGAACCATCAGGTAATACCAACGTTTCCTCTTGAACGAGGTTGTGACTGATTTCGTAGTAAAGCTCGCCTTCAGTTTTCCAAACCTTGCGCAAAGCTTCCTGAATGCCCTCTACGATGATGTGACGATTAGCCACCGCATAGTTTGCAGCACTGTTATGGTAAGCCCAATATTCTTTGCCAAGATCCTCGTCGATACGAAGCCAACTGGACTCTCTTCTATTCATGGGAAGGCCACGATGCTTTGCGCCCTCGTAAAAGAAATGATTAGCTGTTTGCCAACCATAACCACGAGAACCGCAATGGATCATTACCCAAACACTTCCATCATTTTCATCGACTTGCATTTCTACGAAATGATTGCCACCACCAACCGATCCAAGCTGACCAGTAGCTTTGCCCCAAGCCTTTTCAATCTTTTCAAAGTCGATGTTGCCACGAATCGGAATGAACTGTCGCTCACAAAAGTCAGAATTGATTCCGATTGCCTTTGCTCCGTGACGCAAGATTTCATGAGTATCTTTAGATTGAAACTCTTTCATCTTACTCGGACGATGAGAGCCAACGCCCAAAGCAATACGCTTGGATACTTCACGCACCCAGCTCTCTCGCTTTTGCCAACTTGCAATGTCCGAAGCATGCAACTTCGGAACTTTCATATACACTACACCGCACGAGATATCATATCCAGATCCAGCCTGAATGATAACGTCATCTGTAACAACAACACCACCAACTGGAATGCCATAGCCGAGGTGGCAATTACCAGTTACAAACGTAAGTCCATTTTGACGAGCTATAAAATACCCAGAGTCGCAGGTAATGCAAACAACCTTTCCTGTATAGCTAGATACATTGGTTATAACTTTAGTATTATGTAAACCATTTTTAGATGACTTTTGCAGATTTTCACCTTTAATTATAGATATCTTCCAGCATCCATTATCATATCTTTTTTCATCAAACTTAATGTTTGCACACCCAATATACTTAGAAACAACGCTGCTGATAAAATCAGCATCAGTTTTTCTAGATGTATATATGACACTACTGCCCATTTTATTATGATTTTCCCAGTCTCCATCTATCATTAGCATTTCATCTATCATCATAGATGCTTGATTCTGATTCAAATCAGATATCCAATTCTTTGGATATTCTTTATTATCTCCAACAATATCAATAAATTTTTGACTAGAGCTTGTGTTTATATAAATTTCAGTTTGTTTGTCAGACTTACAAACAGTATAATTTAGACCAATTTCATTAAGAAGAAAAGTTACTCGCTGAATTTTTCTAATTTTTTTGAACCCAAACCTAATTCTTTTATTAGCGTTATTTTTATTATGTGTTATATTTCCATCGCCAACAATCCATGTAATAAGTTTTATTTCATCATCTGTAAGTTTTATACGCTGACGAGTTTCAGAATCATTTCCATACCAAATAAAATTTTTAACGAAGGCTTCTTTAGGCATTTCTTTGCTGATAATATCAGTTGTACATTCATTAACAGTAAAAGGGTGCCTATGCCCTTCTGTTGTTAAAATACTTTTGTTTAATCTTTGAAAAGTGTGTGAGAAAACCCTTTCATTTTCTCTTAATTCTCTATGTATAATTACTTTTGGCTCTTTCCAATAAACCCCTTGAGCACCCTTATCCGTGATTATAACATTTGCAATTTTTGTATCTGAAGACAATTCTGATATTTTTGTAAATCCTTGCGGCGTTAAAACCTCAGTATCATCAGACAAACAGTCAGGCATTAGGTACACACCCTTTACACCTTCGTGTGATGCAGAATTATATGCTTGAGTCCACAATCCCTCTTCTGAGAGATTATATAGCTTTTCTGAAAGATATGCATGTACATCGCATTTCATATCTTTCATCTTTTCCAATACATAATGATTATCGCTGATTTTAGTAACTTGATATTTAAATGACATTTGAATCTCCTCAATAGGCGAAGGCCGGTGTCATGATGACACCGGCCTTCAAATCATGAGCGTCAACGTGTGACGGGGGTCTGTGACTTTTAGGAGCACAGCATCCTTTATTGCATCTCGCGATAGTCTACAGTTTTAAGAAACGTAGCATCCTTTGTTACAATACGCTCATGATCTTAGTTTGATGGTTTAGAGGTGGGCAACCCAAATGAAACCCTTTCTTGTTTCATAGCATTACGCACCCAGTCTGGAGCAACTTTGTAGTGACGACCGTTTTTATCCTTCTTTTCGGAATCAACCTGGGTCGCCTTGTTCAAGATTTCTCTAAAGAGAATACTTTGCGAAATTGAAGGGTTGAACTGAATTTCAACCTTTTGGTTGATACGATTTGATTCAGCTCGAGAATCCGCAATGGCCCGAGCCTTTCGCTTGAAATTCTTTCCAAGCTCAGACGGCTCTTTCGGCGCATCCATTGGAGAGCAAAAAGAAAAGGTTGCCTCTGCATTTATAGGTGCGGTATCTGAGAAACACTTGAGTCGTTGCAAACGAACACAAACATATCCTTTGCCTTTGGGCGTATCGACCGTAAAGTAGCCGTAGCGTACATTTTTATTCATCATTTTATTTTCCTTATGCGTGCTGCTCATCGTAGCGCGAATGGGGCTGCCTGTCAACGGAATTTCGGTGAAAGCGGCGCATCCGGTTTCGGAGCCGAGAGATCCACATTTCATCAGTGTTGGTGTTTATCTGGAAAAACAATCCTCGTCGTGCATGAAGAACAGCCATTGGACACTGAACCTCTGCAAAATGATAGATGTTTCCATCACGATCTTCTTTTTGTTCGAGTCGAATCAGAATCCTGTTCCTATCCAATTCAATCGTCTTATCACGATGGGGAGAAGAACGCCTCGGATCACTCGGACCAATCTGGATTTCCTCCTCCATCTTGTCGGCAGTGAAGATCATGAACGTTAGGCCGTCTTCAAAATCCAATGTGCCATTGAACTGAAGCTTGCCAATGTATTCCCCGTCTCGAATTTCCTTCAAGTAAACAGGCATCTTGGCTTCATCATCGACGAAGAATACATCCTCGTCAGTGTCGTTTAGTAAACATTGTTTATCGTAACTCATTTGAGATATTCCTTGCTGATACAAGACAATCTAACTCATCTGTTGGTTTTGTCAAGCGACTTTTTTTATTCCAGTGGAGCTGTAAACTCCAGTCACCACAACTTAACTCATCTGTTGACTTTGTCAAGGGTGCTGTCCACTTAAGAGCCGCACCTTCTCTCGCAGCGATTGAAGTTCGCGCTCGAATCTTTGACACTGCTTACACTGATGCTTCTGTTCAGACTTGTCAAACACACCAGCTTTACATATGCCACCACTCTTACCGGGTCTGGTTTCAAACCCTTTCAAGCTGCCATTCTTTATAGCTTTAGTAATTTCACGCTCAAATCTATATTTTTCGAGAGTAATGCCTAATAAATCTTTAACACTTTCATATAATTTGGATCTGCTTATACAAAACCTTCCGGTACAAGAGTTTTCCAAAACGCTTTGAATGCCGTCAAGTTGTTTTTCTGTAAGCTCACTATCGAACTTATCAGGTTTAATTTTCAGAGATATCACGTTCTGGCCTGAATATATCTTGACCATATTCTAAAATGGTCAAAAGAAATTTTCGTTGTTTATTCATCAACGATAGATTTCGATCTATGATCCATTTTGTTCTATTGGGGCTGTCATCATCTGTTACACATGGTGCACGATAAGCGGCAGATCCATGGCGATACTCTACAGGATAGTGCTGGTCATAATCTATGTGACACATATCATATAGAATATCTAACTGCTCATCAATGCTTTTCTTGTGAAGCATTTTTCTAGCAGTTTTACTTCCAACCTTTTTGCTAATCTCAGCTCTAGCAGCTCCCTCAATAGAATTTCGTCTACAATCTGTTTGTCTGAAGTATAGATTGTTTATCGTTTCATTGAAGTCGGGCACACCGAATGTTCGAGCATCAAAGCAGGGCATACCGCACAGTCGCGGAGGATCGAGACTATTGTTTACCAAGTTGTTAAAATGATAAGTAGTCATCGACGCAACCACAGAACTCAGCTTTTGAGTTCGGTTGCCAAACCACGGCTCTGTGTCTAATTCTTGATCGTTTCGTAGAACGAATGATATTTCATCACTTTGAGTATAGGCAAAAACACATCCGCCCAAATCACGCGCAACATACAGCATGGTTTCTTGCATGGTGCGCATCATTTTATGACAATAAGGACGTGATAATTTCCTCGTTACTTTAGAAAAGTTTTTCCCATCTACCCTGATGATAACCGGTATTCTTTTTATTATAGTTTGGTCGTAAGCACTTTCGTACTCTTTTTGACGCTCAGAAAAACTTTTAGTCATTTGTCATGAACATGCTCAAGGGTACTGGCCGAGAGCCCAGCGCAACCTTTGCTTGATACTTGGATGTTTATCTTTTACCTGATCAATGAAGTAAGTCCACATTGCAAGATTCTTTACATTATGTTCGCTTTTAATTGTTGTTATCATTTCTAACAATAATGTTGGATTAACTTTTTCAACATCCAAATTGTAAAGGAGATTATCTATATAATACAAAATTCCGGATCTAACATGATATCTTACTATATTTACAATATCATCTTTACTTAGATTGTTTTGGTAAAATTTATTTAATAAACTTTGGTCCATTACATACCTACCATTTTCAAAAACTCATCTTCGGAAATGAGTTTGGTTCCAAGTTTCTTTGCGGCTTTAGCTTTACTGCTACCAGAAGATGGGTCCGCCAATACGAGAAAGTTTAGCCCTCTGCCGACGCTCTTTTTCACATCGCCACCAGCGCCTTCAACAATCTTATGCAATTCAGCACGAGGCTTGGCGCTTTTGCCAGTAAAACAAAAGCTCTTTCCCGTTAGCACACCTTTCTGACGTGCAACAATTTTCACTCCGGCCGCAAGAATTGCGTCCATACGTTTCGAGTTTTTACTCAAACCTTCAACAAATTGCTCAGCCTTGATATCTCCGAATCCATCGATTGATGAAAAATCAGATACGCTAGCTTGTTTTAATGCATCCAAAGTATCATAACCTGCACGAATTGCAAGCTTTACCATGGACGTTCCAATACCGTTGATACCAAGGCCGCCAACGAAGTTTTCGAGCGGAAGATTGCGATGTTTGTCCATGATGGCAACGAGATTCTTTGCGCTCTTTTCACCCATGCGTTCTAACGATTGAATGTCATCCGCTGTTAAGGTGTAAAGATCGCCAACATCTCTAACGAGTTCAGCATCGATTAGACGTTTGAGAACTTTGTCTCCCCACTCCAAAATGTTTTGTTCACGAATCCAAATCTTCAATCGTCCAATGGTTTGCGCAGGACAACTAAGAACATTCGTACACATCAGGTACTCACCATTCCACTTGGTGAGTGAACTACACTCTGGACATTTATCGGGAGGAGTAAACTTTCGACCAGGTTTGATGCATTTCTCTACACGAGGAATCACATCATTTGCTCGGACGATGAGAACTTCTGCACCAGGCCCCACTTTCAACTCATCAACATATTTGAAGTTATAGAGACTGGCACGAGTTATTTTAGCACCAGCAAGTGTAACCTCATCAAACTCAGCAACTGGAGTAATAGCACCAGTGTTGCCAACTTGACATGTAATCTTTCTCAGAATCGATGTAGCTTTTGGAGCATCAAACTTAAATGCAATTGCTCCCTTGGGGCGATGACTTTTCTCTCCCAAGGCAAACTGAGCATTCATATCATTGACTCGTAACACCAAGCCGTCAATATCATAATCAAGTTTGTCCCGTTCCGAAGACATATAGTCTTGCCACTTTTGAATGGCGGCAGCGACATCGTTGAAGTGCCAATGGTTCGGTGTCATCAAGCCGAGGCTTTTCAAACGATCAAATTGTTTTTGTTCGGTGTCAAATGATTCATCAGCAATCTCATAGAACAACACTGTGAGAATGGCAGACCCTTTGCCATCGTAACGACGAGCAATGCCACTAGCAGCGTTACGAACGTTGGAGTATTGATCAGCAACGTTTTCAAATTTGCTTTTGCGAAGAATGATTTCTCCACGAATATTACCAGAAAAGTTCTTCAGCTTTTTCGGAACACCTTCCATTCGGCGAACGTTTTGTAGAATATCTTCACCCTTTTTACCATTACCTCTGGTAACTGCATGAACGAGAATACCATCTTTCCAAATGGTGTTGATGCTGATGCCATCCAGTTTTTCAGTGCCAAAGATATCAGATACGGTCTCACAATCTTCAGCCCATTTGCCAAATGCATCTGGTCCATTTACTTTATTCAATGAACCCATTGGTACATCATGTACCATCTCTGGCCAGTTGCTAACGATATCGGCACCAATCGCTGTTACCGATTCGTTATCTGGATCGAGTTCGGTTAGCTCATCAACCCAAGCATCAAAAACGTCATCATCAACTGTTGGTTGATGATTGTAGTAATCATGACGCGCTTTATTGATTTTCTTTTCTAGTTCTTTAATCTTAGACATCTGAACCACTTGACCTGTTAAAAGCTTTTTTCAAAGCAACAATTAGGCTTTTATTTGGCTCTTTGTTTAGATCATATGTAAATGATTTACCAGCTTCATAATGGTTATCACCCTCATAACGAATGACATTTGGATGAGAGTATCCACCATTATATGATCTTGCCGGCATGATTACCAACCCTCGTGGACGCCACTTGAGCCACGAATTAATCAGCGCAATTTTGTCACCAGACATTATTTCAAAATTAAAATTAAAATGATAGTAATAGCGACGATAAAGTTTAGAATGAGTATCGTGCCGAGCATCCACCACGTCGAACGGTCATACTTTTTATTCAACTTTTCTGTTTCAGATAAAAATTTCTGATTGATTTCAATTATTTTTTCATCGTATTCACGATGAATATTTTTCACTTCTTCATCGTAATTTTTGTTGATTTTTTCAATTTGTGCTTTGAGATCGTTCTCGAATTTTTCGTATCTTTCAGTCATTTCATACTCATGGAGAAAAGTTTATTGTCACGTGAAAAGTAAAGTTTGTTTGCAGCTTTGTGCAAAATCATATCACCACTTAGAACATCATCACTAATTGTTTTCATATTAGGCTCATTCTTCTTGGATGAAAATGCCTCAACTTCTTCATTTTCATTGAGACAAACAACAATGCCGGTGTCTCGAGAACTACAAAGTTGATATGTGTTGATCCAACATTATCGACTTTTCTAATATCATATTTCTCATACTTATCGTCAAATCTAAAAACAAATCTATCGTAAATAATATTGTTCTTTTGTTTTGACGCAGCCAGAACCATCAAAACCCCAGAGTCGAATTTACCATCAATTACTTTGTAACCTTCCAACTCTTTGATTCTAATTTGAACGTGCTTGTTGGGCATGGGGAACATGCTTACATAACAGGAGTCTAGCAGGTTCTGAACCACCACGCCACGAAAAACTGATGCTGCTGAACCCAACACTTTTGCTACTGATTTTGACTTACCATTAGATTTTTTGGCAGCTCGGTAAAATCTATATAGTTGATACTATCATCATTCTTTACAAATAGATTTCCATTGTAAGCAATGCCACTCTTGGCATATACTTGTCCTTCGCCGCCCTGACCAACAAAGTTGGCCTTGGTTAGAGTTACCGGACCTTTACCTTTTACTTCTAGTTTCATCGTAAATGAATCGTTGCAACTGACACATCATCATCATGATACCATCGATTTGACTTTGCGGCTTTTTCAAAGCCTCGTACTCTTCGATGAACGAACTCACCATTAGTCATCTTGTAATCAACCAATTGTTTGATGATGAACGCCGGTGCCATCTGCACATCTTTTTTATATGTGCTGGTGTCGGCCGCCTTCATGAATGAGCAAACACCATCGCTCATCAACGAAAGCATCGTAGCATCTTCTGGAATTTCTATATCTTTAACTGCTTGTACTACAGTATCATCTCCTGTAAGAATAATCTTATCAATGTTACGTTCACCATCGGTGGCATCCATATAAACATCATATCTCGTCTGATCTAAATTATAACTTAGATACTCTGGCGCATTTGATTCATACTCAACAATATAAATACCCAGTTCATTTGGTGTTTTGTAAGCAATAACACCATCTCCAAAGATTTCGCAGCTAAACTTACCACCTTCATATTTTCCAATCAACAGGGTGGCATCAAGTGATTCTTGTCTAAGCCCCAAAGATTCAATTGTCATCCCGGCCTCATAAATAACACGCCGGGTAAAGTTATCATCAAACCCAAAGTCGCTGATATGTTTCGCCGCTGAATGGGCTAAAACTCTTGCTCCAACATCTGTGTTGGGGCTCGATGAACATCCATCACATACTATGATATAAGGTACTGCAACTTCTTCAGATTGAATACTAAATGACAAAGCATAGTCTTCACAAACCTTATGGGTTCGACCTTTCCAAAAATGTGAATCAACGTTATATTCCGCCATTTTTCTTCAATCTTTCTCGTAACTTACGTGCGTAAATTAATCCACCCTGGTTTGGCGGGGCGGAAGAGTTGGGACGTGGAAGGATCATTGCTAGATAAAAACTTTCAGTTTCATCTAATAGCGCTGGTGATTTATTGAAGTAGTATTGTGATGCAGCGCCGATACCGTATATCTTTGGACCAAACTCTATAACGTTGAGATAAAACTCCAATATTCTATCTTTTGTCATACATGATTCTAATGCCATGGTCATCATGGCTTCATGTATTTTTCTAGTTATGGTTTTATCACGCCCAACCCAAAGATTCTTAGCCAATTGCATAGTAATCGTACTACCACCACGGCTAAACTTACCCGTCTGAAGATTTGCAATGAGTGAATTCTTCAAAGCATTGGGTATGATACCCTTGTGACTATAGAATCCTGGGTCTTCCAAAGCAACAACAGAACGCACCACATGTGGACTGATAGATTCAAGAGGAATCCAGGTTTTTCTCGACGGACTTGTTATTCTAATATACTTTTTACCATCAGGCTTGTAAGCCACATAGGCAAAACCCTCTGGTGCAAAAAGAAAACGAATCAAATGAGACGAGCATTTAAACTGACAATTTTGTTCAAGTTTAAATACCGGTGGTTTGATACCAACTTCAAATGAGAGGTTGCCAATAAAATAAAAATCATCTAAAGATTCGATTCTTGTAAAATCAATTTTGGGTGCCATAGCTACCCAATCAAGACAAGACCCGGAACCTTTGATTGATAACTCGTTCAAATCAATCGTAGCAGATGCACCGTGATTAAACAAACGAATTTTGTTATCACCAATATACTTGAGCGCAATGTCCTTAAACTTTACACGCTCTTTTCCAAACCAATTATGCTTTATAGATATTTCACTTATATCTGCCGTTATCTGATTGTTGCTTGTACTTATCTCGGCTTTGCCAAGTTGAATCGGACCGTACTCAGCGCTACCAATGTATCCCTTTTTATTGGGTATGGAAAACTTTACCCTAGTAATATTTATCTTTTTTCCAGGATTAAACGTTGGTAGTTGTATATCATAATTATGGTACACCGTAGCATATTCAACAGCTACAATTTCGTCCATATATTTCAAACCAGTTGCGTCGAATCTTATTCGATTCAAATTACCGAATGCACGCTCTGCAAACACAACACCATGGTAATAATTGACATCTTGCAAACTAATGGTGCCCAAATCATGAGCAATATACACATCTAAATCATAAACAGCAACATTCCATTTTTTATGGCTGTTGTTACTAATCGCCCTCTTTTTATCTCCATAGTTATATCTTACATAACCACCCGTAATCTTTATGGTTTTTTGAAACCAATCAACACTTACCCTTTTAAGAGCACCATTGAAGGGTTTAATATTGTTGCTAGTTATGTTGATGAACTCTAGGTTAGCCAGCCCATCAAATTTACAGTGGCTTATCTCTACGCCATACTTGTCTTCAACGTATAGTTTTGCTCCATACGGGATGATGAGTCTTGCAGAGAGCAGAAAAATTGCAATTCCAAGAATACTGTAAAGTAGTTTCTTTTTCATAACTGCTCCAAAAAGAAAGCCCCGCCCAAATGGACAGGGCCTTCTCCCTAAATTTCTGGACGTGATTTAGAACTTGATTGATGCAACTGGAGCAGCTTTGCCGGAACTAACATTCTGACTCTGAGCCGAAACAGATTTGCTTACAAACTCTGCGAGCTTGGCAAGCTTTTGAGGAGTTGCATCACCGATGTTTACATACTGTGTGTCTGTGACTTTTAGGAGCACAGCATCCTTTGAGTTTGTCTGTGACTTTTAGGAGCACAGCATCCTTTGAGTTTCTTCATCCTTTCATGACAACACGAATTTTTTCAGTCTGTTAGATATTTCTTCATCTAACAGGACCGTAGCTACAGCATTTTCAATTTCGCTAATTGATTTAATTTGTATATATTTGTTATAGTCATCGCCCTGTTCTGAGCAATAATGAAAGTACCATAGATCATTTTGTTTACGTTTGGAAAACGTGCCTAATTTAAATTCATACTTACCAGCAACAGACAGGCCAGCTTTTTTAAGTACTAAATGATAAAAATTTCGTTCATCTTTTACTACTGAAACTTTTATCGATGGGTGAAAGTTTCGGTTAATATATTCATTTATAACTTCCACAACTCTGCGAAATTCTGTAACAAATGAACGATACTCGATAGCAACATCTTTACTTTCTTCAAAGATATTTTCGAGTATCGAATAAACACTTGCCCCTGTTTTGGGAGCAAAAACAGATCCAATGTCTTCTAGATTTTTCATGGTTCTTTTACCTCAGGCATGTAACGGATCATTTGTCTGTGACTTTTAGGAGCACAGCATCCTTTGAGTTTGTCTGTGACTTTTAGGAGCACAGCATCCTTTGAGTTTCTTCATCTGGGCTTCGGCTATCATAGCTTATCTCATCGCAGTGCGCAATCAAAAGATGACGATTTTATTAAATCGGCCACCCGTCCAGTTTCAATGACAATGGAACGAATATAATCCGATGTAACCATTCCATCATCGGTACATCAGCTTCATCGTCCACTGCCTCCCACAGATCGTACAGCTCTTCCTTGGGTTTGTGACGTTTAAACCTCTTCTAGTTTGTAGTGTTTTCCGTCAATCTTAACAATCTTTCCGGTACAAGATGAATGACGACTGTTGAACTCTTTTTCTGTAAGTTTGGTACCATTTATCCACCACTCTTTATGTCCATTTGTCCATTCAATTGCTGGACCATCTTCCCGATGACGCTTATCATTTAGATACCAAAATTTATCTCCATTTGTATATTCAAAAGCTGGGCCATCATCTCTGTGAAGTTTACCGTTTAGATACCAAAATTTATCTCCATTTGCAAATTCAACTGCTGGACCATCTTCACGATGACGTTTACCGTTTACATACCAAAATTTATCTCCATCTGCATATTCAACAGCTGGACCATACGGATTATGGAATTCATCCGTATCCCACTTGTAATACTTTTTTGTACCATCACAGTCAATTTCTACTCGTAGCTTTTCCATATTTCAAACCTCTTCTAGCTTGTAACGTTTTCCATCAATCTCTACAATCTTTCCGGTACAAGATAAGCGATGATTGTTGAACTCTTCCTCTGTAAATTCGACACCGTTTATCCACCAAGATTTATCTCCATCTTCCCATTCAACAGCAGGACCATCTTCTCGGTGAAGCTTGTTGTTTAGATACCAAACTTTATCTCCACTTGCATATTCAATAGCTGGACCATCTTCTCGATGAAGCTTATTGTTTACATACCAAGATTTAGATCCATTTGCACTTTCAATAGCAGGGCCATCTTCACGATGACGCTTATCGTTTACCCACCACTCTTTACGTCCATTTGCATATTCAATTGCCGGACCATATGGATTATGATACTCATCCGTATCCCACTTGTAGTATCTCTTGTTACCATGATGGTCAATCTCTAATCTTAGCTTTTCCATATTTCAAACTTCTTCTAGTTTGTAACGTTTTCCGTCAATCTCTACAACTTTGCCAGCGCAAGATGAGTGACAACTGTTAAACTCTAATCTTTCAAACTTCTTCTAGCTTGTAACGTTTTCCGTCACCAGCTTGTGGCTCGGTGTTTTCCCACAATTCTTCAAGCTCATGCTCTGGTAGACCAACCAATGGATTGGATTCACGTTCGTTATCAATCATCGTTTTGCATACATTGCATTCTGAGATGTGTTTATCCACACGATCGCGATCTATATCATCATCGTGAAGATCATAAACAGCTGCAATTGTTTCAGGAATTGAGAGATGATTTATTAGTTTCCATTTCATGGAACAAGTGTCTCTGCAAGTGTCTCTGACAGGCTTGCAGAATCTGCTCGAGAGCTTCATAGCGAAAATCTGTGATCCGTTCACCACTGTCCAAAGAAGCAACCATCATCCCGGCCAACCTTGCCGTTACATGAGGACTACTATTTGATTGGTTCAGATACAGATGAGTCAATTTCTCCAAAGCATCTACCAAGACTTGCCCTCCAGAGAAGGATTCCAAAGGTATGCCGTTTCCATCTGTAGGGTCCTTTGCAACAGTAACGTCAGGCATCTCCAGAAGAATTTTTTGACAACCTCTCAATACTTTAGAGGTCGCCTCTAGAGTATGATCGTTGAATCGCTTTTTCTTCTGCATGTTTCTCATAATCATACCTGCAAGGCCAAATAGGAATTGAGAATCATCCAAACGGTTATTCAATACCGTATCCATGAACTGTTTGAATAAATCATCTGTATCTCTTGTTATTTTCCGCTGTCATGTTATTTTTCCTTTTCCAACTTTTAGTGCTTTGATAAGCAGGTGTCATCACTCTACGATTGTGCCTCAACAACGGCACAGCCAATAAATTCTCTTCTACGCATTAGTTAACCTCACTCTTTTCATGTGGATTTTGAAGTCCTTGAATGCTTCCTGAATGTATTCATTATCATGAATAGCATTTATATCTTCAATACGTTTGATTTGAAAATCAGAATAAAATCTATTAGATTCTGTTATACCAGCTTTTCTGCGCTGTTTTATGTATTCATGAGTTGTTATGAATTCTCCATCATCCTTATACCAACCTGTCACTTCAAATCCACGTTTTGGTACATACATATATGTATTACCATATAAGTTATTATTTTCTGGAAAGGTATAGCTTTCATGTAATGCAATAACATTATCAAATGTAACGACTCTATCATCACTTACAGAACAACGAGCGTATTCACTACGAAACTTATCACACAGATCATCAAACGAATAATATGGATTATCTGACAGTGTCCACCCAGTTAGATATTTATCATGCTTATGACTTATTCGAATAATAGCAGCAAGCAACATTTGCTTTTCGTAATTACATCGCCATCGCTTATATTCTTCATAGTCTGAGTTAACTTCAACAGCATTCACATCAGGTGATATGCCAGACACAACTAGGCCACCAGCAACGGCACTGCCAATAAACTCTCTTCTACGCATTAGTTAACCTCACTTTTTCTTTTGCCTTCTTCTCCAGACAAAACTTTTTTAATTGTGTCATGATTGACATCTTCATTGTTCATAGCTCTGATTAGCAGATACTCTTCACCATTAAGCTTTCTACCCAACTTCAATTCATCAACATTCTTTTGAAGCTGAAGAAAACGTTTCAAAATATGTGAACAAACTGTTATTTGACGTTTATCCACTTCTCCACTAGCATCATCAAACATCTCGAGCCAGAAGGCAGCTGCTCTCATTGTACCTTCGACGCTTTTAAGCTGTAGTTCCAACAGCCCAAAAAGCTCTTCATCCGTAGCTGCGTTACCACTCATCGTAATCCTCTCGACGCCCCATACTCTGCGGCTTGAGCAGAATAGTTCATAGAACCAACGAGGAATGTATCCATCCACTGCCAGTTGTCGTTGATATACTTTTCAATCTGATCTTGATCCAATTGAATCGTATCATCAACATTATACTCTAGCGCTCTAATTGCCATATCATATTCTTTTACAAACGACTGCGGAAGGGCTAGATGAAAAGATATGGCTTCAATCTTTTCAGAAGAATTGACCTCTTCAATCTTTTCTTTCAAGAGTTCTATAACTTTACTCTTGTAATTCTTCATGGCCTCATTATAAATCTCAATATGCTTTTGACGATTCTCTTTGAGTTTTTCGAGGATTACTTTTGTCTCTGCGTTGATTGTCAAACTGTTTCTCATTTTACTCTTTCCTAATGATTGATGACCTTGATTATATAGCTTAAACTATATTAAGCTGCATAATCAAGGTCATCAATCTTCTTGCTCCAGTCTTTCCTTCGCGGGCGATTTTTACGTCCCTTACCCTTCTCTGGCTTTACGGTGCGTGTCCTGTACCTCGCAGGATCATTTTTCGCAACCAAAGCCAAGAGATAGTTTCTCTTCTTTTTCTTTGCCATGGCTTCTCCTTTAGTTAGCCTTACTTTGTTTTTGTTTGATTAGAGTGACATTCGCCTCTTCAATTGCAAATGCTATCTCCGCAAGCTTCTTATATGTTTTTTCCTCACAACCAGTGCTCGACGCAATAAGCGCAGATATACTAAGAAGTGCAATTACTAATTCTTCAGGAGATAAGCCTTTGTCTTTTAGATAAGACAGAATCATCTTGGTAAGATCATCTCTTGCAGATGGTAATTGCTTTAGTAAATCACCTATGTCGTCAAACAAACTTTCTCCTATTATTATAGTTCAATATCACCAATATTATATGCTATGGACATATTATACACAGCTAACGCTGCTAAGATTGGGAAGAATTCGGAAAAAGATTTGCTCGGGACGCCAATGATCCATAGACCAATAGCACCAAAGAACGTCCCGAGCAATGCCAAACATGACGCTTCTACCTTATTCCATTTTGCCAGCGTCCAATTGGTTAAGGAACTCACGAGCTTGCGCGTAAGTTTCTTGTGCAACTTCAATTTCCGCATTGATTGCCGGGTTTCTCAAGTGAACATCGATGGCTGCATTGATATCATCTGCCGTTACCTCGAAGAAATCTGAAAGTTTCGTCTTGAATTCTCCGCGCTCTTCTTTGGTAAACGTGTCAATTTCAAATTGACCATCACGATTAAGGAACTCGACGAGCTTTTCTGCATCTTTTTCGTGATTCGCAACGAACCAACTCATCTTTGTACGCCATAGATGATCGGCAACCTTACGAACGATATCACCAGTTGCACCTTCGAGCTTGGAGCTAAGCATCTTCCACTCTCCTGCCTTCACGGTAGCAATGGGTAGGTTACTACCAATAAAGGTTTTGAGCAGCGTCTCTCGATCATCAACGCTCAATTCGCCAACGATGAGTACCTTTGAGAATCTTCGAATCATCGGCATCGGAATTCGCTCGGGATGGTTGGTCGTGCCCCACACACTAAGGTGAGGATAATGAACCACACCATCCATTATCATTTGAAATTCCAAAGACAAATTAGAGTCTCCATAGCTCATGAACTCTGGTTTCAAGAGCACAGAGTCAATCTCATCAATTAGAATGTGAACATGTTTTTTGCTCTCACGTTGCAGCTTGACAGCGGATTCGAACAAGCGCTTGGGATTCTTTTCTGCCTCGCCTTTCCAGCAAGTAAGAAAATCCGAACCTTGTGCGTAAATGCCGAGACTATTTTTATCACAACCAACAGCTCTGAGCATTTCGCTCTTTCCACAATTATGCACAACAAAATTATTTGCAACATAATTATGATAAGGCTTAGACATTTTTATGTCATAAGTTGTTCTTTTTCCAACAGATTTTATTGATACAATTTTATCTCTAACAATCTCAAACCTGAGATTGTTTTGATGTTCGCGTGCATGTTTACTATTATGCTCCGCTCTATCTATGATAACAAGATTGTTAAGCTCATCATTTAGTATGTTCTCATCAATATGATGAACATGTTGGTTTCTTTCTAAGAAAGAAAGACCATTAACTTCCCCATCGTTCAACATAGAAACATATTGATCAAGAGACAAGTTATTAATATGAGCTTCCATTACAGCTCTTGCGCGCACAAGTCTGTAATATTCATATTTGCCATTAACAATCTTTTTTTCAGCTATTGGGTGATTCTTGACATACAAATATTTTCTATCATTGGATCTCTTATTTTTATCAATAGGAGCATCACCCGTGTACTTTTTATTTCTATGCAGTGTGACAAAATCACCCTCTTTCAAATTTTGAAGTTCGATATATTTTTCACCATTGAAAAATGGATGATCAGCTGTTGCAATAATAGAGTCACCACTGGCAGTTGTAAGTTCATAGCATTCATTCTCACCAGTTTTAACAACGTCCTCTATCTTGTTAATTAAGATACGATCCTCATCATTAACAGATGATACACAAAAAGTGCCGTTGTTATTTTGAGGATGACTACCGTGAGTTTGTAGCAAATCATGGAAGCGTTGATACAAACGCTCTATTGTTCCACCTTTGTGATTGACTCTTTTCCCTTCTTCATCGTAGACTTCAAATTGAATATATGTTTCTCCAGCTAAACATCCCATCGGTCCAACAAGTAATACATTACTTTTATCAGTTGTTTTACTTGGACTTGTTGCAAGAAACAAATCATGCCATTTACCAGCATCTTCAATGTGGCCAACAAACTCTTTAATCTCTGCAAAGCCACTTCCGATAATGTCGTCCATGCTTGCGGTAGGACGAGTGCCTGGGATTACCTCTAATGCACCCGGGGCTGTCCCGAGAAATGGATTGCCCTGTCCAATTCTGCAAACGTAAAAGCTGTTTTCTTCGTGGAAGAATACACGCAGTTCTTTCTTTCGTGCGAGAACATAATCGATGATCTCTCGCATCTGTGGCTTCTCGTGTGTAAGAAGCTCAACAATGTGAGCAATCGTTTTGTTTTTGAACTCGCGGTTGTAGCGCTCTTCTTTTGAAAGAAGCTTTGTATCTTCTTGTTCACGAATCGAGTTGGGATCGACATCTCCTAGAAAATCTAGATGACGATTTAGTCGTCGCTCTGCTGCATCCGAACCACCAAAGCTGAGACCTTTCCAGTTAACGATGGCATTAAGGTTATCTATCTCTGTACGATAAAGAGACATCAAGGCTTTAACTTTTTTGCTTGCACCTTCAAATGCTTCACGAATGAAAGCGGTAAAGCTATCTGGATTTTTTATAAAGTCCCAAACAAATCCTTGAGAAATTGCATCAACAATTATCTCAGCTTTACGCATGGAATATGCGCTCAACTCTTCAGGATCCTTACCACCATCAATCTCACCATGGGCATCGATGTTTTGATAGATTAGAAGTGCCAAATCTGTAACGATGGGATCGCGATGAATGGCGACACCTTCTGAATTGTGTCGATTCATCAGAAACGTATAATATGTTTCAACATAACCAACAACATTGTCAGCTGTTTGAGCAAGAGCTTCTTCAGCTTTGTCTAGATGGATGACGGAGTTCACCCAGTCCCGAACATGACCTTTATTTAGATTCATCTCACCCATCATTTTGTTGATGGAATCGGTGGATGAAAAATCTACCTTAGCATCTTCAGCAATCATCAAAGTTCGTGGCTGCAAATCAGCCACAACTTTTACCAAGGTACGAAAGTAATCTCGTATTTGAAGCAGAACTTGCTTTTGTACACGAATGAAGTTGGGCGCGAGCGTGTCGAAGAAGCGATCATATAGATCGTCTTGTTGCTCTTGCAACCCGTCAAAAGGATTGCGACGTTTTGTGGTTTTACGAATTTCCTCGAACAAACTGCGCTCAGCGTTTGCCAGGATTTCGTAATCCCTCTCGATTGTGACGAGATATTCTTCTAAGGTGTTTCTAAGTTCACCAAACTTTTCCTCATACTGCTTTGGATCTTGCTTGCGCATGAGCCCGATGAGAGCATAAAAAATTTGAGGATCGTTATCAATTCTGCTTATTGATTTTTGGTTTGCCAGTACTTGGTCAAAGATTGATTCTGTCATTTGTTACGTTTCTCGTTTACGATTTCTTTAACTAGATTTCCGTTTACTGGGGTGCTCTGATTCTTGATTGCTTTCATAACCTGACCAATTGCTTGGCCATCAGATTGAGCTGATGCAATGTCAACATTGTCATCGATAAACTTTATTATCTCATCACGAGACATTTCTTTTGGCAAAAAGAATTGAAGAATATTGTTTTCTTCCTTCAGCTGATCTCGCATGTCATCGCGCGCACTTTCATAAGTTTCATCATTGCTCTTGATTAGTTTCTTGATGATACCATGAAGCGCCGCATCATCCGAAACATTTTGTTGTTGAGCTTGACCGATAACGAGACTTAGAATGTCACGCCGGACAGTGTCCTTTGCTTTCATCGCAGAAAGCTTTTCTTTCTTTAATATATCTAGAAGACTCACTTTGCTTTTTCTTTCTTTATTTCTAGACCGCGTTCTTCACCAAGACTTATACTATAATGTACCCCATCATAAGTTACACCATACGCCAAAGCATAGATTATACATATGATGATTACAACGCCAAAAATTAGTTCTATCAAATCACGCATTTATTGAACAAAAGTATAAACCCAGGTCACGATAATGAACGCTATACCCAGCAATCCAACAACCTTATACTTTGTTTTACTTTTTAATACTTTGGAAACTTCTTTTTCGTCAAAGTCTTCGTAATCACTGTACGGTTCTGGCGCGGGCGGTGATACAGACTCTAGCATGACTGGAATCTCCAGGCCAGTGCCGAAGCGTTCTTCAACGAGATCCTGCTCGTCGGCCGACATTTGTTGCCAATATTCATCAAGCTCCGTGGCAAATGCTGATTCATCTACTGTACCAGCAGCGCGGGCAGCTAAAAGCTCAACCATCTTTTCAATATAAAGTTCCTTTGGGGATGGTAGCGGTGGTGACCAACTAGTTAGCTCATGTCTTTTCTTTTCAAATTCAGCAACTAAAGACCTCATCGACTTGAGATAATGAAACAAGTTCGCGGTAAAGTAACCACCCTGTTTCAAAGCTCTGGTATATGTATCAACATCTCCACGTTTTAATGCACGAAATGCAATTTCATAATTTTTCTTTTTAGAAACTAATCTTATATAATCTTCAGCACCATCCTCAACAGACCTATAAGCTCTAAATTTACATTGATCATGTGGTGGGTGAAAGAAAAACTCTCGCCCGTTTATAATTTCACTACAATCATACATCGTCCAATAGTGACCATCATCGGAGTGAGATTTTATGTTGCCCCAATTGTAATTATACATCTTTGCCCAACGACCAGTTTCCAGTGCTGTTTGGCTGAGCAATATCACAATCGTATTAAATGATGGGGTTTCATCAAATATCTTTTTCCAAGCTTCATGGAGACCATAATATGCTTCACCCGCTGATAGATTTGTCAGCTTTGGTTCCAAATATCTGAAGTCGTTCCATGTCCTCATAAGAATATGAGGACATATTGCCTAAGACAAACCCTTTGTATTCCCAATCGTTATGTGAAAACAATCCTCTCCTGTCGGTGGCCGTGTCCATTCGCTCATTTCCTCCAAGCCGAGGCTTACTCTCAACTGTTGCAACTGTATAGCGCGAACTGGCAGCCAAATATACGTATCACATCTCTCTATCACATTAGAGTAAAGAAATGGATAATATAACTCTTTTCTTTCTAAACCATTGATATCTTTTAAGATTTCGTTTCTTACAATTGTAATGTGAGCTGGGTAGCGGGGTCTATTGAAACGTAAACTTTTCGGAATGAAACTTCTGTAAAGGTTCGCAATCTCTTCATCAACACTAAGTTTCAGCGAATAGATTCCATCATCTTCAGAAAATAACAGTTGTCCCCAAGATACGAACCAAGACATCACACATTCAAACTTTTGACAAAGTTGATAGCTTCATCTTTTGACATAGTTGGGTTTTCTAGCAACTCTTCATCGAGTTGTTTGAGTAACTTACCCATTTGTGGACCAGCTGGAATGCCAAGACTCATCAAATCATGGCCAGAAATTGGACGACTCGGCGCAGTCTTGTTTCCCATCTCAGCCTTGAGATTTTTCATTCTGTTTTTAAAGTTGAGGTAGCGATCCGGCGTTCCAAACGGAGGGTTATTCTTTCCCATTGCATCGGCCAAGGCCAAATCAACGGACATTTCCCAGTCCGATTCGAGGTCTCGCATGAAACGACGCAATGCTTTATCAGAAGCATCATCGGGAAGGTTGTGAAGACGCATGTGCTCTGCAACCAAACGCACAACACGCTTTGTAATGTGCACAGGAGCTTTCATTTTGTTGAGAAAGTACTCTGTCATCTTAGCAGAAGAGTCTTCATGACCATGATAAGTGTAATAACCTTCATCAGTTTCTTGTCTGGAACACAAATCACACTTACCTATGTCATGTAATAGTGCTGATAACGTCAAAACCAACTCATCTTCTCTTGAAGATAAGTGACGAAAATACTCTAGGTTATCAATAACTTTACATGTATGATCCCAAATGGTTAAATCATGATTAGGATTATTTTGATCCGAATCAAAACTAACCAAATCCTTATCTAGACCCAATAATTTCTTTTCTTCCGGAGAAAACCAGAACAATAGGTCTCGCAAACCCATTTTGTTGAGCAATTCGATACCGTGGATGGCATATTTTTCATTCAAGATACCGTTTTTCCACCCATCAGGCTTCTCTTGCCCGGCAATTTCAGTCCACATCCTTTCTTTGCTTACTTTATTCAAGAAAGCCCACTTAACATCATCCTTATTCGCTGCCTCGATGATGGAATCATCTGCATCATATTTATATCTAGCAGCAAAACGAATGATACGAAGCATTCTCAGAGGGTCATCTAAGAAAGTTTGCTTAGCATCGATAGGTGTTCTGAGATTATAATCGTCCAAGTCTTTTAGACCGCCAACAAAATCCTCAACTTTGTCATCGTTTATATTATAAAACAATGCATTGATAGTTAAATCACGACGTTTGGCATCTTCTTCTGGTGTACCTATCTCAATAGATGGTATTCTAGAGTCAGCATATGTTTCTTTACGAAGGTTAACAAAATCTATATCCATTCCATAGATTTTAAGCATTGCGGTTTCTAGATGCTTGCTTTGGTCTGGATTTGATTTGATGACGGATATGTTGCCATGTTTGATATCTTTATCATCCATGTACTCAGTAACCATATGAGCAAACTTCTCACCCGTCATGGTATCAATGGAGATATCAATATCATTGGTGGTAGAACCAAGCAATTTATCCCTGGTCCAACCACCAGCAATACGTAACGTTGTACCCGGAGCCTTCTCCAATACAACATCCATCAACAAATTGCAAAGCATCTCCTCTTTCTTACTGAGAGATATTTGTTTCATCGTTTAATTACTTTGTTCCTTTTGGAATAGTACCATTTCGTGTACGCTTCCATCCACTGAGAATAGTTAGACGGGTTGGCCGGTGGTATAGGGGCACAGTTTAGCGCGTCGAGCATGTCGACGCTATCACTTTCCATCGGTCGCTGAGAAGGCATGACGGTAGTCATGCTGCTTTTGCGAGGTGGTTTGTGTTTATCTAGCTTGATACGCTCATCAATTATATCATTAAGAGCAATACGCATCTCTTCTTTGTATTGTTTGATGGGAAAGTCTCCACTATCACATGTACCTTTGCTATTCAGATAGTCCTTGAATGCTGTGAAAAACTTTTCAAAGCTCATTTGGAGCCTTTCTTTCTTTCATTATCATACCATTTCTTATATGCTTTCATCCACTCACGAATTTTACCTGAACTCAACATGAATTCAATATCTTTTGGCGGAGTAGGTGCTGAATTCAAAGCAGCTATTGCAATATTAGAATGCTTTATGCCAATGCCAAGCGCATTCATGCTACCCGAATGTTCAGATGAAATCTTTTTCTTATGCTCAGCTATTACAGAGTCAGCTCTCCAGTCTACATATTGATTTAGACTCTCTGCAAAGCGTTTCTTTGCAGCACGCAACGCATCCTCATCGGCACAACCAGTATCCACGTCATGCTTGAGGCTTAAATACTCCTCCAAAGATGCTAGAATGTTTTCGAAACTCACACATATATATGTGCTTAGTAGTCGGATAATGTTTTTACGATTCCAGGATTGATATGATCTTTAATCAAAGGCAACAGTTCGCGACGAAGAAAGTTTCTAGTGTATTTCTCAGAACTTTGATTGGATGAATCATCACACCAACTGAGACCAAATGCCTGGGCATATTGCCTCAATTCATTTTTTTCAAAAGATAAAAGAGGACGATAAATCCGAATATATCTTCCTCTTAGTGGATTTTCAATTATTGAATCATTTCCATTTCTTAGAAAAGATAGAATTCTTGTTTCAATATAGTCATCTTTATGATGAGCTGTCATTCCATTAACAGAAAAACCCTTGTTAAAAATCGACTTTGCAAGTTCATTCAACCGCTCATAACGAAATTCTCGAGCACGTGCCTGAAGATTAGGGCCGTCATCAAACTTTGTATCAACATAATAATGTTCAAACCCAAACTGTTTGCAGAGTTTTTCTACATGAGCTTTTTCCAAATCAACTTCATTGGGTCTCAAATTATAGTTAACTTGAAACAATGTAACCTTTGGCATATCATCCAAACAACTGGCAAGATATGCTGCGTGAGCTAATACAGTGCTGTCCAAACCACCAGAACACATAATGATTAAATTTGATGGATCTGGATTACAATCCATTCTACCATTCCAAATAAGTTGCTTTGCAAGCAGTTTAGTTTGCACTATGATATTTCTATACAAAAGTCTTTCTTGTTTGGAAATACCTTTGGGATATGGAATGGGAGACTTGTCAGTTCTTTTCATTTAGTCCAACTTGATAATTCTCACACGTGCATCGACTTCAAACGCAAACTTGCAAATCATATTATAGTATACATCCCAATTACCGCCAGCAGCACCACAACCAATTCCATATGGAAAATCAATACTTTCCAAGTTAGAAACCTTTGCCAATTCTTTCAAAGATTCAGCAAAGTACTTTTCTCTTGCTTCAGAATTATCTTCTTGAAACCCATAATGTTTTGGCTTGCCGGGATTCACCTGGCCAAATAATGCTACCACATATCGCTTGGCTTTGCCATCACCAGTTATTTCGATGGTTCCTGGTTTGGACTGAATACCATCGTATTGTCTGTGAGCATACACATCACTCCATGGAAATGCTATAAACATTGATTTAGCAAGATGCGCGGCCCTACGTGTTATACAATTGCATTGATGACAAATGTATTTTGCATCTGATTTTAGCAGGTCGCCTTCAACTATTTCAACATCTGGAATCCAATCACTGGAAAAGTCTTGAGCATAGAAACTTGCCAATTGTTTTAAGGCTGCTTTAACCTCTGGAGTATGTTCATCATCACTTATGATATTAGACAATACTTTTGATAAAGTAATACCACCGGTTGTGGTGGGCTGACCATCTGAATTTATTAGAATATCTTTACCAAATTTTTCTAGTTTTTTCATAAACTTGTCCAATTTTTATGTTTAGAAGTCATCGCTAGCGCCACCGCCACCGCTATCGCCGCCACCAAAGTCAAAATCGCTACCACCATCATCGCCTCCAAAATCAAATCCTGAACTGAAACCCCTGTTGGAGTCCGATGAGTCATCATCCAATAGATGTTGGGTGTACGAATATCTAAAATAACTGGGATCTGTGTAAACATGAGAGCCAGAATTCTTTTTTCTTTCTCTTACTGTTGGTGGAGCTGATACGATTCTATCAACCCTTTTATCAAGCTTCTTATTTTGCCGTCTAAATACAAAGAGCAATGCAAATAAGAAAACTACACACACACCTGCTACTACTAATTCCATCTCTCATTCCTTCCACCTAATACTGCAACTACGATTTCATTTTTCTTTTGAATTCCAAGCTTTCCCAAATGTTAGAAAGCCAAACCTCTTTGTCCAAACTGCAACGCTTTACACCAGCGCCCACGTGTTTGTACCAAACAGTACAGTCACCGTGATACTTTGAACCATCATCAAATTCAAAAATATATATCCCATGTTTTCCAGGCCCAGCATGCTTGACAAGCTTTGGCCTTGGCCTAACCACCATGCGATAAGCTAAACCAACAATCAAGAATGTAATACTGATTACACTAATTATCATTAAAGCTGTCATTACCATCCTCCACTAGAACCGCCACCGCCAGAAGATCCACCACCGAATCCTCCACCGCTGCCACCAAAACTACCACCCCCACTGTAACCGCCGCCACCAGTATAGTAGCCACCACCACCGCCGCCACCTTTGACTTTAGACAAAAGCCATATAGCGATTAGAACAATGAGTATGATGAAGAAAATTAGAGCTGGGGAAAGGTTTTTCTTCTCAGCTTTTGGCTTATAGTCTCTAGCTTCAACAGCTTTATTGATATGAGATACAGTATCGTTGATACCATCATACCATTCACCACGTTTTAGATGCGGGGCTAGGACGTTTCTTAGGATTTCTCCACATTCAAGGTCAGTTAGGTCCCCTTCAACACCTTTGCCAGTTTCGATACGAGACTTTCTATCACCAACAGCAATGACCAACAACACGCCATTGTCCAAGCCCTTCTTACCAACACCCCACGCTTGAAACGTATCATACGCAACGTCTTCTACAGGCTCACCCTCTAACGATGGAATGATGAGAACAGCAATTTCATTTGCTTTTGTTTCAGATACACCCTTTAATATTACTTCAAGTTCCTTTTCTTCAGCTGAAGATAGTTTGCCAGCCGTATCAGTAATGAAACCATCTGCCTTGGGTGGTGTATATGCACCAACTGGCAGAGCAATGGTACTCAGAAGCAGAGTTAGAAGAAGAAACGTGATTTTTTTCATTGTACTTTTATTTGCCCCCAGTGTTCGATGTAGTTTTTGAACATTTCATATGCCGTTTTTCTAGACGGCGCAACAATATAACCCTCTATGTAAAGAGTTATACCTTCGGAATGAACCTCTACATTATAATGTGGAGAGGTATGATGACATGTAAACGCAACATGTGCAATACGATCAAAGAAATCATCAAGCTCATCATCGCTTTTTTCATAAAGCCCATCAATTTGATGAGTTAATTGAATGTAAAAACTAATCAAAGTTCACATCCGGAGCGTTTTTAGCACCGCTTTCAGCTTTGAAATAAACGCGAGGCTTAAACTCTTTACCTGTTAGTGGGTTGATTGCTTTACCACTAACACGACGTAGTTCTAGATTGTATTCTTTTACAACCCTGTTATACTCAGTACGTGCTCTGAGAATTCTATTCTCCGTTCCTTCTAGTTGGACCTGAAAATCTCTAAAGTTTTGATTGGCTTTGAGGTCCGGATACTTCTCATTCAGCATCATCAGTTTACTCAGGGCACTTCCCAGATTACCCTGGGCCTTTTGGAAGGCTACAACCTTGGCAGGATCCGTCAAATCTTCGGCACTCAAAGTAATCTTCGTAGCTTTGCTTCGAGCTTCGGTAACTTCTGTAAGAGTATCTTTTTCATGTTTTGCAGCAGCTTTTACAGTGTTGACAAGCCGAGGAATTAAATCGCTACGACGTTGCAGTTGTGCTTCATAGTCTGCCCATTTCATGTTGCAGGTTTCATCGCGTTCAACCAGCTTATCGTATTTTGCACAGTTGATAAAACAAAATGGAATGAACACGAGCAGAATGAATGAGATTGCTTTTTTCATCTTCTTTCCTTTAAATTAGAGGTCATCTCGGAAAAAGTAATGCGACCCAGACCAGACCCGCCTTTTACGGAGATGACCAGACGCTGTAGCAGGTCCACATCTTTAAATAGCACGGCGTCTTAGACTTGTCTTATCTAAGAACTTTAATTGTCACGTGAAAACTCCGTCAAATCAACAGGAAACATCAGAAGGTATAACTCTGGCTCATCCTTTAATCCATCACGAGAAGGGTGTGGATCAAATACCATCTCATTACCTTTCCATACTACACAATGACTCCAATCACCACGCGGACTTTTTCCGGATGCTATCAACAATGTATCGTTAGCATTGTGAGTACCACTTATCTTATTATCAGATTTCCACTCTATAGCAGCATATCCTCGTCGGCTCAACCACTCGCCAAAATCTTCCCACCAAGTCTCTTTAACGCAAAAGTTTGGCACATCATCCAGCTTCATCCCCAAAATAGATGCAACACATGCTGCAAAACAATTACCAAATATACCATTTTCTATATCTAGCGTGGTAATTGTTTGTGTTTGCCAGCGCTCATTTTTCATTTCAACGTAGCCATCCCATTATCATCAATGATAAGCTCTTTTACCATTGCTGTAATGAATGCTCGAGGGTTTGTTTTTCTATCAGGTTTCCACTCAGTCTTGGCATTCACACTCCAATTTATCGACTTAACAAGATGGCATTTGCCACGATAATGAATGCTCCAAGGACAGCCAGTTGTTCTTACAGAGTGTTTGTTGAAATGAACTGTGGCCTTATATCTTTTCATCAACAATGTTTTTCAGTCTTTGGTTATAATCACCAAAAGGACCGTTTAAAATATGAGTCCAGCCAACCAATGCAACGCGCCCAGCATCACCTTTTTTGATTTTGGAAATATCACATTTGCCATAAAATGTTGTGACATCGTATTCGCCACAAGGACCCGTATAAGCCGGATGCGAAATTTCCACTTCGGTACCAATCTCTTCTAGAAACTCTCTCCTTGCCGCATCTTCTTTATCTTCAAAGACATCACATTTTCCCCCAGGCAGTCCCCACGCATTCGGATCATCGCGCCTAGCAACCGCCAATATAGCACCTTGATGTTGAATGAACACGCATGCGGCACGCTTTTCTGCGCGCCGCTCATTCACAATTTCTTTATCTCTTTCCCATAAATCTTCATCATCTACATACATCGTAGATGTTATGGTTGGCGGAATGATAAACTCATTCTCAAACATATATCTCAAACAAGACTCACATATGCTAAACTCATAATTGTTTAGATCAACAAGAGCAATAGAATAGTATCCGCCTCCAACTTTGGCAAAGTTCAAACCGTGCAGACCACCACAAATCAAAGTGGATTTTCCACAACGATTGCAACGATAACTTTCATCGGTGATACGAATGCCAGTACCCTTGCAAGAATGACAGCTTTTTGCTGCCATTAAAGACTGAGTCGTGTTATCTTTACGGTAAGCTTCACACGTCTCACATGTCTGGTATGTCTTCATCTTTCATCTCCAAAAGAAACTCTATTTCCTTAATAACAGGATCTATGAGACCTTTATTTAATTCATAATAATGAGGGTCCCCGCCAGGATCGGGCGAACCATCTGTCAAAGGAGTTTCATTTTTAACGTACTCTACAAACTTAGTGAGAACTTCCCGTGTGTATTTGGCCATTGGCCATGAACACCGCTCCAATCTTTCAACTTGTTCATCATGTATAGGCCATTTTGATGGCAAAAATTCTTCGTTATAAATCCGGCGTTCAACAACATCACCTTGTAGATGGGTTGCCGCCCCTCCCAGCGCGCAACGGCCTTCTGACCGTCGTACATGTATTTTAACTAACACAAAATAAAAATCATCGTATACAAAATACTTTCGTTCTTGATTTTTAATCCCAATAGTATATCCTGTACAATACCAAAGATTTTCAAATAAATCATATGTACTGGGATCATCAATGTTAGAAATATCATAAACTCTACGTTTACTTATATGTTCTATAACCATCTTAAGCTTTCTAGTAGTGTCTTCGTTCATTCCATACGGGTTATCAGCACTCATCATCTTTCTCCAATGTCTTTACAGCTTCATCAAGAATTTTGGAAACCTCTTTACAATCTTCCGGCATCAATATAATTTCGGCGAAGTTTCCATACCTCGACTTGAAACCAAAGATATACTTGATGCCGAGAACAAGACGATTCCAAAACGAATACGTATCATTCAAATGAATGGTAAAGTATACTTCTTTATCTTCACTTTCCCACCAATTTATCTCAAACTGATGATCTGAAGTATGACATGAGCAGCGAATGATATGACCATGTTGATCGAAGTTACCATTCTTCAACTCATAGACGGGCATCACTTTGCCTCTTTCTCTGGGAGTCTCATGGTTCGATGAGCTGGTATATCACGGAACATGTTGACATGCTCGAGTTTTTTTCGATTCGTCTTTTTGCGCTCAGCATCCTTGGCAATTTTTGACTTGACGAGACAGTCTTCAACGTTGTAATACCAAATATATTAGATATTTTACTCATATTTAGTCTCAACCTTTGTCTGTATCAACGGACGCATGCCGTTCGTCTGACCTATCATGGAAGTTCCAAACACGCCAAGTTTTGGGTTTTTACTTTTAGTAAAACTTGTCATGTAATCATTGATATAGGTTTTAATTTCTCTGCTTATCTTTGCAAATTCACGCCTCTCATGCTTTCTTCCACCAATGCCATTTATGATTAAATCAGAAGCAGTAGATATTTTCTTTAAAATATTAACAATGAATTCACCATGAATGGATTTTTTATAGGAGGCAATTCTAAAAACTTGAATATCCGCATAATCAAATTCATCCGCATAATCAAATTCATAGGTCAATTTTATTAAGTTATTAAATATGTTTAGTTCATCAGCTATATGTTTGATATCTGAATAATCTTTCATATTTTTAACAGATGAATGGATTAAATCAAAATAATCGGCATATTTATCATCGATGAGGTTTGTCAGTTTGAGTTTTTCAAAATAGCTTAAAAAGCTATGTTTAAACATAGCTTCAAACTTGGAGCTTTCAGAGCTACTATTAGTTATCCTAAACTTTAAGTGGTTAATTCTATTACTTATATTTACTATACAATTTGCCGAGTTTTCATAATCATATAAATCTTCGTAATTCATATAACTACAACTTCTCTTATAGTGTAGAACAGATTTACCATCTGATGGTTATCACATACGGGATGCAAAGTAAGCTGCGTCAACTTAGATCCTTCGAGACGAAATACGTCAAAACTCTCAAAAGATGAGGAGAGCTTGCGGGCATCAGCCTCTATTGCTTCACGAGCAGTATCTTCCGAATGCGCTATGGCAATCGTTGTAGCATTTTCACTTGTATGTCGAATACAATGAAACACATGTTGTCCAACTAATTTGTTATCCACTTTAAAACTTTTTATATCTCGTTCAGAATGAACTCTAAATGCTGGTCGCGTTACCTGACCATCTTTTTCCAGACCATCCAAAATCGCAATCACTTCATCAAACGTTTCAACAACAAACTGTTCATCAAGCTCAGTGTTTAACTTGACAAGAGCACACCCACATTTATCAGATAGATGTGAAAATACTGGTCCATAAACACCAGCGGACCGCAATAATTCATCAATCCGAGCAATGTATTCTACACGTATGATACAGTTCATCCTCCAATAATTCTTCAACATTTGAAGACGATTGCGAATGCGAACATGATCTCCAATATTTTCTATTGGTTCATATTTAAATGTATTCATCTAATACCATTCTCAAATATGGGACGTTGACCCCACTTGGCATCATCGGTTTGAATCTTTTCAAAATCATCTCTTATCAACTTATAACGGTCGACAACTTTTTCATCATCCTCAATCTTGATGTAAATGCCTTCCATCAAGTCGGACATATCTGTCTCAGACTCATCATAAAATTCATGAAGATAAAGAAGCTTTTGTTCATATTCATCTTTCCAAGTACCTGATTTATATATTGTTTTTGTGATGTATTGGGCAAAATTATTCATCTTGTTTGCACTTCCACGTGCTATGAGATGCACAGTTTCAACATCGAAACCTGCAACCATCTCTCGCCAAATATCACTATTCAAAAAGAAATTGTTGTGTTTATCCCAGATATCAAATGCTATAAAGTAATCCGGAAGATTATCATAATACATTTTGTTCTTAGCATACATCCATTCACCGAATAAAACATATCGTTCACCCAGTATGTATCGTAGCATATTGAGACGTTCGTAAGCCCATGGCCAAAGACGCTTAAATAAAAACTCTCGCTTGCCGCCGGTTAAAATGTGACCGCGACTTTGAAGTGTGAGTTTATCACCAATAAAAGAAACGGCGCAGTTAGCGCCGTCAATCTTTTCTTCGACAACAACCTCATAGTTATCATCATAAACTCCTAATGATTTTGTCAACCTTGGAGTCTTGGGATACTTAATCATTTCCATATAATCTTGTATTCACAGAAACTACATTCGTTTTGCATCGCATCAAACTGATTATTACATGTAGGACACACAGTTTGATTTGGAACCATCAAGATCCTTGGCGAGTTGACAAAGGTTTTTTAGATGGTAATTAGCGCAAATCTGATTAATCTTTTTATCTTTGTACTCAATATAATTTTTCCAAAGAATATCCTTGGTCTTATCAGTGAATTCTTTAAAGATATCTTCATAAGTCATAATCTTGTTCCTAATCTTCGGTAGGTCTTGTACCTACAAACTCGATTTGGATTCCAATTCTCTCAAAGATTCCTGACAAAAGTTTCTCTCGCAATCCTTCGGGCCAGTCAACGCCGTAACAATAATCATTTACATAGGCAACAACATCCTCCCATCGGTATCGATACTGAAGATTTTCCAAAAAACTATTCAGAGAATCATCCGATACCGATTCCTTAAATGTTTGCTTGATAAACTCATTAAGCCAATTTTTGTCTTCCGCAGATAGCTCATCAAATAAAACCTGAGGAATTTTATTCCCCAAAGTTTTAAAGTGAGGATGCTTCATCAACTCATTCGGATAGGAAATGATTCTGTTAGAAGAATACGGAGTTGGAATACGTTCCCCCATAGCTTGTTCACATACGAACCCCAAACAACACTGAGTGTTCTGTTGGGTTCTCAGCCCATTTACACACTTTCGTACCATTGGAAATGTATCACCATTCGACCAAGAACTGCGATCAATCGTTACCTTCATCAGTTCCTCCTTGTACAAGTTTTATCACTTGCTCCACTCCAAAGTGACTATCGATATCATTCATCAAATCCTCATTGCCATCTTTAACAATGATATCATTACAATCAACAATGGCCCATTCAAAATGGAGACTCGCTGATTTGAGCAAACCAACTACGGATTCTTCAACGAGATGACCAGCATCTTCATCAAAGATGATTAGAAAATCTGCTGCCTCTTCGTTTCTTGACGCTCTACAGATATTTGCTCACGAAGATTTTCAAAGTTTTTTGGCATCAAGCCGCTTCTTCACCTTCAATAGACGTATCCAATTTCACAGTCTCATGAAAATGAACGAATAAGTTGTCCCAACTATCTCCAACAGTTGATGACAAAGCAGCTTGAACAAATTTATAAAAATTATTATCTGGAATGGAACATCTTACAATAATGTATTTGCCAGGCGCTCTATTAACGTCCCTATCTATTGCTTGATCAGCAGTTGAATAAGGTCCATCGTTTATTACTTTATAATCGATAACAGTGTCTCCAGATTCTACCATATTGTGATAAATATCTTCTTTAAAGACAACCCAAAACTTATTTGACGACATTTTTACCTTTCCTTACTTTCCTATTTTTGGAATCTTTGTGGGCCATGTAGGATTCGAACCTACGACCAGTCGCTTATGAGGCGAATGCTCTAACCGCTGAGCTAATGGCCCGTAACTATTATATATCATGCCCTGGCACAGCGTCAAGTTCTTTTCACATCGCTGAGCACGGCGTTGTCACTCCCAAGCGCCTCCAATCAATCTCTTATAATTTCACCATCGATAAGTTCTTGCTTGCGATTGTGATCAACATCATGATTTACTAACTCAATTGAAACTACATCATGGATAAGATCGTCTATATTACAGTTTTAATTATTGAGAATATCTTCGTCTTGTCTAATTCGTTTTTCTGATTTGGTTATATATTTTTTTCATCATTGATAATTAAAAACTCAAGAGTAAGCCGAGCAACGTCGCCGTGCTCGTCGTAAAAGAGCGAAGCCCGCAAATATTCTTTTGGAAATTTAAAGTTTATTAAACCATGTGATCGTTTGCTTATATGTGGTATATCATTCAAACGAAAATTTAAATCATAGTTTGTAAAATGATCATAATAAAAATTACTTAAAATATTATTTATTTTAAGCATTTCTTTCTGTATAACTTTTTCTATGTGATATACTTCTTTCGAACCTGCTACAACCATTTTAATTTTATTATCACTATTATCTAAAACTGGAGCATAATATGTATTCACCATGCTCTCAAACTCCCCCAACAATCTAAAGTTTAAACTTTCTTCTCTAAGATCAACAACTTTAAGTATTCCGTTATGTTTAAGCTGTTCTAAAAGATTATTGAGAAAGTCATCGTCTATCTCAGAATCTGCGTGATCTAAATCATCAGTATCAAAATCCCTATTAGAATTTTTGGAAACATCCGGAATGAGATTGACAGATGTTATCGGTAAAAATGAATTATCTTTTTTATGCTTCATTTAGCATTTTTCCACGCAAAGACTCTGCATCTGCCTTTTTTACAGAATACATAATACAACCACTATTATAAATAATAAACTGCAAAATGTGACAAGTACTTTTTGTTGTTTGATTAAACCATGGTCCTCGGATTTGTATTCGAGGATTGAGTCGCGAACTCTTCTTGCCTCTTGCTCAACCATACTCTCTCTCAATGAGTTTACAGCTTTAGCAATTTCTTCGCGCTCCTCATCTCTCAAAGATTTTATCTTGGAACCGTTGTCAAGCTCTGTATATTTGATAAGAGTTTTAAAAGCTCCTCTAACTTTATTTTGAAATTTTACATCTATAATGCTTTTCTTGTAAGAACGTTGAGTTGATGCAACAATTTGTTCCACAATATCTTGTGCTTCTTTGATACACAAGGGACAGACAGCATCATCTCTATAACCATGCTTACATGTTTCAGGAGCTGCCGATTCTCTATACATCTTCTTTCAATGCTTTTCGTAATCTAATTGCTAAGTCATTGGCATAATGCGCAAGCCATCCATTCGTAAAAACGAATTCATCCTTGTCCTGCGCCTCCTCGGCGGCCTGCACGAGTCTTTCCATTGTACCAGCTCCGCAATTTTTTAGCAAGTCATACATGAAGCTAGTGAGCGGATCGTGATAGTTTACTTCGCCTGAGCGCTTGCGTAATGTATCTTCCATTTGTCAGTATGCCTATCCATTATAGTAATCTTATTATTTTCTTTCAAATATTTTTTCCACTTATTATTCTCTAAAAGAGAGAGCTCTTTTAGAGAGGAAAATGTTTCGTATAACATGTGCCGCGAACAAGGACCTTCACAATAGTTAGCACCATCATATTTGACATAATGAGAAATCGTTGATTCATTCATTGAATGATACTGAGTTTTACTCATTATAAATATTTTAACTTCAGAATATAGCAGGCGAGTTTAACATTGATAATCAAACATGTACCTTTGTCTGGTTCATATATGCCCACATAATTAGGACCAGATACACTCGTTGCTTGAGTATATGGCATGATATATTGTGCACCAAAATGCATTACAAAAAACTCATTTTCACACTCTGCCATTTCTTTTTCAAATGCTAAGACATCATCAGGTTCTCCAACTATCTTTACATCATCTAAACTAAGAACTTCAAATGTAAACTTAGCCACTTGTTCTGGCCTTGGCAAAACGGCGCAGTCACCAGGCTCTTTTGACTCTGAAACAACATCGGCATCTTTTTTAGATTTTAGTTTTGTTAGATGCTCCATCAAATTGGAGTTTGTAAAAGCACCTAAGAATGGATTTGTTTTAGATTTCATCTCTTCTAGCAGTCTGGTGTTCAATTATTAAATCTGATAATTCTGCTACATTCTCTCCATCTACATAAAGAGAAACCTTCTGAGCCAAACGAAACATTTTTCTAGGCAAATAACAATTTTCATTGTTTTCGAAGTCTGGTTTAACGTGATTCCATCTGTCGCCGTGCCAAAAAAGTTCCATAACAGAAATGGAAATATCACCATACTCATCAATCGCTTCAACTCTTGCCAGGGTTGAATGCTCACGTCCCAATGTCTCAAAGAAACTTTTGTATGGCTCTCGATGAATTGCTTCAGAAAATGTGACGCTATCACCTACGCTAAGTTGGTTTCCAAAGTTTATCTCTCTTAAAGACTTTAGAAAACTTTGCAAACCATTAGTTATATTTTCTCGAACTTGCCTACTCAAAATATATTGTTCAATATTATCTAGAACAATATCCTCTCTATAATCATAGTTATGATTATATTTGACAAGGATTTCAGTGAGCACACCCGATGTTAAATCAAACTCTAAGTGAAGAGTTGGATCGGATAAAACTTTTATTTGTACAACTTTGATTTCTGACATATCTTAATTCCTTTAATTGCTATCACTATCATAATTTAATTGAGACTATATATTCATCTTCATTTCCGCCATCTTTTTCAACAACCTCTCTGATTTGTTTTAAAGTGACATTTGTTTTGTTTAAAAAACATATCCTTTGAAAAATCTTCTCTTTGGAGGATATATATTGGCTTATTTACAACGGGTTTTTGCGGTCGTCTGGGCATACTTGGTTTCGTTGGCTTTCTCATTTAACGTATACCTTTCTTAATTTGATTTTGGGAACAGGTGATCTAAATCACCATTTATCATATTTTTATAAGCAACGGACATAGCTTCATTCGCTGCATCCGAAGCAGCCTTTGGTGGCGATAAACCATAATCACCACAAGTTGCATAAAAACCCACTGCGATCAATTTGTCTACAGCTCTTTTAGCTTCTTCTTTATCGTTGAAACTCCAGTCAATCGATAAACCATTTGCACCATTACTTTTTCTACCAAGAACTATCTCAGCTAGATATTGTGAGCGCAAGCTCCAACGCTCAGGCCAACCATAATGAGCTTCAACTATAAATCGTTCCGCCTCTTTATAGCATTTTTTACTATTACATGTCTTATCTAGTATGAGACTCAATCTACGGACATCTATAACTTCTCTCAAAGCTGAAACTATTTGAGTGGAATCACATTCGAGTGACGATATCCAATCATTGAAAGATCCATATAAATTGAATGCTCTGTTAGCTGCAAAATATATTTGCTCACTAATATATTTCAGTTCTTCATCATCATGACATCGTTCTTTTAGAATATCACGAATGTCTCTGTGAGGATGGCGCAAGTAATCATGCAAGACTACTTGTAATGTATTTAGTTTTTTATCCATGTATGTACACGTGTGTATGTGAAAAAAAGAAGGCCCGGGAATTTCACCGCATCCCGGGCCTAGTACTAGTCCCGCCAGACACTGTGCCGACAGGGGTCTTTAGAATGTGTACGGAGCGTTTAACATGTAGAATCAGTTTCAAGTGTCGCGTGTTTCCGTTACACTACCTTCACGTAAAAAGAGAACTAAAGACATAACAAGTATGTCGGTGTGAAGGGTCCAAGTCGAATGGACATTTCGACAATATCGTTCTACACGGTTTGATTACACATTCCTCCAGCATCAGTTATCTTCGAGCAATACTTTGACGAAGATTGAGTTTACTTTCTCCAGATGCCTCTGCCAGTTGGGCTACCTGCCCCCATGTGGGCAGGGTAGGGTTCGAACCTACACTTCGACTGAAGAACTCTGTTTTTGTTTTTGATTAATGAGCTTGTGCTCGTCCATGGGCTAGAAACCCATGAAAGTTTTACTTGCCGTGGTAGTTTTCCATGCCTTCGAACAAATAGCCAAAGACAGCATCGCCAACCTTCTGGCGGTCTACCTCTGCCATGTTCGCCGCCTCACGTGCCCGCTTGACAGCGGCTTGAAGCTTTTGCACACGGCGTTTCAATTCCTCACGCTCGGAGGCAGGGATTGCTCCACTGAGCTTACGCTTGGTAGTATAGCCGATGACCTTCTGGACATCAATTACATCTACCTGCGGAGGATGCTTGTCGTTACCCTCAAACTTGACAAGCGGTTCCTTGAGCGTAGTCTTACGTTCAGTTATACTCTTGTCAGAAATGAAGCAATTACTTTCATTACTCCACTCCCACTTCTCATCCGTTGGAAGGGTAGGAAGATTCTTGACAAGTGTGTAAACATCGTCGAGCTGCTTCTCGAAGTAAAGAAGAAAACTCACCGGAACATTTTTTAGAAGAGTTACCGGATTTGTAGAATCCGCATCTAGAATGACATCGGCTTTTGCCTGAGTATTCGTCCAATCTCTGGCAGCCACGATATCAAATGAATCAACCCAGTCAGCCTTGGCATCAGACAAAGCTTGCCACACGGTCAGCTGTATCGGATTCTCTTTGTGAATGGCTTCTTCATCTTCAGCCTTTGGCCGATAGTCCTCGATGATACCATTCAGCAGCGCATTCTTTTCGAGACGCTGATAAACCTTGGTAATGTCTTGCTTGTTCTTGGTGCGCTGGCCTTTTTCGATTGCCAGAATTTGATTGAGATGTAGTTTTTGTGCTGACATTTTACTTACCCCCGTGAGTGGGATCTTGATGTCCGCTCATTGTGACATAGCTTAACCAATTGTCAACAGAAATATTCAGAACGGGCGGCCGGGGGAAGCGGCAATTTTACAAAATTTCTCATAGTTGGAGGCAAAAAGATGAATTATGTCTCTATGCAACTCGAGACCATAATCATAAACTCTTTTCTTAGCCTCTTCCATAACTTGCATTGCTTCATCAGTCTTACCATCGCCAAGCAATGCACTTGCGGTATTCAACAGCTGAATGATATAGTCAACATCCGGCAATCCTGTGAGACTTTCTTGTGGTCTCACATCTTGTCTCGTAGGAGCCGGCTGAGTTGGAGCTACCTGATCGTATTCATCTAGTTCATTTGCCATGTTTATATGGCAGATTATCCACAAGACGTTTGAAACATCCACTTTCAGTCTCAACAACCAGCGCAAAACCTCGTCTAGAAAACTGTTTCTTCAGCAGATGGGCATGGAATTCATTGTTCGTCATTGCTAGAATACCGGCTCTCTTCTCATCAGAGATGTAACCAATCACGGCATGAGTTGGATTGTCACAAAAAGAAACAGTATAACGCATGATGGTCCTCCATAACCAAATATGTTATTCAATCTAACCATCATTGGAGGTTTGTCAAGGATGTTTCTTGTGATCATGATAAAAGAAAGGCTCGGTGATTTATCACCGAGCCTTTCAAGGAAACGTTGATCAACGTGCTTCCCTGCCTTCAGTATGACATCAAGGACTTTTTTGTCAAGTCTTATCGCATAGAACGGCTGGCCGGTTTCACATTTTAGTAACAAATTGGTTAGAATGGACCCTCTTCAAAGAACGCATCAAGGTAACCATTGAAGGGATCAGGATCCGGAATCTCTACCCAACCGCGATCTATAGCCAACCATTCGGGAACATAGAGCATGCCAACATCAGGATCTTTATCGTCAGCAATAAAAACCGAATGAGATTTCGGAACCCATGTTGACTCATAAAAATCAACGGGTTGAACTTGTCTGCCCTTATCTGTTTCCTGAATTAAGACAGCTTGAATTGTTACATATCGTTTATTCATTCCACATTTCATCTCTCGCCAAATCTATACCGAGCCCTTGCGCATAAGATGCAAGCTGATCAATCGTTGGTTCTCTAAGCTGTTCATCTCTCATGATGATTAGAACGGCTCGAGTTTTCTTATCTGGATAGCCTAAAGTTTCGCTGACGATACCATGCTTTCTTTGAAAGTCCAGCATAGCTTCTGTTGATTTTGGTCCCCATTTACCATCAACACCGCTTGGTCCGATATCGTATCCCAAGTCTGAAAGAGCCTGTTGAATTTCTCGAGGGTCCCACATACCTTGACCACCAAGGTCGAGAGACTTCAACTCTTCAGCAAAATCTGGAAGATCCACATTATAGATACGCTCTATAACAGGTCTAATTTTATTATATCTATGTGGATAGATTGTAATTCCCGAACCAAACGTCAACCATTTGATAATATTGATACACCAATCTTTGCTCCACTTGGAGTAAGCTGAGGAATCGGCTATAGCTTTATCTAAACTTTGGCTTGCTCTTAGCGGATTATTAGCTGAAAAACTAACATAGGCCGCCCTAGTTGCACCAACCCAAGTGTCATCAGGTTTACCATCCCAAAGAAAAGGCTTAACTTTGGGCATCACAAATGACCTTAAACGAGATGCAACATATGTTGTTTGTAATTTTACAGCTTGATCTTGGGCTAAAAAATCAGACATCGAAGCTATCCACAACTTTGAATGCTTTTTTGACTCATCATCCCAAGAGCCTATATAGCCATTAGAGTTTAATAAAAAAAGTCGCCGTTGTTCTGGAAGTTCGTCAACTTCATCACCGCGAACAAAAAATCTCCAACGTCTTCCATTGTTTTTAAAAATGGTATCTGAAGCATCAAGCGCTGGTTGCAAAGGCTTTATCAAACCGGGCTCATTTGAGATAGTATATCCAATCAACTTTGAGGCAAGAAAGTAACTTGCCTCAATTAGTTGAATCAAACCCACACTGATTATTCCAGAGTCATAGCTCTGAACTGCATCAAGTGTTCCACCCTCAGTCGCGGTAGTAACGGCTAACAGCTTGTCATCGCTAGATGGGTTTGATGGCAATTTATATTTTACACTGCCGTAATAAACAGGGCCTTCATAATTTTTATACTTTCCCCATTTTATATCACTAATTTTTGTCATCAAATTTACCCTTCATCAATGGATGTCTCACCGTAGTGAGCAATGTTGAGTACTTGATTCAATGGTGTGTCTCACCGTAGTGAGCAAAGCACCTGGTCATTTTGCATCTGTCATAGCCGTTGTAGGCCATGAAATTGCCACCCTCGGTACGAGAGATAACATATATTAATTCACCATCTTCACCAAGATTATACTTTTCCATCTTGGCAAGGGGGAAGCGACCACGGTGATCGCCATAATATACAGGGCCTTCAAAAATTTGTAGCTACCCCACTTAATGGTATTCGGAAGTACTGTCATACCACATAGATATATCACCTATATGGTTGACCAATTCTCCTTTTGCGAAGCAATGCTTCACGTTCTCTGCATTATGGATTTCGTTCTGTGCTACGATACTGTAAACTGTTGAAGATTATTGGTCTTCAATACTTACGGGTAATTTTTCTATATTGAAGTTCTCATAAGCATCTTCCAAATCTCTCTTAGCTTCTTCTAGCCTTAACCAAGCTTTGTATTCGACAGAGTCCTTATTATCGGGACCCTCCGGATATGGTTGAATATGATGACAATAAAAAGCTCCCTCGATGAAACCGTTCATGTGAAAACTCAGCAAATCTAGATTTAACTTTCCTCTAAGGGAAGTATAAATCTCATGAGAAAGATAAATGTCATAACCAGAAATTACACTATTCATCATCACGCCAGTTTTGATGGCTCCGATCAATCTTTTAGACTCACTCTCAGTAAAAAGCGATCTATCGCTGAAATGGTTGTGTAAAAATCCTTCTAGATATTTACATGCCGTTTTTGCAAGCGTTTCATCAAATCCCCAATCATAAGGGTAATGAGCAACTACTTTGATATTTATCAAACGAATCATTCTTTCACTCCCAACAAACAACGTTACTCTTTCAATTTACCGAACACCAATTTTGTCCAGCCATTGATTCTTCCATGATTGTTACCAATTAGAATGCGACCATCATCGCCAACTTTCTTTACTAAGTGTAAATAATAGTTGCCTTTGACCTTGCAAAAAACCACATCATCTTGCTTCACATCAGCAATCTTGCATGGTTCGATGATAACTAACTGTCTAGATTTTATTCTAGGCGTCATGGAGTTACCGGACAGTTTGATCTGCACAGTTTCTCCACCTGACAGTTTATCAGCTATCCATTTCATTTTCCTACAAGAATAACTTTTCTTTGTCTACATCTATTGTAATAAATGTATTAGATTGCTTTCTACTTCCCCACATTCTTTTCACTGAACTCTTGTCACCATGATGATTAATCTATAATCTTAGCTTTTCCATATCAAACCTCTTCTAGCTTGTAACGTTTTCCGTCAATCTCCACAACTTTGCCAGCATAAGAGTGACGATTGTTAAACTCTTCCTCTGTCAGTTTGGTATCATTTATCCACCATTCTTTAGATCCATTTACATATTCAACAGCTGGACCATCCTCACGATGACGCTTATCGTTTACCCACCACTCTTTATATCCATTTGAATATTCAATAGCTGGACCATCTTCACGATGACACTTATCGTTTAAATACCAATATTTATCTCCATTTGCATATTCAATAGCTGGACCATTTTCTCGGTGACGTTTACCGTTTACATACCAAAATTTAGATCCATTTGCATATTCAATAGCTGGACCATCTTCTCGATGATATTTACCGTTTAGATACCAACATTTAGATCCATTTTCATATTCAATTGCTGGACCATACGGATTATGTAGTTCACACGTATCCCATTTGTAATATCTCTTGGTACCATGATAATCAATCTCTACTCGTAGCTTTTCCATCTTTCAACTCTACAACTTTGCTAGCACAAATCAATAGAAATCAGAAATTACATCTTATATTTCTTTACATTTCTTTTGCCACCAAGATACGGCTGCGCTACTCACCGGTTTCACCACATCTTTCCATTCCAACTTGGAAGCTTTCAATTCATCAACGCTTTCCTTTTGAACGTCAGCTATGACAAGCTTGATAAACTGACCAGTCTTTTTCATATCATAACCACAGCCCAACTCCGTTGCCATTTGCTCCAAACGATTCTCCGTGACAAATGTATCAACGAATTCCGCAATGGATTCAGCAACTTCCGGATCAATGGGCACGGGCTTCTTCGTTTTCTTTACCTTGTGCTTTTCGCCTTTGGCTTTGAAAACGAAATTGGAGAATGCAAACTGATCAATATAATCATCGCCTTCGAGCAAAGGGTAGTAAACTAGACCTTCGCCCGTACCTTCCAAACCAAATGTGCTCTTGACCCAAGGGTCGCACTCTTCCACGATTGCAACTTGCTTTGCTACATGCTCAGCCGTTACACGCAACTTGTCACGGTCCGTGAAATCAAATGTATGTTTCTCATCGGCCCATGGCAAAACGTAAATGTCTTCATGCTTTGGCAAAAGGGCACGAATTTTCTCGGGGCTTACAATATATCCCTTACCATCGTAAATTGCAAAAACCGCAAAAAACTTTTTACTAACGCTAGCTACAGCAGCGTTGCGCTTTTGAATTCCTTCACCTGCCCATTCTCCGAAAACAACTAAGTAATCGTCAGAAATTGCAGACCAGTAGTCTCGATTCGCATCAACCCACTTGGCAAAACCGTACAGGTCATCATCTACAGTGAGCATCTTGACACGGCTTTGAGCCATGACAGTGTCATCCTTGACATGTACCGAAGTGTTTGCCCCATCAATCTTTATCTTTGGTCGGTAATCGATTGGATGAAACTCATCAACCTCTACCATATATTGACGGACGCTGGAAAGACTCTCAATCTTCGGCCACTTCTGAATGGGCAACGGCGATTTTTGCTCGATGCAATACTCATCGGTTAGATCAGTACCTACAGGCTTATCAGTCTTACCCATTGCTATTCCATATGAAGGAATACCACGAAACTTAGCAGGCTTGACATTTAGATTATCTTCCTTGAGAATACAACCAATATTGGCAATGATTGCATGATCACCTACCTGATATACATTTTCCAGGTTGGCAATGATTTGTACATTCTCTTGACCATCGCCGGGAGAAAATTGATAAAGGCGCAGGGCATCAGCCTTGGGATGATCTTCTGCGGAAACACATTTCATTACTACAACTGTGCTCATCGTATATCCTCTTGAAGCTTTTCCATCTTTCAAACTTCTTCTAGCTTGTAACGTTTTCCATCAATCTCTACAATCTTGCTGGTACAAGATGAGTAACGATTGTTAAACCCTTCTTCTGTCAGTTTGGTACCATTTACATACCATTCTTTAGTTCCATCTTCCAATTCAACAGCAGGACCAAAATTTATCTCCATCTGCATCTTCAATAGCAGGGCCATCTTCCCGATGAAGCTTGCCGTTTACATACCAAACTTTATCTCCATTTGCACCTTCAACAGCTGGACCATCCTCACGATGAAGCTTGCTGTTTAGATACCAAAATTTATATCCATCTGCATCTTCAACAGCTGGACCATCTTCTCTGTGAAGCTTATTGTTTACATACCAAGATTTATCTCCATCTGCATATTCAACAGCTGGACCATATGTATTATGCAATTCACACGTATCCCACTTGTAATACTTTTTTGTACCATCACAGTCAATCTCTAATCTTAGCTTTTCCATATTTCAAACTTCTTCTAGTTTGTAACGTTTTCCATCAATCTCCACAACTTTACCAGCACAAGAGTGACGACTATTGAATTCTTCCTCTGTAAGTTTGGTATCATTTATCCACCAAGCTTTATCTCCATCTGCATATTCAATAGCTGGACCATCTTCACGATGAAGTTTACCATTTACATACCATTCTTTATGTCCATTTGCATATTTAAAAGCTGGGCCATCCTCACGATGACGTTTGCCGTTTAGATACCAAGCTTTATCTCCATCTGCAAATTCATACCAAAATTTATCTCCATCTGCATATTCAATAGCTGGACCATATGGATTATGCAGTTCATACGTATCCCACTTGTAATACTTTTTTGTACCATCACAGTCAATCTCTAATCTTAGCTTTTCCATCTTTCAAACTTCTTCTAGCTTGTAACGTTTTCCGTCAATCTCCACAATCTTGCTGGTACAAGATGAGTGACGACTGTTGAACTCTTCTTCTGTCAGTTTGGTACCATTTACATACCATTCTTTATATCCATCTGCATGTTCAAAAGCTGGACCATCTTCACGATGAAGTTTATCGTTTAGATACCAAGATTTATGTCCATCTGCATGTTCAATAGCTGGACCATCTTCACGATGACGCTTATTGTTTAGATACCAAAATTTAGTTCCATTTACACTTTCAATAGCAGGGCCATCTTCACGATGACGTTTACCGTTTATCCACCAAGCTTTATATCCATTTGCATATTCAACAGCTGGACCATATGGATTATGCAGTTCATTCGTATCCCACTTGTAATATTTTTTTGTACCATGATGGTCAATCTCTAATCTTAGCTTTTCCATCTTTCAAACTTCTTCTAGCTTGTAACGTTTTCCGTCAATCTTAACAATCTTTCCGGTACAAGATGAGTGACGATTGTTGAACTCTGCCTCTGTAAGTTTGGTATCATTTATCCACCATTCTTTATATCCATCTGCATGTTCAAAAGCTGGACCATCTTCACGATGACGTTTACCGTTTACCCACCATTCTCTAGATCCATTTACAAATTCAATTGCTGGACCATCTTCACGATGACGTTTACCGTTTAGATACCAAAATTTAGTTCCATTTACACCTTCAATAGCAGGGCCATCTTCACGATGACGTTTACCGTTTACCCGCCACTCTTTATATCCATTTGCATATTCAATAGCTGGACCATATGGATTATGATACTCATCCGTATCCCACTTGTAATACTTTTTTGTACCATCACAGTCAATCTCTAATCTTAGCTTTTCCATCTTTCAAACTTCTTCTAGCTTGTAACGTTTTCCGTCAATCTCTACAATCTTGCTGGTACAAAATGAGTGACGACTGTTGAACTCTTCTTCTGTCAGTTTGGTACCATTTACATACCATTCTTTATATCCATCTGCATGTTCAACAGCAGGACCACCCTCACGATGACGTTTACCGTTTACATACCACTCTTTATGTCCATATGCATATTCAACTGCTGGACCATCTTCTCTGTGAAGCTTATCGTTTAGATACCATTCTTTATCTCCATCTGCACCTTCAATAGCAGGGCCATCTTCTCGGTGAAGCTTATCGTTTAGATACCATTCTTTATCTCCATCTGCACCTTCAACAGCTGGACCATATGGATTATGCAGTTCATCCGTATCCCACTTGTAATACATCTTGTTACCATGACAGTCAATCTCTACTCGTAGCTTTTCCATGTTTAAACCTCTTCTAGCTTGTAACGTTTTCCGTCAATATTAACAATCTTTTACAAGAGTGACGATTGTGAAATTCTTTCTTTGTCAATTCGACACCATTTACATACCACTCTTTATGTCCATTTGCCCATTCAATTGCTGGACCATCTTCACGATGACGTTTACTGTTTACATACCAAAATTTAGATCCATTTGCGTATTCAACAGCTGGGCCATCTTCTCGGTGACGTTTGCCGTTTAGATACCAACATTTATCTCCATTTGCAAATTCAACAGCTGGACCATCCTCACGATGAACTTTACCGTTTATCCACCACTCTTTATGTCCATCTGTCCATTCAATTGCTGGACCATCTTCACGATGAAGTTTACCGTTTAGATACCAAGATTTATCTCCATTTTCATATTCAATTGCTGGACCATACGGATTATGTAGTTCACACGTATCCCACTTGTAATACTTTTTTGTACCATCACAGTCAATTTCTACTCGCAGCTTTTCCATTTTCAAATCTCTTCTAACTTGTAGCGTTTTCCGTCAATCTTAACAATCTTGCTGGTACAAGAGTGACGACTGTTGAATTCTTCCTCTGTAAATTCGACACCGTTTACCCACCATTCTTTAGATCCATATGCATGTTCAAAAGCTGGACCATCTTCACGATGACGTTTACCGTTTAGATACCATTCTCTAGATCCATTTGCATATTCAATTGCTGGACCATCTTCCCGATGACGTTTACCGTTTAGATACCACTCTTTATGTCCATTTGCATATTCAATTGCTGGACCATCTTCTCGGTGACGATTTCCGTTTACCCACCATTCTTTAGTTCCACTTACAAATTCAACTGCTGGACCATATGGATTATGCAATTCATCCGTATCCCACTTGTAATACATCTTGTCATCATCACAGTCAATCTCTAATCTTAGCTTTTCCATGTTTAAACCTCTTCTAGCTAGGATCTTCTGCGGAAACACATTTCATTACTACAACTGATCAAGTTCCATTGTTCCTCAAATCGGAGAGTTTGAGTTTGCCAACTTTTCCGACAAACTTCTTAGCAATGTTTCTTTCGATATACGCTACACCTTGTCTAGTATATCCAATGTCTTTAGCAATTGCTTCCATAGATGTGCCATCGATGCGGGCACGGTAGACTTTGGACTCTAGTTCGGATAGGTATGATTCGAAGTTTGCAGCGCTGCCTTTACGTTCGACAGCCTTGTAAAAATTATGAAACTGTTCTTGGGTTAAAGCTTTATACTCGCCCATGAACAATGACATACCCCCTCTTGGCAAACGCAAAGGATATTTAGCCCTGTCTCGTGCACCCTTTAGGCATTTGGAACAAGATTTTTTACCCTCTTCCAATGGACGCTTGTAACAATTTGGACATATGCCGCGCTCGATAAAAGTTCTATTGAGCTTTCTGTTAACAGCATTACGCTTCTTACGTTTTTCTTCAGTGGCACGCAAGCGAAGCTCTGCCTCATATTTCAATCGCTTGTCCGAACAATCAACACACATACGTCGATCTTTTCGTGGTGGAATCAAACCACAAGTGATACACAGGTTGTTTTTTATTCTACGCTCGCGCGCATCTTTTATCTTAATATATTTATCATTCATCGTGAGTATTCACAATCAATAGCAGAATATCCTTTATCAAGGCATGCCTGTTCTTCCATTTGAATGGCATCATCTTCAGATGTATGAGCATAGCGCTCACACTCTGATACGTAAAAGTTCGTACAAGCACCGTTATTGGAGCGCTCGGTACAAGTTTCTTGGCACCAATGCCAAGCACCTACACTCGGACTAGCGTACGAGGTAGGTGCTGTACAACTGACAATTGATGCTGCTATTATTAATAGCAGATATTTCATGCCTTCTTCTTTTTCTTTTTCTCCTGTTGCTTTACGCAGGATGAAATTGGGACAAGCCAAATAGCTTCTGGTTCATCCTTTACATGCACGATTAGGTTCGGCTCCTGACGAAGCAACACATTACCGTGCTTTTCTAGCCCATCTTCTGTATTGAAAGTAACTCTAGGAAGTGTACTCATTGTAAATTGTTGTCTGTGACTTTTAGGAGCACAGCATCCTTTGTAAAAATTGAGACGAGGCTGTCACTGTATTTGATCTATGAAGACGTTCTGCGTTACCACTGAGGCTCCATCTAACTACGATACTTGTCTGTGACCTCTTTTTGTGATGCCAGCATTAAGCATCAGTTTAGATTTTTTTTGAAGACGGATTCATATGCTTGGGCCCATGTTCTACCGAATCCGTAAACATGTCGAACTGGACCATTGAATTCGCCTATGAGGCAGTATCCTTCGGATTTTTCAATGAAACCACCATCCCCCAGGTTGTTCTGAACATAATGTTTCAGTTCTTTTTCGGTCATTTTTCTCCGATTTCACTACACACAGATCGTCTGTGACTTTTTAAGAGCACAGCGTCCTTTGCAAACCAACGCCTGCTAGTTGCACTTTCTGCTACGATACTTATATTATCTTTACAAACCAACCCATCATAGCAACCGCTTACTGCATTTGTGCACGACACTTCATACTGTGCTACGATACTTTAGGATGAGGTCTGTAAGAGCACAGCATCCCTTTGTAAAAATTTTAAGCAGTAACGTCACACTGCTGGCTCTGAGGCTTTGCAAACCAACGGAGCATCTAGCTACGATACTTTTTGTGACGCCAGCATTACACAGCCCCTTACTTTCGGTACACTCGCCTTAGGGTGTGCAGTCACCCCGTTGTTTTCCGCAGGTTTCCCGAAGGATACCAACGGCGTATCGTAGCTGTCCTTACGGACGATCGTTCCGAGGAACGTTAGCGAGATGTTTTGCCCTACTTGTGAGAGGCTGTGTGATACTGGCTTCATCACGAAAGCCAATCTAACTCAGAAGCAGTTGAATGTCAAGGACTTTTTTCAGTTGACCGGCTGTTCAGCCTGTGTTGAATATTCATTGATAACCACTTTAAGAAAGAATCTCTAACAGCTAGGCACGGCATACTGCTACAGGTTGCCCAGCGATATACAGTGGACCGACTTACACTAAACGTATCAGCCAATTCTTGATCTGTAATGCCTAATAAAGACTGAGCTGTTGAAACAATTTCTGAAAAGTTGTATTCAGACTTTGAATCATATTTCTTAATCCTATCATAAAACATTTCAAGTTTCTCAAGATTTTTCATACGACAACATTTCATTAACTTCTTTGCTGTCCTTTATAGAATCAGCATTTTCAATCTCTTTGATCGTTCTAGTTTGAACTTCAATTTCTTGAAGCGCAGCAATCATATTCTCCACATGGTTGGGGTAAAGAAACATACTAATTGGTGGATCAGGACTACACTGAGGCACGCACAACATCGTTGTACCCATATATGAACGCTCAGACTTGTGCTCAATGAATATGATCACTGAACTTGAATTTACGGAATCATCACAGCGAATGATTCGGATGTGTTCTGGATATTTTTCTGCCCATTTACTGATAACATGCATCTTGTTGAGATTTTCTTTTTTCCAAGACATATCATCATTTTGAAACGCTTTGGCAAACTTGTGCCAAACATAATGTTTGGGAGGATTAAGTCTCCTATTTTGTTTTTCGCTAATGTACTTTTCCTCTTCCTTGGAAGAGGAACGCTCAGCCCGCTCATTACATTTACTACAACGATAAGTAATATGCTTTGTAGTATAGCTACTTACCTTAAAAGTATGATTGCAATTCATTTCTTTAGCTCCGCGGCTTCAGCTTCGAGCTTTGCTTTTTCTTCTCTATCAGTTCTAGTTTCTGCCGGGGTAAATCGGAAGCAACCCATGTCAGCACCGGCGGCCAACCCCATGTTGAAAGTGGATACGAAATCATATGGGCGTTCGAAACCACATTCATTGCAATGAAAAATGAGATTTCGATTCATATATTTCTTATGGTCGTCACTACCACAGCGTGGACATGCAATAGCACTGACCCTTTTGGTTTCTTGCATGTTGAAACCATTACGTTCACACATATTTTTACCGTGGTTTTTGAATTCGAACAATGGCCACTGCAAAAACCGAGTCTCTGCACCGCTGTAATCTTCAACAATCACAGTGCCACAGCCTTCCCGCTTCATAATCTCTTCCACTCGAGCCCATGCTTGTTGACTTTTGGTCTTCAAGAAATTAGATTCTTTGTTACCAAACTTTGCATACTCTCGATACTTACGCATCTTTCCATGACCACGGGAACCGCTTCCCGCTTCATAGAAATTACCCTTAAACTCACCTCGAAGCTTACTGACACGTTTACGGTAAGCTCGCACATCACTGCCGCGCATGATAATGTGTGACTTACCAGTTGTTGTCATTGCGTACAGAAAACAATGGTGTCCACGATTGAGCACCAAAGCCTTTTTCATATCAGCATCCGCGGGACTAGGAGCGCGAGTGTAGTAGGTTAGAAACGCAAACCACTTACCCTTTCCACCATTCTTTCGCCTTGCGTTTTCATCAAAGATGATTTTACAATCACCTTGCCAGCAAGAACCATCAGATTCGACGATTTCACGAATCGTTTTGAAATGATCTCCACGGCTGGGACGAATTGCAAAACGAATTGCACCGTTGGGAAACAACTTCAGCTTTAGATAAATTCCAATATCATCATCCTTGGCAAGCTCGCATTCTTGTTTGCGAATGAAGATGGGCGCACCCTTGCGAAAGGACGGGAGACTGGAACTGCCAGTCTTATCCTTCTTCCATGTAGACCATTGCTTATAAGCAATTCCACTAACAGCAGCAAACGTTCCGCCAGGCAATGCGAAGCCTTCATACCTGTCGCGAATTTCTTTATTCTTATGATTGCTCGTCCACTCTACAAAACTGTTAAACTCTTTTTTAACAGCATGATACACAACAGTTTGAATGGGCTTATCGATGTTACCGCGCTGAGCCAATTCACATTCGGTTACAGCTGAATTAAGAAGCCGGTGCATGATGCTCCGCTGTCGACGTAGTTCGGGACCAACCTCGTCCCAACTGACAGGAGTAGATTTGGAGTGAAATACACTATCGATTGGCTTTGCCAGTTCAATCTTTATTACTCTGGCAATGTTTTTAATCTTAGCCTTCTTGCGCGAAGTGTCGGTAACTTTCTTTTGACGCTTGCGACTCTTCTTCCTTTTCTCTTCTTTGGTTTCAATGGGTTCAGGCTTTTCAGACATCACTCACCCTTTAGTTTGTACTCCAACATCGCAACCAGACCATCTTTGCCATGTTCTTTTACATACTCGTCAACATCTTTGTAACCAACTGTGCGAGCTGACCAGTCCAATACATCTTTTACGGATGCAACACTATTCAACAATGGTAGCACATCATCAGTCTTGTTGTCAAGAACTTTCTGAAACAGCTTGATCAGCCCGAGTTTAATCTTTTCATTTTTCATTTGAAGCCGAGTCTTTCTGGAGTGTTGACTGGAATATGTTTTTCATCGTAACAAATGGATGCTAGATTCCAACTCTCATTACATGCAATTTGATATTGATTATCTTTAACAAACCGAAGCATACACTCTCGTTCTTCAGGAAGAAACGAGTCATCGACGGGAACCGATGCAGCAATGATACGCTCGAAGTTCTCTGTAACCAGTAGCGTTTCGGACATTGGAATTCTGCGGGCTCTATAAAAGCTAACAAAATCCCAATAACCATAGTCTTCCATAACCATCGCATTAACGGTTTGTGATGGGAGCTTGCGAATGTATTCGGCAAACTCGCTGGGATCAAATGGTTCGAACAAGAGTCTATCACCGCCGGGATAATATCTATTCGCGGTTGTGGGCCGCTCTCCGAATGGCGGAAGCCCTGGTTCATAATGCGTATCTCTCAGAACCTCCGAGCGATACAGGTCTGCAAGCTGAGATGCCAGACTGATTAGCGATCCTGCAAGATCACATTCTTCATAGTTGTTATACCACAGCATGATAGATTGCTGTGCATCTTCAACATAACCATTGGTTGCTGCAACGAGTTTGATTTTCATTTGCTAGCCAATGATTTGAAAAACTCAGCTTCATTTTTATCAAGCTTTTTCATGATTTGCGTCATCATATGAGTGTCAAAATCATGATCGCCCAATACCTTTTTGAAGTTAGCTAGGTGCACATTCAACTCTTTATCTTTGCAAATCAAAAGCTTACCGTACACATAGAATTCAAAGATATTTTCTCTGTAGCCAGCATTATCAACAGTCTTCTCGGCATCAGTGAAACGCTTACATTCTTTTTCAAACTTGATTACTTCTTTATGCATTGGAACTCAACTCCTTTTTCAACATGCGACGAACTTTTTCAATCTCTTCATTGGTATGAACAACTCCACCAGTGTTGAGATCAAGATACCACTGAAGAATTTCTGCTCGTGTCTTCAAGCTGTTGATATTGATATGTAGTCTAGTACCAGTGCCCAAACGATCGACAAAGTCACTGTAACGATGCTTACCAAAAACAGCTATTTTATCTTGTAGAAACATGAGAACAGATGTTAGACGTTGCTTTCCGTCTACTAGGACTAGCTCTCCTTGTCCTCCTCGACCATAGTTCTCACAATTCCAATAGATATCGTTTGCAGAATTTCCCCCACGAAGACAGAATTCAATATACGCTTGACGCTTTTCATCGGTCCAAACGTGTCCCCTTTGAAAGTCAGGTTCAAGATTCTTATTCTCTTCATCATCAAGCCACTCTTGCAAATGTTGCCAAGTAACATCTACGGTGTAACCAGTGAATGGAATGAATGGTGGAATGTCTCGAAACTTTGGTGGGCTTTTCAAGGTTATCATACGTGTCCGTCTTCCTGCAAGAACTTTTTCAGATTTCTATACAAAACATCGGGGTCATTCTCGGACAAACCGGATTGCTGTCCGTCATTAACCTCGATCAAAATCCATTCACCACTTTCGGTTTGCGCAACGTCCAACACGAAGAACGTCGCTTTTTTTGCAACTATGCGCGCAATCTCCATCAACCAAGGAAGTGGAACCTCAACAATGTCAGGCTTGATACCAGCATCCTCCAAGTCGTACATGTGACTGGACCAATAGTATCCGCCGCTCAAAAGGTTTCCCTTGTAAAAGAAAAACCGAAACTCTTTGGTGACCGGCATGCCTTGCAATCCAGTCATGTATGTATGTAAAGGCACATACTCACGTATGACGATATCTTGATACGCAATCATCGAATCTTGCGTCAAACGTGAATGAACCTGAATAGCTTCCTGTTTATTCTGCGCAAACATATGAGTCTTCCACAGAAACTTTTTGCTATTCGTGATCCCTTTGAGAACGAATGGTCCTTCATCGGGAATCGTATGAAGCTGTGTCCACGTCTTCGGAGTAAACTCCATCAAGTCTGCATACCACTCGCGCAAGTCTGCAATGTATAGATGCTCAGCGTACGAGTTAATCATACGCGCACCTACATATTCATACTCGAGAGCTTGTTCTCTGTAGAATGGTACAGCTGAGAAACGAGCAATAACCAAGTTATCTTGGATTACTTGTGGACGGTAATAAAGTATGTTGAAATACTTTGCCGCAGCTTCTGCTTCGTCTTCCCAATCAAGGTCTTTGCGTGGTAAAATTACTGGTCTCATCGCTTCTCAGATAGTTTGGCGCAACCATTTTCCAATGCATCAAGCCACTTCATAACCAAACCTACGGTTGATTTACTGGTCAAGTTCGATGTAAAAATGCGTGCATGATATGAAACGTAAAGCATCTTATCATTTTCATCAATGCCGCCGTCCTTGCCTTCCCAGGTAGCACAAGTAGCCATGTTTCCAACCGGTAGCTTTTTGGGATATGAAACGGTTAGATGGGGTGGTACTCCGGTTTTGTTATTAAGCCATCTCCAAACAGGCTTCATAACAAAGTTACGAACACCATATACAGCAACCCATCCGAATATAAACGTCCAAATGTGAGTGTGGTACTTTGGAAAGAACAACTCTACAATTGGTCCTACGATAAATGGTAGCCACTGTACCAACATATCAAAGCTGTGATAATCTCTCAACATTCTCAATTGCACCAAATCAAATTCTTGAAAAACTGTGGCCACTCTTTTTCATCCAGCCTCATAGCCTTGAACGGACCTGGACCGAGAAAAGGATGGTCACTAACAACCTCGTCATCACTATAGTTTTGATGAGCGGCCCACACGCCAACCACATCGCTCATTAACTTACTATAGTCGCCCTCATATTCTCTGATGATAACGGCATAGTTGGTGTGATACTCGAACAAGTCAATTTCACCAGCCGTTTCTATTAACTCAACAGCTTTAGCCTCATCAAAGAAAAAGCCATTGCTGATCTCAAGCTTTTTAATATCCGTTTTAGGATCATAGTTATATGTATAAATAGAATAAATGACCTTGTTTTCTTCCAACTGCTTACATTTATAACAAGTGTCATTATTCTGAAACATACGATGATCTGCTTTATTACATTTCATTTTACCTGTTCATCGATAACCTGTTCATCGGTCACCTTCTAATAACTCTTCGATTTGGTCTGCACACTTGCTGATCATGTCCGCCTTGGCATGACTGCGTACCCGTACTATCTTTTCCAGCACGGTCGTGCCATCGGCCCGGGTGTGACCCGCGGACTCTCGCAATACATCCTCATTCTTACGCCACGACAGGATTAGTTTCCACAGCCGACGGCGCAACTCGGATTCATTTTCACATCTCTTATTCATTGCTTCAGCTTTTCTTTCAAAAAATCGTTTTTACGCTTCAGCTCGATGAGAAAGTTATCGAATGAATATTGCTTTCGTCGCGACAACATTCTCACATGGCGAGAATATATAATTGAGAATAGTTTCTTTTTGCTCGTCAGTCAACATGATGTCACTCATGCCGCAACATAGCACACATGCCCCAAATAGCCAGCGCCCCGCATTGCGTGATGCAATGCGGGGCGCGTTTGGCTACGAGCGTTGGGGCTCAGTCGGACATCGCCTCGGCGGTCTCGAGCGAGACCACACCGACGCGGCGGACGGGAACGAAGCCGGGAACCTCACAGTTCTTGATGGCTTCGCGCACCTGGAGCAGCAACATCTGCTCCTTCGACTGACGGAAGCGCTTACTGCGCCACAGCTGCTTCGCCACCGCCTCGGACGTGGTACTGCCACCGTCGGCGCACTCCTTCGCGAGCACTTCACCGATGGCCTCCCTCATCTCCGACGACGTGCAATATGCACGGTCCTGCGAGGAAAACTGACGGAAACGACGCTCGTACTGCTTCAAACTCTTGGGCTTTGACATGATCTTCTTATTCCCTTTTGTTAGACAACTGGTTGTTGTCGTTAGATGCCTTGTAGTTTAAGTCGTTGTTTTGGTTTGTCAAGGTTTTTTTTGGAAGATGATTGATTTTGATACCAACCCATCGTCCTTCATGATTCACAATTTAATCAGTTCAAATGGTTTGTCAACCCTTATTCTTTATTTTCCCCACCTTCATCCTCTTCATCATCAGAATCTCGTGTATTTTTCAAGAGATCCAGTACTAGAGAAATGTCGAAGTCATTCTCTTCCATTACACTGAGAATGTATTGGACAGCATAACTCCCCTTTAGATTGTCAAGGGAATCGATCAAACCCTCAACATCTGGAGTCCTGATACAGTTCTCTAGTTCATCTCTGACATCATCTTTTAGATCACTACTCATAGCTCTACCTCTTTCTTATCTATGTAATCTTTGACCTTATTAGCTACCTTGGTCTCAATTTGGCGAACCCATTCATAGGTCAAGCCAAGTTCATTCCCAGCTTTTCGGAGTGACTTATCCGATAGGATACGAAGGTTCAGTACCTTTCGTTCAGTATCGTCGATTCGAGACTGAAAGTCTGAAGCGGTTAGAACATCAGACAGTTTCTTCTTTATAAGGATCAAATCCTCTTTGTCAACCCTATCCTTATTAAGAATGGTACGAATACCACCACTCAGCTTTACATCACTGAGTCGCCGTCTTTTCTGATTGGCCAGCATGTGTTTAGTACAATAAGCAAAGCTATTCTCATCAGTCTCCTTACCACACTTTACACAAAGACCAGCCTCTTTGCGTCTCTTAGCCAATTCATCACGTGCATCATTTGCTTGTTTTCTATGAAAGTCACAATAGACACCGCGAGTAGCCGGTTTGGTACAAGCTTTGCAAGTTTTTAGTCCCATATAACCTCTATATTAGGATGACTGAATTCATGCCTTAAAAATCTATCCCGCATACGTACCGAATACTTAGCAGTTGCATGTAAATGCATTCCGGTTGCTGATCTCGGAATTAATACCTTGCAACCAAAGCCTGCCAAAGTAAATGCAGAGTCGATAACACACATGTCAGTATTGACTCCGCAAAGAACGATATTTTCAAAGTTTCCGCCAGCTTTTTTCAGCAAGCGAATAGGCTGATAACTAACAGACTGATTCATTTTTATCGTGCGAATGTGTCGCCCATAACCTATCGTCAGCTCTCTTATCTTTTCAATGGTCGGTCCCTCACCGGGAATCTCTACGGTAACGACAAAATTGTTTCGGCGCTTTGCAGAGCGAATAAGTCTTCGAATTGGAGGAACCATCGAAGAAACTGAGGGTAACGAGCTTCCACAGTATGTTAGAAAATCTCGCTGCATGTCGATGATCATCAATGAATAATCATGACACTTACGATAGAATTTTTTCACAAAAAATTCCTGCCGAGTGAAACCATCACAAGCGGAATGCTTATAATGAATGTGAGCGACGCTCCTATTCCCCTTGCACCCGTCCACATATCGGTTGGCAAAAAGAACAAGAGTCCAAGTACCATAAGCACACATGCTATTCCAATGAACAACATAATTTTTTCAAAATCTTTCACGGTAGCTTCCCTTCTGCAATTTTCAACTCACGCTTGGCACGTGTGATTGCCACATACTCGATGTTTAACTCTTCGAGCCCACGGTCGGGTTTGAAAGTCTTTCCCAACATGATGACGCTATCCCATTCCAAACCCTTGGCCTTGTGCACGCTGCTGAGTTTGACTTGAGCATCATCATCACTGAAAAACTCTTTGATGCGCTCACGCACCTCTGTCAACGTATCACAGTTACTTGCGAATTCCTCGATACAATTAGCTTCATCGAATACACCCGACGTATCAATGTTCAAGGATTCCAGGTAATCAACCATTCCATCCCGCCAATTTTGAATGATACGAAACAATTCATTCACATTGGACGGTTCCCAACATTCGATACGCCAAAGCAAACGATTGCCGATGTCTCGGCCTTGAATATTCGCTTTGAAACCCTTGCGAATCAACTGAAAGCACAGACGAACTAGAGGGTAGTTGCTACGCGAAAGAATGGCATCACCAGACTTTACTTTATCTAGAATGTCTTCACCTTCGAATGTTTCAACGATACCATCAATTGCACCTGGCGCTGCCTCAATTGTAGGATTGATGCGCTTTGCATGCTCAACGATATTGACAGCGCAACGATACGAGATGGACAATGGCAAGGAACGTGCCTCGAGAGTCCGAATCAAACCGTTGAGCGAATCTACTGATGCTCCGGCAAAGCTGTATATTGCTTGATGTATGTCTCCCGCTGCAAGCATACGTCCACCATGATTGAGAGACTTCATGAGCAAGTTGGTACGACACTCGGACAAGTCTTGAGCCTCGTCCACGAACACGTAGTCATACTTCTTTGGTTGCCATCCGTGTACATACGGAAGCCAAATCATATCCGTGAAGCTGATTACGTTCTTACCCTTGCGAGTGAGAGGACTTTCTCGAGTGCGTTCCATCATAGAAAGCACAACCTCTGCAAAAGACTTGGAGTTCATATCGCAGAGTGGGATGCCATGACGAATGATTACATCGTCAATCTCGTCAAAGTCTTCAGCCAACTGAACCTTGCAAAGATCCAAAGCCCTGATTAGATTCTCAATCAGCTTTGGATTCTTTTCGCCCACATGTTTGGCCGCAAGCTGCTTCAATGCATCGTTGTAAGCATCAACGGTACCGTAACCTCCGATGTTATACGTCGAACCCCAGTGTCTTTTGACACACGCAAACCCCACCGCATGATGAGTTTTACAATCAGCAGGAATTTTCTTGCCCAACTTTGCAGCAACGGAGGCGTTGAAGGCGGTGAAAAGCATACTGTCACGCATGTGTGCGGGCAAGCGATGTTGTGCCTCCACGATGGTTGCGGTTTTGCCAGCTCCGGGACCGGCCAGAACCACGATGTGTTCGTCACCATCAACAACCTCATCGAAGATTGCCTCTTGATGATCACTCCAAGTTAAATTGTCACGCTCTGCTTTCTTGAATGGCTTGGGCTTTCTCTTGCGCTTGAACTTACCCTGCATGGGCAGCTTACTTGCGTATGTCATATATTGCTACTGCTATTATTAGTAATGTAAATGCTGCAAGCATTGCTAATGTTACGAAGAAGGTGCCACCTGTAAGTATCTTTACATACAGAATGACACCTCCTCCAGTAACATACGCAGGCCACCAGCTACGAAACAAGCTTTTGATCAAGCTGGACGTGTGTTTGTCCACTATCAATTCTCAGCTCAACTGCAACACCAGTTCCGTCGTCAACAACGGGAGCGCAAGCAGCAACGAAGCTTCCACTCCAAAGCGTAGTGATCATGCGCTTGAAGATATCTTCGTCATCACACTTCCAAGTCTTTCCCTTGTAAGTGATATTACCTTCAGCATCTTGCTTACAATTCATGACCTTGGTAATCGTCAGGGACACATCGGATGCTCGGGAATACGGAACCTTATACATACGGTTACGAACCCACAAGTATCGATGATACCCTTTATACTTTTGAGGTTGGGGAAGCGGCTTTTGTTCACGCTTGGGTAGCTCTTTCTTTACCTCTGGCTCGGCATGCAAAGTCTCCTCGGCCTCGAGGCTTTCATCATGCTCATCTTCATTCTTGGACGGTTCAACCGTGTTGGCCTTGGCAGGCTTGGCAGGCTTGGCAGGCTTGGCAGGCTCGGGTTTGACAGTCTTCTTTTTGCCACGACCGCCACGACCTTGGCGTTTATCACCATGCCAGTCAGGCTTTTCCTTGGGAGTTTCGCGAGGTACGGGCACGTATCCTACGCGCCGACGACCCTCCACACCAACGATGTAACCACACCGGACGTTGCTACCAAGGGCATTACGAAACACAGCCTCGGTAAGAGTATGTGTAGTCTTATCCTTGAACTTCTCGTAGATTTCCTTAGCAGTCATGTTACATTTGGTCAAGTGCTCATCGATGAACTCCTGAAGCATGGCAACATCGGTTGCGGAAAAATAGGCGGCAAAGTTTTCATTGACATCTGACATGTTTTATCTCTCTTCTTTGAGAATATCCACCAGCTCGTGACGATATGAGGAAGGCAATCGCGCAGCGAACCCTTTGAGCTTCGTGAAAAGCCCGTCGTAGTTCTTGACAGGTTCTCTATAAGCACTCGTGACAGTTTTGTCAACTGGTTTTTCGAGCAGCTTTGCTTGAAGCTCTCGGTTGATTCGTTTACTTTCAGAGTAAGCACTTCTAAGAACAACGTAATCACCCAGAGACGTGTGTGTGATGAGAAAATCACACATCTTCTCGAGCTTATTCTTGTTCGTAGTCATCATCGGAAACCTCAATGAAGTGTTTGTGATCAATTGTGGTGGGTGGCGAATCGTTCAAAACATCAACACTCTGAACATCCATTGTACTAGATGATACACCAAGCACAACAATCATGATAATTGTTTCAGACATCTTCTCTCCAAATGTTTACGTAAAACTCGTAGCCTCTCATGAACGGCATTCCACTTGTGATAATGGGAAGACCATACATATCTGATGCAAACTTAACACCAAGAATGAAACCCTTAGCCTGCTCCATCGTTTCGAAGCGTTTTGGTTTTAGCTGCCTCCCCTTTTTTCGTTTCATCCAATGAACTCAACTTCAACTCCAGCTTCTGCAAATGTCTCGGTCAACAACTTTTCACGAAGTTTCCCTTTGTATTCTTCTTTCTCCTCGCTGGACAAGACATTGAATTCATCCATATCGAAGTGTTCCCAGCCGATGGGATCATCATTTAGAGAATAAAGCTTTTGTACCAAATCAACATCTTCAGATGTAATCTCAATAATAACATCATCAACGTTACCTGCAAGGCGCTCCTCCATTGGAACATCGATGTTTGGCATCGTATCTTTTACCAAGTCTGGACGAATTTTCTCGGGCAGTCGTTTACATACCCTTTCCCAATCTTCGGGATTGCAACTATCATTGGCCAGGTTCTCAACAAGATGCTCAATTGTCTTGAGGCCCCGGATGTCTTCCTCGCTATACCCGCAGGCAAGTGAAAGGAATCCAAGGCAACACATCTTTTTCGCTTTGTTTGAAAGCGCTGAGTCTCGAGAACCGTTACCACGCCACCACTTGCTTCTATCAATCGTCAGTTTCATCGTAATATTCCTCTTCCTCTATCTCAAACTCTTGATCTTCCAACTCATAAATGAGATGGTCATAATATTGAGACTCCAAGTAAAGTCTATAGCCGTTCTTTGACCAAACACCGTTCTTGATATTGTCAGCTGCCCATTCAATAGAATCCCCGGAAAGAAACTCTACTATGTAGTTGTCATTATCCACACGAGATGTTCTAATGTCAAGCTGATTTTCTTGCACGTTTGACTTTCTTACGGTTAAAGTTTCTCAGACATGTAGACACATCATCATACCATTTACTACGGTAGATGATCTTACGTGTGTCTCGGTCGAACACGAGCAGTTTAGCACGTCCACCGCTGAACAGCGACCAAACAACCGGCGTGCCTTCGTAGAGAAGACAAGCATGCTTGAACGCATTCAACATTTGTTTTTCAATAGACATTATTCTCCTAAAAAATGTAACGTATGTTACAGTAGCCCATATGAGAATCGAGCAAATCACGAAAAGTCTGTACACCAGCTTTCTTGTGATTATTTTTATATCTCAAATTCCACATACCGTTTTGGCTCAACTTACGTTGTTGTAACACGGGGAGCCCAAACTTATTCTTACCATCAACATTTTTATACCTATACAGGTACTCACGCTCAGCTTTGGGATGCCACTTCATGTTTAACTCATGAAGCTTTTCATTATGGGTAAGAAAAATGACCTCACACTTGAGCTGTTTCTTTACAGCATTGTTTGTGCAGTCATTGATTTGCTCAAACAACTCCACGTAATCCCTTTCCCAACCGTCGTAGATGATGACAGGAGAAAAGTTTAAATGAACTTCGTAGCCGGCGCGGTGAAAATCATTAATTGCATTAATACGATCTTTAATCGAAGACGTGCGTACATCAACAACCTTGGAAGGTTTTTGAGGCATCATAGAAAATCTGATTCTCGTTTTTCTTCCGGGATCATAATCAAGCATGCTACGGTTAACATACTTGGTTGCAAACGAGGCTTTGCCGTGAGGCATCTCATCGCGAAAGAACTGAACAATCTCGCGAGGCGTATCGCTTAGCAAAGCATCAACGCTCACATCACAATTCTCGCCTATATCATATGTCCAGTAAATCGTGTCCGTTTGAGCATTTTCCGGTGTCAAAACCTTTGGACCTCGGCGCTTACTATGGCCGCGCAAATATTTCTTGATGCGTTCGACGTTTACAAACAATGTAATTGGGTTTGCATATCCTTTTCGTCGCACAACATAGCAATACGAACAGGCCAGCGCACATCCATTTGAGAAGCTTGGCGCAATCCAATCAGTACTTCTGCAATTGGGCCTAGCACTAACACTTTTCTTGATGCCAAGCACTAGTGTATGAGCTTTTATCTTGTTCCAATATTTGACGTTATCTGGGTCGTCATAAACATCTGGTATGTTATTGTGAGAATCAACGTCGATAACATTTGCTTTTGAGTACCTGTCCAAAATGATTTTGGTCAATGGGTATTCATACGCTCCTTTCTCACAAAATATTGTTTCGATATTTTCAATTGGGTTTTTGGACGTGAACACGCTCATGCTCATATGTTGATACATAAAATGTACCAACGTATAAACGCGAGCATCCCGCATGCATTATGCATGCGGGATGTCATCGTCAGGAGAATCGTTTAGCTATTACAGCTCGAGATCCTTCAGAGAGGCCACAACCTCGCCGCCGAGCTTCTTCACGCTCTTGAGCAGGGCCGCGTTCTCCTCGTTCTCCTCGGCCACGAGAACGTAGCGGGAACCCGCACTGCTCTCCTGAATTGCCTCGAGTACGCTCTCGGCATTGTCACCCTCGGCCTGCACGACAACCGCAGGCTTCTCGGAAGCGATGGCCACGATCGTTTTGACCATGTCACTCGGCGAGAACTTCTGGGTGTCGTAATCCTTCAGGCTCTTGGGCAGACGCTTGCCCAGGAAGAATACCTTGCCCTCGCCAGCGTCGCCGGCAGCAAACGGCATCTCATACTCGGCAGCGAACGCACGAAGATCCTCGGGCTTGATGCGCCGGTGACCACCAGGGGTACGGTAGGCTGCGAGCTTTTCGTCGTCAATCCACTTGAGCACGGAGCTATTGCTCACACCCAGGATCTTGGCGGCGTCATGCGAAGTGTAGGCTTGCTTGGTTTGGTTACTCATTTTTCCAGGTCTTTCTTGTTTTCGAGAAGGTTACAGGGGTCCGTTGTTTCGATGAGCGTCTGTGACTTAGGAGCACAGCATCCTTTGTGATGAAACATCATGCTAATCACGAATTCTGGCGGCGTCAAGCCGTCTGTGACTTTTAGGAGCACAGCATCCTTTGTAAAAATTCTTCGTAGATCAAATGCAGTGACAGCCTCGTCTCACGTTCTGCGTTACCACTGAGGCTCCATCTAACTACGATACTTGTCTGTGACCTAAGTGTTCCGAAAGTAAAACTGCATCATCCGATCAAACATGCTGTAAAGCGAATTGCGGTTGATCAAAGCAACGCAAGTCTCGGTGAGAACCGGAGCCGACGGGTTAAACGTCGACCTTTCCGGCAAAGGAAAGGCCCACTAATCGTGAGACTCCTCCAACCATTGATCAGATGCTAGACAAATATCTTTCGGATTGTATCCATTTGGATGACCAATGGTCGGCCCATCAGACGCTGGGTCGAATGGTTTTGACTTGTTGTTGAAGAAATCTAGCAGTCTTTGTTCGTCCGGAAGCATTCGACTCTCCTTATTCTAAAGGATTCAGTATTGTAAATCCTTCCCAGGTTTTTGTCAAGCCCTTTTCTTTGAAGGATTCCCAAAGAGCACTAGCTCTTAGCTTGATATAGTACCTTTTCTTGAGCTGTCGGGCCATCTCAAGATACATAGCTGTAGCAATACCTTTTCGTTGAAACTCTTCATATACTCTCGAATAGGAAACAGTCGCAAGGTCGTAGAATCTATCATCCATATGCCAACCAGCATGCTTAACTGCATAATCGAGCGCAGATGCATAGCACGTTCTGTAAACTGAGCTTGGAATGTAGCTTACTTTGATATAGCCAAGCTCTCGGTCGTTTGCTACGACCGAGAGCTTATGACAAATAAAACCTCTATTCTCCTCTTCAATGTCTTCGGAGAATTTAAAGTTTAGATTCACCCAACCATTGCTTTCTTTGCTAACTATTCTTTTTCATAGTCCATATTTGCGAGCGTACGGTATATTGGCGTAATCGCGATTCCGGGCTTTCCGAGGAATCAAACGTCGTTCAGGCCAAGCAGAACAAAATAAGTAGTACCATGAAAAACGTACTCACAAAACAAGCAACAAATGCATGTAGACGAATAACCGGAGCAATCATTTCCTTAAACTGAAAAACGGTGAGGTCGCCAACCTTGCGTTTTTCAAATGGAATTTGACACATCAAAGCATGGTGCTTTTGAATATATTCGTATTTGTCCCACCATTGTTGATTTTCTTCGTTTGTCATATGATTCTGCTCTTCCATTTTTCAATCCTCCAGACGTGTACGTTCGTCCATTTTGAAAAACTTTTTCATTGTTTTCTTCCTCAAATTCAATGATACTGTGCAGTCGCGCATGTCGGCCGATACCTCAAACCGTTTTTCTCCTATTATGACGAAGCCTTCTTTTTCGTTGAGCGCTTACGTGCGGTCTTCTTTGCAGCCTTTTTCTTAGTTGCCTTCGTTTCCTTGGTCTCAACCTTATCGAGACTAGCGTTGAGAGCAGCAAACAGGTCGGTAACATTGGTTTTGTTCTCGACCTGCGGGGTTGCAATCTCACCACCAGCAGCCTTCAACTCCGCACTCTCACGCACACGGTCACCATACTCGTCACGATACTTGGTTGCATCGAACTCATCACTGGCAAGCGTGGCCACAAGCTTCTCAGCAAGAGCAATTTCTTGTTCAGAAACCGTAGCTTCTGGAGCAATGTGCTCACAGCCTCGAACCTCATTAGCATACCATAGCTGGTGAAGAATCAATCCTTCACCGTATGGTGCAAGCAGAACCAATCGTCCCTGGCCACGAGTATACCAGCGACCAATAGCTACGCGACCAGTGCGTCGCATTACCTCGGTCAGCAATGCGTAAGGCTTATCTCCACCCTTGTCTGCACCAAGATAGTAACTCTTGGAGAAGTAAACAGGATCGATGTCATCGCTGTTGACGAACTCGGTAATCTCAACCATCTTGTCTTGAGATGCCGAGAGCTTTTCCAATTCTTCTTTGGTGAAGGTAACGATGTTATCTTTCTGATACTCGAAACCTTTGAGAGTTTCGTTGCGATTAACCTCTTCCTCGGTCACCGCATCCACAATCTTCTGCTTGCAACGATTGTGCGTTGCAGGGTTGATCATGTTAAAACGAACACTCTCATCTTTCGTAGAAGTATACAGCTTGACGGGAATGGAAACCATTCCGAACGAAATGACCGCACTACCAGTTGCACGCGGAGCACCACTCTTCTTAGTACTTTTCATTTTTCAACTCTACCTTTGGATCTTTGATTAGTTGGAGTTCAACTACGTATCGATCAATAAGTTCTTTTTGAACTGCCCAAACTTTTACGAATTCTTCGTTAGAATTGAGCAAGCTTTGATACTTTCGCATACTATCCACAGCATCGCAGACTTGCATTTGTGCACGTCTGGCTGCCAATGGATTCCATGGAAGACCAAGAGCACGTGTCGACTCATATGTAACAATCAAACTACGTGCATGCTTCGGGATTTTTGTCATTTCTCACTCTTTTGAAACGTGCATGTCTCAGCGCTCCCGAGTCCATCTGCACGTCTCCGACACACTCGATTACCTTGCCAACCAGCTCCTTCGCTCGATAACCCTTCGGGACCGTGAGCGACTGAACATAACACAGCTTACCATTCTTGTAAAGGCCAAGCTCCAAATTCGGTACACGACTTTCCGTCAACCCAGTACCCATGACGAAAAAGTCCAGTGTATTCGTAGGTTTACAGCGCACCCACTTGGTGGTTTTACCACTGGAATATTCGGAAATGTACTTGCTATCTTTTTGTTTGAGAACGATTCCTTCACCACCGGCAGCCATAACTTCGTCATAGAACTGCTCTAGGTTAGAGTTTGAAGTTCTTACGATGGAAAAGTTTCGAGAAGATGGTAATGCTCTCTTTAGTAGGTGAAGACGTTGTTCCAGGCTTAGCTCATGAATATCTTTTCCGAGCAACTGAATGACATCAAAGAACCAAATCTTACGATAACCATTACGCTTGAAACGTTTCGTTGCAGCTTGCGTTCCGGCCTCTAGCTCTGCAACGAGCTTGCTAGATGTGAGTCCGATACCGAGACCGATGAATCCACGTGTGTACTCGTCGGGATGCTGCAAACCCGTACGAGATATGATGGATTCAATCTTGCCATACTCATCGGTTGAAATCAATGCCCAAACACCATCATGCTTTTCTTGGGCAAGCCATTTGTCAGAGGTATAACGAAAAAGAGCGTCCTTGCGGACGCTCTCTTTCGGACCTACATACTCATTGATGCGGGACATGAGATTTATTTATCTGAACACCATGTTTCGCCACTACGCAAGCAGGCTACACGAGCCAAGACATCATAAAGAGTTTGAAGAGAATCATCTGCATCAAGCAGGGCATTAACCCAAATCTCTACACCTCACCAATCATCGTCATCATCGTCATCCTCATCATCCTCGTAATCATTATAAGGACTAACGTGTGAAACGCCGGGGTTATAATCCTCGTCATCGTCATCATCATAATCATTGTCAATGTCAACAACGCGAGTCTCATTATCGAGAGCGTTATCGTCAAAGACCTGATCCATGATGGGTTCACGAGCGACACGCACAACCTTATACTCACAAGCGCGAAGCTTCTCAGAATTATGGTCGTACGGGACTGCAACGACGTTCTTGGGATTGACCTTAACCTCGACAACGACAGCGCCACCATAGTTTTCAGTGGCGTACTCGTGACTTGCAACATGCAAGCCTGTTGCACATGCGACGTTCGGATCTTCGTTCACATGATTGCGCGGCATCTTTACAACCGCCCCGACACTATTATCCATAGTGTTAGAGTGAAGATCCTTGAAGTTACTACCGATTCCCTTCCACGCAATGAAATGTCCATCGGGTGTAATGGGGAAGTGATTGGTCTCCAAGAACCTGAACAGCCCAGTCACCGCACGGAACGATGGGTTCTCGGAAAGGTTTCGCCAGAACTCAACCATCGCATCAAATGGAAGCCCTTCCTCGGCAAGATCCATGATACGCTTGCTCAACTCTTGGCCAACAGTCTCACCATCGATAGTGACGTAGCGACCCTCAACCAGCTCTACGCCAGCTGCCAACGTTTTATCAATCGATGCCTTAACCTTATTCTCAACTTCATAAAGAAGCTTGAGAATCAACTCTTCGTCACCGTCTTTTAGTGCTTCCTTACATTTCTCATACACGGGGTCATCCGCATTGATGGTGCGAAAGCGCGACTTGTCGTCGTCATCAACCCAAGAAACCGTAAATGATTGCTTGGTCAAAGTATGTGCTGTAATTTTTCCCATTAGACTGCTTCGTTCAATTGTTGCAACTCGTCAGCGTTAAGCTGAACATTTTCGTTTTCCTCGGTCTCAGAGAGACCACCGTCTTTTTCCAAATCTTTCAAGCGTCTGTAATCAATCATAAGATTGATAATGTCTCGACGCTTTTTTCCATAATAACCATCTAACAAGAAATAATGCTTGAAACGCTCGGCCTCTTTGCACAATTCCTCGTCACGACCATAGGATTCCAGATCGAAACCCACAGACTCTGCAATTAGTTTGATAAACGGTGGTGCTTTAATATCCTTGATTTTTTCCAAGAATGCAGCAAACTCTTTATCAAGCTCCATAGCGACTTCGAGGTCCCTGTCCTCGAGAGTTCGTTGAAAGCGTTTGACTTTAGCATGCGTGTTTGCCATGCGCACATCGACCTTGTCAAACAAGTCCTCGACGTTTTCCTTGATGAAATCGTCGAGGCGAACCCAGTCGTCACCGAGAGTCTTCTCGAAGCGCTTGGACACAACGTGAATCTTTAGAGATTCACCAGTCACACTTTCATAGAAAGACTTCAGTGCTAGTGGCAGGCTAAAGATGGAATCAATCTTCAAATCACCTGCGCCAAAATGACGCTTCGACTTGCTAAATGAAATGATGTAAACACCTTCTCCATCTTTTTCGATGATTTCCGGCTTCAAGTACCTATCATGGTCATAATTACCAAGATAGTACCTATTGAGACAATACGCATCGATACTACCACGTTCAACGTGGCGGCGACTACCACCACGCTTGCGCGGAGGCTTGGGCAAATTTGCAAAGTCAATAACGTTTGCTGGGTTTAGATACTTGATTTGGTCAAGCCACTTTTGCTCAGTCGCATCGTTGTGGAATCGGACGACATAATAAACATCATCAAAAGATGCACCGCCCGCAACCTTTTGCATGTAATGACGGACGTATCGAGTAATCGTATTGCGTCCATGCAAGAACTTGCGCTTGCCATCATCATCAATCTCCCAATTGTGATCGACGATAATCTTACAATCCAATTCTAGATGGCTAACTGTATCAGACTCGATGTATTGGCCACTGCGACGAGTTTTCCAAAAATACTTGATGATTTGCATCTCATCAAGCTTGCCAGCCTTACGCATGGTCGAACAGCGAAGCTTGACATCATTCCAGAAATATTCATCTGGAATATTCTTTGTACCAATGATGGTCCCAGCACCCATCAAAGCATATTCAGCATCATCGAGATACTGTTGCCGATCAACTTTTTCAAAAGCTTGCTTGACAAGCTTTTCGTTAACAGCAACCAGTTTTTTGAGAAGGCTCTTTTTCGTATAATCATCGAGCTGCAAGCTCTCACGGTTGGGAGTCATGATGACTTCACCGGTGTTAAACTTGAGACACATGTGCTTGAATTTGAGGTGTTGAAGCTCCTCACTATCTTCGATTACATCGTGAATCTTGAAATCATATGGAATTTCATCTACGAGTGCAAACTTATCCGATGATAAGGTCTTGTTGTTGTCGAAGATAATATAGTCTTCGTCCTCTAGCAGTACCGCCAACGGCTCATCGCTGACAACGTGCTTGGAAAGCCCGTGGAATTTTGGCTTTACACTCCAGTATTTGGTTGCTTTCACTGCCTTTGTAATGAAACGATCGTTGTCGTACGGAGTAACTGGAACGATAATACGAGTACCAGTGGGTTCATCCGTATCAGACGTACGAACGAGATGTAGCAAACCGTGGCGGCTATCATCAATGAATGCCGTATACTCGCGCTTCTTACCGTTCCAAACCGTAACAACGCTAAACGTATCCGTGTACGCAAACGGAGTCTTTGCGCCCAGGCCAAAGCCACCAGTCTGTTGGTTGCTCTTACGCTTGGTACTTGCACCATAGTTGATGAAAATATCTTCCATGCGCGTGGGATTGATTCCAGGCCCAAAGTCGACAAACTCGATGTGTGGACTGGTTGCGCTCGGCAGATAAATCTCGATTGGAGTATCGGGAATGCCAGCTTCGCGATGAGCGTCACGAGCATTGCATGCAATCTCTCGACAGATCGCTCCCATAGGATCGGAGTACATCTTGTCGCGCAAAATCGACAAGACGAATACCATATCCTTCTTACGAATTCCAAACTCCGAAACTTTTTCAGGAGTACTTGCGCTAATTACAGTACTTTCAGGCTTTTGAAATCTCATTTTGTACCTTATTTAATAGCCAGGGCTGTCGTCTAGGTTTGACATGATGTGTTCTTCGCCATCAAAAGCATCAAGAATATCATCAATGCCCAACTCATATCGTTCATCTGGTTCTAAACAATCTTGTAGACTCACGTTCCACTGAGCCATCCAATCAAAATACTCATCTCCTTCATCAGATTCTTTCCAAGAAGCACTTTGATTGTGATAGTATGCTTTCATAGCATCATGCTGGTCTTCAATGAAAGAGTTTGCATCATTGACGACTTGATTATAACGAGAAATTTCTTTTACAAGGGTCTTTCGCGCTTCCTTACAAGCATTGTTATATGTTTCAACTGCGTCTTCTAGTTCCGAACGATACTTTACAAGGTCGGAATCAAACTTCAAACGCTTATCAGCATCTTCTTCGCTTAAACGTTCCATTTTTATACCTTATCGATCACTATGATCGGGTTCTGGTAAACAATTGGCCATCAACTTTGAAGTTAAATGTTCCATTTACTCAATTCCCCAAACAAATCCGCCCTGGATATCTCATAGCCTTGCTGTTGTGACTCAAACACTTCGCGTTCAACTACAGCATCAATACCCAGAGCTTTCAACCCGAGCATAATGCCCTGTGAATCTTTGCTCAACCATTCTTCGGCTGATATATTCATGACGAACCTGGGACGCAACTTTTTGTTGACGAATTCTTCGCGCAACATGTTGTTCGTTATGGACAACAACTCATTGACCGTAGATGTGTCTAGCACATCACGCACAGACATGAGCATCGTCCCAGGCTCGACACTAAAGAAAAACTCATAGCTCATGGACTTCTTACCTGTGTACACATATACATAGGCACCATCCTTCTTTCTTTTAAAGAAGATATTGCATATATCATCAACAGGCGCAACGATTCCCCATGAGCCAACATATTTCACGGAAACTCTTCTAGGTATTCAGCAAAGCGTTTCTGAACAACCAACACGAGCGCAGCCCGCATGGCGTCATTGAAACTATCAAATGCTTCATCGTCTTTGGTGAAGTAACCATCAGGGTCAGTAGATGCAGCGTAATATGTATCACCATTGCAATAGACACATGTATATGTATCGATGTAAATCGTCGGATCACCATCGCCATCATGATGCTCAACCAACGTTGAGTCGTCAAACACATGCTCGACGATTTCTTGAGCTAGCGACATCATATCGATAGCGCTGAGCTTTTTACTTGGCTTGTCGGGAAACCTGATAATATCAGCAGATGCCATTAGCAACTCCTTCGTAGTTTCTTTTCGGTTTCAATCCATTTAGGATCAAACCCCACACCCTCCCGTATGGTGTATGCGCCCCCACGTTTGGACATATACTCGTCCGCCAACATTCTGTTGGTAAAACATATCCAAAGATGGGAGCCGTCATTACAATGATTTATGAAAACGCTCAAGCGTACTTCTCTTCTTCAAAGACACAGTACTGCAAAAACAAATCTGCAACGTCAACATCCGCATCGCCCATGGCAACGTCAGCAAAATGGCTGGGACTCTTTTCGAGCATCAATTTGAGCCCATGTCGAATCTTGACCTCATTTAGAAGAAATTCTTTTTCCGAGAAATCATCCTCGTTCAAAAAGACCACAGCAACTGGCCAAGCAGCATACCATGGAAATCCTTTGAAAGCTGGATTGTTTTCACCAACATGATCATGAACCTTTCCAGGCTCACACCAGCTCCCAGTTTCGAAGGCCGTAACTAGCGTAGATGCAATGGCACGGTCGGTAACTTCAACTGTTACAATCATCGCTTACTCCACTGCGGGTCACCCATATCTGCCGCAACCTCCACACCAGTCTTGAATGGACTATGCTTGACATCAGTTAACGGCTCGGTAGCATTGGTACGCTTTTCTGCGTAGTCATGCAAAAAGGACTCGTTATCCAACATTTTGGCAATGAATGCAGAAGTATCCTCAAGGAACTTGCTCGTCTTGCTTTTCTTGGACACCGGCATCTCCTTTCATATCTTGACATTCACAAACTAAGTATTTTACTCCGTTAATTTCTTTGGAGATAATCTTTTGTTGTGAGTGCTTACACTCTAGTGTATAATAATTTTTACGATACTGTTCTATATCGTAAGCCTTGGAAACACAACCTCGCTCCCCTTTGGAAACCAAACAATTTTGTACGTGAAAGACGATAAAGCAAAATGAAAATGTAAATACTATTGCTGCCACTGTAAATTGTAAAGTATTTGCAAGGTTGTTGCTCATCTCATATTTCCTTATCGCCCGAAAGATTCGGCTGAACCAACCAACCTTTGGCTCGATTGGCCGTGGGTCTCTTCGATACGGACTGTTACTCATTTACCACCGATTTTTGGATGAGGCACACTCGATATGTCAATGCGTGCCAATCGCACATGCTTAATCATCTTTCGGTACGAGCAAACAACGTAAGCTTTGTTGGTTTTGACACTGCGTCGACCACTGATTTTGTTTTCATTTACGATACGAAAATAGGTTTCGTCATAAATGGCAAACACATTTCGCTTTAGTGTTTCGAGTAGCGCATCGTTGGGTGATACATACATGCTCCGAGCACAACCAGCAATGTTAACCTCACAGATGCGTCCAAACTTAACGTTGCGTCTGTGACCCCACATGATTGGAGGCAACTCCTCTAACGTTGCATACTTGAATAGATCCGAAAACTCCGTAGCTTCTGGCATTGCTAGGATATTATTGCTCATCACATTTCGCTTTCATCTCGTTGAATACCTGACGCCAGTGTCGCCCTGATTTTTTGCGCTCGATTTCTTCGAGCACAACCTTCGGAGGATATCCACCATCAGATTCGAGCGTCATGAGATAGTACATAGTTGGTGAGAACTGAAGCCTTTTGTCAATCCATGCCTGTTGCCCTTTGATGCGCACCACGCATTTATCACCAGCTTTATTCTTATGCTTGATTTCTGGGTACAAGTTTTTACGGCCCCACCCCTGCTCCGTAATAATTTGCTCACCCAATAAACTACCTTGAATTTTCAGCATATTTACACTAGCGGAATTTCTTTGTCATCAGTTATAGCAACGAAGAACGCAGTTTGCCAACTGTGTTCATTGCTGAGCTTTGGATGCTTCCACAAGCTTCCGAGACCATTACACCTAACATTCTCCCATCCACATACTTGCAAATAAATCTCAATACTGGTGATGATGTTAATCTTGAACATAGATGTGCCAGGATTTTTCTCGAGAATTTCAGCCTTGCGCTTGGTATCCCACACTTTTGCCCAGTCAACCTCGAGGACAAACTCCCCACTCTTCTTTTTCTCAGCAGGCATCTTGTACTTACCTGCATACATCTTGCGGATAAACTTAGACACATCAGATGGCTTGATCATACCATCATCAGTACCATCGTAGCGACCTTCATCAATATCATATTGACTACGCTCAACTACCTCGCTGAGATTGAAAGCAGTACGCTCGCCATCTGGTTCCCACACATTGAGCTTACGCTTACCAATCTCGAACCAAAACCTGTGCTCTCCAATTACCATCGGACGAGCATTGGGCACGGGCTTGTCAGTACTATTCTTTTTCATTGTCAGCTTCATCCATTAGCGTTTCCCACTCAGCAAGAGTAACTGTTGGGTCAATCGCTTGTACACGCTTGAATACATCATCGTATTTCATACCGTTGCTACGAAATACATCTACATATCGTCCGCAGTTGACTGCGTCACGATTTTGAACAGCTTCCCTGAAAGTCATCCTATACCTTATCACCGGGTTTTTTCGAGCTTTGGCAACGATTTCAGCTGCCTCTTTCATTCTCTGTTGAATATCTTCTGGTGTTGTAGTTGTGTGTTGCTTAGCAATTTCAGCTAAAACTCTAAGTTCTAAGTCAACACCCAGTAGACTTAAACCCTCAGTAACAAAGTTTTTCAAAAACTCTGCGTCTTCAGGTTTAATTGTTTGTGTATCCTCCATGGCTGCCACGTGCAATGCGATTGCATCAAGGATACGCATCATCTCCTTTTCTTTGTTATTCATCATGCTTTATTTATCCCCGAATTGTTCACAGGAATCATCATCAAACTGACCACCGCTACTACGATAAGGACTCGTTGATTCGTCGATACGTCTGCGCCAGAGCCACGCTAAGTAAACAAATACACCTGAACGGGAAATGCTAACATTTACACACTCCCAATTACTTTCATCATTTGGTTTAACAGGTGTTATCATTGTTTCAAGATGATAAGTATAATTAATAGTTGTTTTGTATTCGTATCTCATGATTGCAGTGGTTTGTTTAGGGAAACCTTGTTTCCTGCCTGTTGACCCTTTTCATAAGCATTCATATCAACACAGTGTGTTTTGTTAGTAAAGGTAAGTTTACCACAAAGTTGTGTGGCAAAATACTTTGCTTCATCAAACTCAGATTCAACTTTTACGAGCGCGGTCTCACTAACATTACGCTGCTTTTCTCGGTCATGCTCTTCTTGCAATCGATTGGAGATACGATCACTGGCTCCAAGCTTGAAACTATTGTTCCAACGTTTGCCCTCGCCACGACTCATGCCACCAGGCTTTTGCTCTTTAGCAAGCCTTTCGATGTTCTCAACGAGATATTTGTACAACCATCGCACAATTACGATGTTTTCACTTCGACCATAAGCAGAGTAAGCTCCACTATTTCCAAGCCTTTGAGAATCAAAAACAATAAAACAACCGTTTAACCTCGCAATCTGACCAAGCAAATGAAACTTCCAACTGGTTGTTCGCTTGAACCCAAAATCAATGATAACCTCAATTAACTCGGGTTTTTCATCTTTATCAAGTTCAGCTCGCTCAATACGATGCTTGAGCATCAAAGCGCTGGCAGCTGCCGCAGCATTGGCCGCCTCTGCTTCCGAGCAACCATTGGCCTCCGTCATGTTGAGGAGACCTTGAATCTTATCGAGAACGGTCTGGGGAATATCTACTGTAGAGGTCATTTTTTATCCATTAGCTGCATCTATTACATCTTCGACGAAACGCTGGAGTCGTTTTTCAATTTCTGCTTCGGCACATATGCACCCACCCATGCTCACCCATGTGCCGCGCAAAAGGAAAAGATATTTAACAAAGCATTGATCACCAACTTTGGTGACTTTATACTTGAAATTGCTCATCACTTGCGGATATCCGGAGGTTCTGCACTTCTACGATACTTGCTCATTTGTCACCCTGACAATTTTACCAGCTACATATGACATGTAACACATCAGTGAGATTGTCACAAATGATAGAATGTAACCGGGTTTGCCAACGAACAACACTTTGCCTATGATTTTCTGCATTTATCTTATACCTCCAAAGAAGCTCTCAATCACATGTAAGCCATCCATTGCGATAAAAACAACACTACCCTGATGCTTTTGGGACCTTAACCTACGACGATAAGGCCCGCTTGACATGGTTTGATTCCATTACGTTTGACATGCAATGAGAATGCTTTTAGCTTGAAATCATCAATCCGTCTGTAGAACTCTAACATATCAGGATTGTCCAGCAGATACATGATGTATCTGATTGCAAGCACAGGGATCAGCGAGAATAAGTCAATACCTTCAGACAGAATGTCATGATGAAGCTCAACCTCTGAGTACTCTTCGTCAAACCCTTGGTCCTGACGTGCCATCGCTACAATTGCTATGAAACGTTCACGAGGCGAGGAGGTACCCACCTCACCTTTCACAAGCCAATCATACGCCATTTCATCGTCACGCGCCAGTCTCGAGACGAAAGCTCGGGCGGCTCGCGGGTTGGCATCTACATCATTTGTTTTTTGCTGGAATGTATACAGCGAATCGTTGCTTTCCGTTGCTTCCATACTCTTGCTTTCGTGGACTATATTGTTTGGCAAGTATGCTTGCGGCTATGATTGTAAGTGGCCCACCACTTGGTGTCTTACCTAAAGCCAAATCATTCCTTGCAGAAATTATTATACCTTCAATGGTCCATGGTTTTGGTGACATTTTATTACTGTTACTTTATATAGGCGCACCCCAGGTACATTTTTACAACAACTTTAAGGAGCGTGGCATCCATTGGCTATGGCTGTGGCTGTCTACATCCTTTATTACGAGCCGCTCACGGCTCGTCCCCTGTCTACAACTTTAAGGAGCGTAGCATCCTTTATTACATGAGGAGCGTCACACGCGGTGCCGCGGTCTAGTCTACAACTTTAAGGAGCGTAGCATCCTTTGTTACCTTCTTTCTGCTTCACCACAATCAGTCCTAATCTACAACTTTAAGGAGCGTAGCATCCTTTGTTACTTGTAAATAATGCTCAGATGCACATTGTAAGAATAGTCTACAACTTTAAGGAGGGTAGCATCCTTTGTTACACCGGCTCGACCAACTTCGGATCGCTCGGCGAGCTGTCTAGTCTACAACTTTAAGGAGCGTAGCATCCTTTGTTACCTTCTTTCTGCTTCACCACAATCAGTCCTAATCTACAACTTTAAGGAGCGTAGCATCCTTTGTTACTTGTAAATAATGCTCAGATGCACATTGTAAGAATAGTCTACAACTTTAAGGAGGGTAGCATCCTTTGTTACACCGGCTCGACCAACTTCGCCAGCTCCCTGTCTGGCCGGGCGATTTGTCTACAACTTTAAGGAGCGTAGCATCCTTTGTTACTTGCGTATTCAGTGCACACTGCAGCGGCTATCGTCGTCTACAACTTTAAGGAGCGTAGCATCCTTTGTTACCCCCATTTGAAATCATCAATGATTTCAAATGGTTACGGGTTGTTTTGCGAGTGGTTGCAGATTATTATTATAACAACTTGCAAAATTATTTTTTCAGTCTACATCTTTAGGGGCATGCTGTCTCCGATTGCAATGAAATCACGCACTTGCACTTTTGCGAGAGTCCTTTAAAGCTTAGATTCGCTACCATTTATCTGGATGGTCTCAAATGGAGAAATACTGTTATGACCATTGGCTGATTCTTTCTCTATATAATCAGCCAAACTTTCAAAGGATTTTGCAATCCAACGCAACCCCTTTGGTGGAGGCAACGGAAATTCATGACTAAACGCTGCTCCGAAAATTGAGTTTGCAATTCTCAATCTAAATTCTAAGGTATCACCTTCAGATATTTTGACGATAGAAATTGACATTCCACCATTGTAAATGTGGAAATATGCTGATGAAAAATTCGTTTCGTTACTCTTCTTCATTCTTTACTCTTTCCGTTTCGTTATTCTTTTGTCTGTGACTTTTAGGAGCACAGCATTCTTTGAGTTTGTCTGTGACTTTAAGGAGCGTAGCATCCTTTGTTACCTGGCTCGACGTAGCGACTCCACTCCCAACCAATCGTCTACAACTTTAAGGAGCGTAGCATCCTTTGTTACCCCCATTTGAAATCATCAATGATTTCAAATGGTTACGGGTTGTTTTGCAAGAGGTTGCAAATTATTATTATAACAACTTGCAAAATTATTTTCTCATTCTACATCTTTAGCAATGAAATCACGCACTTGCACTTTTACGAGCGCTGCCGGTACCTGCGGCACCACCGGACCGCTCGCTACCGCGATGATACAATACCTTTGCGTAATTCAAATCATGGTTAAACATTTTTTCACACTTACCACACAAGACATTTTGAATCTTGTGTTCAGTCTTAGGCTTGCCTCCACAGTTGTGATGAAGATTCTTCACGCCAGAAAGCTCCACAACGGAGCCTCGGAACGCTTCCTTACATGCTTGTACTAGAATGGAAGGCCCAACAAACTGACGCACACTATTTGTGTTCTCGTCATGCTTGGTACGTCGGTCCTTATCCGCCTTGGGCTTTTCTGCTAGCTTGGAGCGATTGAGCTTTGCAATTACCAAAGTATCATACTTTTTAGCAATCTGACTTGCAAAAACTCGGAAGATTTCGCGACGACGCAAGAACAAACGATGCTGAGTATTCCGTGCATAGTCAGTCAGGTGAATATCCTTACGACGCCACCATTCCAAACACACAGCAATGCACTCATCATTACTCAAATCAAGGCTAGATGCCCACGCAAAGATGATGTCTGGCTTATCATACAGATCCTTTGGTGGTGTCTTTCGCAAAGCCCTCCACTGAGACCAAGTTTGACCCTTAGTTTTGTTGAACCCACGATGCTTTTTCCAAGACCTCCATAGTTCATGGACACGCTCATCAAGTACATCTTGCACAAAGATGTTTGTTAGTTTGCGCATCTTTTTTGACGAGCGCCACTTGTGAATGTGTGAAAGATCCATACGATCACCAATTACCTTGGCAATGTCTTCCTTGTGTTCACCAGCAAACACCTTGATATTATCAAGATGCTTATCAGCATAACCAAGAAGCTCTACACATCGTGCGTTGATACTTGCAAGTTCGGATGGCAACTTCAACTGTTTCGTTTCTTTACCATCCCATGACGTAGCAACCAAGAAACTACCATCATCTAGCACTCGCCAACCAATGTCGAGAGCAATCAAGCTATCAGTAGTTTGACGATCGGGCAAATCAAACTCGATTACAAATTGTAACTCGAACTTGAAATGATTTCCAACTCGTTTTGCGAGAACGCGAACAAACTTTGCGGACGAGTCTTGAGGCAATGGTCGATGCATGATGAAGTTTACAGTTACGTAAACATCATTGGCCAATCTGATTTTTGCCTGATATTCTCCACCATTGCTGAGTTTTGGCATTACCGGCGTGATGCAAATGTTACGTAGCTCTCCAGACATGATTCGTTCTGGAATGGCAGCAATATACTTTCCTTTTACCGCCTCTAACAGCTGACGCTCGACTCGACCACCATCAAAAGGTTTGAATGCTGGATCAACCATAGAGTCACTAAATGACTTCATAGCTGCATCAGATACAGCAGCCTTGGTACCAGGGTAACAAGGACTCTCATTCTTGATGCGCTTGAACTCTGACTCGAACCACTCCTGAATCTCGTCACTCTTCAACCAACTAGAGTACTTGCAATCGGCACGAAACTCTTCACGCAATTCTTTTTTGATACGTGCTTGGATATGTGGCCCGCAGTTACCGTTTTCATCTTGAGCCTTGTAATCTTCAACCCTTTTCTTGTACTCTTTCTTGAAAGCGATTTTACCAGGCTTGAAGTGCTCGTCATCAACCTCTTGCCGCATCTTCTTCAGACGTTCTTTGACTATGGCTAGTTTCTTTTTCACACCATTCAAAACATCAAGCTCTGCCGAACCATCACGCTCAGTACGCTTGAGCTTCTTCAACTGGACAAGTGCATCATCGTATAGGGATACGATACCGTCTTTTTCCATCTCGAGAACAGCGAGCTGCGGAGCAACCTCGGAGCGAAGCGTGCGAAACTTTGCGCGTCGCTCACGCTCGAGAGCAACAAGTTGATTACGAACTTTGTTGCCTTCGAACAACTGCTCCATGATGATGCTATGACTATCTGTATCCATACTTACGATGCCATATGTGTAAATTCGCGTAGGCAACGATGAAGTCTTACGTTTCATTTTTCAAAGCCTTTTGTGTATAAAAATCTTCGCCATTTTTCAGGCGTTTAACAATGTTCTCAACCATTGCAGGGTCAAGGTCGAACCACTCCTTCGACCGACCCTTGATTCTAAAGTTCTTCAGATACCTATGAAGGCTTTGCTCTAGGTCAAAGGAACCAGGCACCTCATAGCGCAAGTGCAAATCGTTCGGATTGCCAGTCTGCACTGCTTTTATTCTTCGAAATGATTGGGTTGAGTATCCAATCTTCCAAGTTGTGGAGAAGCCTTCTTGGCAGAAGTAAACGAATACATCACGTTGAGTGAGCTTCACAAACTTTTCTGTGGGCGACTCACCACTCTCGTCATACGGAATATCAACGTCGAGATTCGTTTTTTCAATTAACCTCACCAATTCTTTGAATTGATGATAATGTTTTATTGCATCTTTATTATCTGGAACGTCACGCAACTTGACGTTCGGAGGAAAGTTGTACTTCTTTTGAATACTTATCAAACGGCTGTTGATATAATCAACAATCTTGTCCGTATGCATCCTTCATGTACTGCTTGGCAGTTTTTTCGTCCGTGAACAATGCGAAACAAAAGTCTCGCTCTACAGCAAAGATACCATAGCAATTGGTATCCTCATCATAGTCAACATATTTTTCTTCATTCATTTTTATCACCACCCCACGCTTGCCGTGGAACCCACGTTCCACCCACATTTACTTCACATCCGTTTATCACGGAGAACTTACTACGCTGCTCGATACTTTTACACTCGTGATACTCATACACATGGTCACCCACACATATGAGTACGAGCATCAAAAACCACAATGATATTAACAATTTATGCAATTTGTGCATGACCGGCCGTGATGGATTCGAACCATCATCTTCCCGAATGTTCCAGCTCGTGATTGAGTCAGCCGGTGCTGGACCATCTTCACGATGAAGTTTACCGTTTACATACCATTCTTTATGTCCATTTGCAAATTCAATAGCTGGACTATTTTCACGATGAAGCTTGCCGTTTACATACCAATCTTTACGCCCACTTGCAAATTCAATAGCTGGACCATTTTCACGATGAAGCTTGCCGTTTACATACCAATATTTAGATCCATTTTTGTATTCAACAGATGGACCATACGGATTATGCAGTTCATCCGTATCCCACTTGTAATACCTCTTGTCACCATGATGGTTAATCTCTAATCTTAGCTTTTCCATTTTCAAATCTCTTCTAGTTTGTAACGTTTTCCGTCAATTTCTACAACTTTACCAGCACAAGATGAGTGACGATTGTTGAACTCTGCCTCTGTCAATTCGACACCGTTTACATACCAATATTTAGATCCATTTGCCCATTCAATTGCTGGACCATCTTCCCGATGAAGTTTATTGTTTATCCACCAAGATTTGGTTCCATTTACAAATTCAATTGCTGGACCATCTTTTCGATGACACTTATCGTTTAGATACCAATATTTATCTCCAGCAAATTCAATTGCTGGACCATATGGATTATGCAGTTCACACGTATCCCACTTGTAATACTTCTTGTCACCACGACAATTAATCTCTAATCTTAGCTTTTCCATTTTCAAATCTCTTCTAGCTTGTAACGTTTTCCGTCAATCTCCACAATCTTGCTGGTACAAGATGAGTGACGACTGTTGAATTCTTCTTTTGTCAGTTTGGTACCGTTTACATACCAACATTTAGTTCCATTTGCATATTCAACAGCTGGACCATCATCTCGGTGAAGCTTGTTGTTTACATACCAAAATTTAGATCCATCTACATGTTCAACTGCTGGACCATCCTCACGATGAAGCTTTACGTTTACCCACCACTCTTTATCTCCATTTGCATTTTCAACAGCTGGACCACCCTCACGATGAAGTTTACCGTTTAGATACCAAGATTTATTTCCATCTGCATGTTCAACAGCTGGACCATCTTCTCGGTGAAGCTTATCGTTTAGATACCAATATTTATCTCCATTTTCGTATTCAACAGCTGGACCATATGGATTATGCAGTTCATCCATATCCCACTTGTAATACTTTTTTGTACCATCACAGTCAATCTCTAATCTTAGCTTTTCCATGCTCAAACTTCTTCTAGCTTGTAACGTTTTCCGTCAATCTCCACAATCTTGCTGGTACAAGATGAGTGACGACTGTTGAATTCTTCTTTTGTCAGTTTGGTACCGTTTACATACCAAGATTTACGTCCATCTGCACCTTCAATTGCCGGACCATCTTCTCGGTGAAGTACCCCATTTACCCACCACTCTTTATCCCCACTTGTATATTCAACAGCTGGACCATCTTCTCGGTGACGATTTCCGTTTAGATACCAAGCTTTACGCCCATCTGCATGTTCAACAGCTGGACCATCTTCTCGGTGACACTTATCGTTTAAATACCAATATTTATCTCCATTTTCGTATTCAACAGCTGGACCATATGGATTATGATACTCATCCGTATCCCACTTGTAATACTTCTTGTCACCACGACAATTAATCTCTAATCTTATCTTTTCCATTTTCAAATCTCTTCTAACTTGTAGCGTTTTCCGTCAATCTTAACAATCTTGCTGGTACAAGATGAGTGACGACTGTTGAACTCTTCTTCTGTCAGTTTGGTACCATTTACATACCAACATTTATCTCCATTTGCATATTCAACAGCTGGACCATCCTCACGATGAAGCTTTCCGTTTACCCACCACTCTTTACGTCCATTTGCATTTTCAATTGCTGGACCATCTTTACGATGAAGTTTACCGTTTAGATACCATTCTTTATGTCCATTTGCAAATTCAACAGCTGGACCATTTTCACGATGAAGCTTGCCGTTTACATACCAATCTTTATATCCATCTGCATATTCAATAGCTGGACCATCTTCTCGGTGACGTTTACCATTTATCCACCAAGATTTATATCCATTTGCATATTCAACAGCTGGACCATCTTCTCGGTGACGTTTACTATTTAGATACCAATCTTTATGTCCATTTGCACCTTCAACAGCTGGACCATCTTCACGATGAAGTTTATTGTTTAGATACCACTCTTTATGTCCATTTGCACCTTCAACAGCTGGACCATCCTCACGATGACGCTTATCGTTTATCCACCACTCTTTAGCTCCATTTGCATATTCAACAGCTGGGCCATCATCTCTGTGATGTTTACCGTTTAGATACCAATATTTAGTTCCATTTGCGTATTCAACAGCTGGACCATACGGATTATGCAGTTCATCCGTATCCCACTTGTAATACATCTTGTTACCACGACAATTAATCTCTACTCGTAACTTTTCCATCTATACGACTCTTTTGTTTCAAATGGAGTTCAAAACCTTTTGCTGGTCACTATGCGAAAGCTTTTTGAACACTGCAAGAAATCCTTTTAGTCACTTTTTACTCCGTTTCTTTATTTATTCTTCGTTCCCAGATTTCACGCAATTCATCGCGAGTCGCATCGCGATGAGGATTGTTCTCACATTCGCTTTCAACAAAGAGTCTGCATGGCAAACACTCTTTGATATGTTCTTGAAGTTTTTCCCGGTCAACATTTGGAAATGCATTGGGATATACCAACGCAACCAATGGACCCGGATGCTCCTTGCGCTTTGGTAACGGAGCATCTTTCATATCCATGTAAAGGTAGAACTTGTAAGCTGCAAAGAAATGGAAGAGCGATGCTATGAGAAAAACAATCGCCTCAAACACCGAACCTCGAGTGGCCACCCAAAGCAGGATAAACGCACTCAATGTAAAAAGCAACGATGGTAGGATTACAACGAATCGTATCGGCTTAGCCATCATCATTCATCACGTCTCGAAACTTTGCCATCTTGATGGCGGGGCTTTCATCCAGCATGTTTTGAAACTTTTCATCGTAAAATCCATCTTCATCATCTTCGCAGTCACCGTATGAGTAGTCCCAATCCCAATTCACCTCTGTTGGAATCAGAAGCGGACGATCGATGTAGTCATAATCATTGTCCACTTCTAGAAGTTCGACCCTTGCGCATGTACGATAAGCACCATGCTCTCGTACATCATCCTTTTTCTCAGACTCAAGTCCGAGTGACATTGAAATTGCTGCAAGCAACGATGTCTTTACAGTACTACCAGATACAACAGACCATTTGTAAAGTCTTACAAATGCATTGGGCAACCAACATGCGAAAAGATACAAAGCCTTAAAGCAGGCTAACGAAATCCACAACGGCCACAGAATACCAACCATTACATCTCCAAACATAACTTTGGCTTCTTGGCCTCCGACACGCTTGTTTGCAATCAAGCCGGCTGCAACATAGGAAAATAGACAATAGCCTGTGAGAAAAGATATGATGACCATCACAGCTCCACCAAACATTCGTGATAACTCGGCATCGGGCCAGTCTTGTTGACTCCGAAAACCACTGCGATCTTTACGTTCCCGTTCACAGTTTCAGTTCGGGCAGCAGCTTTCTTAGCAGTGTCCAGAGTTCCAACATGGTCCTGCACCCACATGCCGCTGACTTGGCCAGCTTCACGGGAATGAACCGCTACCAAAGAATAAGTCGCGAATTTATTTCCCATTTGAACCTCACCTAATTACCTTCCAATCAGTTCAGTGTTCTCGCTCACATTGAGCATATCGTTTTCTTCAGATTTTTTACTCATACTCAACATCTACCACGATAAATGGTTGTCCAATCCATGGCTCACTATACTGTATGGCCACATCCCGAACCTTTGCTTCATCATGCAAAGACTCGGGATGTGTAAGCATCCACGCAGCTGTTTTCGGAGCCGTCTGAATACGTACAGATGCCGACTCGAGAACCTTGATGATGGTTGCTTTACGCCGCTTGTTCATCTTTCCTTATGAGGAAGCCGCCAGCCGTATAGTACTTGCCATTACGTACAAGCACAGCCATACGCCTGATCTCTTCGCACTCTGCATCACTCAGATCGTGATGCACGCTGTAAGTTTCACCAACATAATCCCATGCACGAATCGTATCATCATCTTCGATGGCAACGAGACGGTATTGCTCGCTAACTCCACGGCCATAACAGCCCCAGTCAGCACGCTCGCGAGTAGTTGGTAGATTGAAATGTAGCATTTAATTATCTCCTTTGATTACAGCTCGCTCCCATTCGAGCGCAGCTTCTGCGGCAGCATCAAACACTTCCGGCTAGATTTTGAATTCTTCAAAATCTACATATGCTTCAAGCTCCTGAGCACATGCCTCTGCAAGCCCGGTTGCGTTGATCTCTCCACAGCTTTCGTATTCTTTATGACTCATCGACAATTCACGTCGACACCAGCGCAGATACTGGTCCGTATGGACCTGCGCAGCTCCAAATGGAGCAAGCTTATCAAACATACTGTAGAACCTTTTTAAATGTGTTGAATGTCTTAGAGCCAGGTTCCCTGTCATACACGGGAAAGTGTGCAAGCTTCACCTTCTCGCAGAAATCCATTTGCAAGTTCTGTTTGAACAGTCGCGCAACAAAGTGCGGGTCATTTCCAAACACACCACAGCCCCATGCTCCCAAGATGAGAATGTCATACCGTGGACCAATTTCATGTAGCATGAAACGAATACGCTTGTCCAACACCTCTTCTAAAATTGATTGGCCATCTTTATCAGCACGCTCATAGAGTCTGAAGAATTCGTTTGCGTTCGGTGCGGCACATGTAACCACATCTACGTATGTTGGCCTGGTAAAAACTCCATATGCATTATTTTTGATAAAGGCAACGTTGCGACTAATGGCTAGTACGTTTTCGTAAAGTCCAGCATTATATGGATGACCACAAATCAGCCTGCTTTCAGCATTCATCTCGTAAAACGAACTAGCATTGCGAAGAGATGCGTATAGTGTTGAACTATAACACAAGTCTTCCTCTTGCGCCATGGAACCTTCGAGGAAGCCACCACCCGGACGCTTAGCTGATGCAAAGTTCAGCGCAACGATACTTGCCTCTGGGTATTTTTCATGTAAACGAAAGATGGCGTTTTGCGTTGTTTCGTTGTTTACACTCAACTGAGGGGTATGGAGCAACGGCTTGTAATCGAAACCTTTATGAGCAACTACATCTGGAGACTTATTGATTTCTAGTTTTACATGTTGTCCACCATGTGTATGATAATGGCCACGTTCACAGATGCCCAAGATATTCTCTGCGATCTTGCAGCGCTTCAAATTTTGCCTGAGCTTAACCATAACTTCTTTTTTGTCACTCTCCGATATACTTTCACATTTGTGACACCACTCATACTCCCACCAGTGTGGAATGCTCATCCATTCACGATTATATGCTTTACCAGGATTGTTAGATAGAGAGTCAATACAAAAAGATTGTTTCAGATTGCTTTGAAGCTCAACCGGACCGCCGCACTTATCACAGCGGTTGCGTTCTCGAAGAAACTCTTGATAGTACTCGAGATTTACCGTGCGACCGTCACTAACTACTAGTCTGCCAGATGCAACTTGAAAAGCACACTGACTAAATTTCGTTCCAGCTTTGATCTGTGTAACGTCATTTATAAACGTTACGTCATGATAAATGATACAGTTATCATCTAAACTGGAAGATTCGTACTCGAATATATTGAAAAATCTTTCAGGCATTATAGTTTCGATGATTTAACAGATTGTCAAGTTCACACAAGTTTGATACCCACCATTTGAGCGGCACAGGATCCTTTTGGCCATCAGCCTTGAACTCGTGCAACTTCATCAGGTTTTGATGATTAACCTTGACAGCATCCAGCTCCGACATGGCAATCACCGTAGACAACTCAACACCGTATTCGTTTGTGGTACTCAGCACAAAAGCTGCTTGGGTCAAGAACCGTTCATCATCGTACTTTTTGTACATACGAATGAGAGCAGCTGCATCTTTGTAGGAGTCTTCTTTGAGCCTATTCATTTCTTTTCCTATCGTTTAGTTTGGCCGGAATGCTACCAGACCAGTTATTCCAGTGGTTTATTTATTGTGGATTCCCTCGTATTCTTGGACATGTTGTAAATTATCAATCATTAGATCATTGTGGATTCCCTCGTATTCTTGGACATGTTGTAAATTATCAATCATTAGAAACGTTCTTAGAAAGCGTAACGATATCTACGAATTCTTTTACTCGTTTTCGCAACGCAGACTCTGCATCTTCGATGGCATCTACAACGGTCTCTGCCATACCCCAGTCGATTTCATGACCACCTTCGAAACGCAATTCCCACCTAACAGGCGTAAAACTCTTCTTTACGTTTTCTACGTCATAAGCTTGACGAATTTCTAACGTGAAGAATGAGTAGCGCACCGTCAAAAATGAATTGGTACCACAGCATCGCTCAGTTAATGACTTGCCAAAGAATGTCGGACCTTCATTTAGATGCATCTGTTTTTGCTTAAAGAGGAGTAGGTCGCCACTTTGCTCCATATCCTTGAGAAATTTATGCATTGTTTACTCTTTCATCCATACGTTCTTGTTCAGCTCTTGACTTTTAGGAGCACAGCATCCTTGTAAAATTATGAGCGCGGGCTGCCACCATAATTACCTTTTATGATAACTACCCATGTTAAAAACACTATCAGGTAATGTAATCAAATGAAAACCTGCAAGCTACTCAGACTCGCTACGCTCGTCTTCGTAGCTACAGATCGATCAATATATGATCAGAGTTGTTATAGTAGTTACGAGGCGAGCGAATAGCGAGCCGAGTGGTAGAAAAGGAATATATCACGCCGGCCCGCTGGCTGGTAACGACTTTTGTCTCCGTTGTGTAACAGTTGTGTCTACGTTTTGTTGTGACGCACTGCGGCAACCGTGACACAACGGAGACATTCGACCAGCGGGTCGGTCGTGATAAGGGAAACTATCCTTTCCAGGGCGTTCGGTTTCGGCAAAGATAGTTTTTCTTATTCCAGATTGTGTGTTTGGGATATAGCCAGTATGTGGATTCGTATCCGCAAAACAACGTGAATGCTATATCATCTTCTAAGCAATCGATTAACACGAACATGATGCGCAAGCTATTCGTTCTCTCGAATGCCTGCAATACTCGGCCACGTTTCTCATCGTAGCTGAGCCCTTGGATGTTCTTGTTTATCCAGCGACACAAGGGTCCCATGTTTGCCCCGCACTCTTTGAGGACCGGCTCCCGTTTTGGTAGCGGCTTTTCCGAGAACAAGTCGGGGTCCAGTGCGCATTGGCGCAAGAACACGTTGGCCTGCTGTCTGTTACGTCTGTTGGACTGACGACGCCTAGCTTTGTTTCCTTTGTTACGGCCTCGTTCGTTGACCGTACGGCTGAGTTTCTTCGTGGACAAGGCCACGCTCCTTTGTTGAGGTTAATACATAACCTCCTCCTTTCTTTCTATTGTTATCATCGATATGGACTTGATTCTAGGAAATCGCCGATAAGTTTCAAATCTTCACCGGTGAGAAAAATTTCACCAGTGCTAACGTTGCACAAGTTAATCAAGCGTTCCAGCTCTTCCACGTCATCGTAATAAGAGTAGGAAACGGGCAGCATGGTTTCTTTTGCACGTCCAAGCAATACATATCGTTCATACAAAATGTAGTCACTTACACACGAATCAAAGATCCAACTGTCAATTGGGTCTCAACATCTCACGAAGAGATAGTTTGTCAGGTTCTCGCTTGAATCGTGCGGGAATCCAAGGACGCCACCACTTCGGCTTTGAACGCTTTCGAGAACTTTACCGTAAAAAGCGTAGCAATGATGCCTCCGCTTTGGTTACCCTGTTTTTACCTTCTTTTAGAATTTGCTCATGCTTTTGCTCCAAAACATCGCGAGCTTTGAGACAAGCTTTCTCTACGGTTTGTGCTGGACAACAGATGTGACTGCTCATGCTGCTTTCCAAGTTGTGCCCGCCATCGTCCATTTCCTCATTCCAAAATTGTATCGGGCCATTTATCGGGCCATATGGCCCGATAACGTTAGCGCCATGGATGAATTAGATTTTTTCTAACCCACTCACTTCCTTTTACTCTTACAAGAGCTTCGAGCTGTTTATCCTGCTGGTATCTAATGCTTTTTGCTTTTTTAGCAGCTTCCTCCATTAGAGCGTCTTGTACGTAGTTATAAAGCTCGCCTGGCGCATAAATCCCTTCGATTTCTTCTGCTAAATGGTTTACTGTCTTGTCAAACTCTTCATCTTCCAGTTCGTGCCAAGCGATATCATCGTCATCAAAACACTCGGAGCATGAAACCTTTAAAGTGTCAATATTTCCAGATTGTTTCCACTCGTGGTCACAATTGCCACATATGCAAATGTAATCTCTTATTTTATCTTCAGTTCGGTAGCTCGTAATTCTTACGACGACGAAGCATGTACACGTTTACGGGAGGCATGCCAATTGAATCCATGGCAGGTCTGTGACTTTTAGGAGCACAGCATTCTTTGTTACCAGGTCTCGATTGAACCAGCTTTTGAGTGTACTCGCGAATGTGGTCATACACGGACCCGATGGCATGTGCGCAAAAGACCGAAACCATTCTAAACTTATGATTCATTGCTTACTCTTTTTTCGGGTTAAATAACTCCCAATCCTCATCGTCGATAATCGCGCCGACCCGGCCGTTCCAGGGCTCGAAGTCGCCGGTCACCTCCACGGCATCCCAAGCCACCCGGTAATAGGTGACCTCGCCGTCGCTACGGTCGGTCGAGCGGCAGTAGAGCCAATCCCCGTCTGCGGCGTACTCTTCGTGGATGATCTGACCCGCATCAACGGGTCGAGTGTACCATTTTAGATCGTTAGTCATCTTGGTGTCAATCAATTACTCTGTGTCAGCGGTCGTCCCAGCGAACCCAGTACGTACTGTATGCGCCCTCGACCTCCATCGCGTCCGGATGATCATGCTCGCACGGGAGGCACGTCTGATACTCGATCACATAGTCGTCTGCCTCCAGCTCGTCCCATAGTGAGCGACCGATGAGCCCAGCCACCACAGCGCGACCGTCGTTGAGCCAGCCAAGCACGCCGTAGCGGTCATCGTGGTTATTGGGAGCGGTTTCGCTGAGGGTCAATGCTGCGTGGTGAACAATTGGAACGTCGTAGCTGGTCATTTTCTCAGTCATCTATTTATCCTTTTCGCTGCCTGCGTATAGCACAGTATTCTTTCAAGCACTCATGAGCTGCTTGTTTTGTAGTCTCATGCAGACTATACCTTATGGCAACGGCAACATGACTAATCACACTGCCGCCTTGTATTCCTTGCACAAAACTTGCGAGCCATCTCCCAAGCTCTTTGTCATGTGAAGAGGCTTCCGGGTTTGATAGGAGTGCCGCGGCTCGTCTTTCCCATTCATTACAAAGCTCAGAAAGGTTCTTGGCCACTTATACAAACCTTTCGTAGTATTCAATCGTTTGTGCAGCCATCTCTCGAACACGAGGATGATCCATACACATATCGACCATATACTGAGCGTTCATCTTGTAATTCGGACTTGTCAAGTTCATCTTGATATTGAACAAGACCTTGTTATAAACACTATGTTTGAAGCTACGTTTGACATTGAATCCAAAGTGCTTCAGGACGAGAACCGTAGCGGAACTTACACGAACTTCTGCTCTATCCCCCGGATAGTTTGCTGTGTAGGTGCAAGGAAGATTCTGAAAAAGCTCTCTAGCACCACTGATTTCGTAGTGACTTTTCCTTGGTGGGTCAGGATAAGCTTTCTTAACCGTACCAATTACAAAATCTGGGCTTTTCAAACCCTTTCGCTCAAAAATCTTTGGCCCGAGCACGTCTACGATATGAAGCAGTTCATGAGTCAAACCTTCCATGCGGACTTGCATGTGAGATTCATGAGTTTCTTTGTCAGGCGTGCGCCATCCTTCCTTTCGCAACGCATCGTAAAGGTTGATGCGTTGCTCGTACGTAAGCTTTTTCATTCCAACTCGATTCCAGCCTCGAGAAAGTTAACCAGCCGCATTGTGCCGTCGGCCAGTACCTCATACGTGATGCCGTTGTCGCTCACAATCGTACGCACGACGTAGTTGGCCGGATCAAAACTCTCCCAATCCTCATCGTCGATAATCGCACCGACCCGGCCGTTCCATGGTTCAAACTCACCGGTTACCTCTACGGCATCCCAAGCCACCCGGTAATAGGTGACCTCGCCGTCGCTGCGGTCAGTTGAGCGGCAGTAAAGCCAATCCCCGTCTGCGGCGTATTCTTCGTGAATTATCTGACCCGCATCAACGGGTCGGGTGTGCCAGGTTAGATCGTCGTTCATCTTTCATCTCCGTCTCGAGTGTCAGCTGTAATAATACTCGCGAAACTGCTTTTTCGTTTGCGCACCAAACAGCTCAATCATTGCAAAAGAACCTTCAATTTCTCAACTGTTGATCCCGAGATCCTCAGCAGTCAGCACATGTGATACCTGGCGCACGTCCCCGGGCACGAAAACGAGTGCGTAGATAGTCTGGCCCGGCGCGTAGTCGGACACGCCGCCGAGGTCTTGCGCGAGATACTCCAGCTCGAGGGCCGCCATGTGTTCCGCATCCTCCGGGGCGCAGCGTACTGAATAGCTCTCGGGCCACTCGCCGCCGCCGTTATCGTTCGGGTCACAGTCATAGACCTTGACTTCGAATTCCTTGACGGCGCTCATGACTGCACCTCGGCTGAGCACGTCACGTATTCCGCCTCTTCTTCCGTCAAATCATCCCAATCGGCGAGCCGTACACGGCCATGCATGTAGTTGCCACCGCCGCTGCCGCTCGGGCTACAATGGATCCCGCCAGTCTCGACCACCTCGTACAGCTCGCCGTCGTTGCCGGCGACGTGGTCTCCCACGTCTACCAGGCCGTTGCCGTGCTCGTGGATGGTCGCGGCAATCGTGTCATCATCGTCGTCGTCGTCGCCCACGGTCAATTCGTCCGGGTCCGGCTCGTACTCATCAAGTCCCGACTCGCACCAGCCCGCACCGACTGCCCACTCGAGCGCGGCTGCCTCACCGCAGTCACGACCCGTGCACTGGATCGCGGTGCCCTGGAGCGCCTCATATGCCTCGAGGCACGTGTCCCCGATGCCCACACGGACATTCTGCTCCGGCATGCCCGTCAGCACAGCAACGATGCAGCCATGCTCTCCCTCACGATACCAGCTCACATATTCGATATCACTCATCTCCCTATCCTCCAGGTTATCAAGATCACAATTAGGCTCGCATTTTTTACGCATTTGATTCCTTTCGCATCTTCATGATTGTTTGAGCAATGGCGTCTGAATACGTCACGTCACCAGTTGCCCGCACCATGAGCGTAGCTTCCCACCAGTAAAGATGGTAAGGCTTTTTGTATAGTCTACATGCTTCTCGCAATAACTCTAAACAGTCACGCACATCCGTTGGCATCGGCTCGGTCAAAGTCGAGTGACAATCGAGACAATCACGTAGGACGATATACCCTTCACCCAATGTGTCAAACACGGAATTGAAGGGACGGTTCTTATTCGTGTGTTTACAGTTGTAATCGTCTTCTGCTGCTTTCACTTACTCTTCCTTGAATTTGTACGTGTTTCTGTTATCTTCCTCGAATTCACTGGGCTTATCCTTGAATGGATCCCAAAGCCCAAAGTGGGAAAGCTTCATATGATGTCTAGGTGTAGTAAGTGCACTAGCTACGATTTGCCCATCATCTTTTGAAACGCAAATTTCCTGGATTTTTTCCTCGGGAATATCGAAGAGGGCTCGCAAGCCCCCGCTGTATTTCGGATATGCCATTGCATCTTCAAACTTTTCCGACCAATCTTTTCCGGTCCAGAAAAACCTTCGAATCGTTCCCCCATTACCGGGCAGATTGACGAAAATGATATGATCGTAATCGTCAGCTTCTTTTTTCATATTACAACCTGATTAGCATCATCTCTTGTTCTCAAACCTCTTCTAGTTTATAGCGTTTTCCGTCAATCTCTACAACTTTACCAGCGCAATAGTGACGATTGTTGAACTCTTTTTCTGTCAATTCGACACCGTTTAGATACCACTCTTTATGTCCATTTGCAAATTCAATAGCAGGGCCATCTTCACGATGACGCTTATCGTTTACATACCAACATTTAGTTCCATTTGCACGTTCAATAGCAGGACCATATGGATTATGATACTCATCCGTATCCCACTTGTAATACCTCTTGTCACCACAATCATTAATCTCTACTCGAAGCTTTTCCATATTTCAAACCTCTTCTAGTTTGTAACGTTTTCCGTCAATCTCTACAACTTTGCCAGCATAAGAGTGACGATTGTGAAACTCTTTTTCTGTCAATTCGACACCGTTTACCCACCATTCTTTATCTCCATCTGCATATTCAATTGCTGGACCATCTTCACGATGAAGTTTATTGTTTATATACCAAAATTTAGATCCATCTACATGTTCAATTGCTGGACCATTTTCTCGGTGACGTTTACCATTTATCCACCACTCTTTATCTCCATCTTCCCATTCAACAGCTGGACCAGCTTCACGATGACGTTTACCGTTTAGATACCAAACTTTATCTCCATCTGCATATTCAACAGCTGGACCATATGGATTATGCAGTTCATCCGTATCCCACTTGTAGTATCTATTGTTACCATGATGGTCAATCTCTACTCGAAGTTTTTCCATTTTTCAAACCTCTTCTAGTTTGTAACGTTTTCCATCAATCTCTACAATCTTGCTGGTACAAGAGTGACGATTGTGAAACTCTTTTTCTGTCAATTCGACACCGTTTACCCACCATTCTTTATCTCCATCTGCATATTCAATTGCTGGACCATCTTCTCGGTGACGTTTACCGTTTATCCACCAAGATTTATCTCCATCTGCATCTTCAACAGCTGGACCATCTTCACGATGACGTTTACCGTTTAGATACCAAACTTTATCTCCATCTGCATATTCAACAGCTGGACCATACGGATTATGCAGTTCATCCGTATCCCACTTGTAGTATCTCTTGGTACCACAATCTTTAATCTCTACTCGAAGCTTTTCCATTTTTCAAACCTCTTCTAGCTTGTAACGTTTTCCGTCAATCTCTACAACTTTACCAGCGCAAGAGTGACGATTGTTGAACTCTTTTTCTGTCAATTCGACACCGTTTAGATACCACTCTTTATGTCCATCTGCCCATTCAATTGCTGGACCATCTTCACGATGACGTTTACTGTTTACATACCAAAATTTAGATCCATTTGCGTATTCAACAGCTGGGCCATCTTCTCGGTGACGTTTACCGTTTATCCACCACTCTTTAGCTCCATCTACATGTTCAATTGCTGGACCATCCTCACGATGAACTTTACCGTTTATCCACCACTCTTTATGTCCATCTGTCCATTCAATTGCTGGACCATCTTCACGATGAAGTTTACCGTTTAGATACCAAGATTTAGATCCATATGCAAATTCAATTGCTGGACCATATGGATTATGCAGTTCATACGTATTCCACTTGTAATACCTTTTGTCACCACAATCATTAATCTCTACTCGAAGTTTTTCCATTTTTCAAACCTCTTCTAGTTTGTAACGTTTTCCGTCAATCTCTACAATCTTGCTGGTACAAGATGAGTAACGATTGTTAAACTCTTCTTCTGTCAGTTTGGTACCATTTATCCACCAAGATTTATATCCATCTGCATGTTCAATAGCTGGACCATCTTCACGATGACGAATCAATATCTTGACCAAGTGATTCAGGATTACCTGACCTTGAATCAGATTATCATGAACTACTCGAAAAGTATCGTGCTCGAAGCTGTAGTTGTTATGATGTAGGTAATCGTACAATGACGTTTCAATCTCAACATGATTGATAGCTTCATCCATCAACTTGCCAAGATCATACTGATGATCAGCGTTGTAATCACCGCGTAGTTCCATGAGCTTTTCAGCTGCTTCGCTCGCATTGTAAGCATCATACTCGGTACCACCCAACGATGCATACGTCATGAGCTTATCGGCTCGTGCATGTGCTACACACATGAGCCGTTCGAAGCAGCTGCCACCCTCACAGCATAGCCGAATCAACGGCCAGTTGCCATGAATCAGGATGGTATTTCCAACGCCAGCAATTACCTCGATGGGTTCGCTCGGACCCTCACGAGCCAGCACCCAGCTTGCCTGCTTGTCATCATTCCACACATGCTCACGTATAAGCACATGGTTGGACAACATCTCTTGCATCGATTCAACGATACGCTTGTTTCTATCGCTCATAGCCTCCCTCCAGCCGTTCTAAACAGAACGTAAAAGTTACGAGTCTTTGCAAGTTTCATTGCTTTCTCTTCGGCCCACTCGTCCGTGGGCAACGGCTCATTCAACCGCAAAGCTTCAAGCTTTGCTCGTCCTTCACTGCCGTCAGGCAATGTAAAGCTCACAGTTGTATTCCAACCATTTGGCTTATTGTAACCATTCCGATAGAATGTGCCATAGCTCTTGGAATCACGAACCTTCACAACAGTGCCAGGTTGGATGTATACCCAAACTTTCTTACCATTTTTGTCCGTAACACCAACACTCTTGGCATATTGCCCAGTGCCATTGCAGTTAAAACAATTGCGCACGTCCTTTTGCGAGAAAGGGTTGACCCACTTGCCAGTACCTCCACATTTTTTACATTCACTGTGGACGTACTCGCGCTTCTGAAAACGTATACGTCTGGTTGTACGCAGCTCCAAACCCTTGGGTAGTTTCGTCGGATCTGGAAAAAGAATTCGGCTTTCTTCTTGAGTCTTCACAACTGGCACGAGCTTGCGAGCGTAAGCAATCTCAGCCTTCTTCAAAACTTCTTCGGTTGGCTCCTGCATCTTGGGGCCGATGTTTAGCGCATTGGCTGCGCGAGTCGTGCCAGTCTCGACGCGGTACACGTCGTCTTTCTCATCGTCGTAGACAACGGCGTACCAGTCGGAATCGTCACGACCATTGTGCTCCCACTCATCGAGTTTGTATAGTGTCATGTTCTATTCTTGGTGAAGCGGCCAAACTGCGCTGATTGACCGTAACCCTTTGCAGCCATGAGAGAAAGAGTGAGTAGCGAGGAGTTTGCCGCTTTCAAAAAACTATGAAGTTCTTGTTCGTTGCGCAGATTACTCTTTCTCCAATCATCGATGTCATCCATGCTACTTTTAACACGGTTAATCATGTCTTTCAACACCAACTCTAAAAACGCATCATTTTTGATATTCCTCAACTGCTTGTTGGTCATCTCGATTTGTTCGAGCGGGCCGCCATCGAGGAGCACAATCTCCTTTACCTTTTTGCCTTGGTACGATGCAACATGCTCGATCCAGGAATAAGCAAGTTTTCCGTCATCGTTGAGAAACGGAACCGTGATGAACATCGGTTCGTGATCTTCAAAGAAGACTTGATACTGATACGCAGGTCGCGTCTTTTTCGTCTGCTCGAACCAAAAATCCGAAGCTGCTTCTAGTACGACCCTGCAATCTTCAGCAATGTCATAGTACTGTTCAGTATTGCTATCGTGAGCATCCTTCCAATTTTCCAGCTCACCTGCAAACTCATGCAGGGCGCATTCCACACGTTTTGCGTTAACGGCTTCGAGCGCAGCCTTGAGTTCTTCTGTGCCATCGCACAGATTTTTGTACTCATCTACAAGCTCGTAAAGTCGGGATTCCCAAAGACGAAAGGCATATGGTTTGGTGGACTTAATCTTGGTTTTCACTTGAACGTTTTCCATAGCTTTTCCTTTTCTTTTAGCTCTTGATATTGGCTGAATAGTTCCAAGTGAAAGATCAACGCTGGTACCGATGCAATTGTTCCTCCTGCTGCAAAAAAGGCCGCGATTAAGAATGCGAAATCGTTAAGTGCAAAGTAAGCAGCGTCACTTGGTGTCATTACGAACGGAATGAAACACGCCATCGAAAGTAATTGAAAAGCTAGCGCGACGACAGTTACAAAAGAGTAGTCAGTTATACCTAGACGTAACCTGATTGTTATCATCTCAACCTCTCCGGAGCGCAAAGCAAGACACCATCTGAAGCAAAAGCAATTTTTATCACAGATGGTTTATTCATGACTTCACACTCCACATCTTTCCAAAATGTATTCTTGCCGTTCGCTCAAACCGTTCCAGTCATAGTCGCACATGTCATTGTTGAACACAACGACCTTCTTATCCCGACCGAAACGCCTAGCGAATTGTACAGCGCCGACGAGCACGTTGGCCCATGTCTGATAGTCGAAGACTCCCCAAACTCCAGCTCGGTCTCCGATGTGAACCGAATACTTTTTCATCACAAAAGCTTTGCCAATGCGACAGCGTGTCCATCAGCAGAACGGATTGCACCGTACGGATCCTTACCGTATCCACAAACGAACAATTTCGATGAACCGCTCGAAGCTTCGAACCTGGCTCGCCAGCTTTGGTGAACGTCGGGATCGCCAACTTGAAGGACGGAAAGCCGACGGTCCGGATCGATGTATTCTGGACTGCCACCCTGTAAACAGCTGAGCTTGAGCGTTGCACCCCTCCACATGATTTCACGCGGAAGACTTTGTATGTATGCTCTGTGTTCTTGTTCAGTCATCCCAACATCTCAACCACTTGCACATCATAGTGCACACCGTGGTCTCCAACTTCCATATGCGGGTCGAACGGATTGGGCTTCGTTGCCAAAGCTTCGATGTCTTCATGCTTAGCCATAACATTGAAGTTTCCAAAGACATTGTGGTCTTTGCACCAATCGTTGAGTCTGTCGACAAACTCTTCAGCTCGCTCCTCGGACTTGGCGGCTCGCACTACCCACTGCTTGGTGTCGACGCCTACAGTGTTTCCTCGTACTAGGTAAACAAATCTCATCTGGTAATCCTGTGTAACTGATCGATATCAATTACTTTCAACTTTCCTGTGTCATCAGCCATGTAATTTTTCCATAGGTCATGACAGTGAAAGTGCGATGAACGCAAAGCCCTAAAAAACGTTCTAACTGATTTTTGCTTTTCAGCTGATAACTCAGTGATTAACTCGTTAGCTCGCTGATTGATGTGCTGACTCCACTTGCCATAGGTGCGTTCCCACAACATATCAACAACCGTATCAACAACATTCTGCACATATTCGTCAAGTGGATTCAGTTTTTCCATAATCGTATAGATTATGGTATGCTCATCTCCCAGCTTTCCAAAGATTCCACAGTCGTATACACGCACGATATGTGGAGAAGGCTTTGTCTTAAGACCTCTTGCTTTTTCTAGAAAAAACTTGCCACGCAAGCAGCTTCCCAGCCGTGTCGTTACGGATACAACCTTGCGTTCATCGCCACATAGTTCATAGACTACGTGGTCTGAACCGCTTCCCAACTTTTTGCCGAGTTTGTTGGCAAACTCAGGGCTAAGGGTTTTTACGCATTCTCGTAAGTCGTTCGGATAAGACTCGTTCCAGTCAAGCACGTCAACACCACATGGCTCTGCGACCCTTGCATAACCCGCAGACGTAACCAGCTCGAGCAGGCTGGTACTCATTCATGGTTCCGCACTCGACGCACGTTGCACCGCACGAGACATTGTTCTCATCTTCATCGGCTTCGTAATCGACAGGGTATAGTTCATTTATATCTACCCAATATAAAAAACGCTTGACGGAAGCGTTTATTAGTGCATCTGGTGACTTGATTTCTTCTACAATGGCATTTAGCTTAAATACTTTACGTCTAAATTGAACCTCCATACCAACGCTCAAATCGTAAGCTCTACAGGTATCAAGGGTTTCATCTGTGTATTTCATTTCAGAACGTCTCTCACACGAATGGCGCTTTGCAGTCGGTCAGGATGTACACCATTTTTCATCAACCCTCTTTCAACAGTTCATCAACACGACCCGGCAGCCATTCATCGAACTTGTCCTGGTCGAGATAGTCATTCGTCTCACCAGGGCCACTTGCGTGACGTTTGAGACCATGCTTTTTGCAAAACTCATTCCAGCGCTCATTCATCCAAAGAATGAAGCCGGCGTTTCTGCCTCCTGGCCAATGTGCTTGGTCCAGAGCACGCATCTGAACGGGAGTCACATCATGAGCACGAGCATACTCGACATAGCGAGGATTCCAACTTTTCATTGCTTTGCCTGAATGTCTAGACAGATGTGAACCATTTGTTCGACCGGAAGACTCTCGAACTTTCGCTTGACTTCGGGAGACTCAATCCGATCGTACATGCTCATCACGAGCGATGCACTAAACATATCCAGCAGCATGCCACCTACGAGCATAGCTTGCTTTTGCTCGACTACCTGCTTCACCTGCTCGATGATCGGTAGCTTTTCGTCAGCTCTTATTTCCATGATTGTCACCGATGGATGGGGCGGGGCATTGCCCCGCCCCATCGTGCTACACACCAGCGTTCTTGACGCGCCGCTCGCTCACGCCGAACTTCTCGGCAAACTCTGCGGCAGTCAGGCCCAGTCGCGTTGCCTCACTGCACACGACATCGCGGTCAGCCTTCTGCCACGAACGCTTGGCCAAAACCTCTGCCAAAGCATCGGACACCTTGACAGCCTCGGCAGGCTCAGCAGGCTCGACCATCTTCGCAGGCTCAGCCTTGGCAAATTCCTCCGACGAATGAAGCGCGACGAGACCCGCAACCATCGCAAGCACCTTGCCAACGTTGCGACGCTTCATCCGGAATGCTCGACGAGTACGCCGCGCATTTGCTCGACCACCACCCTTGACACGAAAGTTGTTATTCGTCATTTTCCACACCTTCATCCTCTTCATCATCAGAATCTCGTGCATTTTTCAAGAGATCCAGTAGAGAGATGTCGAAGTCATTCTCTTCCATTACACTGAGAATGTATTGGACAGCATAACTCCCCTTTAGATTGTCAAGAGCATCGATCAAACCCTCAACATCTAGAGTCCTGATACAGTTCTCTAGTTCATCTCTGACATCATCTTTTAGATCACTACTCATAGCTCTACCTCTTTCTTCATTTGTTATTCTCCAGTTTGGAGCAAGTTGTTGAAATTGTTGATGTTTTCAGCCGGTCCAATGACTCAAATGTTCCCTGAGCATCGGGTTTTTCTCAGCGTGTTCGTTGACATAACGAACAAAGCTTTCGAGCCGTTCAATCTGCTGATTCTTTTCAGCGATACGATCCTGGTCAATCTTATACTGACCATAAAGCTTCGTTAGGTTGTCGTTCAACTGTTCGATAATCTTGGTCGTTTCTGACCAGTTATCCTTTGTGGTTGGCAACGTTCGCCACTGTTTATCTAACACGGTATTTCAGTTCAGCGATTCATTGACGGTCCGAAACGTTTCCTTGGGCTCACGATAACGGAAGCCAGTCTTGGTTGCGTTCTCGTCCGCATCCTGCTGTGAACGAAACGGTCCCATCTCGTACTTGCTGTCCATCGTCAACCAGAACCAACCACTGTCACGTTCCTCGATGGTTACATTTACGCTGTAATCCACCTCGTCTTCGGGAACGAACAGGTAGTCCAAGTCAACTTCGCGAACGAAGATGACAGGCTCCGTCTTGGTGCCCGTATCTACACGGACCCAGTATCCCTTGTTCTTGGCGGACCTACGTTCGACCACACCAGAGTGACCGAACCACCTTCCGTAATCCTGACTTGCACAAGACTCCGGAGCAATGTGAACCTTCTTACCTACCAAGTTTTTCATCTTTGTTCCTACTTGATGAAGCTGCCAACAATATCTCCAGCTTCAACTAGACTCAAGTCTACGCCCAAGACTCGAGAATGAAGCCATTGAAAATCTGCAATCTTCTTAGCAAAAAAGGAATTCGGACAGTGGTTTTCGTTTTTAAGCGTCATTTCAATCAAATTGAGCATTGTCCGATACAATTCAGTTCGATTGAAGTTGCCGCCGCTGAAGTCGAACCACTTGTTGAGATCCTTAATGTCAGAAACATAGCGAATGCTATTGATGCTGTCACTTACCCTCTTTCGCGCTTCACGCAACTGAACATCGACACTATTCAGCTCTTCCAGCGAAAGAGATGAAAGATCCATCTGAACATTTAGCTTTCCAAACTTGATATTCATTCCTTTTCCTCCAGACATTCCAACCCTTCGAGACGCCGCCTAGCGAAATCAACCTTGCACTGAGACTCCAAGTCCAAGTCTCGGTTGGGCATTCGCTCTGCAACTTCCTCGAAGCCGTTCGCTCGCAAATGTTCGCGAAGTCGCAAACGAAACCGCTTTGACACCTCATACTCCGTCAGTGATTGACGGTATGCGGACGGGTCATTCAACAGACCACCATCGAAGGGATCAAACTGAGTACGGATGGCATCATCAAAATCCACGACAACATCGCTCAGCTGCTTTTCCACTTTCTCCGCAAGCTCAGCAACCTTGTTTGCCTCCATTTGAAGCCGATGATTGACCGCAGCAGAGAGATTATTTTTGTTTTGTTGCATGATGTTGCGCAGACGAATTGCGGTCAATCGCAATTCGTCACGCAACACGTTCTCTTCGCTCATTTCTTGCCCACGCCTTTCACGCACATGTATGCGGTTGCAATGGCGAGCATGAATGCCCATGTGATGCTGAAGTTGAGAACGGTTAGTCCGGTACCACGTGACAACGTATCACAGCCGGAGAACAGAACACCGCTCACGATGAAAACACAGAAGAACACAAAAACTTTGGTGAACATTTTTACTCGTACCTTCCAGTTGTCTGATTGAATCTCATTTACAGCCTGCGTGTGTTGAAAGGAGAGTGATCTTTCAGCAGCCCGACTACACATGCTGTCGCACCTTCAACGCTATCGAAATGGCTAGCACTTTTGGATACTCCGTCGAGCACCGTGATTCGACCAGGCTCCAATTCAACGTCAACCAAAGCTTGCCCCAAGCGAAACCTCAAAAGCCAAGGCTCGTACATGGGAGGCTCGGTTACTTCACTTGCAACGCATGACACTTCCGCGAGAACGTGTTGTCTGATGTACGCAGCCTTTTCTTTTTGTTTACATGACGGACATACTTGTTCTTCGTTCATCGTCGCGCCCATTGGTGATTGCAATCCGGACATTGCCAGGTATGAATTCTATCACGATTGCTCAACCCAATCACCCGTTTGAAAGGTGGGCCGGCTTTGTAATCTCGTAAGTCTGCCTTGCACGATGGACACTCGAGCGGACCACCTGCTGTCGTCCACTCGTGCCAACGTGCTCCCCAACCGCTGACCATCTTGCCGAATTCTTCACGAGTAGTAGCAGTCGGTGTGGGTTTATACACACCGCGCGCTACCAACTCGTCGATGATTGCCTCAAAACGTTCGGCATTTTCCTTGCCGAATCGCAAGTCTTCCAACTCGCCAAGAAGCGTGTTCGTGTCTTTGTTCATGTTATCAGCCCTTCTTCGCATACTTTGCAAGAAAAGCATAGTGTGGTCGCTTCTTCGACAGCTTGATGATTTCTTCATCGGTCATCGGATTGGGACCATCTTGAATATCTCGGAAAGCTTTGTAGATTTCAGCTGTACGCACGTCAGCTTTCTGTTGCATGTGCTTCTGCTCCAGGGCACTCTTAGCTTTGCTCATCAGAGTCCTTCCATCGTACAGAAACGTAGTGGTAGTGCTCGCACTCTTCGGTATCTTTGCACTCGCAATCTCTTTCATCCTCTTCCGACAATTCGTCCAGAATCTTTTCGGTCCAGTCGACACCGCTCATCGCCATCTGCTCCAAAGCATTTTCGAGAGCTTCCTTTGGAGAGAAACCAACCCCTGTTGCACAGTGGTCGTAGTCCGAGTACGTTACACCACAGCCACGAAAGTATTGGGAATGATCCCAGCCATGATCGATAACCTCATATTCGTTCATTGATCTTTTCCTTTGAAAGAGATGGTACATTCAACACCCAATGCATGAGCAATGCGTCCGAGCTTGCGAACGGAAAGCTTGCAATCATCGCTAAAGACAGCTTTGATCTTGGAAAGGCTATACCCTGTGAGAGCTGCTAGTTGTTCTTGACTGATGCCTTTCTCAACCATCAACTCGTTAATGGCACACTGAACATCAACGCGGAGGTTTTCACATGCAAAGATGGCCCTTTCTTTCTCGTTTCGAGGACCAAATGCTGGGTAAACCTTAACCTTTTTGAAAAAGGAAATATCTACCTCGCTCAGAAACTCGCGAAACTCATCCGCAGCCTCAAACGCAAAGTAAATGGGCTCCTCGCCATCATCTTTGAATGTGATCAGAACGGAATTGTCACAACCACCATTGGCAACATTCTCGGTTCGAATCGTGTCAACCTTATCCAAGTCGACACGCACAACGTTCTCTTTGTCCTGTCTCGGACTCCACTCACCATGAGAATAGATGAGCGGATAGGCGAGCAAAAAGCTACTGTTCCGAAACTCGAATTTAAAACTGCCCATTTTATTCCTGCTTTCACCCCGTCATCAAAATGGAGGCATCTTCCATTGCTAGTTCGAATGAATATTCATCCCAGCGTTCTTCGCCTCGGTCGTACACCATCCACTTTTTGTCAGCGGTGTACTTCCACACAGTACTAAAAAAGCGATCGTAGTTATCGCTTATTTCAAATGAACCATCTTCGCATTTTTGGACGTAGATGATATCATCAATTTCAATCGCTTTTTGCGCGTTCTCATTACACGTAGTAATGAATTGTTTTACTTCATCCGGAAGCTGATTCATTTTCCCTCAAATCCTCCGGAATCTTTTGACCACCGAGGGTTCTTTCCGCTTTTTGGTACAAACCTAGAAGCAACTTCTGTTCGTCCGTTGCTTCCGGGTTATCCCTGATCTTGCGCAGAGAATTCCAAAGTGATCCAATACCACCGGCAAACTCTCGCGCCGTTTGGCCGATGGCATTCACCACCTTCGTGTCAAGCAATTCATTGCGCGTTTCTTCGTCGAAAAGAGTTTCGGCAAAGCGTCGTGCTTCTGCTCGAACCTTGCGAAAGTAGGGGTTATCTTCGTTGAAACCATCCCAAAGGTTTTTCTCGGTAACGGGACGACCACTAAACTGTTCAAGTGGAGAATGGTTTCCGTACTCCATCATTGCCTGAGCAACGATTAGACGGTCCCTTTCCTCCAACATGTTCAGCTCATCCTCATAGCCGATGCATCTCAAAGCATCGCCAATGTTTTCAGGCGAAGCATTGAACAGGTCGACCGTGGACACCGTGGCATGAATGCTATCGTCACCGATGATATCTTTGCCGCATGCATCCACCATGTCCATGATTTTGATGAAAATGTATGTGAGTCCTTCACGGCAGACGTAGGTCCAACTACCACTTCCACCATCCTCTAGCGTGAGCCAGATGTTTTGGTAGTACTCACCACCCGAGATTTCAATCTTCAATCTCTCAGCTTGCTTGCTCGTGCTTTTCATCTCAATCATCTCCGTCATTGAAACCGAACGTATTGTTGACGTTCTTTTTGATGTCGGCTCGGTCTTTGTCGAACGCTTTCGTAAACACACGAATGTGTTCTTCGCCTGCTTCGATTGTTTCTTTACCTGTCAGACTTACGCAAGCTACAACGCTGTAACGCTTCTTACCCAGGTAATCGCGCATTGCCATGCAAGCGACAGTTAACAGGTTATCGTCTTCGAGAACGTACTCCCAGGTACGTAGCACGAATGATTCAACTACCTTGTCTTCCTTCTTCTTCCAACCATCACCTTTGGGAGCGGGCGGATCGGGCAGAAGGAATTTAACAATTGCTCCCATGTTTTCTCCTTTTGAGCATGTACCTACAGTAGTTGTAGTTTGAGCTTGAAGTTGGGACACTTGCTACCAGTATAGTAGCGCACGTAAGAACACTCTTCTAGCGCAAGTGATTCCGCGTTACGCTTTCGTTTCGTGTCTTTCTTTACCAAACAGTGCAGGGTTCCGTTACAATCAAATGAATGCTTGCATTCGATGCAAAGATCCTTATCCTTTGTCGGATTTTCTCTGTACGGACTCATCACTCACACCTTTGTTGCGCACCATAGCTACAACAACGTTCGTCGCTCACCCCGACGCATTCAGATGGTCGCTCAACCATCTGTAGCAATGGAAAGTAAAGCATTCCTTGTAGCAGCTCTGGTGGAACCGAACACTCCGGCTCGGGTGTAGACTTTCCCTTTTTCTTTTTGTTCTTTTTCTTCTTTGTAATCTTTGGGACGACCGGTGAGTAACGTTGCTTGCGTACTGCACGGATGTAGTCACCATCCGTTTGACGTACCTCACCTCCAAGCAATATTCCTCGGGCCCGAAGGTTTCGTAGTTTTTCTACGAAACCTTCGGACATGGATGCAACGACAAAGAATCCGTCAACAATCATGGTCCGTGTGGAACACCACAACACCAAGTGAGATTGACGTTATCCCAAGTGCAACTCGGGTGAGGCAGGTAGTTGCCCTTTGGCCTTGCACAGGTCCACGCATATTTCTGCCCATCTGGGCAGCTTGGTAGCAAACCTGCATCGGAACATCCACCGCCACACACGTTCTTTTTTCCACAAGTCATGTATGCGTTGCCGGATTGAGCATGACACGTTCCGCAATCCAGAAAGCCACCGCAGCCATCTTCGATCACATCGCACGCATACTCACCGCCGTTGTCTGCGGCAAACTCGTCGCACGTCGTTGGGACACACGCTCCACCAGCCGCGCCAGCCATGCCAGCAGCACCAGCAGCACCACCGGAACCGCTGGTCCCAGCAGTTCCTGCGTAACCTCCAAAACCTGCAATACCACCAACACCGGCAGCTCCACCAACACCGGCTCCACCAGCACCGGCTCCACCAGCACCGGCAGAACCAGCGCTACCACCAGCGGCTCCTGCCTCACCCGCGGTTCCCGCTTGCCCACCCGCATCGACAGTATCGACACGAGAAACGTTCTTCGATGAACATGCAACGAGCATGAGCATCATGATGATTGAAAACTTTTTCACTTCTTTGCTCCGTACTTTTTTTCCAGCTCAGCCTCGAGAGCCGAGCCATTGTCACAACCAAACTCATTCATGTTCGGCGGGTTACCTTCTTTGTGAAGACGAATCAACTCGTCCTCGAGTTCTTGTGTCCAACGTGAACGTGAACGCAGATAACGCACGTTGGATGCACATTCTTTGGAAACGCCCAGCTCTTTTGCTAGGTCGCCAATTATTTCATCGAACGGGTCTTCAACTTTACTTTCTGCGGTTCTCATTTATTCACCTTTCTGTTTGAATCACTCATTGATTTCTTCACGTACCTTCATGAGCAAACGTCCGAAAAACCATTTTGTTTATGGCTCTGGCCACCTTTCACCGTAATCGCGCCCTTCATGGGTACGGTTACAATGTGGACAACGCACACCGTAATAGGATAGCTGCGTAACACCGCCACGTCGTACCTCGTGAATGTCGCTCGCTTTGATGCTAAACTCACATCCACATTGGCACGAAATGATACGCTTGAACCTATCCCTTGGAGTTTTGAACGTTTGCATTGTTTAACCTTTCTTTCACTTGTGCCGTTTCTTTTGCCTCCAAGTACCCGACGAAACAATCGAGCACTCCGAGAGTTACCGTGAAGATGAATAGTTCAATCATTGCGTTCGTGCACTTCACCTTCCAGGGTTGCACATTTCTCTTCCAGCCATTGTGGGGCTGTTTCGATTAGTTGGCGGATGACGGAATATCCCTTGCGATCGTTGATTCGTCAAATAGCTTTTCGTCCTCTACGTGTGTGCTCATTCGCTCTCGAACTCCATCTTCGTCCCGCGCGCAATCTGTTGCCGCGTTCTGTTGTTGTTGTAGTTTTGACACGCTCTGCGAGCTTCCTCGTAGGTAAGGTTCTCATCTACGGTGCGCTTGGAAGCCTTTGCAAATTCTTCGAAGTTGCGTGCTGAGCGCAAGAACGTTCGATATTTCATGGTTTGTGTACCCACCAGCTGCCATCCAAAACAATCTTGCCATCTTTGACCAGACTGTTCATGTAATCACACATCTCAACGATACGTTCGCGGTCGTTGCTTTTGAGCATGTACCTGCAACCATATCGACTCTCCACCAGATCGAAAATGCTATCTTCTGGAACAACTGGATGCGGAAGTCCCTTCACCTCAACCTGTAGACGCCATCCGCTCCAGCCGCCGGTGTTCAGGTCACAAACGACAAACGGACCGTCTTCGTAGACGACATTGTCTTGGTAGTATCTTACTATTTGAGCCATCACTTTACCCGATACACGGAGTAGTATCCGCGACTACCACTGAGATTCCAGAGAACACCGTGAATGGCTCCCCCAACTTCGAGCTTTTCCACTTTATGCGACCTTTTCGTGTCTCGCCTCATCGACGATGAACCCGCCATCTATTTTGATTCTGTACTCATCCTTCGGAACGAGAAACTGTGCTCGTTCCCCCGTCGACGCACGCTCCGCATGAACGTGGACCTTATCACCTTTTCCGATGGCAGAGTACACAACCATCTTTTCTTTCGACTCTCTCTCGAACTTTTCCCTGCGAAGAATGTAGCTCTCATCGAGCCCCACCTTCTCACCGAAAGCCTCAGAGTATTGGTGCGGAAAGTAGTTCTTCACGGCTCGACGAGCACGCTCCACAGAACTTTCGTTCCCTGCAAGCTCCGGAAAAACCAGAATCACGATTGGCCATTCACAGTCTTCCTCGTACCAGCCGCCTTTGCGTCGAAGCGGCGCGGGAACGAGAGCGTTGCGCTTGCGGTCGAGCTTGAAACCACCGTGGCTCGGCGTGCTAATCTCCATGATACCGTCAGCTACTTGAAGTGCAGTTTCAACCTTGCCCCACGGACTGTACTTAGGTACTTTCATTTGATGGGCCTCTTTCCAAGCTCACACTTTATCGGTGGATGGAAAAACCTTAACCTTTTTAAAAAAGGAATGGTCCACTTTGCTCAAAAACTTGCGAAACTCATCCGCAGCCTCAAACGCAAAGTAAATGGGCTTTTCCTCATTATCCTTGAATGTAATCATGACTCGTTTTCGTCCCACTCATCAAAGGAATGGACGAGCGGATAGGCAATCAAAAGGTCACCCAAAAACTCGAAATCAAACTTCATTTCATCCTCGTGTATGCAGGAACCTCCGTAGAAGGAATCACAGCGAGCCAACGGCTGCCGATGATCGAGTCGTACTTGACCATCACCAGCGTCTCTCCGTTGTCACGCTGCACCATCTCGAAGTATGTGCCCGGCTCGATGATGAGCATGTTTTGCTCGATGAAGTCGAGCACTTTCTTGGTAGGTGTCACATCGAGCGCATCTCGACCATTCACACCGGTTACGGTGCAATAGGATCGAACGCGGCATTCATCCACACCTTCCGTGAGCGTTTTGATAACGCGCGATTGGCCAGTGTATGGCTTGACCTCGGAAAACAAGTCGCCCAGGCGCTTCGCTTCCGGGAAGTAAATTTCTTTTCGCATCTCATCCTTTGGCTGGAATATATGCACTGGCACGCAGCGCACAATTTGAACCATGCTTTTGCGTTTGGGGAACGTAAGACTTTGCATCGTGTGAAAACCACGATACATATAGGTCACTTGCAATACACATGAAACCGTCTTCATCGCTCTTATCGTAAGAGTTTCCTAGACGTTCCATTTCTTGCTTGAATGAAGGTGCACTCATTTATATCTTCTTAGCACCCGCTCGACCATGGGGCGAGCAAAAGCTCGCCCCATGGTCGCTTGGTCAAGCTGCCTTCTCGCTCTCGTCCTCACTCTCATTTTCGTGAGTGATTCCGAGAACGTGGTCGACAGCCCGTTGGGCTTGCTGCGCTGCGTCGTACAGCATGACCGGATCGTTTCGGAGCTTGCCGAGCCAATTCATCAGGTACTCGACCGAATTGTCCCGAGTCGTCTCGATGCCAGCCTCGCTGCAAAGCATTGCTGCACCGAATTCGGCAACCAGTTCCTCCTTCGAGTATTCGTGGTCACCGAAGGAACCAGTCTTTTCCAGTGTCTCACGGTTCAACCGGCTCTTGTGTCCGCTCGAATGAACCTCCTCGTGAAAGCGCGTCGCATGATACGCTTCCTGAGTCTCGAACTTCTCCGGCTTTGGCAGCGTGATGGAGTCACTGCTGGGCCGGTAGAATGCACGTTCACCCTTGTGAGTCACCTTCGGACCGTTTTCGTAACCGTCGTGAATGGCTTGGGCACGAGCAATCGGCTCCACATCTGCGCGGAGCTTGGTTGCTTCCGCTTGCTGCTTTTCCAACTTCTTCGCGAATCGCGCCCACTTCTTTGCCATCCGCTCGGCAACCTTCTCGTCGCTTTCGCTGTCCTTTGCCTTCGCAGCCTCGAGAGCACGCACCGCCGTGTTCTTCACACGACCGAAACCCTCGGCCGCATGCTTGCGCCACTTGGCCACATCGTCGGCAGTCGCAGCGCGACACTGCGAAACGTTGAACACCAAGTAGTAACGACGGAAAAAGGAGGTATACTTGGAACCATCCTTCTTCTCGTATTCCTTGAATTGCGTGAACAGGATGGGCGTTCCGTGCTCACCCGTCTCGACCACACCACCATGCTCGGTTGCCTGCTTGTAGGTGAGCCAGAACGGCGTGGAGCCGAGCAAACTCAGTGCAAACAGATTGCCGCCACGATACTGGTTACCGCGCTCCGCATTGCGCGGCAGAAGACCAGCGTTCCAAGGCTTCTTCCAGAAAGCCTCGGGCTGCTCGCGCTCCGGCACTCCGTGCAGATGCCGAAGCACATTGACAACCTCGACAATCTTGAGACGCTTTTCCATCGCCTCGAGAATGTAGCCGGCCACCTTCTCGCGAGCGTCGAACTTCTTCTTTTTCTTTGCCATCTTTAAATCCTTTTTTGCTTCCACTCCAATGCGGAGTAAACACCGTTATTTCGATCGAACCATGCACATACGAACAACCCAACCGACGGCTTTTGAAACTGTCGGAGGCTTTCCATGTTCGTATGAGCCGCCCGAGCCGCCGAGTCATACTGACCCAGCAGCTCGAGCGTTTGTTTGCTCAACTGCATATGCGATTGGTCAACGTTTCCCACAAAGAGTCTTCCGACAGGGATAGTTTCGTAACCATCCTCTTCTGCCTTGTGGATCTCGTCCGACAGTTTCTGCGCCTGCTCTTTGTTGAAGTCGCGAAGCGCCACGTGCAACTTGTTCCTGAACTTGTTCTTTTTCATTCGTACCTTAGCGGTCCCTGCGGCCAATTTTCGGCCGCTTCCTTTTCGAAACGGATAATCAAGTCCGCCCCGCCGAGCACACTGAAACGATTACGACCATCGTCGTATTCGTCACGCAACGCCTCGAACATGTGCGCTGCAACTTCCATCGGTCGACCGTCCCTGTCCAACACCGGAGCGCTGGCAACGGCTTCGCCAATGTCAGCGTAACACCCTCCCTCAGCCGGGCTGAAGCAGATTCGGTTCACAGCGTAGGCATTTACCCATACACGAGCGTGACGATCGAAGTGACGACTGATTAGTTTTCGAAATTCTTTTACGCTTACCTTCCGTTTGAAGCATTCATCCTCGTGGCAACCGTACGACTCGAGCGTAATGCTACCATCATTCTCGAGCGTTAGCGTCTCACAAAACGTGATCTCACCGTCATCAAAACACTCTTCTCGAAGCGTGAGACACTTTGTTTTGCGAAACTCGCGCACCGCCATGCGGCGGTTCAAGTGACGAGTACAGGTTAGTTCGTGCCGGTCTCCCCAGCGCTCCGGCATTGCGTCTTTGATTCCCATGTTTAACTCCGTTCTTCGATTGCTTCGTCCAGCAACTCAATTGCGTCAGCTGCTTCATCTAGACTCATGTCAATTGCGTCAGCCGCTTCATCTAGACTCATGTATGTGTCCAGCAGCTCACCGTCGGGATCGTACACCGTGTATCTGTATGGCTTGGCCGATTCGATCTCGTAGTCTCGATACTCCCACCGCGACGGAGCGCCGCGGCGGGTTTTCTGTTTGACGATTTCCACGCTACCAGGCTCGTCCGAGATAGTTGCGACGATAGCGGGACGTGAATTGTTTGATGGTTTCGCCCGGTGGAAGGTGAAGCTCAACTTGACAGCAGTCTTCGTGGACTTCCACTTGACATACCACCAAGCGAAGTCGCCGATCGTATCCGTCGACTTTTCGTCGAGTTTTGGACTCGATGTAGTCTCCCACCATCGGACGAACACACAACGTTTCAGGCCAACACTCGTGCTCGACGTCGAGATTGGTTCGGCAATGAACATTGACGCTCATGACTTTTGCTCGTTGTATTGAGCGAACAGCAACGGACACTGCTCGGCCAACCAATTCTTGATTGCTTCTAGGTCGTTCAGTTATGAGCCATACCTACCGTTCTCGAAATTCAAGTCGTCGAAGTATGCACTCTGACCAGCGCCCGAATGCATGCACGCGGCCCACTGCTCGGCGCGAATCTCGCCGCTGTTCCAGTCGGCTCGTTCTCGCTCGGCCCGCTGAATGTGCTCGTCGACCACCCGCAGAAATGCGAGAGAATCGACGCCAACCTTTGCAGCCTTCGCAATCTTTCCGGCTAGCTTCTCGAGCCGGCGGCGTTCCTCGTCAGCCTCCATCGCCTCATGCTGCTCGGCCGTGCCCACCCAAACACACTCGTCCGACCAGATTGCGTCACAGATATCGTGAAGCGTTTCGAGCGAACCGAAAACGGTCGGGCCAAGCATGTGCGCCCATTGCTCCACCGTCTTTTCTTGCCGCTCGGTTACCATGCCGTGTTCCAGATCGTCGTATTGATACACGGCAACTAGAACCAGATCCGGACTCACACCAGAATGCTTGTAGAATTCGTCACTCATCTTTCTTTTCCCGTGATGAAGTTTTCGAGAAGGTTTGCCGACTCTTCGTAACCTCGACTCGCATGGATTCGAGCGCGACGACGGAGCTCATCCACGAGCGTTCGAAGCTTTTTCAATTCATCGTTCGGGTTGATGGTTTTGATGTGTCCGTAATGAATGTGTGTGAGCAATTCGGTCGTACCCATCGTATCCACAATTGCTTCGGCTCGCTTCTCGGCGGCGGATTCATCCGCCGCCTCGACTGCCATCTCTTGCGTGAAACGTACGATGTATGTCATGTCAGAAACCTCTTCGGACCGTCGTAGCACATCACGGTGGAGAACATGCCATCGTCTTCGAGCACACGATCGATACTTGCTTCGAATCGTTCGACGCCAGTCAACGGAACCGGAATCGACTCCGCACCGCTAACGTATAGATACGGACGGGCAAAGTAAACCGTTTCGTTTTCGACCTTGACAATCACGCAATCCGCGAACGGCAGGCAAAGGAATCGCATCACGACACCGGGCTGCAAGTGCTCGCGCTCGGGCCGACACGTCGACCCCTCTACTGTTTTACTCATTGCTTGCTTTACCTCTGATAGCTGTAACCCGCTCTCGAATCTCCGGCTCCTCGACAACCCGACAATGGTTTCGAAAAGCTGATAGTCGATCCATGTACCGCTTGCACTGTTGGTCGCTACACACACACTTGCGAACGTTGCTGGTGCGGAATGCGCACGGACAAGGATTGGTAGAAATTACCAACCTGAATTGGGCCGGCAGAATTACTCGCGTTCCTCTGTAACCATACAATTCCACTTCACCCGTACGTAGTACGGTGAGCACGTGGTCCAGCACAGTGCGTGAAAACTCAGCTGCCTCGTCCAGCAAAAGGATGCCGCCGTGTGCCAGTGACAATTCACCCGGACGGACATTGTATCCGTTGATGAGCGAGCCGGTTATTCCAGTCACGCTCACTGTGTGATACGGAGCACGGAACGGAACGTCGAGCACCTTTCGGGGAGGCAATCCCGCCATGCGATGCAACGTAGACGTTGCACCCTCACGAGCGATGAAAAACTTCGTGGCAGATGGTTCTTCGGCCAGTGACCGTGCGTACATCGTACGACCGCAGCCCGGCGTGCTAATCAGCATGAGATGTTCCATCGTCTTTTCCTTTCGGCGGTACGTTATCGGCTCAGATCCGCAAGCTGTCGGCGACACCGGCCGAGACGCGCACGTGCCGCCTCGACTTCCATGCCGACCGTGAAGGGATTGCCGACTCCGAGACTCTGACGACGCTCGGCATCGTTCAGCGCAATGCGCGCCCGAGCCAGCCTACCCTTCGCCATGTCTCGCTCGAATCTGTTTTTCAGGTTATTCATCGTATTCCTCCTTTTTCACGCTTTCGCGGTCAACACCGTAAGAATCGTCGACACAGTACAAAGCACAGTTTCCCGTGCTATCCAACTCCCCTCCACACGCAGAACAACGCAAAGGACACTGCTTGGAGTCGTCGGGATGCACATGCCCGCACAACCTACACTCCGAGTTATTCATCGCATTAACCTAGTTTCGTTTCTGTGATGTAACGCTCGGTTGCATCCTTGGCCGTACGCAAATCACAGTTTGCGATCCGGCGGACTTCTTTGATGATTGCGATCTTGGCAACGGCGTAGTCTTCGCCGACGACGACGACGGCGGGTCGGTACTTGCAAACCTTAGAGACACTGGACATTTTATACAGCTCGCCACGTTCACGCAGGGTTTCCACTGCTTCCGCCACGATAACGTGCATGTCTCGAAGTGGCGTCGAAAGGTACTCGTCCACCAGTTTGTCAACATCCTCGGGATTCTGGAAAAACCCCGCTTTGTTGAATTCGAGCATCGCGATTTTTTTAAGTGACGAAACGTCAATACCTTCCCTACGCATCGCGGCCGTTTCTTCGTCGAGAATTCGGCGCTGCTTTTTCAGGCGGTACATCGCGTTTTCCACTTGCTGCAAAATATATTCGTCGGATTCGTCAGCGAGCGACGCGCTCGCACGCACTCGTGTGGCGATGTAGGTCTTTGTGTCCAGGTTTTCGTAATAGAATTTGTTTCCTGAACGTCGGTGAAACACCGTACCGCCACACTCTTTGCGAATCTCCGCGTAGATGTATGGGTCCAGCTTCTTGTTTCCCTTCGAGATATTGTCGATTCGCTGGCGAATCTTCCAAGCAGCATGCTCGAGAGAGTTAGCACAGTGTGTCAACTGTTTGATACTGTAGACGTTGATGCCAATCTCCAGATCGCCCCAACCCGCGTCACTGCTGATCTTGATGTTTTCTTTCATGTTTTCTCCTTACAGCCCGAGATACAATCGGATCGCGTCGACGTTGCGACCTTCGTCAATGAGGCGCGCGGCTTCACGGTGCACCTCGTACAGCACGTCGCCGTAATCCTCGGCGTCGAGCACGATCTGTGCGAGCACCCGCCCGGCGTCGTCTCTACACCAGTCGGGCCCGAGTGCGTCGCAGATGGTCACGCGCTTGGCCGTCGCATACGGAGCTTGGTTGGCCCAGTGCGTATGCGACAGCGCCTCCTTCCGCGTTGCATACGGGGTGTGGATACCGCGCATGCCGCTAGCGTTACTAGGTGCATTCTTGCGCAGCTTTGGGATCCATATATTGATAGATTGTTGCTTGTGCATCTTGTCTCCGGGCGACCAGCGCCGTTAGTTGACCTGATACCATTCACACATCCACTCGCCGCATGCTGGGCATTGGACGTTGTGCTGGCGGTGGTGATATTCGAGGCTACACGGGATCGACTCCTGATCATGGTAGAAGATATCGTCTTGGCAGGTGAGTGCGTGTCGGGCAACGGTCTTGTCGCATTGTTGCCTATGCATCTTTGCTACAACCCGTTCCTGTGAATTTCGAACAGTTCCGCCTTCGAGCGAGCGTCCTGCGGAGTCGGCTCGGGCTTCGCCGGAAACAACCCGAGCTTTTCTCCGAGCGAGTACTTCAGCTGACGCCGCGAATCATCGCTCAAAGACATTGTAGCAGACTTCCGTTTTCGCGCTTCGTGCGCTTTTGCTCGGATTCTTTTGCGATCGAAAGCTTCAAGTAAAACTCGAAGTCGACGCACGTTTGACAACGACACCGACCGTCGTAGCGGTGGCCGCCGTTTGCCTGTTCGAACTCCTTCAACTTGCACATGTCACACCTCGACAATCCGACGCGCACGGCGCTGTGCGGGTGTCAGAATCTTGCGACGCTTGCGACGCCGCTTGACAACCTTTCGCTTGGCTCCGACCAGCACGTGACTCAGGCTCGGACGATTGCTTTCACGTTCATCCGTGGTTTCATCGGCGAAAACCAGCTTGCTTGCTGGCGGGTCGCCGGCTGGACGGGCGGTAATGACCACCCGCTCCTTTCCAGTTTTGCTGCACGTCGTGGACGTTCCGACCACGTGTCGGTACATACCACTACCAGTCGGCATGCCATAAAGACGTGCCTTTTCGCAGATGGCTCCGGTGTTCGATGCCGGATTGAGCGTGTGCATCTCGCGACGCGCCTGCCGACACCATCCGTCTCGAACCGGTCTTTTACGTGCGTGCTTGCTCATGATGCGATGCTGATACGGGTGAGACCCGCAACCACGGCAATCAGAATGCAGAATGCAAAAGTCGTCATGTTTCCTTTTGGTTGAATTGCTGCGGCCGGGCATGAGCTTTGGTCGATGCTCATGCCCGGCGACTGCCGCTCGACCTATTGGTTCGCGTGCTTCGCCTCGAGCAATTCGCCGATGGTTGCGCCAGGGTACTTCCGAAGAGCTTCCCGTCGACGTGCGCGAGCTTCGCGGACTCGGCGCTCCTTCACGCGGGCCTCGGCAACGTGCTTCATGATGCGTGCATGCTCTTCCGTGGAAACTTCGATCTTCATTTCTTCCTTATGCCCAATAGATGGTGGTTGCGCCGCGCTCCGCAGCCTGTGCATGCGGAATAACCTTAGTGTCCGGACCGGCTAGGCCGATCTCGTGAATGTACTCCACTAGCGCCGGGTGGCGCGTTACTACTATTGTTTTCATGATTCCTCGATGGTGGGCGGGCGACAGCCCTGCACGGGGCAGCCCCGCAGGCAGAGCGGCTGCACGTAGCCGTGGAGCCAGCCCATGTAGCGCGTGGGGGCACCGCACGCGGCGCACGCATTCACGGTGGCAACGTCGTACCACTCCCCATCGCTGGACTCGGTTGCTTGCAGCGGCTCGGCCAGAGTGCGCACAGCCTCGGCGATGCGCTCGGCGACTTCGGCCTCGATATCATCGAGCAGGTCCGCCGACACGCGCCAACAACGCTCGCCGTCATCGTAATCCAACATTGCATCAAAGCCGGTATCGGGGTCCAAACGGAACCGTTTCATCTCTATCCTCCAGTCAGCGGCTGAATCCGCCACTCCCGACCCGGAGCATGCTCCGGGGCAGGATGGGGGTGTCAGCGCTCCGGCACGAAGGACACGTACAGCTCGTGACCGGCGATCTTGATCCCGAGGCGCACACACGGAGCCCCGTCGACCATGCACCTCGTGCGGATGCTCCTGCCGGCTCACGACTGCACCTCGACCAGGTGGCGTGTGACTATCATCATATCTCCTTTGAATCCGCCCATCTTACGCAGCCTTCCGCGCGGACTTCCCCGCGCTCTGCTCGTACTGACTCTCACGTAGGGCTCGTCTAAACTTGCCCTCGAGCTTGCCTCGCGTGCTTCCTTTGCACGCCAGCGCCCACGCACACGCCCGTACGAACGCGGCCGGAACCGGAGCATACAAGTCGGATAGACTTGCACCCTGATTCCGTTGGATTCCCCGGATCACTCGCCGGGCTAGCAGCTGTTCGGCCGCACCCCACTTCGGGGTTTCGACCAAGTGCATGCTCGCCAAGTGCAGCGCACGCTTGCGAACGCGCTTCACCTTTGACTCGCAAAAACGAGCCAGATCATGTACCTCGAGATCGGGCGAGCCCATGTGACGGATTGCTTGCTGGTTGGTCATAGATACACTCCTCCCGTGATTGTTACACGGGCTTTGAACCCTGGCATTATTAGCCAGAATGGATTGAAACCTTCGCTCGCACGCATCAATGCGTGCTCACGGCCGCGCCAGCCTATTGGCTCGGCGCGGACTCTGAACGGATCTCGGCCCGGACCTTACGGCCCGAGCCGAGACCCGGCGGGACTTGGCTTGACGGGAAAAGCCTACTGGCTCGTTTGACTAGCCGCGCACCTTCAGTCGAGGAGGTCGACGCTACTCCGGGATTCGCCCCGGGCGGCCTCGCCGCCGTCCCACTCGATCTCGATGACCCTCAGATCGAGCCAGGTGTGGGGGCCGTTCGCGCGCGTGCAGGCTCGCTGTGAGCGAGCCTCCGCGCGGAGCGCATCCTCGAGCGAGTCGTGCCGGCTCTCGACGTGGCCGGCGAATGTTTGGGTCCCGGTGTAGCGGGTGGCGTTGCGGATGACTGCGTACATGGTCTACTCCTTTCGGCTCGATTGAGTCAGCCGGTGCGAGGTCCGAGATACTCGGGCCCCGCCCCCGCGGGCTCAGTTGTCGCGCAGTAGCTCAAGGTCGGCGCTCATGACTGCGCCTCGACCCGCGCACAGACACACCCGCCGCGAACCAACCATGTCCACGAGTCCACAGGCCCGTTTGGACCGCGGCGGAGCAGATGAGTACCGGCTCGCGCTCGTAGCGCTCGAGCAAGCCTACATACGGCCACCGCAGCATCACGTGTTCATCTTGCTCGTCCCAGCCCGCGGCAGGAACCACCGGCACGTGCCGAAAGCCGGTATCGGGGTCCAAACGGAACCGTTTCATCTCTATCCTCCAGTCAGCGGCTGAATCCGCCACTCCCGACCCGGAGCATGCTCCGGGGCAGGATGGGGGTGTCAGCGCTCCGGCACGAAGGACACGTACAGCTCGTGACCGGCAACCTTGATCCCGAGGCGCACGCACGGGATCCCATCGAGCATGCCCACCCACTGGATCTCACCTCCGTACGGAGGATCCAGTCTGCTCAGTCGCACCAGCTCGAGCGCTGCTGCGGTGTCTCCCGGGAGAGCGTGCGTGCGCCCGAGCAACCCCCGGAACTTCACTAGCCCGTGAGCGTCCGCCCACTCTCCGATCAGCCTATTGATCCGCCGCGAGGTGCAGTGGGACGGGCCCTATCACGTGCAGCCCCCGAATCTGCTCCGGATCGGTGACGTGGGCCACCACGTCGGTGTCCTCGTCGATGAGGCCCTGCTCACGCAGGTACTCTACCAGCGCCAGGTGGCGCGTGACTACGATCGCGGTGTCGGCGCTCATGACTGCACCTCGGCCGGGCGCTGCACCCGGATCACCCTGCTACCGCCGCGACGATGGCCGGACGGATCCTGGGCCCAGTGCTGTGGCGCGGCTCCTCGGTGGGCGATCGTCACGAGCATCGGAGCGTGCCGACGGGAATCGGCATGGCTCAGCACGCTCGGCATATCCTCCGGCGCGCAGCAGTAGATCGCTCTGTACGACCCGCCACCCGCGGACACCAGGATCCCGTGGTGCCACGACTCCAGCGCGGCTACGGCCTCGGCGTATGAGCCGTGCACTTCGAGGGCATGTTCGATTACCTCGAGATCGGGCGAGCCCATGTGACGGATTGCTTGCTGGTTGGTCATAGATACACTCCTCCCGTGATTGTTACACGGGCTTTGAACCCTGGCATTATTAGCCAGAATGGATTGAAACCTTCGCTCGCACGCATCAATGCGTGCTCACGGCCGCGCCAGCCTATTGGCTCGGCGCGGACTCTGAACGGATCTCGGCCCGGACCTTACGGCCCGAGCCGAGACCCGGCGGGACTTGGCTTGACGGGAAAAGCCTACTGGCTCGTTTGACTAGCCGCGCACCTTCGCCCCCTAGCTGGACAGCTGGCAGTCGGCCGCCGGAACCCACTTGCGCTCGAGATTCGGGCGCTCGAGCAGAAGCTCCTCGGCCGTTTCGACCGAATCACCCTTACGAAAGGCCACTACCGGGCACTCCCGCTTCCACACGAAGCGATCTGCCACCGGGGTGGCCTTCACGCCACGGTTGCGCGGCACGCGGGTTGGTCCCTTGGCGTTCATCTTCGTGGTCTTCTTCGTGGTCTTCTTTGCGGTCTTCTTCGTGGTCTTCTTTGCCATGATGTTCTCCTTAACCGGACGGATCACCGCCCGGTTGTTGGCTCGGGCTCGAATGCCCGCGGCATCCAACGTCGAGACGCACTTGCGCCTGGACGCGGGATGCGACGGATGCTCGAACGTTCGGATCAGATTCCCAGCGCTCAGCTGACGCGGACCATGCACGGAATGTCGTCAATCCAGACAAGCTCGAAGCGCTTCGAGCGCTCGAGCTTGTTGGTCATTCTATTGAAAAACCCGTAGTGCGAGCGCTTGTCGTGCGTCTCGCGCTTGTGGGCCGTGCGTGCGTTGCGTGCGTGTGCGTTGCGTGCGGTCATTATTACCTCGCTTGCTTTGGGCGCAATTGCGCCCTGGTTTTGGGGGTTTAGGGCGAAAAATTATACATTGATCGCCTGAAAGACTTTGAAGTTTTAGGGGGTTTAGGAATTGGTGTGCGCGGGTGATCCCTGAAAAGACTTTGCGTTTTCCGCATAACTTTCTTTCCGAAAACCACCCGCACCCACGTTTGCTATCTTCGCGATTCCTACAATTACTGCATCAAACCGCCAAGGTAGCAAGCAAGCGAGACACACTACACCCGTAAAAACTACGGTTCATCTATCTCGCTTGCCGCTTCCCCCGTTTCAATCTACTAAAACACCTTTGGCAAAAACTACAATAACCGCAAAGTCATTATGACCTACGATTATGCCCAACGTAGCTTTATAGACGTCTCGCGTATCACAACGCGATCCGGCGAATAACGTAATTGTTACGTTATCGTCAAAAAGACGGCCGGGAAAGCCCGTAACGCAACGGATAACCGCTGCTAGACTTGTGTATCTGCCTACATTGCCTCAGATATTCTCCCCGATTGAAACATTACAGATTAGAATCGATAACTCGACCACGCATTATGCATGGGAATTAACGAACAATTGTCCGGGATTGCCCCGCTACGATATACGTAGGGCCGTTTTTAAACTCTAACAGACTCATACACGTTAATCAGTGACAATCCGCAAAAACTACATTAAGCAGCTTCGCAGCGATTGTGCCACTAGAATTCCACTGTTACCACCGACTTTAGCCTTTGGGGAAGGCTTAGCGCTCAAAACCGCCGTTTTACGGGTCAGCAAAGCGCATACGCACGGTTTGCGTGTGACGCGTCGGGCCTATGGCCCGCTGGTAACATCCTAGCTAGTGGTAGAAAACCGAGCATTACCCTTGCAACACTGTCAAACCTTGGTATCGGCGTAGACAGGTGCGCACAACCGTTCGAGGTAAAACCTGATTGACGGTTCGGACGACTAGGAGCCGCCTAAGTACTAGTGTCTCGAGCTAGACATTAGAGCTTTTATCCCAATTCGGGACTAGCGTAATTCACAGAGTTAGGCCACTTATTAACCATTACAGTTTCCCTACTAATGCAGGTTGGCTATAGTCACGAAAACTATGTGGTCCCGGTTACCCGGTAAAACTGCGATACCACTTAACCAAAGCTTTCGCCCCGGGACCGTGCAACACTTCACAGCGTGACAAGATCCGCCGGTTCAGAGGGTTCGAAGTTAACTTGATTGACCCTATAGATCCGGTGTGTGATACCATTACCGCGATAAGCGCCCTTACGGCACACTTAGAGCGCGGTAACATATTAGGCCGAAGATCGGCCGCCCCGTGAATTACGTCCTAATCTGCGCTCCCAAACTAATGGGAACCTTTTAGGATTCTACTCGCAAGCCGGGGCTTACCGCTTGCGAGGTATTCTGTTTTCAATGATCATCCCGGCTTTCGCCGGGGGGCCGTTGCGACCCATTAGGAACCTAATCACGCGTTCCGCCGCGTCAACCGGTAAGGCTGACTTTTTTCCGCAGAGGCCGGTAACTCCGGGTTTCTGCGAAACTTTCCGGGACTAGCCTAGAAAGTGCGGCGACAGAACATGCGTTAGGTTTTCAGAGAACCGGGGCCCGGTTTTTCGCCGGGCTTGTACTGAATACGGGGCCGCACCCTAAGGGTTCCAATCTTTTTTTTAATTCGGCCGACCGGTCTAAGATGGGGTCAGAACCTACCTATCCTGCGCGCATAGCGTGCGTAGCAATTGGCATGCCAAGTGTATGTTTTGCGAAAAAGGAAAAGAAAAGTAGAATAATAGTTTCTGCAAGCTTTTTAGTTTTTGGTTTTTCTTTTGATTCATTGTTGAAACAGTTTCGGAGAATGTGTCACGATGAAACGCAGAAGGGGTTGATAGGTGGAAAAGCTAAGGGGGTATGGGAGTTGACAGCGCGCACCCGCGGGGCCACCATAATTAAAGGATACGGCACATTTGGATAGAATAAATAAGAGAATAAGGATACGGCACATTTATAAAAGAAGGGGCCACCATAATTAAAGGATACGGCACATTTGGATAGAATAAATAAGAGAATAAGGATACGGCACATTTATAAAAGAAGGGGCCACCATAATTAAAGGATACGACACATTTGGATAGAATAAATAAGAGAATAAGGATACGGCACATTTATAAAAGAAGGGGCCACCATAATTAAAGGATACGACACATTTGGATAGAATAAATAAGAGAATAAGGATACGGCACATTTATAAAAGAAGGGGCCACCATAATTAAAGGATACGACACATTTGGATAGAATAAATAAGAGAATAAGGATACGGCACATTTATAAAAGAAGGGGCCACCATAATTAAAGGATACGACACATTTGGATAGAATAAATAAGAGAATAAGGATACGGCACATTTATAAAAGAAGGGGCCACCATAATTAAAGGATACGACACATTTGGATAGAATAAATAAGAGAATAAGGATACGGCACATTTATAAAAGAAGGGGCCACCATAATTAAAGGATACGGCACATTTGGATAGAATAAATAAGAGAATAAGGATACGGCACATTT